GTCGAGAACATGGGCGCCCACGTCTGGAAGATCATGGAGAAGCAGATCGAGGTGCGACAGTTGAAAGTCGCAAATGACCTCAAGGCTTTCCTGATCATCGGGTTGATGCCTAACCCGGGCGTGCTTGGCCTGTACATGAACTGCGTTGCGCAGATCAGTAAGGAGCGCGACAATCAGGAAGTGGACTTGCTGGCGTTCACCATGAAGTTTAGCGAGGGCTTCCCCAGCCAGGAGACGCTTGCGCTTGCATGGGACGAAGCCAAGGCCCACGCTGCCGCACAGGCAAACTAAGCAACCAGAGAATGGGTCGGGTTCGCTCGGCCCATTCTAGCGAGAAGCACAATGAGCAGCTATACAGAGATTGATATGCGCCGTATTACGGTGACCGACAAAGGTTGCCACGTGCGGTTCTACTCTCCTGAAAAAGAGGCGATGTGGTTCCCAGCAGCCAAGGGTAAAGAACGTGCGTTGTCCGAGGCGATACGTTATCGCAATCGGCGCGAGCGTGAACTTGGGCTGACCAAGAAAGATTACGGCAGTCGCAGACCAAGGGCGCGACACGCCAACTCCAAAGCCGATACGGGTGTGTTCCCGTCGATCGGGTACAAGAACAATCGGTTCTACGCAGACGTGCTTGGTGTCCTCAACTACACCGACGAGGACGGTAAGCCAAAGCGTAAACAGAAAGCGGTGAGCATCTTGAAGCATGGCTACCATGCCGCCTACATCATGGCACTCGATGCACGCTGCACAATGTCGGGCCTGCCTCGCCCGACGAAAGTTGTCGTTCCAAAATTGACCGAAGAGCAAACTGCCTTGCTCTTGCAACACGGTGCTACAAAGAAACTGCTAACCGAGAAAGCAGTGGTGCCTTGGACAGGTCAGAAGGCCTAACACGAAAATGATATTGGAGACACGGACATGCAGATTGTACAGTCGGCGATTGTCTTGCCCAAGCCAAGCTGGAGACAAGACGGGCACATCAAGCCATTGCTCAAAGCGTTGCGCATCGAACACTCTGGCCACCCACTGCTGAGTGATGGTGCCGTACCAGAAGCCCTTCTTCGCTTCATCAATGACCGCACCACGAAGGTGTGGGGCGGCGTCAAAGTGCAGGTGGGTGATCTACTGCGTAACGCCAGCGAAGAGGAACGAGCCAAGAGCGTGATGCTCCACTATTTGGTTCGCGCACACCATGAAGATAATCTGGTTGACGAGCTGATGAGCTGGTCATCCGGAGACGTGCCGAAGCTGGCTGTACCTGTGAGTCCTGCACGTCCGAAGAGCATGATGTTCTGCATCGATAAAGACGCTGAATGTTTCTTCTGGACAGCGCCCAATGGTCGGCAACTGCTGGAAGAAACGCTACCTCAGAGCGCTCGCGCATTCCGCATGGCGATGAAGCCAGTGCGCCCGACCGCCACAGACATCAACGGTATCCTCAACGCCGACGATTCACCAGTTGTGGACCGCTACTCGCGCATGGAGAAAGAAGATGAAGACACACGGGTATAGAAGCCGTAAGGAGCTCGACAAGGAGCGCAGCAAGAAAGAACGCGAAGCCGGTGCCTATCAAATGATTCGCGGCACTAGCGAAGTCGTAGCGCTCGACAACTTCGGCCCGGTGCATGACTCGTTCTATGACAACCTTAAAGTCAGTGTCACGTATCCGTTCGGTGCAGGCAACGGCAACCTCTGGGCTATACCAGAACAGGCGGACGGTTACTTCACGTCTCAAGATGGTGAAACTTTCCAGTGGGAGTTCAAGACAGCGCCGAGAGCTGGCGCCATGCTGCACATTTCACCGACGTGCCGTTCGTTCTTCGACTCGGAGAGCGTGCGACGTGCGGCTGCCGGCGGTAAATCCACGATGACGTTGGACCTCATGCACGAACTCATGGCTGAAAAGGCTGTGGAAGGATTTTGGACGCAACATTCCGTGCGGGACGTTCAAGACCGATTGACGGCCACTCATCGAGAGCTGCAGGCGCGCAAGCTGTACGCACATTGGATGCGCGACCCGTACATCGCAAAGATCGTCAACTTGCCCATGTACGACACGGAAATGTCTGTGGACCTAAATCAGATGAAGAATTGGCGGGGCTCCGAAGAGCCGATCAACTCCGAGCAGATTATCGCCGATATGATGGCGGCGATCGCGGAGTTACCTAAGAAGCCGAACGTGCCGCCGCCCATCGACAACCTGTATCCACACCAGCGCAAAATAATGGACATGCTGCACAGCAATAACCCGGTATACGTGGTGCGTTGTGCGCCTCGTCGTACGGGTATGAGCACTCTGTTCGCCGCGGCGTACGGGCGTGCTTGGTACAAGCGCAACCTTCTCACCGAGAAGCTGCACTCCATGCAGGGCGACTTCCGCCCACACAAAATAAAAGTCGAACAAGGAAACTTCTGATGGCTACTCAATCTCGCGCTTTGCCCAATCTGGTGATCGCCATATTGGCGGCATACGTCCTGATCTGCATTCGTAGCAATTCGCTAGTGCCGTTGTACAAGCTGTTCAGCGACCAAGTGCTCGGCCTGCAATTCATCGTTGCGTCATTCGTGTCGCTGGCTATCCTGCTCACGGCGCAGCAATGGCTGGACAAGCGCAGCCTCATCAAGGCAGTAATGAGCAAGCGCAAGCACGGCAAGCTAAATCGCCTCGTGACCAGCGGTATCAATGATGGCTGCTTCGCCTACCTGACGCAGGAGGAGAAGTACGGTGTCTCTGGCAAGCTGCCTCCCATGTCTGTCGTGTATGTTGTCGCCGTGTCGAGCGATATGAACCGTGCACCTACGGCCTGGGTAGTTCCGAAGTTCAAAGGACAGGTTGTTGGTCCTGAGTTGTCTGACTTGCCTAGTCTGGCAATCGAAGTTCCGATCGACCGTCTGTACAAGCACGTTCCGGCGCATTTGATTCCGGAAATCGTATAGCCACGAAACAACCTGAGCTAAACATTTAACCAATAGCACTATAGACTACTGTTTGCAGTTATGAGATAATGGCAGTGCGACTAGCACGCAGCATTCTGGTGCTATTGGTTCTACATATAGATGAGGTTAGATATGCAAAGCATTGTGCAGCAACGCGGCAACGTCACCTTCCCAGAGTTCATGGGCGAACGCCATCACATGCGCGCCTTCTTCAAAGACGACGGCCTGCCGAGCGATCTGGCTCGTTGGCAGTCCACGGTTGACGCCATGCTCGACGGCGTAGAGACAAATGGGCCTGTGTACATCATGGTCGACGAAGGTGTTGTCAAAGCAGGCACGACCCATCGGCGCCCGCGTATGCACCTGGATGGCTTCTGGATTCCGGAGCTGAGCAAGTCTGGCGTGGGCTACGCTGTCGATCCTGACCGTTTGCCGGCTGATCTGCTGGCGCTGTATTCGCAATACGCGAACGGGCATCACGGTGTGCACCGTAGCGCAGGCGGTCGACACGGCCATCGTATCTCCGCTCTTGGGCACAAGCCTGAACCATATCATGTACCTGTTGTGGCGGGTCACCGTCAGCAGGGGCATATTCCACGCCCGAGCACACCACGCCATCAGCCGACGCCCGGTCGTCACGCAACTGCCGGCTGGGAAACCAAGCCCGACTGGATCACTGATGCCCAAGGGTTCCCGCTGGAAGGCATCATTCTGGCGTCGAACGTGCAAGCCTGTCGCGCACTCGAAGGCGAATGGGAAGGGGACATCGGCGATGGCGGTGATGTCAGTCACATCGACCTCAGCCACATGCGTGAGCACATGCTCGCTGCAAACACCGTGTACGCAGGCAACGTGACTATGCTGCACGAATCGCTGCCGATCAACTTTGACTGCCACCGCACTCTGGTTCGTCTGAATGTGCCTGGCTGGACTCCTGAGGTACTGCACTGATGAAAGCCAAGCTAGAACTCATCTGGTCGCTGTACGTCACGTTTCTCAAACAATGCGTTGACTGCACCCACATCACTCTCAAGCTGTGGATGTTGGTGCCGGCACCACTTTTGCAGATGATGGGCACACCGCCGACGAGCTTCTCGGAATTTTGGCATCGTATGGTATTGTACTATGCTTGGCTATTTGGGTTGTTGCTTTCGTCACTCGCTCTCTTGGTGTGGTGGGAGCTGCGTCAACAGAAAGGAGTAACACATGGTTGAGCACTACTTCACCAGCGATCTGCACTTCTACCACGACAAGGTCTGCACCTTTAACGCCAGGCCTTGGGAGAACTCGGAGAACACGGAGCGCTTGCTGGACCTGTGGAACAGCACCGTACGTCCGGGCGACACGGTGTACCACGCTGGCGACTTCTCGTTCCTGCGGCACACCGAAGAGCAGCGCCTGATTGATCTGATCGAGGCGCTCAACGGCCAGAAGGTGTTTGTGCTCGGCAATCACGACGAGGACTTCCTCTGGAGCAAAGTGCGACGTGCGGGCCTGAGCCGTGTGCAGTTTATCGGGGACACGTACCGAGCTAAGGTCAACGGGCAGTTGATCTACATGTGCCACTTCCCGTGGGAGATTTGGAACCGCAGTCACTACGGCACATGGCATGTACATGGGCACTGCCACGGTAACCTCGAAGCTCGCGGCAAGCGACTCGATGTTGGTCTGGACAATCACCCGGAGCATCGCTTCTTCACGTTCGAGGAAGTGAAAGCCCACATGGACGCCCAAGAAATCTGGGCACCCGATCACCACAAGCCACGGAGCACAGCCAATGAATCTGCTGGATGCCCTCAAGAAACCGTTTGACTCCATTCGCATGAGCCTGAGCCGCTCCTCGTATGAAGATCAGGTAGTGGCCTTTTTGGCTGCTACCTTGAAAGAGAGTAACGCCTGTTTGTTGCTCTCCGATCCTCGTCAGGAGAAAATGTACGAGGCAGTGCTGCGCCGACTGAAATCGGTTGACGGGCACCTGAGCCACAGCCTGTTCGGTATGTTTCCGGAGACGCCTTGGTCCGAAGTCGTGATCATTCACTCCGGGTTCGACCCGAATCTCCTGCAAGAAGTTGCGAACGGCGACCACGTGCAGCGCATCATCTACATTGCCGAGTTTGGTGATCTGGGCAGCGGCAAGTACATGGACACCGTGATCGACAAGCGCGACCTGCGCAGTCCATCGGTTGACGTGGTGTTTGCGTTCTACACCAAGTGCAGCTCGTACACGCAACCTCCTATTTCTAGCGAGGAGCTGCACGCGATGCACTGCCGAATCGGAGCAACGCGGCAATGAACGATGTGGCGTTGATTATCGCGGACACTAAGAAGTTTCGAGAGGGTATGCTTGTCCGCTGCAACGAGTGCGATGGCGGCTTCAACATCTGGCGAGGCAAAGTTGCGTCTCGCCTATCCGCAAAAGAGTTTGGTGACCACGCGTTGGTTGTTCCGAGTGCTGCCGAGATTGCTGAGAAGCTGAAAACCAAGGCAACCTTCGGCGTCATGTGGGATTCGACCAGTGCGCGCTTTCGCGTAGTCGGCTTCCGCTTTGGCGAAGCTACACGGATCAGCGTTCCCGTGTTTGAAGACCGCAAGGTGATACGCACTCGACTGGTGACCACTACTCGGCATATCAGCATCGACGCGAGCACGTTTGATCTGGCACTGTACAAGCTGTTCGCCGCGTGCGTGAAAGGTGACCTGTACGGGTACTACGACAAGGGCAAGGTTGAACGCCTGTACTGGGATGCCGAGCTGGAGCAGTTTGCAACAGAGGTGACGAAACTCAAAATCAAGGAGAAGTGATATGCGCGTTATCCTAACGAAGACCCTGCCGTTCACGCCAGTGTTCGCAGGGCGTGCCGTACCTGAGCAACTTCCTGTGGGTACTGTGCTGGAGATTGCCGATGCGTGCGGACGGCAGATCGCAATGGTAGAAGATCACATGGATGGCGTTGACGTTCCAGTGAGCGCCATCTACTTCATGACCAGTGATCCGCACTTGAAGACGTTTGTGCTGCCAAACATCCCGAACGTCCGAATCGTCCTGCGCGCAATGCTCGAAGGGCTAATCGCAGACTGCGAACTGCGTGGCAACTTCATGCTGGAAGGTCTAGTTGCTCTGGACGAGGTTGACCAAGATGCTCCTATCGAACCTGCGCCGCCGACTCTCTACGGCAACAAGTTCGGCGCCTTCACTCTGGTGTCCCTGCGCTGCCTGAGTCAAGTGCCAGAACTCTACGAGATTCGCCTACGTCTGGTCGAGAACAACAAGCTGTACGTTACCAACACCGCGAACTTGGTGGCGTTCGCCGAAGCCTTCGCGTAATTCGCAACACCAATAGATGAGTTTGGAGAAGTATCATGGGAAAAGTAGCCGCATTTATCGACAACAAGGTCAACTACGAAGTCTGGGCAGACGGGCGTCAGTTGGAGCGTGTACTGGTGCATCCGAATCTGCTGGTGATTCCTGAGAAGGGCGCACTGTACCAACTCTCGGTGGATGACGCCTCGGAACACCTGAGTCCACGCAGCAGCGATACCATAGGGCGTGTGCTGGACGTGCAGTTCAAGCAATCAATAGTACGCCGAATCGTAGGTCCACGGGAAGACGAAGTGGTGGATGCTCAGATGAAACAGAGCATCGTCGTTCTCGTGGAAGTCCTGCACACTGCGGAGTGGTTGGGTTACTTGCAAGAAGGCCCAATCCGACATTGAGGGAGTTCTAGTGGACGAATTTGCCAAACTGAAAGGCAATGTCGTCGAGCTAACTGATGGTCCTGTAGTTTTGCAAGGAATGCCTACGGGTGTCGCTATTCTGCAAAAGGGTGATCGACTCAAGCTGGTCGACGTTCGCCGCTCTCCAGATCGGAAATCGTTTATCGTGGATGTTGAAGTGAAGGGCAAGCCCCACTACACCATGATGGACTTTCCAAATGTTCTCATTAGAGGTATATCGTAATGCGCCGTACACTCCCATGGATCGTAGGCTTCGCGTCGGTACGTCCGAACGTAGTCATGATCGAAGACTCCGAAATTCAACTCCCCGTACTCAGCCCTGACATGGCGATTGCGGTCGTAGACGGGATAACTGAATCCCTTGAACCTGCAAAAGTCGAAGGCAACAAGCTGTATGCCTTTGTGACGGATGAAGACCCTGAGGTCCCAACGTCTAGCATCATCGCGCTGCGCTTCGCAGACTCTGATCTGGAGTTGCTGCAAGCTGCTGCCGCAGACGTGTCCGAGCTGTTTGCGGCTCACGGGTACAAAACCCAACAATGGTACGTGACTAGCCAATGCAGTGATCACATGTACGCCTTCGTCAAGGTCTGGTACAAGGAGTCTCCGAAATGAGCACCGACGTTATCTACCCGATGCTGACTCAACCGCACCCCAAAGGCCTGTTCGCAGGTATCGAACTCCCCAAGGCGGACAACATCCTGATTTCCGTCAGCGGCGGTCGCCACAACATGGTGCCCATTCGCGTGACCCGCGACGGTAACCTCCACTACGCCGTGTTCTCTGCACCGCAGACCATGCCCGTCACTGATCTGGTGTTTCGCGTGCAAGGTAGTCCACACGAACGCTGCGAAGGTGAAGGTAAGATTGCCAAGTTTGCGATGGCGATTCGAGCCATAGCGGATTCGACTGGGCACCACACTTCGATCCGCCACATGAAGCAAGCGGAAGGCGTGCCGTATCTGTTTGTCGTGCTGCGCTTCTACTTCAACCGAGACTTCGAGTGCAAGGAGCATCCAGAGTTCCAGCTGGGCGAACCGACTCGTCCGTATCGCTGCCCATTCTGCAACGCCATGCTCATCAGCGGAATGCCACATATCGAGGCCGACCATGACTAACAAAATCCAGATTGCCCTCATGCCGAGCCTCAAGTCTGAACAATGGGGCGGTCTTGAGTTTGACTTGCCGCCCAAACTCCCTGGCGTGTCCTGTACGCTGGCAACCAACAAGGCTTCACTGGTGCCGTACGAATATCGTGAGGGTGATTTCTACTTCGGCATGGTAGATCATCCGACGCTTGACAAGGAAGTCTTCGATTACATGTGGACGATCTATGGCGAAGCCAAGCCATCGAACGATGCGCGTGCCGAGATTCTGCTGTGGGCAAAACAGAACATCTGGGACCGCGTACGGGAGGCTGGCTACAGTGCAGCTATCCGCATTCTGTACTCGGACAATCCCAAGTACGTGCATCGTACTGTGCCGCGTCTGGTGCTGGTGCGAGTTTTCCGCGACTCCGATTTTCAGTGCAAGGGCCATCCTGAGCTTCTGCTGGGTGAACCTATTGGGCAGCATCATTGTCCGCACTGTATGCAAATGGAGATTGCGGGCACTGCACACTCCGAGGTGGAGTTTCCACTCGGCCGCTATGACCTGTATCGAGCTAGCGAGAACTAACCTATGCGCCGCTTAGCATTCGTGCTTCTGTACGCAATCTCCGTATGGGCCACGTTGGATGTGGCCTCTACGTTGGCTGCCAAAGTAGGCATACCTGCAACGCCAGTAGTGATCTTGATTCTGTTGGCGCTAGCATTTTGCTGGTCGTGCTTGTACATCAACGGTGTGCTCCAAGCGATGCGCGGTCGTTTCGTTATGGAGAGCCATCACAGCCTTCTGGACGATATAATGCGCGCAGCAGCAAATCGCTCAGGTGATACGCAGATCACCAAGAAGGAACCCACCATAGTATCCGAGCTTGAGTACAAAGCGTGGGTGGACTGGTTCTGGTTCCGATTCCGAGAAGTGCGCTGCTTTGAAGACAACCGCCCTGTTGTGCAATTCCGTCTCGCGTTGTTCGGGTACAAGTTCCCAACAATTTCATTTATCGGCAGAGGTTAGATCGTATGGCCATCATTCTGGACAACGAAACCTTGAACGTGATTCGTCAGGCGTTGCGCGTGGGCGAACGCTACGGACTCAATCAAAGCAAGAAGGCGCTCAAGGCGCTCAACATGCGAACTGATCTGCCTGCGCAAATTCAGGAACGTATGGATCGCCTAAGCAGTACCGAGAGTGACCAGTACATGAATCAGGACGAACTCAACGTCCTGCAGATGCACAAGTCTGCAATCGAGCAAGGCCTGTCGAGTGCCGATACGTGGGCGAACCTGCGCGAACATATCGAAGAAGGCAAGTGGGACATCCAGTATCAGCGCGAAATGGATGCTCGCCTGGGCAAAGGCGAACGCTCCTTCGTGCTGCCGCGGGATCGTAAACCCGTCAAGGGCTCCGACGAGGAAGCTGAATAATGCTGACACCGTATGCTAAGGTAGAACGCTTTCGCAAGCGCCTAGAAAAGGAGCTCAAACAAACCGAGCTGCTCCTGGATGTCAAAGTTGTACGGGAGGGCGCGGGTTACGCGGTCAAGGCAGGCAACTGGCTGTTCACAGTGGATAGCCCACATCACGCCGACTACCACTATACGCTCTACCGCTTGAATGGCGAGGCGCGTCACACTGCGTTGGAGCAAGACACGTGGGAAGCGTTCCCCGAAGGCGAGCGTGATTTCTTCCGCAAAGCAATCGTTGCAATGGGGGTTCTCGCAAATGCGTAAACAGACTGTACGCGATGGCAGCATCGACGATCCGACAACACTGGCCTACGATATGGCCAACAGCCCGTTCAATGGACTCAAGTACATGCACAAGTACGCATCTATGGTATCCAAGCAGGACAAGCAACTGCTGGAGACCATCATCAACCACATGGAACCGCTGAACAGCGCGTACCACTACTTCATCTTTCGCGAGGCCGAGGACTTCGACTTCGACCAGCTCTATCTGGATCAGAAGACCCACAAGGAGTTTCTGGCTGACAAGCTCAAGACGTTTGCTGACACGCACTTCCAGTGCTTGGACATCGCAACGTCGTGGCATCCGCTGGAAGGTTTGTCTGTCGCCGGTGTGCTCTTCCGCACCAAACCCGGCATGGCTCCTGCGCGTGACGAAGTTGAAGCTGCGTGGACAGACAGGCAGTTGCACACGTTCTGCAACTGGACAGTCATCGACAACTACGATGAGTTCGGCGGTGTCGTCATGGCGCAACCCGACAAGCGCACGACCTTTGGGCGCAAAGCTCAGGAACTGCTCGAACAGCTCAAAGGCGAAGTGCAGGGGCCGAGCGAGGTCAACGACTTCTTCGCCACCGCGTTCGGTGTGTTTCGTGCGATGGGCAGCGCCAAGATCGACGGCAAGCGTACCCAGTTGCTGCCTGCACGCTTCGATCACCTGGCCCTAGGCCTGTTCATGCGCTTGCCGCAGGAGCGCTTGTTTGAAGTGCCTAGCGGATGGGAACAAGTGAACCAGACCGCGTTCGCGTTCGCGCAGGAAATGGAGAGCACCTACATGCTGCGCGCCAAAGCAAACGTCGAGGAGGTGTAACGTGGGAAACCTTCTGCGTACCGAAAGCTGGCATCGCAAGCTCAAGCTGCGTTACGGCCAGACCATCTACTTCAACAACGGACGTGACGTGGAGAAGCATTACGTCCTGAGCACCTACTACGGCAAGCTCAACGGCAAGCTGATCATCCATACGCGCAGCGCCAATGGCGAGCATCACATCGAAACGAAGTGGGGTCTGGCGTATCTCGGTTCCTACTACACCAACGTGCTCATGCAGCAAGGCGACTGCCGTAGCGTCGGGCAGATGCGTCTCGACAAGTACGCCAAGTTGCATACGGCAGCAGGCAAAGCTGGGCGCGATCAGCCGATGGATTTCTGGGAAGCTGGGCGTCGCGGCTGCACGATCATTCCGCGCTACAAGAAGGTGCACAAAACCAAGGTAGTTATTGCTACCGGGAACAGAAGGATTGACCGCGTTGCAGGAGAAGGTCTGCGCGCGGGTGAGTTGGTGTTCGCCAAGCAGGAAGAGCACATTCACTTCAAGCAGTTTGAGAACCGTATGTTCCGTGCAACTGCGGTCCCGGGCGCTGCAAGTCCGAATGTGAACACGCACGAAGGCTGCCCGTGCTGCGAAGCGAACAAGCGCTGATGGTTGTGTAAACAGAAGTCGTTCACCCATTAGGATGAGATTATGAATAACGAGAAATCCCGTATGCCGTATAACAGCCGCAGCGCCGACAAGTTTGTCGTGCGTTTGCCGGATGGCATGCGCGAACGCATCGCGGACGTTGCCCGTACGCACCATCGCAGCATGAACTCCGAAATCATCGCACGTCTGGCACGTTCCATCGAGGAAGATGAAGGCCGAGTCGTAGGCGTAGACACTCAGGAGGTCAAGAAGCGTACGGTGTCTTGGTGTCCGGAAGAAGGCGAAGCAGTCTTCCACGAAGAGCTTGGTATCGGCATTCTTCGGCGTATGCTTGTTCGCAACGGTAAGCTGTGTGCTGAGATTTGCTTCGAGTCTCGGCAGGACATCTACCCAATGGAAAGTGGAGGTCCGATTCGACCCCACATTCTCGAAGTGTCTGTCCCGACACGCCCGGAGTAACCTATGAACGTCTACTGGTTGTTCATGGTGCTGCACTACTTGCAGCTTTCCCTGCGGTCTTGGAACTTCGGCGAACAGCAAGTGCGCGTGCGCTACTACGACAACCCGTACGGCGTTTTCGGTTGGCACGTGGAAGTGCGCGGTCAAGGTCTTCTCTTCTGGACTTGCTACGATGGCATGCCGTATCAGGACCGTGACCGCGCCATGGAAGTAGCATACGAACTTGCAAAGCGCACTGGAGGGTGCATCCTATGGAAATGAAGTACATCGTCGTCGAGTTTGAAAGCCGTGACGCCAACGGTAAGCACGAGGTGCCCATCCTGTTTGCCAACATCATCGCCCACAAAGGCATGTACGACTCCGTGTCGCTTGCTTATCGTCGCTACGACCACAATTGCTTCGTAGGCAACGTGCTGTCGGCAGGCTTCGTCAGCATCGACGATAAAGGCAAGGTGACTTGCTGGGGCGAAAGTGAATCGCTCGGCGGCGTCAAGTCTCGACCCGCTCGGGATGCGCTGCTCATCAGTCACCTGCAGAACAACTGGTCGAGCACCAACGTCAACATGCACCACCTGCGCGACCATGCGCCGTTGGGAACCTGAGGTACCAGATCATGAAACGCACACACGCTAGCCTGCTGAGTTCGGCCGAATCACTCGCCGCGAAGTTCAAGCAACGCTACCCGAATCGCCAATTCAGCGTGAAGGAGCAAGGCGAGTTTCAAGTAGGCATCGACATCAAGGACTCCTACGTCCAAGTGTCGCTCAGCATCCAAAACTACGCTGTGTCCATGCAGATGGGCGCAGAGTCCGTCACGGTGACTGTGAGTCAGGCAGGTCCGAGACTGGCTTGGTTCTTCAAGAAAGAGCAGGAACTGCGCCACCGGCAACGGCACGCACGTCAGGCAATGCGTCAGCATATCCAGAAGCTGGAGACCGCCGAACTCCTGTTCGAGAATCATACCAAGATCGTGCGCTTCGACATGGTTGGGTTCAGCGGCAACCGCCGTGCATGCCCAGCCATCAACATCGCATTCAGCGAAGTTCCGGATCGGCCATTTGCGCAGATCATCTACAACAACTACCACAACGACCGTCGGAAGACGGCGATGAGGCACAGCACCTACGCTGTGCAATTCGGAGGTCGTTGGTATGCGTGCGAGAAGTTTAGTGAGGTGTTTGCCTTGTTCGACGATGCGCGTGTGTTGCGTGATCTGGATGACGCGGGTGCGGCCGACAACGTGCAGTTGCTCAAGATGGTCGATGACAACACGAACGAGCAGCGCCAAGGGCGCGCACTGATCCGTGCGAGTGATCTGGAGGTTCTAGCTCCGTATCTGCTGGTCATGGAGCCCAGAAACTTCCAGTTGCACACTGGGATCATGCGCAACTCCATCGGCATGGAAGGTGACGAGGAGCTCAAGAGCAAGGCAAACCTTCTGTTCTACCATGAGAGCGAGGTGCAGTTTTATAGCTGCTTCGCACACACTGAACTGGCATGGGATGGTAGCCTGTGAGACAAGCGACCGAAGGCAAGACCCAAGCGTTCATCGACATCGTGAACGCTCTGATCGAAGCCGGCTGGCAGGTTAAATCCTACGGTCGGCGAGACGAAGAAATCCACGACGCTGATGGGCGCTTCTTGGGTACGTTGCACCAAGAGCACAACGGCGATGGGCCGTACATTCGTTATCAGTTCCCGAAGGCGATGTTTGCCACGCTCGTCATCACGTCGGTCGGTGAACTCATCAACCACTTCACCGCTGCTCCGCACATCCACACCGATCGCGGAGCGTGGCTGTACGCGCTGTTCTGTGACCGCTTCCCGATCAAGTGGAGCAATCGCGGTGTAGCGCGTATTGGCGATGCGTACTTGCGCGTCAATGAGGCGAACGGTTGGATTTACGTGGAGAAGCACGGGCTCACCCACGCTTTCAACGGGTCTACTGGCGTGCTTGTCAACTTACTGCGGGACTCGTTTGATCTGGCGGCCATTGTCTACGGAGACTAACCAATGTGTGCGATCACCTTGAAAGCGATTGACTGGGAAAAATGGCGTGAGCGGTTCTACAACAGTGACCGTAGCGTCCAGATGCCTTTGGGTAAAGCCTTCATTCAGGATCACGCACCAGGTGCAACGAAGTGCAGCGAGCTGGTCTACATGGACAGCAACTGCGAAGCCGAGCAACTCATCAAAGAACGCTACGTCCAATACTAGGAGAATGCCGTGGAGCATACCCTTTCGCTGCCGCTGTGGCAGTTTGTCGTTATCGCAATTCTGGTCATGGTGGTCACTCGCATGTGGCCGCGTAAGCGTGAGAACTCCGAAGCCGTTGTGAATGCGCGCCTGCGTGAAGCGTATCATGACCTGATCAGCGAGTTCCATCACAGCAAGTGGCTGAGCGTGGGCGTTGTTGGTGACATGCTTCACGGCATGAGCCAAGGCGACGGCATCGACATCGATCACCTGCGCGACTACAACGCAGTGCAATACCTGCAACTCAACGGGTTCAGTCAGAGCCAGATTCAGGAAATTCTGGATGCACTCGACGAAGAAGGCGACAAGCAGGGCGGGATCAACGTCGGCAACGTCACTGGCATCGGCGATGACATCTTACCCAACCTGTATCAGGAATCTGCTCGGTTGGTACGTGCGCAGTTTGCAGAAATCGAAACGCTCAAGGCGAAAGAAGCAGAACTGCAGGAAACAATCGACGCCATGCGCGACCGTGAACAGGCGCAGCACCTGCGTGATTCTGTCGAGGGCTAAGCCATGTTCAACGTGGGCGATCCAGCGTTGATCGTTAAGGCAGCGCACGATGAAAACCTGATGCGTGGCGTCACGCTGGTGCGTTGTACCACTGACGCTGTAGTTCGATACGGTGAACACACCACGGACAACGAAAAGCGAGAGCGAGTCTGGATCGTCCGCGGCAGGCTCGTTCTAAGTGATCGATTTGGGCTGAACTACGAAAGTGAAATTGGCGCCATACCAGAAAAGCATTTGGCGCCTTTGCGCGGCCCGCTCTCTGTGATGCAGGACGACCTAATCCGAGAGCTAACCAACATACGAACAAGGAAAGATCATGGGTGATTACGCACACATTCGCGGTCACGTTACCTTGAAAGAGGAGCTGCTGACTGCGCTGGCGCCACGCTTCACACCAAACGAGGACAACGACTTCGCGCCGTGGGAAAGCTTGGACTTGCCCGAGGCAATTACCGAAACGGAAGCCTTTCGCTTTCTCTGCCTGAGCAGCTACGGCGACTGGGTGCCCAGTGCAATGTCATCGGCTATTCCAGGCTTTCGCAATTCACCGTACGGTGAAGAGGATGAGGCCGCACCGCGCACCGTACTCGAAGGGCGTGGGTTGGATTTCTACGCTTGTTTCAAGGACATCAACACCCAGTATGCGTTCATCGCATTGCTTCCACACATTGCCGAAGACTGGCATGTGGAGCTTGACTGGCACGAGTTTATGATGTTTGCCCGAGAGCCGCGTGACGGATGGACCGAGTGGGACTCCTCGAAAGACCGCAGCGTAGCGGATGCCGAGGCAAAAGTTCGCAATGCCATGCCCTACCTAAACGCCCTGACTCACATACTGGGCGAGGAAGAGCGCACTGCTCGACAGGCAAATCATCCAAATGTCGGCACCGTGGGCCACATCGACCATGGAAAAGCTCGTGGCATGACGCCGTACGTCATACACGTCGATAGCCTGGGTTTTCTGCCTAAGATGGATGACGGCCGTGTAGTGGTCGATACGTCTAACGGTTGGGACTACGCCGGCCACCCTCCGTTGAAAGGGCCTGGTGAGAAGCAGCGCGCCAAGAACAAGGCGAAGCGGAAACAGCAAGCCAAGAGTCGCAAGCGGAACAGGAAGTGAGCCGATGAGCACACGAGAGCGCAAAAGCAAACGACCCGGTTTCCATCTTGCCCTTAAAGGCGCGTATCCAGAAGGCAATGGCGGAGGTCACATCGATGTCGTCAAATGGGACGATAGCTGGGGCACCGGCTTCGGTATAGAACTCGAAGGAGGCCATCGCGCCGGTGTGGTTACTGATCGAGAAAGCCTAGTAGCGCTGCGCGATGGCTTGACTGCACTGCTCGATGCAACGGCAGAGGATGAAGCCAATGGCGGAAGCTAAGTACCCACAACTTCACATCCATGTCCTGCAGTGCAAGTGCGGTGCGTTGATCGAGGATCGCACCTACCTGTCGGACGAGTACGACACGGGTGACGGCGGCGAGATTGACCATACGTGTAAGTGCGGCGTCTACTACAAGCGCAGTCGCAACGTCATAGCCAAAGGCGGCAAGTGGCGTGACGACCTGCACCGTACGGAGTATCCGGATTTTACTGGGGCCAAGATCGTTGCAGGTAAGCCTGAGAGAACCGTTATCATCACTCCGCTGGAGAAGGCACAATGCTAGGCGTGCTCAGTAATGATCCGCAGGCAGGTGGCGTACTCGCTCGTTTCATCGATCTGCAATACGCGGAGAGGGTGATTGACGAAATGCCTGAGACGTGGCGCTCGCTGTGTGCGATTCTGCACGACGCCAAGAGTCCGAAAGCACCGACGTACTTCATGAACGCCTTGTTCACGGCAAACTCCGCAACTCTGGCGTTGTTGCGTTCCAGTTTCAAGAACGCACCGATAGAGGTTGCTGCCGACGCGGCCAAGGAAACGCTGCATCGTTTGATAGAGCGTTTTCTCGACGTGTGCTACGAAGGGCATTCTCCGTTCACTGTCGTCGCGGAAGTGGACTGGGATGCAGGCTTGTTGGCGCAAGGTTATCTTGTGGTCACCGTGACTGCAACGAGTAACGACACGCCTACTCGCACCATGCCGTGGGTGTACGTCTTCGACAAGCCTCGCTCCGTACTCTCGGAAAACAAAGGCTTTGACGTGATCTGCGATGAGCGCAATAACACGGAAGCCTCAATCGCCAACCACCAATTGAATGTGGAGCTTGTGGTCCACGATCCGGAGTTAGCAAATGCTTTTCGGCAAAACCAACACCCTTGGCGTCTTGAGTCGGATCAATCACAGCCGCCGTCCTGTCGTTATTTTGGACCCACGAAAAGCTCCGACGATTGATGAGTTCATCGGCAGGCCGTCGCCTTTGGGTAACGATTACGTGCTCGGTCGAGACGGCAACCGCGACGAAGTGTGCGACCTGTATGACACCGCCTTGGAGCTTAGTGTAAAGCACAAAGACAAGGCGATCATGGAGAGGCTCAACAAAATCGTGGAGTGGTTGCAAGCTGGACATGACGTTCGGCTTGTATGCTTCTGCGACGCGAATGAGCGCTGCCATGGGGACTCCGTAATCAAACAGGTCAAGAGGCTGATGAAATGCAAGCAATCGGGCAAGGCGAAAGGGCGCTAGCAGATGTCCTGAAGGAGTTGGCTGAAACCAAGGCCGACGAGGACAACAAGCCGGCTGCGTTGCTCATGGTGGAGTGGTTCACGTTGTTTCTGCGTTGTAGCCGCTTGGGCGGTTCGTTCAGCGTGAACATTCAGTTTCCAAGTCCGGACCTATTTTACTCAGGGCACTCTGCAACACCTGCGTACACTCAAAAATCCAATCTCCCGAAGCTCGAATTTGAGCTGCTTACTCGGGACATGGCCTTGTTCCGTGAATACATGGACGCTGTGTATTCGTTGACGGAAGTCTGCGGATTCACTGTCGATCACACGGTAGATATGACAGTGTACGGCGATGTCCAGGGGAATCACACGCTCAAGTTTCACCCGATCACAGGGATCATCGAAACGGTGTTGGCTCTCATACGTCCACTGTACCGTGTGGACCCGGACACCGCAGAAAAACTCCGCACTCTCACGAACATGGACCCAAGCAGGCTCAACTATGTCGAACGTGTCTTGCAATCCCTCTGCCGAGAACTCCTCTACTACTACGAAGGCGTCCTGTCTGGAAGCCGCACAGGCTTTGCGAATGCAGGTAGTGGATGGGGTAGACGCGACCAAGAACGACTTCAGGCTCCGCTTCCGCGAATTTCATCGGACAGGTTTTGACGAACAGCTTGAAGTGTGCGCGAACGCCGTGCCGAATGTGCTCATTCTCGCAGGCAGCATGCCACTTGACCTGACCGCGTCTGACCTCGAGGCGTACCTCAACATCCACTGGTTGGCTGCTTGCGCAGCAGCCGGCGAGGACTGGGCGCATCTGGACGGTGTCGATCCGTTTCTGGTCGAGAGTGAGCTGCCGCGCCAAATCATGTATCACTCGCGCACGTTCAAGCGATTCATGCCGGATGACGCCCATGTGCGGATCAACGCGCTCGGCTATCATCGCTTGGGCAGCCAGAGTATGCAACAAGAAATGCGTATGGATATGGCGTTCCGCGTCTACGTCATGGGCTTTGCGTACTGGCACGGCGCATCCGATCACGACTTGGCCTTCATCAATCGCCGCTTCTCTGATCTACGCTGGGCACCGATCATTCGTGGTGACATCAAAACTGCAATCGAGGAACTGCTATGAACCCAAACGACCCGATCGTCCATATCGAGCGTGAGATTCCGCGCATCGAGTCCATGGCGCTCGCAATCTTCAACCGCAATGGCCCTGCGTTTCAGCAGTTCCTGTCGTCCCAGCCGCCAGCCGATCTGGACATCTATCGGTTGCATGACCTGAGCTGCGTTTTCATTCGCGTTGGTTGCGATGAGAAGTATGTCAACTGGCTGGCGGATAACGCCGACATCATGCTCGACACCCTGGGGTTCCGAGTGGTGCGGTACAAGACCGAAGCAATGGCAAACTGCCCTCCCCTGTCGGTGCTGACTGACCCAAGTTACACTCTCGTCGTCGAGTGCCTGCAAGAAGACCCTGAACTGAAGGCCGTTCTGCCGATGCCGCTGGACTACTTCTGGGGCAGCTTGCACAAACTCGAAGTCATGGAAGCGAAACTGCGGCAGGCGCTGATCAACCTCGGCGTCCACCCTGGGCCAGAAACGGCCCGCATCGAAGAAGGCATGCTGTCCAGCGAGCGTTCGCAGATCAACGATGCCTGGTCGTATGCCATGCGTCTGGACAAGAACATCAAGCACCTGCGCTTGCAGGTTGAGCAAACCGAGAAAACCCACCGCAACAACAAGCTGATCCACCTGGCGAAAATCGTCGAGCAATACTTCCCATAACACAAGGAAATACAAACATGCGCAACAATCGTGGCCACGTTATCGTGTGGCTGATCGCAGCTCTGGCTGCCCTGTTCGTGGTAGCCCAAGTCGTCATCTGGGTGTTCTTCAAGCACTCGATCATCGCGGAGAACGGTCAGGAGGTTGTCCTCGTGGATCGTCCGTACTTCTGGGGTGCTGAGGGTGTACGTCCCTACACGCTCAAGTCCGGCAGTCGAAGCGTCGAATGGCTCACCACAGTGGGCATTCCGGTGAACGTCTTGCCAGAACGTATCGAACTGCCCTTCGAGGACTTGCCCACGAAGGATAACTACTTGCTGGACTACACGACGTCCATTCAAGTGCGAGTGACGGATGCGCGCCAGCTCATTCAGACCAAGGGTGAAAAGTGGTTCGACAACAACCTGATGGCACCGTGGCAGTCCACGTTCCGCGATCTGGCAAAGTCGTACACCATGAGCCAGCTCCTATCTGATGCAACTGTGGCGGCGGACATCGAGAAGGCACTCCTGCAGACCCTGAATGATCGTGCCAAGGCCGATGGGCTGAATGTCATCATCACCGACTTCAACATGGGCCGCGGGCGACCGAACGACAAGGTGGTTGATCAGCTGGACGAAACGGCAGCGGAGCAGCAGCGTTCTGTGACACTGGTTGCGAAAGAAGCTGCCGAAATCCAGCGTAAGAAGTCTGAGAAGGCACGCGCCGAAGCGGACAAGGAATACGCCGACAAGATGGGCTACACCGCCGAACAGTCGCTGCAAGTCAACGCCATCAAGGCGTACAGCGATGCGTGTGCGAAGTCCACGTGCGTGATCATGGCACCCGGCGCGATGCCGAATATCAGCGTCAAGTAAGCGATCCACAAGCGGCCTTCGGGCCGCTTTCCATAGGGGAAGAGTTATGTCCGTGTACGCAGTGTCCCACTCCTCGAAGCGTGCCTTTGTGTTCTCAGGCTGCTCGCGGGAACTGGTTGAGCGTATTTGCACTCTCCACAACGCTCGCCGCCCAGGCGGTGCGTTCCCTCCGCTGTACTCGAAAGCAATAGAGTCGTCCAGTAGGTATGGGAACGAAGTCAGAGCGATACGCTACGCAAACCGCGTGGCCAACGAATTTCGACGCACGATGTTTATGTGCACCGATCTTGTTGCAATTCACTTGGGTGACTTGCACGAGACGGAAGGCATCGAGTATTACAAGATCGCAGGCTGTGACAAACTGTCCTGCGATAAGGCAGAAGAAGACCAAAAGGATTTCCGCGTAGGTCCGAAGTGGCAGTTTATCGGCATGTGCTTGTGCTTGTACACCGGCAAGTGGAAACTCGGTGAGCTTACCGACATAGGTCCGCAGCTGGACACGCACCGCAACACCAAGAACGGCAGACGCGGATACCGTACGTACAAGAGACCACAACATTTTGACTGGTGATCCATGAACGTGAAACGCACTGCCTATGTGCTGATGGCACTGGCAAAAGGGCATCACACACTGAATGAACTTATGGCGGCCACTACGTTACCCAAGCCAGCGATCACTCGGGTTATTCGAGACCATGCAAAGAAGTTGTCGGTGAAGATTGCGACGTTCGGCGCCGGAGAAGATGTGCAATACCGACTTGAGCATTGGGGTATGCTGGATACGAACTGGCTGTGGCCGAGAGAGCGCGAACTCGCTGATGAACTAGGCCTGCCGCATCTGGAAACTCACGCACGGAACACACGAACATGACCGACGTCCAACTCAGCGGAAACACATTCATCGACAACGACGTGCTCAATTTTACCGAGCACCAAATTCAGGCGCTGCGTGACATCGCGGCACGGCCTGGGTTTAGCGGGCTAGTCGAACCTGACCTGTCCAAGAGCAGGACTCGCGGCGTGTTTATCGCACAGTGGTTTGAAGGCAATCGACAGTGCTACGCCGTAATCGGCTTGTACCGTACCATGCCGCATGAGAAAAGCGGCGAGCTGCGCATGTTGCGGGACAAACACAACGGCGAGGCCCACTTCGCCATAATGCGGGCGCTGCACTCGTTCAACTTCGACGGCCAGAACGACGAAGAAACGCTGTCACGGAAGCTGAGCGCACAATGGCATCAGTTCCAGGAGACGCGCAAGATCACCGTGCATCCGAATGAGCGCGCACGGTATGCGTATCGGCTGGCGCGTTCTCTGATCATCTACGGCAACATCACCACTGCGCTCGCCAATCTGGAGGCAGAAGATGCACCGACCGCATGAGATTCAACATCTGGAGCACTTAGCCTACCAGATGCTTCTGCTGGAGTACGAACACGCGCTGCGTCAAACACCCAGCGGAACGTGGCATCCGATCCCGCCGCCAAAACCCGCGGGTCGCCGTAAGTCACTGCAGGAAATCGAGCGCGTGCGCAATCATTTGGCACATGCGTGGCGGGGAAGCGATCTGAGCATCCGTACGGAACACCCCGTGCCAACTGTTGAGGCCGATGACTACACACGCACTCACCGTGCCGATCTGTGGGATGAGTGCTTGAAGTTCACTCGCCTCGAGTCTTCGGTGACGGCCCTAGCGTGGGCGGAGCGAGTCCGCTGCGATGGGGATATGATCTGGGTGCAGTTTCCCAACTCAGCCTTCTGGGACTTGGTGTACATTGACGGCTACCCGGGCACGAAGCGGCACTGCGCTCGCAGTATCGTCACCGAAGACGTGTTGTATGAGTTGCGTGAGGATGGTAATTCGCTGCATGGCAACATCCCCAAGATGGCCGACTGCTCGCAAGTCTGGAACGACTTCAAGCAGGACCGCAAGACCAATTGGGACCACGCTGCAAAAGAAGTTGTAGACAAATGGGCAGAACGAGAAGGGTTCGCCATCAACAAGAATGGAGTAGTGTAAATGGCAATGCGTGATAAAGCGAAGTTCGGCTACCTGTACATGCTGACCCGAGAAATGGGCGAAGCACTGACCAGCAAAGACTGGAAGGACATTCAGGGTTGGCCGTACCAGTCACACCAAGGCACCAACTACCTGATCATCACAAGCGGCATGTTCTTCCGCACGCTATCCGAGCAAAGTGAGGTCGTGGTTGCTCTGTGGACGATGGACGTGCTGAAAGATCGGGACAGTGAACTGGGCACCCGCACCTGGGAAGAACTGGCAGCGCTGCTCGAAGCCGAGCGCATGCCGTTCCAGTACATGATCGGCACCACGCAGAAGATTGCGTTGCAGTGCGCGGCTGCGTTGAACAAGCGCATCGCCGATCTGAAAGCACTGATCGAAACCAAGGGCATCAAACTGGAGGCGAATCCGATGTTCCTGTTGGAGAGCACTCTTCCAACGCCGCAGTGTGCCGTAGTCATGCTCGATCAACTGGAGCGCCAGGTGCAGATGCTCGAAGACATCCGCCGCAGCCTGAGCAGCTACGAGCACCGCAATTCGCTGCAACATGCGGCACATCTGGTGTCCGTAGAAGACAACCGCAAGCCGTTGAATCCGCGCACGTTGGCTGACGCAGCCAGCTAAGCGCAAACGAATCTGCTGGCAATTTCGCTGGCAGTGTTATAGACCATCACACGATGGTCAGGAGAAAGCCACATGGCAAACGTAACCAAAGCAGTCAAACTTTTCCTCGAAGCGAAGGCTACCCTAGGGAAGACCACAACTTATGAGGAGATTGCATTGGCGCTGGGTCTGCCCAGTTCCGGCAATGCTCTCGGCGCTACGCTCTCGCCAATCTTGGGAGAAATCTTCCATGCGTGCGAAGCCGAGCGAGTGCCGAGACTGACCTCGATCGTGGTGCGCAAGAGCGGCCAAGATAAAGGCCTGCCGGGCAAAGGGTTCTGGTATCTCCTCCAGGCACACGGAGAGTCTGAACTGAGCCGTGCTGTGAAGCGCGAGCTGACAGCCGGATTCCAACAAGCCGTGTTTGACCACTACGCAGCGTAAGTAACACAGGCCCCGTACCAGGTAATGCTGTCGGGGTCTTTCTATTTGGGCGCTAATTTACCTGCAACCACTGCTTAGGAGAGTTGCTGTGAACAAAGCGCATGTCATGACAGGCGAAGATCGACGGGTGTTGTCCAACCTCATGGAGAAGATCGAAGCCATCCATTCGATCCGTGATCACGCCAAGTACATCTACTTCGTCCAGAAGGCCATGGAAGAAGCCAAGAAAAGGAACGCCGTGAGTTACTATGGCAGGTTCAAGACGATGCTCATGGCAGCACGGCTGTCCAAGCGCGCATTCGAGACTCGCCTGAGTTCTCGTGGAATCACCACGTCAGTTGCTATGGCGATCACTCTGTAATTTATCGTTGCGGGCTAGAGAGGTTGTCTCTCTGCTCTTGCAGCAGGAGGTGATCCGCTATCTCCGAGATACCACGACTCGGGTCAAAGAGTGGAAGACCAGATGGTCGGCACCATAGCGGTGACAGGGAGCTTCGGCTCCCTTTCTTTTGCGTGCGGAAACAACAACGGGAGCCCTAGGGCTCCCGTTTCCGTTGCATACATGCTTTCTTGACTTCGATCTTCTCATCATCGGAGTAGGAGTTCCAATCGCGCACTTCTTCGAGTGTCCTACCACATCCTCTGCATATCGCATCGCCGACACAATGGCTGCAACGGCCAACACACGGACTAGCAGTTGGCGAATCGCGTCTTCCCATGACAGACATAGGTCACCCTTTGGGCATCGCTAGGTGTCCACTGAGGAAACGACCTGCAATCCTTGCCACATCACCAGCTACGCCTTGCAGCGACGTGTGCTTGAAGTGCTTGCCTTCACGTCCTTCGTGCTCATAGTCGTAGTGAATGGTCATCTTCTGCGAAAGAGGGTGCTGGCCCCAGTCCTCAATGCGCATGGTCAGTCGATCCTCACCGTTAGCGAGAACCACTTGGACAGACTCATCAGGCGACACTTCGACTTCACCAGCGTGGTCGACCAACACCGGCAACTCTCGCAGGTGCTGGCCAACTTGATCCATGACATTGCTGGAGCTGAGCGCCAACATGTTGGCTTGCTTCAACTCATCCAAGAAAGGCTTGAGCAGTTTCGGAAGCTTCTTCTTGGCGTCTTTGATCTTGAACCACTTCCGCTTGCGCAGATGCTTCTCCGGCCAGTCATCGGTGTCGCGCTCATACATCATCGCATACATCGTGACTTTTTGATCTTTACCTTGCTTCTGGTACTCGTACTTGCCGAGAGTCGATAGGATGCGGCCAGCAACACCAGCTTCCTCATACACCTCTTTGGCTGCCGATTGCTTGGGCGTCAAGTGCTTCTCGACGCCGCCCTTGGGGAACACCCAATCCTTACCGTCACTGGACTTCACCAGTAGGATTTCGTAGTCGAAGTTGCGGTCGTAGCGAAACACCACGCAGCCGCTTTGCTTACGCACAGCCATCAGTCTCTTCCTTATATCGAATGCGAAGGGTTTCGAGGCCGTCGTAGAAGCGAACCGCAGCGCGCTCCCTTACCTCTTGTTCTGTGAGCAACGTACCGCTGCCCTCTTTGATGTCGGAGGCTACCTGCTGAGCTTCTTCGACAGAGCAAGCACCCTGCCGCCGATCTTTCAGTCTAGCCAGTTTCTCCTTCATGGTGTAGCCTTTGCTGCCCAATTCTGGATTCTGGCGAATTTCCTCTTCGGTCTGCAGGCGCAGAGTACGGGCGTGCTCCGTGCAGATGTCCTGATACGTGGACACGAACGTGCTGTCCACATCCTTGACGGTGATCGCGTCGTAGAAGCGCTGCTCAATGTGACCATCTGCATCGGCTTCTTCTACCAGGAGCGCCAGATCATACGTCACCTTGGAGTCGCTGAACTGGACTTTTTCGATGCGGCCTATGAACGCAAGGCGCAGATTCATCGGCGTGATCTTGAACATGTTTGGGTGGAAGTAAACTTCCTGACCAATCGCGTAGCGACTTGGCAAGCCCATGGCGATTGCGAGCATCATGCTGGCTGCTCTCCTTTGACAATTGGCATGAATGACAGGTCCAGCCGACATTCACCGAATGAGAAGCTGATGGTCGTTGCGATACGGCCGTGCTCCTTCCGCTCGAAGCCTGTCACCTGTTCGATTGCGAACGTGCTGGTGATGTGGTCAACAACGACTTGGGGTTCACTCACCTTTGGCACCCAAGGGATACACACCAGGTCGAAATCAGCAGCCAAGCTGCCGTGAATTGACAAGGCATACCCATGCTGGCGGGTTACTTCTGCCAACTGGGCGTAAACGCAAGCGTATACCGGCGCGTAGTTTGCAGGCTGCATGGCGTCACTCGTGGATGATTCGTCGTTGATTGGAGTCGCCTATCGACACGCTCACCCAGTGGGTCTTGTGCACCAGCACGTCGAACGTAGGCAGCTTCCCGATGAAATCGAACAGGGCGTCGTTGTCTCTGGCGCGCAGGGTTACGCACTGCGCTTTGGTGTGGTCTTGTTTGTCCGCCAGAAACTCCTGCCATACATCTTCCCGAATGGGCTTGCGATTCTTGATGCACCAACGGGCAAACGTGTTGCGCTGATACTCGCGCTCCAGATTCTCACACCGATACCACGATGTAACAAACACAGGACCGAAGTCTGCCAGTATTGGCTCCAGGACGAGGTCGGCCAGTTTTCTGGCATTCTCGATCAGCGCGTCATCGGTGATCGTATTGGCAATACCCTGACGGTGCGCAATCTCATTGAACTGCACATCGTACAGGGTGAAGTTTTCGCTAATCCAGATAGTCTCGTCCATCAGAGCACCAACGCAATCCCCATGATAACCATCATGGCCTTGTGGATAAGAAGCTCCGTTTGGAACTCATCGTACTGTTCACGCCGAGCGTTCTCCGAAATGGCGTACTGCTCAGCGTAGAAATTGCCGCGCTGTTCCTCAAGCCGCAAGTTCTCCAGCATCAAGTTGCGCTGCTGCACCAGGCCGTTGTGTGCTGTCAGGAGCAGTTCCAGCGCTTCCGCGTTCTGCCGCGAAGCGTCACGGAGAGCGGTCAGCTTATCGACACCCTCCTTGTTCAGGGCAGCAACTTGCTCACCGTTAGCCTCGACAATACGAAACTTCGGAGATTCAGGCAGCGGTGCCGCAGTTGCCTGAACAGCCTCAGTTGGCCGCAGATCAGCATAGCGGTCACTGGGTTCGACTGTGATGCGATTCGATTGGCAGCCGGTCAACACAGCCAGCGAGAGAAACAGCGCGATCAATTTCATCATGCGTTACCTTGTTGAAGTTCCTTCAGTTTTTGCTCTTGTACCAAGATCGCCGCGTCTTGGCGAGCGATGATGTCGGCAGCGGTACCGCCTACAGGTGCTTTGTTGAGCAGGTTATCGCAGGCAAATCCGATTGCCATGTACGCGAGTTTGCCACTTTCCGGGTCCGTGATAATCGTGAACAGGAAAGCGGACACAGTGCCGATAATGGCAGTCTGAGAGCGAATCGGGTTCGCGGTCCAATACTGCATCAGGCTAATGTTCAACTCTCGGCAGCGTTTTGCCCAGTTCAGGGCTACACCAATGACAACGCACATGAAGTACGTCAGCGCCAGGTGCGGTTCCACCCCGAGCAGTTCTTTCACTGCATCCATAAACATGTTGGTACTCCCATATTCGTCGTGCCTCCATGGCAATTGTGCTAGTGCCTCCCTAAACTAGCCGTTGTTCCACTTGTCGACCGCATCCTGCAGCGATTTGGAAGGCTTTGGTTCTGGCTTTGGCGTCAGTACGTCCTCGATCTTCTGATGTTGCTGATCAAGTTCTTTCTGCGCTTCTTCCAGCTTCTCGACGTTTTCGTCCGCCTTGTCCATATCAGGAGCTTTCGGCGCTGGTTGCTTTGCAGGATCATCTGGAGTTCGCCGCAGAACGACAGCAGCCGCTACGCCGAGCAACAGAGGGATCGCACCAAGCAGGATTTGGCCGAGCTTCTTCAACACTTCCCTGACACCCATGGTAGTCTCCTTAGTGATCCAGTTCTTTGTAGTTGTCGTGAGCTGCACGTTTGGCGGCCCGCTTCAACATTTCAGCCAAGTGCTTCTGCGCCTTGACCGCATCCAGCTTAGCAGAGACTTTAGTCTTTCCACCGGAGCGGTTGCGTTTGCCCTTGGGTAGGTTGGACTTCTGCTGGTGCAGTGGTCCCGGCGGAATCACCTTGAACTCGATTTTCATTGTGCAGCACCTCGATGAAGTTACGGGCGAGCTGGTGGACCTTGCTGTAGTCCAGCTGACCGTAGGGTGTACTTACAGCAAACAGCACTTCACGGCTGCAGGTATGCGGAGAGGTCATCAAGTTAAACGCGACCCACTGTCCGACGCCACAGTTCAGCTCGCCCAGGGCATCATAAGCCACACAGAATTGCCAGCCCGGACGCATTTGCAACGTCGCCTGGATCGGAAACTTCTGTGTGTTCGGCAGATCGACGCAGGTGACCTGAGACAGATCAGCCTTGTGGAAGATGTCGCGCAAGGTGCACGCAACGCGCTCCTCGATCATCGCTTGTCGATTGCTGTAGAGTTCCCAGAGTTTGCCTGCTGCGGTAGCGGCAGTATCTTCTGGTTGAATTTGGGCGCGCTCGAAAATCTCCATGAGGCGCGGCAGAGTCTTTGTAGCCTCTGTGCCATGTCCGTCGAGCACTTCGGTTTCGTGCAGCTTCTGCAACATATGCACGAACGATTGCATTTCCCCGCCTACCATATTCTGGTAGGAGAATTGTTCTGCCTTGGTACGCGCCTCGGCAGTCATAAACACTTGGAGTTGACGCATTGTGGATTCTCCTCTTTGATGCGTGTAAATTACGCTGCCGTACAGCACGTCCTTGTGCTGTTGTCCTACACAAACTCGAATGGAATGGCAGTTCCGTGTGTCAACGGACCAAACGGGTTGCCAGACCAATACCGCCCCGTGACGCCATTTGCAACACTAGCGCCGGACGAATTGGAGATCAGCAGAGGTGCGGCGTTCCCGATCTTCAACGAGTTGGTGAACTGCGGCATATCCGCGGTCGGCGGCATATCCACTTCTCGCCACGCCAGCACGGTGTACGTCCTGTCGAGAGCGAGCGCAACAAGGCGAACAGTCTTGACGTTCTGCGGATCGCGGATGTCACGGAACAGCGTATGGCTGAATGCACCCAACGAGCTTTGCACGCCACCGTAATACAAGTTCTGGCACGCACCAGACAGAGTACCAATCGCCGAACCGATGTTCGCAGTCAACGAAGGCTTCTGGTTCGGGACGAGCGGCAGCCTTGCTTTGGTGATCACACCATTGTACAGGGCACGCTTGGCAATACGCACGTTGCCAATCTCACTGGCACAATACTTCGCCGTGGACAGATCGTACAGGTTCGTGATGTACGGATACGCCGACATGTCCACAAGCTGTGCAGTGAAAGCTCCGCTGCCGATGACAACACCATCGATGTACATGGTCACAACGCCAGCCTTGCGCTCGACAACCACGTGATGTTCTTTACCTGCTGTCAGCGTGCGCTTCTCGATAGGCCCATTGAGAGAGTCGATACTCAGCGATGACGCATCTACACCCAAACACTGGAACGCCAAGTTACCAGATGACGTGGTGTAGAAAACCCACGAGTTTGGTCCTACGTCACCTCTGAACTGACCGAAGATCGGACGAGACGAAGCCCCAGTGGAACTCAGCAGGTTCAAATCGAACTCGATTGTGAAATCGCCAGCACTGAACGGACCGCACGGGATATACCAGCGCGAAGTGTTGGCAAGTGTCGTCACCAAGCGCTCACGAATAGCCGCACCCGTACCTGAGAACGTAATGACTTCACCTGTCTTGGCGTTGCGTGCGTTCCCTTCGTTCATATCGCACTGCACAACAATGTCGTTCAACAGACTCTGGTCCGTGTACTCGGCGGCTTTCGGCATTTTCGGGAACAGTGGGACTCGCGTTACATTGCCGTTGTACACTGCACGATCCGAAATGCGCAGATTCCACACAGAACCGCCGAACGCATATAGGTTTGCCGAGCTGTTACTGCGCACGTAATGGGGAGCGTTTGTTCTCAACGGGATCGCGCACGTACCCTGTGCAACCTGGACATTGTTCAGGTAGATCGTCAGCGTGGTCCCGATACGCTCCACAACCAAACGGTAGTCAGCGCTGAAATCAAACACGCCTGCCGCAGACGCGATGAAGTCGAAATCGTTCGCTGCGGCACTGCGGGCCCAGGCGAACTGGATGAGTCTGGTTGGTCCTACATAGATCAGCCAGCAGTTATCTTCTGAGGCTACGTTGCCTCGCACCCACTGTCCGGCCAGTGCACCTCCGTACGTGCCGTTGATCGATGTCAGGTTAAAGTCCAGCTCTATGGTGAAATCACCAGCTCCGAATGGCTCGCATGGTGCGTAGTAGAACGACGACGTTGCGGCAGCATGAAGAATGCGGCCCCTAACGTGACGTGCCGAGCTATAAACTTGAACGGAGCGTCCGTTGGCATCGTTTCGCGCACTGTCTCGGCGCAGATCGATCTGCGCTTTGGTCGCAGCGGCTTCTTGCTGGGTGTACGTCGGACGACCTACAACAGGCAGCGTTACCGGAGGCTCGAACGCGGAATCGTACAGCGCGCGTCCGCGCACCAGACGGAAGTTTGTTCGCGTCCCGTTCATGTACGTTGAGGAGAACGTGGTGCCCATCTGCACAGAAGTCGGCACGTTACCTTTGATGCTTGGTGTGCTGGCAACTGGCTGACCCGCGATGAACAGCGTCATCACACCGCCTTTACGGGCTATTGCGATGTGCGTGTCAGTATTGAAGATGTTGGGGCGTGCGAACTGCACCATGTCACTGGCGCCAGTACCGTCATACACCATGAAGCGAAATGCCGCAGCAGGAACGTCGTAGTGCAAGTACCATGCGTTCTTGGATACGCCTGTGTTACTCCCACCCACGATACCGAGAATCGGCATGTTCACGTTATGCGTGGTGCAGTTGAACATCACCTCCAACGTGAAGTCTTCGTTCGGTTCGATCAACGTGGCAGGCGTAGACATGTTGTCGCTCGCCGAAGACCCAGTGGACAACCTGCCATTTGATACGGCCGCGTTGCCGGAGAGAGCCGCGAACGTCTCCGTAACTTCGTTGATCGCTTCGTCGTAGCTGAACGTGTACTGCATGAACAGCGTGGGGTCGTATTCTTTGGTGAACTGCGGGAATGTTGGCTTGGTCTTGACCTGTTCCGAGTAGAGTGCCCGGTCAGCAATCCGAATGTTCCACAGCTGGCCGGCACACGAGGTTGCACCGTTGAGCGACTGTGTGCGGAACACACCAGCGCCGCCCCTGATGGGTGCAGCTTGTGCCATTTGTGCCACTTCTTGTTTGTTCAAGTAGAGCTTGATGACGCCATCCTTACGCTGGACAACAATGTGATTGTCACGGTTGAACTTGAAGGCACCCTCTACGGAACCTGTGCCTACAGTGTCATTCGCGTTCGCGGATAAGCTCATCGAAAAGCCCAGACGACCCGAAGGCGACACCCAAACGATCCAGCGGTTATCCTCGCTGGCGCTCACCGAGCTAAACATGTGCCCGAAATGGTTACCATATGTCGAATGCACAGCGCTCAGGTTACACATGAACTCAATGGTAAAGTCGGCTTCTCCAAATGCGGCAACCGGGATACTCGCGTAAGAGGTCGTTACGTTCGTCAAAGATAAGCGAGCGTTCTTACCTACGGTCGCTGTGCCGTTCAAGGCTAACTGGGCACCAGAGGCTTCGCACGCCTTAGTACCGCGGCGCATGCCAAGTTGCAGCTTGATGTCTTGTGCTACGTCTGCCGTGTAGTACGGGCGCGAGTATTCGACAGGTGCTTCGGGCGTAAAGTTGGACGTATGACCGCCCTTACCTTTGAAAATCTGAAGGCCCCACTTATAGCCGCCGCCGTGGTGCGTGAGCGTCGCCGTCTGGCCCTCGGCGAGGATAACGTCGGTACGCATCCTGGGCAAAGAAGCCTGATCGTTGCCCAAGGCAAAAGGCGTAGCCAGCTCCAAGTTGCCGTTTACGAAGATGTACAGCACGTTCTGAGTGCGCGACACTTCGATGTGGTAATCAGTGTCGGCGTTCAGCACGGGACCGTAGAAGTCGTATTTGACACCTCCTGAGACCATGGCGAAGTGGAGCTTCGACGGGTTAGTGTCGTTACCGATGCGACCCAGAGCCCAAGCACGTGGACCTGCGGTCGAAGTGTACACACCAAGAATAGTGTTGTATGGACGGCTGTTGCTGAACGGCATATTCACGTTCAGGCTTATGTTGAAATCTTCGTTGGCGTCGAAGATGATGTTGTTCATGGCCGCGTAGTTGGCAGGACTCGCTGGGTTAGTCACGAGTTTACCGTCAGCCAAAGTGGCGGTTCCGTAGAGCGTGGCTACAGCATCCGTAACTTCATCAATGGCTTCAGTGCCAAGAAATCGATATTGCACCCAAAGGTCACTTACCTCTGAGGATGCCCTCGGCAAAGGCCAAGGTGCTAGTCTCGGAATCAGACTCAGCATAGGATGCTCCCGTAATTGAATACATAGAAATGGCACGTCCCTGTGCCGTATAGATCACATCTTGGCGCGCTTGGTGATAATGAATTTCTCCAGAAGAACGTCGTTCCACCAATTCACTTCACCACTACCGCCACCACGTCGGCGTCCGATGAACGGAGGCTGTGTTATGTCATATCCGATGTTGTAGGGCATGTCGGTCACACCTACGAGCGTGTCGTCCACAAAGGCATACATCTGACTGCGGCGGCGCACCACCTTGAAGTTTATGCGCTGGCCAAGAGTGAATGTGTAAGGCATTGTTCGACTGAGCGTAGAGTCAGAATGGGAAGTGCCGAACGCAATCTGGTTCGTTCCTAAGTTCAAGAATAGTTCCCAGTTCACTGGCTGCCCAGGAGCAGCCCAGGTATGGCACGCCCACAGAGGGACTATAGCAGAACCGGAACCTGCACCAGTACCGTAGACCAAGCTACGTGGTGTGACCGTTGCTTCGACTGTGAAATCGCCTCGGTAGAACACATACTTGGGCGATCCTGTACCCAAGATGTATTTGCCAGCGGTCATATCAACGCCAACTTCCGTTTGAGTAGCGCCACCCTGCAGGGAGAAGTCCGGGTGCAGATAGGCGCCGTTGACTATGACGTACTCTTTCACAGACAGCGCTGGGAATTCATTCTCGCGCTTGACATCGCCATTGTAGTAGGCTTTGTCCATGATGCGCAGATTCCAGCAGCGCATTCCCACGGTGTACGCAACCTGAGAACTGATACTGTGCACCTTCCAACCGGCTTCACCTCCGCGGATTGGGAAGTTGAAATCAGTCTCGTTGGATTGCGCCACCTGGCTGCCGTTCAGGTAGAGAGTCACGACTCCATTTACGCGCTCCGCTACAATGTGGCAGTCCACGTTCAATGGAACAGGCGTCGAGGACATCATCCAAGCGAAGTCGTTGGCGTCGGCCGATCTGGCCATGTTGAAGCCAATGTTGCGATTACTGTCCAGGATGATGCACCAACGGTTCTCGTCACTGGCTACACCGCCTGCACGCCAGTTGCCCATGATCACAGCACCGTACGTTGCGCTGACAGCTTGCAGGTTGATCATCAGCTCAGCCGTGAAATCACCCTCACCGAACTTCTTGCTCTGGCAGGTGTACTGCGAAGTCGTATTGTTTACCGTGACGATGCGTCCATTCGTCAGGGCGGTACCGTTGACGAACGTGACTTGGTTGTCCGTAACCTCGTCCAACAGATTGTCGCGGCGCAAATCCAATTGGAAAACACACGCAGCCTGATCTTGTTCGCTGTATGTCGGACGAGTGATCGTCGGCAGTTCTGTCGGAGGTTGGAAATCTCCGTCATACAGCGCTTCGCGGCTGATCCGAATGTTGCCTCGTGACCCGTTCAACCAACCGGTCGTGTCTGACCAGCTCGTGGACACTGGTCTGGTGTTCAATGCGTTAGCGGTAGCGTCGACCGAAGTTTCGTTTTGCTGCTGCCCAGCCACGTACAGTCGGAACACGCCGTTTTTCCGAACAACCGCGACGTGTGTTTCGATGCCAGTTGGGACGGGCGTGTTTGACGTTAGGTATGTTGATGATGCAGACCCACTGGAAGACCACGAGAAGCGAAGGAGCCCGCTAACGACAGACATGGCCCAGGAGTTATTGTTGGAGCCGCCTACGTTCCACTGGCAGATCGGAGAGTACCCGTTACTGCCGGAAGACGTTGCTTTTACAATCGCCTCTATCGTCAGATCATCGTCAGGCCCGAAATAGACCTGGTCTTGCTCGATGCGCGAAGTCGTGTTGGTTGTGGTGTTTAGGCGGCCATTGCCGACTGTAGCGCCAGAGCCCAGCAGAGCGAAGCGTTCGCCGACTTCGTTGATGGCTTCACCGTCGTAGAACCGATACTGGGCCAGCACCTTGGACGGAGTCAGATCGACACGCCACACGTAATCGACAAACTGGTATTGCATCGCCCCGGTGGTGCCAGCTTTGACGAACAGCAATCGAGTGTCGCTGATCTTTGCCATGTACGCCTGCGTATACGTGGCATCCAACGTCATGACGTTACGGTCAACGGTGAAGCGCGTTACGCCTTGCGCACCGATCGTTGTTTTCGCCACGTCTACTGAGTTGCCAGTTACGATCAGAGCGAATACAGTGTCACCTAGAACGATACTATCGCGCACACCTGAGGAGGTCGTGAAGCCTCCCAGCGGTTGTGTGGACTTGCGCGTAATGGAAGTTGAGGAGAGTGCGAACAGCTCCGCGTTAAGGTCACCAGTTGCATCCAGATACGTGATGACCAAATTGTCCCCAACGACATCGATAGATGCTTTTCCCCAGGCTAGAGAACTCGCCTTAAGCGCAGGTGCGGAGTCTACCAGTACTGGAGCATCACCAGACACATCGAGCAGTTGCGCAAATGCTTTGCCTGAGCTGGCAAGCCCGCACACAACAAACAAGGAATCCTTGTAGTATCGGGCGACTGCAGGCTGCTGCTGACCTACAAATTCTTGGGCGCCAGTGCCGACGACTAGCTTGCCCTGGGCTTGATCGTATACGACCTTCCTGTATTTCAGATAGCGAGTGCTGTCTGGTCCGTCGATGTACTGCACAAGCCCTACGTCACCAGCGGCATTCATGATGATTGACGCTTGCAAGTTCAAGTTTGACTGGTTGCTGACGATGCTCGCGGCGGACGTCGTAAACCCTTCGATGGCGGAGGCTGTCTCGTTGAAAAGACCTACACCGATACCAGAGGGTGTCGATGTTGTGCCCCATGTGACCACTGCAGGTACTTTACCGGATGCTGCCCCGCTGGCAGTTCTGCTCAGTGTGTGGTGGGCGCCTGGACGAAGCACTCCTGTGCCTCCCATTGCGGCAAAAGACACTGCTTGCGTGAGCGAGTTCCCGGCTACGTCATAAACAGCCAGCCGTCCAGTCCGATCACTGTGCAGCAGTGGAACGAATAGCTTGCCAGTCTCGGGCTTGTACGTCAAGTGACTTAGCTGGACTATGCTGCCAGACAGGCCAGTTGTCGGCACTGCGGAAAACGCAGTCTTGCTTAGTAGGGTCGGATAACTCCGTAGGTCTCCGCGTACTAGCGGCCATGGAGCTAGTCTTGGAATCAGGCTAAGCATGATTGCCTCTTTATTCAGGAATACGACTTCTGATAAACAGTTGCTTCACGGAGGAGAAATCGAAATGGCAACTGTAGTTGTAGTTGGCTCTAATTACTGGGCAAATCTTCTGAGAACCGCAGACGCCGGCACCACCACATGGGCCGCCGTTACCCCATTGTGTCCAGAGCGAGAAGTTGTTGGTCATCGACGTGTTCCCTCCCCAGCCTGCACTCTCACCGTGCATCTTCACAATCGCACGATCACTACCACGCATTGCATCAATGCCAGTCGAAGTGATGACAAGGGCAGGATCATCCGTAGTGGTGAATTTCAACCACTGGCCGTATCGGCTAACCCAGCCAGAAGCCGCACTTTTGAACAACACTTCCTTGGCCACGTTGCGGACACCTGTGGGGATCACAGGGTACAGAGTAGCGCTATTGGTCGTAGTGTTCAGTGAGGCGTCTTTGACGATAACCTGTCCCCATGTAATCGTCTTGTTCGGAGACGCGGCCCATCTGGCAATGAGAATCCAATGGCCGCCGTCGGTTGTCATGTCGCAGTAGGCATCAAACTCCTCACCGTCAGGTCCTGAGACTCGGTAGATGCCGTTGACGCCCTCCTGCGCGTTGAGAATCGTGTACTCGCTTTCTACCGGTCGGTCACCTGGCCAAGGCGAAATGCTTGGTATTTTGAACATGGTTGGGTCTCAGTTGTAGGCACGTCCTTGTGCCCTTTGAATCACAATCCTCTGGGTGTCACGTAAATCTCACCGTATCCGGTGACAGTGATGAGCAAAGCCAGCTCATCTGCTGCGGACGTGGTGATGTTGAGTTTCTTGCCGTTGTTCGCTTTGAACACGGCAGGTCCGTCGATTACCAGCTCAATGGGTTTAGCACCAAGCTCTCCCATGAAATTAGCCGCACTGACGAATAGCTGGACGTCATACGGAGCCTCGACGAAGCGGTCATTCACCTGGCCGAAGCGCAGGCGCACCAGATCAGCGTTGCTTTGGCGCATCTGGTACACGCGCTGCATCTGATCCATCAACCACACGTCGCCGTTGTCCTTGACCAGCAGGCTAACAGCATCCACGTCGATCACAGTGTCGGACAGGACGTACTTCAATTGCGTCTGATCGAACACGAGGCGCACCACGTCATTGTCGCAAATGCAATACAGGCTGCTGTGATCTTGAGTACCCGCGAACGAGTAGAGCGAACGCTGCGTGCCAAAGAAGCCATCCAGATTTTCACGGGCAACCAGATAGGCTTTCGTCTTGTCTGCCTTATCCAAGCGCAACGTGTACTGCACGGTATTCGTCGGATACTGGAAATTGTTGTTGTTGCGGTTGCGGCTGGGAATGCCGTTGCCCGTCACAAGGATGACGACGTAGGTCTCGTTATCTACCTCGTGCATGAAGGAGAACTGGAAGTGCGCAGGGTAGTTATCCCCAGTGTTCATCTTCGCGTTCGCCCAGTTGGAGTCGCGGACGACAACCATGTTCTCGCCCCAGGTGGGCGTCAAGCCAGTATCTGGATCAACGACGTTCATCTGGATACGGGAACCAAAGGTCTTCGTGACGTAGTTATACTCGACACGGTCCAGAGAAACACTGCCCACGAGGTTTGTCTGAACAGTTCCAGCAATACCCTGAACATTCGGAATGAACGCGGTCAGGAGACCATCGGCCTTCTTGAGAGCGCGAATGATTGGTAGCGTGCGCCACGGCTTGTTGGAGGTGAATCCAGATATGGTTGAGCTAACGAAGCTGTCCAATGTCACGGTGTAGCCAGCTTGTACGCGAGTCGCCACCATGTCGGAACTATAGTGGAGAGCGATTGGTCGAATAATTGCACCTGCCAACCCGTACGCTGTCGGGCTATTCGACAATTCCCAAGCAAAGAACACTTTGTCCGTAGTATCGTGCCACAGTGGAATACACGGAGCCGTAGTCGCGTTATACCCAGCGTCGCGCACGGAGTAATCCTTGCGTACTGTCTGCAACGTCGGGCAATATGTCGAGGAACCGTATGCCGACATAGTACCGTTCAATTGCACCACTAGACTCAGGTACCGAGTGTCGGATTCATCTAAGATGCGACTCATACCAAGGTAGGACGCACCTGGGGTACTTGGAGATTGCGCACTGGTCGAGGTTCCGTAGTTGATGACCTGATTTGGCTCAAGCACGCGCGAAGTTGTCTCGGCCGTTACATCGAGGGCACAAGATTGGTGGCGTGCGTTAATACGTCCAGCTTGGCTGCCTTTGGTATCAGTGTATACAGCAGGAAATGGACTGTCCATGCCGAAGACATAGAAACAGTGGCGATCCTCGCCGCTCAGAAACTCGCGCCAGTTCGTACCCGTGTCGTTAAGTTGTTTACAGGCTTCGGCCACACGCCCGTTGTCTGCAACGAACGTGGTCTGCACATACGAATTGCGAGAATCTCCGGAAGGTTCCTTGTAGGACAGCTCGCTAATGACGACAGTTCCTGTGGTAGTCAGCTTCGGCATCGGATAGTTGGCATCGCTGAGTTTTTGTCCGGACTCAGTGTACAGTTCGCTGTCCGCGATCATTTTGCCGTTGAACAATACGACATACCCGTCGCGCAGGGTTTTAATCGGCTTTGGAAGGAGCTTACGCATATTCGACCTCGATAGAAACTGTGGAGTGAGCAGGTGCGGCAATGCGAGCGCTTGCCGTAGTTACGCGAACATGCGTGATCAGCCCTTCTTGAACACTCGGCTGATCGGTGACGCGGGCGGATGCCGATGCGTATATTGGAGCCAACGCAGAATGTTGCTTCTCCCCGACGGGCGCCGTGACGCTCCCCATGGAGATAGCAAAGCGATCACGCACGGAGCTCAACTTTACCGCAGGAAAACCGCCGACATACGAACCCTTTTCGGCGTCGGCGTCGAGTACGCGCAGGCTGATGCCAGGATTGCGGTACTCCGTTTTGGCACCCAACAAGCTAGGTCCTATGACGGCTGCACGTACAGGCGCGAGCCGAAAGATTGATGTCAAGCTCATTCTGGCACCTCTTCAGGCAAACGAATGTTGGACACGGAGGCGGAGAGCGCAGCTTTGACCGTCACGGGCAGTTGAAGTTCGCCGAACACCTGAAACTCTTTGGAGTCTGTGGTATCCGAGAACGTACCGCCGTCGAGCTCCACTGTGACCAGCAACTCAACGTCTGAGTTCACGGTAAGCGTCGCAGTATCTCCGACTTGGTACTCAGCTTGGTTGAAAGCCAGAGTGACGTTAGCTCCAACCGCTTCGGAGACGAACTGATACTTCCTGACCATGTTGCCTTCGACTTGCACGGCTGCTAGGAGGCGTCCATCCACAGCACCCATGGCGAAAGACTTGCCCGAGACATATCCGTAGTCGGCGCACAGGACATCCGACAAACTCAGGCAACGCACTTCAAGAAAGTCCCTGCGGAAGGACATAGAACTAACCTGCCACAGCTTCTTGGCTTTCTTGTCCAGCATTCCGAAGTTGAAGACGTAGTTGGGCGTCACCGCTAGATCGAGTCGCTGCCACTCTAACTCACCGAGCTGGTTCTGCTCTCCTACGGACGCACGCAGTAACAGCGTAGGTAGAATGGCGGCCTGAAATCTGTTGTCCGAAGGAAGATATGTCAGGGCACCTCCGTTACCAAAGACTGCGCATAGCTGATTGTCCTCAACGAAGTAGACGCACTGAATCAGCGAGGAGGACTTGCCGTACGACGGGTCTTGGTTGTTGAACACGGCTCCTTCGTATTCGGTGATGTCGATACGTTGGAGAATCTGTCGAGTCAGCACGCCCGCACTGAGCGTATATCGACACCAGTTGACGTAGTACCCGCCACGCAAACCCGGGAAGGTGCTGGAGCCGCACGTAAGGCGAGTGTCGTCTGTATTGAGCAAGGTGAACGCCGCGACTTTACCGTTGCCGTCATACTCGACGATCGGTGCGTCAGTCGAGCACAAGGTAACGCAGTTGGTCCGTCCAGAAGCACCGCTTGCGACGCCATTGCCCATGCGCTCGACGTACACCTGCACGAAGTTCCCCACCCCTGTTGGAGTAGGAACTCCGCGCATCAGGTATTGTGCGCACCCGGCGCCCGTTCCTGTGCCTACGAAAGAGAAGCTCGCAGGAGCATCAGTTAGCTGCTGTGCGTTGACCCAGAACAGCGGATTGGAGTTGGAATCCTCTCCGAGATACTCTAGGTCAAAGCGCCCGCGCAGCACCCGGATCAAAACACCAGTCACCTTGTGCAGTGCGTAGAATGCGGACTCATCGTTGCCGCCATCCTCGAAGCGGAATTGGTGCACGAACAGGTGCGTATTCGTCTCACCTACGATACGACCGTTGGTGAAGAAGGCGGACACTCCCTCGGAGTTGGCGTTTGCCGTGTTCAGTGCAGTGCCTGAAATACTGAATTCCTGTTCGTAGTCCTGATTGACGATGATGTTGTGGCCGTGCTGGAACAGAGTCTTTCCAGCCGTGGCGCCGAGCTTGGACTCAAACGGTTGATTTTGTGCGCCGCGTAGCTGCGATGGGTTTGCGACAGCAACAAAGTTGGCCGTCCCCTGTACCGCCATCAAAGAACCCGGAACGTCGATAAACATTCCTTGCGGGTACCCGGAGCCGGAAGACACCATCTTGATGGCATCAAACTGTTTTGACTTCGACGGGTAATATCGAGACGCTTTCGGAACCGGATTACCTGATACGGCCACGTCGCCAGAATACAGCTCTCCACGATATAGCCCGAAGTATTCGCTCCTGCGATTCAAGTCCTCGGGCATCTGGACTATCTTCATTCTTGCACCTCCGGTTCGCAGTAGGTAACATGCACTTCAACGCAGCCTACCACGTCTAATTGTAGTTGCTCGCTTGCGGCGACCAAGACATCGATATTGCGGTTACCCTCGTACCTGCATCCGAACAGCTCCAGCTTAACACGACACGACTCCGGGACGGTGATGGTCAGCGTCGCGGTATCTCCACGCTGGTATGTCTCTTTGTCCAGCGACAGCGTCGGGAGGATGCCATTTGGACGCAGCACGTATTGGCAGAAATCTCGGGTGAGAACGTAAACATCCTCGCCACTGACGCCGAAGGACACGATACCGATCTCGAACTGATCGCCCTCTGGCAGCCTGTGTATTTCATGCTCGCCTGTCGCAGCGTCAATCGTAACGATGACGTTTTGCGGATCGACTGTCGGCGTGTTCAGTTGGCGAAAGGCGTAGCGCACTTGTTCGTGAGCCATGACCAGACGCTTCCTGGATTCAGTCAGCAGCATCGCACGTTCGCGCAAACCAATGCCAAAATGCACAGGATACTCCGTCACACTCCACGGTCCAGACACGACTCCCTGGTCGTTGATCGGCGCACGAAAGAGCAAAGGAGGCAGTGCTGGCGGAGTACGCACGTTGGCAAAGCTGGTCGTGTCGCTGTACCGATATTCATCGAAGCCAGTAGCATTCAGGAATACAGCCAGATACTTCAGGCCGTCATGGACATACGACCACGACTTACCATTAGCGAGCGACAGTACGAAGTTGTTGGATGTGCCACTGTTCAGCAACCATTGGGCGGAAAGCCACTGGGCAGGCAGAGGCAACTTCGGAGACGCTACCACACCAAAGGTCGAAGGTCCGGTAAAGTCCACGTTGAACACGGACAGATTGTCGTCCAATCCGAATTGCATAGCCGCTGACAACAACGGCCACGATTCGGCAACTTTAGCAGTATCAGCACCAGCGAAAGAAAAGCCGACGATGCGGTCGTCTTCGTCGTACCGGCAGGTCGACTTGTCGAAGGCAATGAGCAATTTCTGCTTTGGTGCAATGAAACCTTGAATGCCAGAGCCGACTCTTGCCAGAAGCGAGAACTTCCAAGCAGGGTGCGACTGGATATTCACGGACTCGTCCAACTGCAACAAGTGGAATTTTGCACCGTGTCCTGTGCTTGTACCCAAGTCATCCACTATGCCAGTTTGATACGAGTGTGAGCGCAACAGATGCGACTGCACCAAAAAGGTTGTCTTTCCGTCGTTCGCGCCCAGGGCACTATCTGGCGTGCGTCCAAGATAGTGGATGTCGAAGTTTCCGAGCAGTTCGTTTTGCACGCTCTTGTTGGACTTGAACAGCATGGCAAGAGCGCACGTGCCGTAACCACCACCATCGAAAACGCCCTGATAGGAGGTCGTGCTTGGACGGGCAATCAACTTGATCAAGAAGACCTGAGCAGTCTCGTATACGATCTCCAGTCCCCAACCGGCAACAACGGTATCACCGTCATAGAACGTCTGACCGATGTTGTATGGGGAGAAGTAAATCTCCCCGTTCTGATCGTACATACGTCCGTTGTACGAACGGTAGCGGTTCCCTGCAGTGATGCCCTTGGTTGACCAGAACCACTCGCTGTTGTGTCCGTTAATGTGGGGAAGACTTGCCACAGACACACCAATAGTCCCAAGGCCAGTGCCTGGCGTGAACGAGCACTGCTGGGTAGACACCACTTGATTTGGGACCATGCCCACCCAGGTTTGCGCTGGAGCATTGCGCATGTACGGGAAGCGCGGCCTGGGTAGTCCGTCTTCGTACAGATCATCACTGAAAATTTTCCCGAAGTGCTCGCCGAACTGTGGGCTCACCGGGCTCTTTTGGCGTCTTGCTATTTTAGCCACGCGCATTTGATCACTCCACTTCAATGATTTGTGCGATCGGGTCAGAGTTCACCAGCACGCTTATGAGTTCTGGTGTGTCCGCGGTCAAGACAACATCCAATTCCGTTTCACGTTGCTGGGTCACGCAGCCGAAAAGACGCACCTTCACGATGCAATCACTGGATGCCGAAACTGACAGAACACCAGATTCTCCTCTTAGGTACTCCGTCTTGTCGAATGTCATCGTGAACGTCGCGTCTGGGGTTGGGCGCATCATGTACGGCACGTTGTCCTGTAGGCCCATAAATTGATCGCCGTGAACTCCCATGAATTGGAAGTACGTTCCTCCGATCGAGGCAGCGTGCAGTTGCGGGGTTGCGCCAGTTACGTCAAGACACACAACGCTACCGTTACTGTGGCTAGGGAACCAAACGTAACCACCATCTGCCGAAACCAGGTACGTACCCAATTGCGCTTGTACGCCACCATCGACCGGGAACTCGTGGACTTGTCTGTTGGACAGCACGTTCGCGGCATCCACATCGTAAGAGAACACAGTCAGCGGATATACTGGAGCCTGTGCTGCGTAGCGGCGTAGGTATTTTGCCATACCCATAGAACCGTATGCAGCCACGTAAAACTTAGAGCCGTGCTTCCAAGCCGCTAATGTCGCCAACGTCACGAACTGATGCGTACTGTCGGTAGCTATGATTGACGGTGTCGCTGCCAACATCGCAGCAGACAGAGGTATTGGCTGATACGCCACAGTGATGTACGGTGCGGAGTCATCGCCTCGAGTGGAGAACTCTAAGTGGTTGACGCCAAGTGTCTCTTGAAAAGTCACGGGCTGCGACGATCCCGTATAGTTCCACTGCTCGGCACCGAGCTCTGGTACGTGTCCAACGTAGGCAATCCGCTTGATGAAGCCATCGTTGTCGTACTCAACCATGTCTCGCACGAAGGTCGGTGTAAACTTGGTCAAGTCTAGTGTCGAACCTACGCGCCCACCGCCGATAGTACGTCCAGTGATCAGGTACTTCCATGAGGCAGCGACGGATGGGGCATTCTCGTTCTCCAAGCTGATCACGGTAGCTTCGGCGATTTTGGTCAGCGTTGTTGAATGTAGGACAGCGTTGCCGGATTCCGTAGCAAGACCTGAAGCCAACATCAACAGAGTGTGCCGACCATCCGCAGACGTGGCGCGATTTTTACCCAAGTAGACAAAATCCACAACGCCACTTGCAACGTACACGTTCGCCAAATCGAACGGGCGCTTAGACACCATGACAAGATAGGTAGAGTTTGCGTTGTTGGAGAACTCGCGTGGACCTCTGATTAACCGCATGCAGAAGTAATCGACTGTCTCGAACAGGAACTCCCCATGGTTATACGTCAGGTCCGAGAACTGCGTGGTAGTGCTTCCAGACACATGGACAGCGTTCAGTCGAATCTTGTTGTCCTCGCTTACCAGAAAGCCCTTACTGAAATAGAACTTCTTTCCAGCGGTAACCCCAAGCTGCGAAGTGAACAGCATGTTGCGCACTCCACGGAGGGTGCCGATAGGTGCGTAATCAATGATGTCAGGACGACCAGCGATACGCTGAAAGCAGGAGGAACTCTCAGACTCCAACAGCAGATTGTCGCGGACTCGCCAGCGAAAATCTTGTTGGGCTGCGTAGTTGTTTTCAGCCACGCGGGTTACCTCGTAATCTCCGTAGTACGCTTTGCCGTCGCGAAAGCCTGCGACTGCGCTGCGCGCCGGAATTCCTTTGCGCCGCAACGGAACGAGTTTCATATGATTCCCCGTAAAAATGTTGGCATAGATACGCAAAAAGGCCGTAGAGCCTCAGCTCCACAGCCTGTTGCGTTTATATTGCTGTGATGTACGCGCACGCAGGCTCACTCACTTGACCGTAAGCGTTGACCATGCGATACGCAAACGAGGCTTGACCTCGGAAACCCTGCGAGACATACGCCAGGCTCTTTCCGTCATTGGAAACTCGCGCTACGCCATTCTCAGGCTGAGACAGCACCTGCGGCCAGAACGGTACGCCTACACGAAAGGCGCCGCCATCGGACAGCACGAAGTTTCTACCTGGCTTGACAACGGCATCCTCGAAAGGACCGATCTTGTCGTACTCGCGCAGTGTATAGCTACCTGCTTGACGCACAACAAGGTTGCCATTATCGAACCAGTAGTCAGGCTCGAACCCTTCTGCACGGTTGAGCACGCGGCCATCAGCAGCGATGACATCGAACAAGGCACGGTTTTTAGGCACCATAGCAATCGAGTCAACGAACGGGGTATTCGTCACACCGACAGATGCGGCCTTGACCACACCTGTCAGCACGGCGATTCCGGGCTTGGCAAAACGAAACACCTCGGAACTAAGCATTAACCACCTCCAACGTAACCGAAGCGCCGCGAAGCCGCAGGTGGCAGTTCACCAAGCGGACACGAAGCGGAGGAAGAGGTCGGCGTCAGCGTGAACACCCACTTTCCGTTGATCTGCTTGTACACAACACCGGCGCTCAGGTTGATGCTCGCTGCATAGGCTTCCGCGTCTTCTTGCGACGTGAAGAATGCACTGGCGTCTTCCGAAAGCGCGTATCCGATGCGCTGAGAGTGGATAAACTCCACAACCGGGCGATCGACCAACATGGTGTTGCTGGTGCGGCGCTCGACATTCTGCTGCACTTCAAAGCGAGTGTTGCTGGAACGTCGCTCGAAGACAGTGTGCATGCCGTAGAGTTCAACCGACGGACGCAACACCACAGACGCGGAAAACTCCAGCACGTTTGTTGCTTCGCGCACATCGTACTGCCCAGCGATGACGTAGGTGCCGTTGGACACACGACGCAGCATCTGGGTTTCGATTTCCGACATCGGATAACGCCACGACAGCGAAGGCTGGGCCTCGAACACTGCACGCTTGCCTTTGACACCAAGCTCGTAAGCGGCTTGCACTGGAGCGCGCTCGCCAGATTCAAACACTTGGTAGACGGCTGACGTCAGGTAGCGCTCAGCACCCAAAGGTCTAACCCAATCAGCATCAACACCAATGCGAGTATAGCCAGGGACGCGCGCATAGTCAGCCTCAATCTCCAGACGTACCACATCAGGCACCAGAGAATACTCTGCCGAGAGTTCGGCAAAGGCATGCTGGGCAGCAATGGCGTACACCGCAGACAACTCAGCGCCTGCGAACTGTGCAGCGATGGCGTATACCCCATTTGCATGCACCACAGTGCCTGCCTCGACCAATGCAACTTCGGTGTCACCGGGGAAGGTCACTGCACTTGCATTTACACTGTAGGCGGCGTCTGTACTGACGACGTGGGAGTAGCGGACGTGCAGGCCCTGCGAGGCTTTGGCGAAGCTGACCTCTTTGGAGTTGATGAGCCATTGAGCCACGTCGCTGATTCCGACTGTCGCTTGGCTGTGTTTGGTGCAGCCGTACTGAGTCGTGAACGCTTCACGGTCAGTTGCCAATTCCCACTGGGCAGAATCGTACCCGACGGTGACATACGGAGACAGCGTGGGTGTGAACGGGTCGAGCGTCTCGATTGCAGACTGAACGTGCAGCTCACCGAAGCGAGGCTTCAATACTTCCGAAGTGTTGCGCTTCGTGACGCCGTTGAGCGTCATCGGGAGTACCGTCCAGGTAGACGCCACGTGCTGCTCGGCATCATCCACGAGGATGTCGTGTGCGGTACGTTGCGAAATCAACGAGGTGATACGCACGGACACGTCCACAACGTCGTCGTTCTTGATGGTACCTGTGGTCCCGAAAGCACCGCCATTGACAGAGAACAGGAGCTCTGGAGAGCCTGTGCTCACAGTAGTAGTGAACCCGTACGTCATACCAGCGACGACAAAGCTCTCCAAATACTCTACCTTCAGGAAGGCCTCGAGGACCTGTGGCAAGGTCACCGTATCCGGGTACAACTTAGGTACAGTGCGGAAGCGGAACGTAACAGCACGGCGCCCGATGAGCGACACGTTCCGATCGAAGTACCATTCACTGGTCGCGGGAATCGTGAACGTGACCAGGTCACCGGACCGCAGATAACCTGACGTGAACGGCGTGCCGTTGACGCGCATCACGACATCGGTAGTACCCAGACGAACGAACTCCGGGCGTACCCAGTCAACGGTCCACTGATGTTCGACTTCTTCCGATCGTGGCATATTGTCCACGAGGTTCACGGCTGCTGTTACAGCAGGCTCTGCAAGCGTGACGTCCGCCGCGTTCGAGTACAGGTCGGTCACCAGATAGGCACCGAGGAACGCTGCACCAAAACTCTTGAGGGCGGTTACGTCTTGGCTTGTGGTCAGTTCCTTGTCGAAGCGCTTGGCCGTTGCATCGTTCAAGAAAGACACGTAAACATCGTCACCGTTGACAACAACGTCTCGTGGTACCTTGTCGAAATACACGGGCGTGTACGCATAGTCGGCAAGAGAAATCTTGGCGACCAGTCGGTTACCTGCATCAACCGCATACAGGAAGGTATCGTTGATGTCAAAGGCCCAGTAGCGGCCCGTATAAGTGTTGATCGTGGTCGTAACCCAGCTACCGCCCTCGAACTTGCTGATAGTCAGCCCGGCAGCACACCCGACCACGTAGTCGTTGGCAGGCGTTACGAACAGCGAATGCACGGCGCTCAGGTTGGGTGCGACGATCGTGGCAAGTACCGCGTTGTCCTTCCAGCGAACCAGCTTGTCGGCATACGCGAGAACGATGTTGCCGTCAACGTCGCCGGACGCAGCAACCACGCCAGCTTCAACTTCGAAGGTCTCCGCCACGTTGAAGCTGGCGTCCAAACGAAGCAGTTGCGATGCTGTGGCGATATAGCAGGTTGTGGTAACGCCATCGACGGCGCTCCAGCGCGGAACGAACAGCACAGCAATGGGCTGCGTTGCAATGGTGAGTTTCTTGACTTCATTGCTGGTGTTGAAGAACCAGATGTCCTTCTTAACGAAGTCGATGGCGGCAACTGCATCACCGCCAGTGAATGTTCCAGTGGGTGTAAAAGCGCGGGACGTTTGGGTCTGAGTGTTCAGCAGGCTACCGTAGGTTGTGCCCGTTACCGACTTATACTCGTTTGCGGCAACGTAGCGAAGGCTCTTCGGCAGATCGACATACCAGTAATGCTGCTTGCCTGCGAGCATCACGGAGATTTCAGCATACGCCGATACGGTCGTACTCAAGCGTACAGTCTTTGTACGCTCTACCTGAATTTCCACACCAGGAGCGTAATCTTGGCCTTCGTACCGAACAGCACACGCAGCCACAAGGGTACCGCTCACATCGACCACGCAATCTACGAAGGTTGCACCATTCGCAAGACTTACAGGAATGTACATATCGTGGCTCCAGAAACGAAAAAGGGACTAAAGTCCTAGACCTTAGCCCCTTTTGGAGTTACCCGGTCTTAGACCGCGTCGATGCCGCCGCCTTCTACGAGCATCAGCAGACGCATACCGGTGTTGTTGGCGCCGTTGGCCTTGAACGCGCGGTACACGCGATCCACGGACTCACCGTACGGACGCACCGGGATTTCGGAGTCTTCCGAGATAACGTCGGCGCTGGTGTAGGCGATCATGTCCAGCTCGTCGGTGTAGGCGTAACGATCCGTGTTCAGACGATTCGGGAAGGTCACCAGGTACTTGTTGCCGATGGCGATGGCGACCTGCTGCTTGGAGTTCAGGATCGCAGCGCTGTCGATGCTGTCTTCGTCGGCCGGCTTGGATACGGTCGGACGGAAGATGTCGGATTCGCTGATCACGAACTTCTGCGGCTGTTGCGCGTCGCAGGAGTAGACGCAGAAGATCGGGCTCAGTTCATCGACGCGCGGAGCGCCGGTGTCCTTGTTGACAGCGCTCTGCACCAGGAACCACGAGAACTTCGGAGAGGCATCGCTGGCTTCGTCCCAGATGAAGAAGGCGATACCGCGTTCGGTGGCAGTCAGCACGTAGCTGATCGTGGTACCGGCGTCGAAGGTCTGGTTGGCGATGCTGCGGTTGACGAACACATCGCCCAGTGCCGAGCTGGATGCTTTGTTCCAGGCAGCACCCAGTTGCCCCATGATGCGAGCACCGTTGGTATCGACGCTGCCAGGGAAGGACGAGGTAGCACCGGCATTGCTGATCTGCTCCGGGTTGGCGAAGGCGATCTTGATTTGACCAGCACCGCCAGTGGCGCCGCTCACGTCGACCAGCATACGCCACGGTTGGGTAGCGTGCTTCGGGTTGACGGTCAGCGAGGAGTCCATGACGAACTTGCCGGCACCGGAAGCCAGCGTGAAGTTTTGACCAGTCGCAGGCAGGACTTGAGTCAGGCCAGCTTCTTTCAGGTCGAGGAACAGTTGAGTTGCGACAGCGCCCAGACCTGCGAGTTTGGTACGCTTGATCATTTTACCAGCCATAAGAAGTCTCCGTTAGACTGAGAGGTATCCACACAAGGTGAACGAAATGTCCGCCAGGTTTTGATCGATTACATCAGGTGCCGTGACCAGAATAACGTCACCACGTTGGATTCGGATGGGTTCCGAACTTGCCGGGGTGAACACTCCTGCTTCGGCGCCTTGAGAGAACGTAAACGAACCTATGGCGATGGTTTCCAGCCCCCGAGTAACGAGCACGGTGTACACCTGCTCTGTGCTGCTCGGTTGCAATGCGTGAGCCACTGCGCCTGCCATCGCAGCTTGGATATAGAACGTCCGAGCTGCTACGGAGTACAGCACTTTCGCGCCGGGATCGGGACGTCCGAGGACGGTACCCGACAGATCATACGACAGCGCACTGAACGCAGGATTGCGAAGAATCCACGAGCCGTTGAAGAACTCGTAAATCCCAGGGCCGTCGTTTCCAGATTGTTGCGTGAGTTCCCACAGGTCACCGTTTGCACCTGCGGGAAAAGCTGGGCCGCGGCGGGCGTCGTCGAGCATCTTGATGCCCAACCCAGAGCCAGCGGCCAGAGTAAGTCCATCAGTAAGCATCAGGCGACTCCTGCTTTACCGGCTCTTGGCACGGACCACTCGATGTTGCACTGGTTTTGATCGATGACCTTTACAGCCATTGGCTGAATCTTTTGCATCTGGCCTTCAATCTCAACCCAAGCGTCAACGACAGGTGCCCGAGTGAAGAGGTTGTGGTGAACTTCCCAAACCTGAGAAGGAATGGGTTGATCGTGCTCATGCCGATTCGTCATACGCACCGCACCCTGCCCGAAATCGGACTACTGAAAGAGGCGATACTCTGGGTGAAGTTCTCGTCATGTACCAAGCTGGAGGGTTGAATCTCCAGATTACCGACGAAGCAGCGCACGATTGGCGGGTAGCCCAGCATGTGGTTGATTACCCACACCTGTTGATCAGTGAACGTCTGCTCGAAGGCGACTGTTGGTCGTGGAAGACCTTCAGTGGAGCCCATGATGAGAATTGCACGACCAGCTTGCGGCTCGGCAAAGTGAATTGTGGCGTGGTTGAAGGTGAAGTCAACCTCGTCGAACTCAATCGCTTTGTTATCGCCACTGAGCACCTGCACGATACAGCCAGCGGTTTGCAGGCTATGGTCGATTTCCCACGTAGACGACGCAATGAATTGGTCGTGTACGTGGGTGTGCAGTTCAGTGCTCATCGGCAACCAGACCGGGACACCATCATTGATTTCTAGGCAAATGTAGATACGCTTGCCTTTGAAGATGAAGGTACCCGGCTTTGGTTCAAGCGGCCAAGATTCAACGGGCTCCAGGGCTACGTTCTTCAGGACATTGCCCATCAGATCGAGGCTGCCGTTGATTTGCATTTAGGCCCCCTTGGGTTTACGCGGCTGCCTTCTTCCCGTTGATCACGACGCGCACTTTCTGCGCAGTCGCCAGAGTGACAGTCAGGTTGTTGGCGTCGGTCAGCGTGACGGTGTCCGGCAGGATTTGAGCATCGCTTTCGTCGTACACAGCGACTACGGCGTACTTGTTGCCCAGGTTGTGGTTGATGCTGTAGGTGTCTTGAGCAACACCGGCAGTGCCATCGAACACGAACTGGTTGGCATCGACGCGGGTCGACAGGTCGCCGATTGCATCCGCGTTCGCCTGGTCGCCTTGGTCAGCGTACAGCTTGTTGGCGATGCTGGCGTCAGCAGTCGGAGCCGGGACCGCCACTTGAGCGGTGATGGTCGACGCAGTGTCGAGCTTCAGGTAGGTAGCGCTGATGTCACCCAGAGCCAGGCCGTTTGCAGACTTGACGAGAGTGGTGCCGTCGAGCTTGACGGTCAGCGCAGTACCTTCACCGCCTTCGAGGCCCTGACCGGCAACGCTGGTCGCCAGATGGGTTTCGTTCACGCCGGCAGCCTTGACGATGATGCCACCGGCACCGACATCGAGGGAAGCACCGACTTTAACGCCCAGTACGGCGTCACTGGCAGTCGAAGCGTCACCAGTGGTCGGATCGACGAGTTCCAGACCTTTGTCTGGACGAACATCGATACCCACTTCGCCAGTCGGCAGGTTGGCGACACCGGCACCGAACTTGACGCTGATGGTGTTGCCTTCTTTGAGCAGACCGGCCGATACGGTAACGCCGCTCAGGCCGCCGTGTTCGGTCCAGTTGGTGCCGTCGTACTTCATGAACTTGCCGACGCCACGATCCCAGACAAGAGCGCCCGGACCTTTGACGGACACATCATAGGCAACCACGAAGTCCGCACCGGACTTCTGGATGATGTCGCCATCTTCCAGGCCAGCGATAGTACCGAACGCGACGTTCAGGTTGGCTGCGTCAGTGACGATGTAGCGTACCTGGGCATCCGGCAGCGGGTCTTCGGTCGGAACCAGCGTGTCATCCAGCTGGACAGCCAGCACGTCAGCCTGGAAGTCGAGGTCAGCTTTCAGGTTGTCGATGTCGATGAGACGCACGGCATCGGTCGGATCGACAGGTGCAGCCAGGTTTTTCAGCGTGCTGGTGCCGCCGAAGTTCAGGTCACCGGTCAGCGCATCGCCAGCCTTGTTCACCGGAACGTAGCCCAGATCATCCTGCTTGAGGTCGATCTGCGTCTGCACGTTGTCGGTCACGCCGCTCAGGTGGGCGAGTTCGACGGCAGTGACTGCGGATACTGCGACCTTGCCGTTTTCGTCGGAGACGATGGCACGACTGACGGTCAGATCGGCGCTGGTGATGGTAGTAGCAGCACCGGTGATGGTGTCCTGCTTCGCACCCACCAGCGACTCGACTTGTTGCAGCGGAGTAGCTTCGAGCGGGTTGGCTGCGTCTGCGGCGAGAACCAGCGGGCCGGTCATGGTGCCGCCGGCCAGCGACAGGTATTCGTCCAGTGCGCCGCCAGTGGCGATGGTGAGGGTCTGGGTGCCGTCGTACCACTTCAGGGCTTTGTCGGTAGTGTTGACCCAGACCAGACCTTCCTTGAGGTCACCACCAGTGGGGTCTGCTGCCAGGCGCTGCGGCTTGAGGCCACGAATCTCGCCAACCAGCGTGATGTTGCCATTCTTGAGCATGTTGATTACTCCAGGATCAGGATGCGATCTCAACGATTTTAATGCGGGGGTTTTCTAACATGTCGGTTAGCAGCCGTGCGAATGGCTGATCCCCAACTACCAAGCCGTTTTTCAACGCAATTTTTTCTTCCGTGTAGTTTTTCACGACCACAGGGACAACGATGTCCGGCAGGATTACCGTGTCCAAGTAGTGAGTGATTCTCTCTTTGGCGATGAAGACCCCAGTGGCTCGGTAATATTCCAGGTCACCATCGTCAATGTACGTGATCAGGTTGTCCTGCATGGACGCGTTGGTGCTGATCTTGTTGCCCACCAGGTTAGACCCTAGAAGGCAGTCCACTTCGTACAGCTCGTACAGCGTGGATTGAAGGGCATCGACCAACGCATCGATGATAAGCGGATAGGCCTCAAGCTGAGAGAGGCCCACCGTTTGCCGAACCTTGCGCTTGAAGTTCAGAGGCACGTGCTTATGCACAGCACCCCAAACGTCTACGAACTGCGGCAAAAACACGTCACCGTGAATGGTGAAAATGCTCTTGTTGGATTCGACTACTTCACCGAAGCGCTGGAAGATGATCTTGAGGTCCGTCTCCTCCAAAACGCTTCGGTTCAACAACAGGCTCTCCACCTTGATAGCCCAGTCCGAATAGCTGTTGAAAAACAGCAGCAGGATTTCGCGGGCTACTTGGCTGAACTGTCTTTGTTCGTCGATCAGGACATTCAGGATGAACGACTTGGAGTTGTAGTACCTCTCCAGCGCCTTTGAACTGACAGATCGAAACCGTATGTTGTTGAGCACATAGGCCATGTTGGTATTCCTACAGACCTCGATTCATGTTTTTAGCGATAGACATACCTGTCAACACGCCAGCGACTTGACTCTGCTTGTCACTGATGTCCGCAACTTGGCGGGTCAGTTGTTCAAGCAATCGACCCAGGCGTTCGACTTCACGCCGGATTTCATCGTGTTTACGGGTCGAGGTCTCAGACGTTTGATTTAGGGCACTGGTGAGACGTTCTAATGCTTCCTGAACGTCCTCGAACATGCGTTCAAGGCTTCCACTCAGTGCGGTTGTTTGATGTTCAACCGCCAGCTTCAAGGAACTTACGGTCGAGACAAGTTCGGTGATGTTTTGCTGACTTTGCAGGCTGGCTGCCAACTCTTGCATGAAGCGTTGGACGTTCGCCTTTTGCAGTTCAAATTCGTCGCCCATCTTTTGCTGCATCGAGGAGTTGGTCTCACGCAGAGTTTTGACCTCGTCCAGCAGCGGGATAACGAAGAACCAGTAGCCGGCTAGGCACGCAACCGCAATCACAGCAGAAATTGCGACAGGCAGCGGGCTACTGAAAATGGTGTTTATGGAGTCCATTGAGCAGCCTCATTGGCATCGGTCATCGCTCGGTATAACTCTTATGTTTCTGACGTTGGCGTTGTCTTTGTCCGTCTCAATAAGAATCTCGGAAATTCTCGGCTCCCTGTAGGAGCAAATCTCTCCGGTAGCCTTGTTCTCCACGCAGACGCTTTGAACGCACTGCAAGGAGGAGTATACGATTGCTTCGCGGTTGTCACTACGGGAGCTGTACTTCACGAAGATGAAAGCTACCGCAGCCAAAAGGGCAAGAATGACGATACGCGATATGGTCGAATGTGAGGGTCGGATCATTGGTTGCCGCCTTCCACTATGTCGTATTTGCCCATCGTTGCGCGGTATAACCCCAGCCACTTTGGTACGACACGGGACAGGTTTGCACACGAGCTGATGTGGGAGTTTGATGCTTGGGAGTATGGCGCAGTAGCCAGAGCTGCCGCCTCTGCAGGCGTCGGCCCGATAGCCAGAGTCGTCTTAAACCCGTTTCGACAAATACCTACATCCACGTGACGCCGATTTGTCTTAACCAGAAGGTTTTCGATTTCGGCGAATCCCACAGAGTCTTGCCACTCATCCAACAAGCTAAAGGCGTTCAGCACCAGGGTGCCTTTTGGTTGATCTTGCAGGTCAAGCAACGCTTGCCGATACTCGATAACCGTTGACACCGTAGTCACGTCCAGCTCGATGCCATCGAGTTGTCGGCGCAGCTCCTGCAAGCGAAGGTTCGCCAACACGGAGTTGTCGCTTATGACGTAAACAGGTGACCAGTGCTTGTTGTAGATGGAAGCTGCCTTGAGGGCCGTTGTGTTAAATGACGTGGAACCTATCAGCACAGAGCTGTACTGAGTTGGAATCCCGACGTCCACGATTGGCTCTCCGAGAAACAGAAGGGCGCTCGGCTTTGAGTGCTCGACATACGTGCGCAAAACCTTTGACAGGATTTCCCGCGAGTGTGCCGAGCGATCATGCGTGAACTGCCGAGCGTTGAAGACGGCAATGTGGTCGACACTGCCGTTTTGGTCTTCAAGAATCTTTGCGATGATCGTGTTGCCGTACAGGTCATTGACCGTTGCCGACTGCACAACCAAAAGGCTTTGGGCATTTGCCATTACGCAGTAAATTAGCGAGCCTATCGCCAAAAGCCTTCTCATGTTCGTCACCTTATGCCGAGAATCACGGCGCGTCCCTGGCGAGCTTCGGCAAACGTCAGGCGCAGCGTATCTTCATCGATCATTGTTTCCGTGGCTGGAATCATCAGCGTCCCATCTTCCCGCACGGCACGAACTGTGACGTCCGGTACGTGTAGGTTGTGAACGATGATCCACTCAAGTGAGGGTTCCACTTGGTCATGTTTGTATCGTGGCGTGCCGTCACCGAGCTGGATGTTTTCCAACTCGTCTTCGACTACCGTCACGCGGTTTCGCACAGACGTAACTTGGTTACGCAGGCTGGTGAGCTGTTGGCTAACCGAAGCTGCTAGGCTTTGCGCCGCCATGGTCAGCTTTTCGACGAACGAGCGAGGTACCGCTTCCGTAGGTGCGTAGTCGTCTCCGACTTCCAAGACTCGTGGACGCAATGGTCCTGTCAGGTCTCCACCTTCAACACCGAGCGCGCCGATATCGGCCAGGATCAGCCCGTGCGTGTTGCCGATGTTTCGGTTGAGCTCCTGAAAGTCTTGGTCGTTCGGTCGTGGTTCATCCCAGGATTGAGCCAACCAGAACGATGTCTCGTCCGCGACTTCCCAGGTATGCACGAAGTCTTGCGACTGGGCACGACTGACACGGCGCAGCGGAGTGCCTGTGTCAGGGTTAATCCACAGCAAGTCCAAAGGAGCCACGACAGAGACGGGCTCCGCGTGGCTGATGATGACGTTTACGCGAATGTGTTCCGGCCCGTCCATGGTGAGAAGAACGGGCGTGGCCACAGTCAGGCCGCGATCCACGGCGGCCTGGATAAGCCTGCTAGTAGGAAGAGACATGGTTCACACCTCGATGTACACTGCGAGTAAATTATCCACAATGTAGAGCCACCAAGTGGTCGGCTATCATCGAGGCTACGTTCTTGGCATCTTCCTTTGGCAGGGTTACCAGTTGGTTTCCTGTCGGAGTGTGGGCGATTGCCCTGCAGGTCTTGGAGCCTCTGGACAGATCGAGCGTCAACACAGCCAGAGCTTTCGGGTCGAGCGCGTAGCACACGCCGTCGATTACAAGACCCGCGATGATCGCTTCGGAGACAGCTGGACGCTTCGGACGTTCATCTTTTGGTATATCGCTCACTTCAACCAGGCGCTTATCGATGACGCGGAACTTGAACGGTGCAGGCTGTACGCGAGCGTGGTCCTCCAGGGAAACTTCAATGTAAGGCGAGTCAGGACACTCGCCCCTCATTGGGTTCCAGAACGACAGCACGTCACCTGTCTTCTCATCATAGACAAGTTGGTAGTATGCCGCTGGTAAAGCCATAGCTTTCTCCTTATGCGTCGGCGTCGCTGCCGATGACGAACCAGTAGAAGTCCCAACCGGTAGCAGCTACAGGTCGCGTGCCGCCTTCACCATCGGATTCTTGCTCCAACATGGAAGCATCCACACTCAACTCGGCGTTGCCTTTGTTGATACGGTCGATGCGCACGGCGTTCTTGACGTTGCTCTTCGGGTCGATGAATTGCAGAAGCATGACCCGTGGCTTGTCTCGCTCGAAGGCTTCCGGGAATACGACGCGCTGGAAAACTGCCGCATCTTCCGACGTGAATCGGCCCCAACATTTAAGGCTGTGATTCTCGTAGAACTCGTAAGCATCCACTTCGCCTACGCCGAACGTTGGTGCCTTACCGTCAAGTCCAGCAGGGCCTGTCGGACCAGTTGGACCAGTTGGGCCAGTAGCGCCCTGAGCACCGATACCGCCACCCGGACCTGCTGGGCCCGTCGGGCCTGCTGGGCCTGGATCACCTTTGGGCCCCACGCAGCCTTGATCACCTACGCGACCATCTTTGCCGTTGCGCCCGTTGATACCAGGCTTACCCTGAGGACCTGTTGGGCCAGTGGGGCCTACACCGACACTCGCCTTGGTCAAGAAGCCGCGAATGTTGAGCACAGAGTTGTCTGCTTTGCGCAGAGTCAACGTGCCTGTCTCTGGGTCGTACACACCTTCCGTGACCTGGACATCGGTATCGTCGTCCGGGTTTTGCAATTCGAGGCGCTCTCCGTTGAATTTCACCTCGTCGTTAGCGACGCCAGCGCCAGGATCGATCATCGGGAGCGGGATTCTTGTCAATCCACTCATAGTTTCCTCACTTCACATTGAGCCAGCGTGTGTTGTCCGAAGAGCGGACTTTCGTGTTGCCCGGGTGCATCTGAATCCATCCAGAATTGGAGCTATTCCTTAGCTTCCACCCGAGCTTATCGAAGTTCTCGATCCACGGACTGCTAGTCGATTGACGAACTCGCAGTCTGACAGCCATTACTCGATTTCTCCAATGCTATTGGCTTGACCCTTCCAATCAGCAGCGCGCGTCGAGTACACCATCAGGTTGTTGTAGCGGGCGGTAAAGCCAGCGTAACCAGGCGTACAGTTTGGCACGTTCAAGTATCGAAGGATGACGTTGCGTGTACCTGCGTTGATGTTCACGGTGTACTGCCGAGTACCGATCGGACCAGACGCAACCTTCTTACAGTCGATGTACAGCTCGAAGTCATCGTCGGACGTCATGGTGATAACGTACGGGCCCGTGTACGGGAACGTCAAGTTCGCCATCATCAGGTACTTCGTGTTGCCTGCCGCACAGTTGTAATCAGGCTGAACGTGCATCAGGTAAGCACCATCTCCACCACCAGCTCTTTCATACACTACGCCCTGCGGATTTTGCCGGCACAGCGCACTATCGTCGTCGATGATCGTCCCAGTACCTGTGGGCACTGTGATGTTTCCCTTGGACGCATTGCTGATGTTCATGTTGATGGTACGGTCACCATCCTGCGTGTCGTTGCCGATGATCGGCGCACACACTTCCTTGGACGTTTCACCAGGCGCGAAGGTAACAGTACCTGAAATCGGGCTGTAATCACTGCGCACTTGCTTGATGCGAATGGCACCTTCACTACCGCCAGCTGGGATCGACTTACAACTCAACCCTTCCCAAGCCGGGTGATCACCATGCGACGCGATGATCTGACCAACACTCACCGGGCTCCGATCGACGGAAGCGTAGAACTCGATGTTGTACGGAGCAGCCAAAGCATTCGCAGTAGCTTGAAACACGTCGTGGTCAGTGACGATAAACAAACCGCCGCCATTCTTCACCCAGTTCGCCACGACGGCTGCACTGGTGCCGGTCGCGTGGTTGACCCCGGTGTGATCTGTAGACAGCACGACCAAGAAGCCGTAGTCTGCCAAGTCCGCGGCAGTGATCTTGTTCCCCATATCCGGCAGGTACCTCATAGTGACATCGAAGCCTACAGAACGCAGGGTCTCCGGCATACCAACACCGAAGGCCATTCCGGCAGTGCCCAGGTTGTACTGGTTAACCGTAGCCGAGTCGCACAAAATCAACGCTTTGCTGTTGCCGGGTTTACGCGACCACAGGGCGATGTTCTTCAGGTAGGTAAACGCAGGCGGCAAGCCAATACCAGACACGAAGATGCTGCTGAACGTGGCGTTCTCTTGCGACTGGGCAGTGAAGCCCCAGCGAGTAGCAGCACCGCCGAACACTGCCAAATCTTCACTGGTCAGGTCAGCCTGCAGCAAGGTGCTTTCCGAGATTGTCTCGCTACCGTAAGCCGAGCACCAGACGTTGATCTGGTTACAATCGCGCTGCACACGAACGCGGGTGCGTGTTCCGTTCCAGTTTCCCGTCCCGCCAACAGCGTTCGACGCCAGCACTTTCACGACAGAGTTGTTTTTCACCAGAGCCAGCGACCAGTTGCTACCGAAGGCGTTCAACCCGCCGCGTTGGCGAGAAGCGATGATCTGGTAGTTGTCACTACCGACGCGAGCGTATGCGGCAACCAAGCCGATCATGTCGTCGTCCGCAGCAGAAGAAGACAGCGTAGCCTCGAAGGTATAGCTATCGTATGCCGTGGGCGAAATGAAGGAAATGATGTTCGCGGAGTTCACTGTGGACGAGATGTTGCCCGACCCAGCACTGTACGCCCATGCGTTTGCTTCACTACCACTAGGAATTCCGCTCGGGCTGGTGTAGAACTCAGCACCGGCAGTACGCCACCATGTGTTGAACACCTGTGCGCCCGTCGGAGGCGGCTGCGGTGCAACGTAGGTCGAGTTGTAGAACTTGGGGAAGCCCCCATCGAACGCAACTTTGCCGAAGTTTGCTTGATCAACAACGGCGATGAACGGATTGTTGAACTGGTCGGAAGCCAAGATGCGACCTTGTGCAGCGACCGGGTTTGCGTTGCCGCCGCCAGTTGCGTAGTCCACTGTCACTGGTTGCGACTGAGGCTTGTCCATTGTGATGGTCCAGCACAGTTGCGGAGACTCACCTGCAGCACCCTCACGCACGCTTGGCGAGTTGACACTGATATTCGGGTCTTCATCCCCGGGGCACGTATGCAGGAACGACCACGACGTGGCGCCCGAGCCAGTGACGCGCACCTGAATCTTCTGACCGCGACTCGGATCGTAGTCGAAGTACAGCCAGTGGTCTCCCGTAACAGGACCTCCGGTTGTCGCAACGAGCGTACCCTCTTGATAGACGTCCAGTTTGTCCGGAATCTGCCACATCTGGTAGCGGATGCCAACTTTACCAGCAGTCGAACCCATGTCGATGAAGGTATCTGTGACGCCTGCACCGCCAGACTTAACTGCTGAGGTGTCGGAACACTCACGCGGGTTATCTTCGCTACCGTCTTCACCTGGGCAGGTGATCAGGTAAATCCAAGACGTACCTGGGTCACGCGCAGTAATGCGCACGCGCACCATGTTCGACCCGCCAGGCGTGTGCTGAAATTTCAGGTGAGCTTCGCCTGCAACGTAACCACCAGTCGATGCAATCAACACGCCCGCATGGTTGAACACTTCCATCTTGTCTGGCTGATTCCACATTTGATAGTGGATGTCCGTCAGACCAGCAGTCGGCCCAAGGTTATGGTAGAACTCGTAGGTGCCTTGCCCGCCTTCTTTCTTGACTTCGAAGGTGCCGTGGCACGGACGCGGGTTGTTGATGGTGCCGTCATCGTCGTCATCGCCAACGCACTTGATCTGCAACGTCCAAGTGTTGGTCTTGTACGTGGAGCGCACGCGGACAAACAGCATCGGGTCGTTGTTCACCGGGTTGAACACGAAGGTCAAGGCGCCAGTGCCTTTACGCTGGCCGCTGGTTGTTGCGACCCGCTTGCCGCGATAGTAAATATCGAAGCTAGCGCCAGCGGAGGCAATCCACGGGAACTTGATGTTACCCGAGGCGGTGCCCATGTTGATGTAGAACTCGGAAATACCAGCGCCAGAGCCAGAAACAGAATCCGGGCACTCGAACGGGCAGTCCCACGATCCGGGACGCTTCGTACCGCAGTCCATGTCAGGACGCACAACGATAGGTTGCTTGGTCTCACAGGTGTTCAAACCCGGGCGGTAGATGCAATCGCCCTTGTCGCCGGCACCGTCCCCATCAGAGTCAGGCAGGTCGAAGCCAGGTGGGTACGGAGCATCTTCTTGCCAGCCGCTACCGCCGTTACCGGAGCCGGAGTCGCCATCGTTGAAGCTCGGACTATCCGGACCGTTATCGATACCGCCGCCATCGCCAGAGCCGCCGTTGTTAGAGCCATTGTCTCCGCCGTTACCGCCTCCGTCTCCACCGCCGCCATCGCCACCTCCACCGGAGCCGTCTCCGCCTCCAGTGCTGGGTTTGCCCGGACCGGTGCCGTTCTCACCCTTACCGTCAGGTGTGCCGCCGTATTCGTCTTGGCCGCAATCTTCGGTCCCTTCTTCTGCAAGACAGTCAATGTCGAGCCAGTAATACTCGCTACCGTGTCGAGCTTTAATGCCCTGCGCCGGAGTAATACGAATCCAGCCCGTGTTGGCTGGGTTCCGCACACGCCATTCGCTCTGGCAAATGTCAATCCATTTGACATTCTTAGCGTCTCGAATGCGTAGACGACTCATGTTGTCACTCCATTACGGCTTCACCCACAATGCACCGGGGACTATGTGATCTGCGGATTTGATGACCGGGTCTTCTGTTTGAATCCAGATTTGCGGAACGCCGTCTTCCCCGGCCGGGCCTGTTGGGCCGGTAGCGCCTGTGGGGCCCGTGGGGCCTGGGATGCCTTGCTCACCGCGAGGACCTTGACGACCAGGAGGACCGGCCGGGCCTTGGCAACCAGTGGCGCCCTTCTCGCCGTCTACGCCGTTCAAGCCATCGCGACCATCGCGGCCTGCGGGGCCTGTCGGACCAGCGGGGCCTACGCCGATATCGCCAGTGGTGATGAACCCGTCGAGTTCGAGGCGGGCGCCGTTGCGCAGCACCAGGGTCAGGCGTCCAGCGATGGAGTCATACGTACCGCTGGTGAGCCCGTAGTCGTTCGTGTCCTCGGTGCTGGGCACCACAGCGACATCGCGTCCGTCGAAACGAACGTCATCGCCGGGCTGCCCTGAGGCACCGATCATTTTCAGAGGAACTCTTGTCAAGCCTGTCATGTGTTCACCTTACCTTAAGGCCATGGCGTCCCAATCGGAGGGTCAGTAGGCGTAGTAGAACCGCCGCCACCAGAACCACCGCTCGGGGCACCTGTCGCACCTGGATTAACCCACAGCCAACCGGCGCCAACTGCACCAGGATCAGTAGTAGAGACGATGATGTTCACTGTGCCCGCAGGACCAGGAGCGCCGGGAGCACCTTGCGCACCTTGTTCTCCTCTAGGACCGGTCGGACCCAATGGACCCATAGGACCAGTTGGTCCACGTTCGCCAGGAGGGCCTTTTGGGCCAGGACAGCCGCGGGGACCTTGTTGGCCCATCTGCCCATCACGACCATCAGGACCTGTAGCACCTTGAGCACCCTGTGGACCCTGTGGGCCTTGGCAACCCTCTGGACCCTTGGCACCGTCTTTGCCATCACGTCCATCTTTACCATCTTTACCAGGCAGACCTTGCGGACCTGTAGGGCCCGCAGGGATGTTACCGGCAGTGGCGAAACCGCTGATCTTGATGACGGTTCCGTTGTACATGGCGAGTGTCAGGATGCCGAGTTGCCAGTCGTAGAACCCGCTCTCGATTTCACTGATGTCAGACTCAACAGGCTCCGCCGCTTTTAGGTGATCGTCTTCGACTACTACCTCAGTCTGTGAGGCCTCGCCTGGGGCGAAGATCATGCCCGTGGGAATACGAGTCAAACCAATCATGGGACGACCTTAGTTGTATTGTTGAACAGCAGCGTTACCTCTCCAGTTAGGATCGATAACGTAGGAAGCGTTTGCGCCAGAAAGGCCCGCATTCTGTGCATTCTGTCCTGTCTTGTAGAGCAACGCACCAGTAGCACCGTCATAAATCTTCAACGAGCACCACGTCGGGATTCGTGGGGCGTTGTTCAGGAAGCGCAGACGAATCGACGAATCTGCTGTCAGGGTCATGGTCTTGCGGGAAGTACCGCCGACGTAATCTGTCTGCAGGACGATAGCGCAGTTCAGGAACAGAGAAGATGCGACACCGTTTGGCGTGGACAGCTCAAAGGTGTAGCTCGCATTCTTACGCAGCGTGCCGCACATGACGATGCTGTTCGGCCAGAACGCCGTGTTCTGCCGAGCGATAGGCAGAGTGGACAGGCCCTTGGCACCGCCGGGCGCCGCGTAGTTTGCCCATGTCGAGTACCACGCGTTAACGGTATTGCCACAACTATTCTTGACGTTACCGTGATTCGTACACAGAGAAATGCCAGCAGAGGCAGTCGGCGGTGGCGGTGGGTTTGTCGGCTGCGAAGTTGGAGGTGGAGTCGAAGAACCGTCCCAACCGCCAGGAGGAGCAACAGCGTCGATGCCGTCATCGTCCAAGCCAACAATGGCAGCTTCCGGGTTTGAAAGCTGCGCAGCGCCGAACAAGACACCCTTGCCAAACGCAATACCTTGCGGGCCCTTGTTGCCGAACCGATCATCTGCGCAAGAGGGGCCCGTCAGACCACGAGAACCCTCGAAGCCTGGGCGACCTTGTGGTCCTACAAGACCCCGATCGCCGGATGCACCTTCACAGCCCTCTGGACCTTGAATACCGATGAGGCCTGGATTACCTTCAGCACCAGGATAACCCTCATCGCCGGGAGGACCTGGATCGCCAGGGCAGCCAGGATCACCGTCAGCACCGTCACGCCCATCGCGTCCGTCTTGGCCGTCTTTGCCAGGGTTACCGCGAGGACCAGTGGGACCAACACCGAGCGACTCTTGGCGCAGGAACCCGTAGATGCGTTCTTCTTTCTTGTTGACGCGAACCAGTACCAGACAACCCTCTACAGGATCGTAGGCCCACTCCGCGATCAGCTTGTCATTCGGGGACGTACGGTCACGAAACTCGACGCCCTTGGTTTTATCATTGCGGAAGGCCTCCTTGCCTTCCACGCCGAACGCCTCGAACTGGGTGAGTTCAGGCGTAACGAGATCAGCACCGGGTGTCAGGAGCTGGATGCTTTTCGACATCTGGCTCTTGTTGTTTGTAATCACCGGTGCGCCTATCGGCACTCTTGTCTGATCTCCGTTGACTGCTTTCTCCAAAAGAGGAGAGTCGGACACACCGTTTACGCTCATACAGTACCTTGCAGAGTTCTCTGGAATACGTCCAGGTGATGATCCACAGTGGTCACGTCAGGCGCTTGGTTGATCTTGGAGACGTATTTCGCCTCCAAGTAGCGCAAGTCGTTGTCCAACTGCACAAGGGTTTGGAAATTGCCTCGCGTCTCCTTTTCATCAAGGAGCAAACCGGACTCGACATCGAAACAGCCAATGCCGAGCACGGTAGAACGCATCAGGCGATTCAAGCGTTCGTCCCCAGGGACTTGCTTGTTGATCGCCCGACGCACAGTAGCGCAGGCTTCCGCTTTGTAGGAAATAAGCGAAGGGATGACGTGGATAAGACCACCCTCAACGCGAACTTCGATCAGGTCAGGGTTCTCCTCAAGGAGCTGCAGGACTTCTTCTCCTACTTCCTGAGCTCCTTCGGGTAACCGAGTTGCACGTCCGTAACTGCCGTCAAGATTGACATAGCAGATGAGTTTTTCCATGTTCGTAGTGTTCATGACTTACTCGCTGGCTGCGATTTTCGGAGTACCGACAATGTTTACGGTCAACGACAGCAGCGAGCCATACTGGCTCACGTTTGCGTTCTTCACTCGCATCTTCACCACGATGTCGATGTAACCGGCAGCGTGGTTGGCAACGATCACGTCATACACCTGGGTCAACGAAGCGTTGGAGTAGGCGCGCTCGTTCTTGTCTCCCGCCAAGGAGCTGAAACCAGCAGTACCCGTGCCTGCAATCTGCCGGCCGTACTCAGGTTCACGCGACTTGGAAGTACGGAAACCAACCACGTACTCCATAATCTCCAAGCCCTCGACGGACACGAAGCCAGGGCCGAGCTGCGCAGAGAAGTCGGCGTGGACAGATACCATGACGTCGGTGCTCAGATTCACCCGATGAGTGAACTGAATCTCCGAAGAGTCCTTCTGCGTCCGGATGTCGGAGTGCTTGAAGTTGGCGTTGGCGTCTGTCATCTGGTTTGCGATTGTGGACTCGATCCGATAGAACGGATGTTGTCCGCTGATACGCATACCTGGACCAGCTTCCAGCGAGATTGCTGGAATCGGCAAGCTGATGGGCTTGTCACCGTGGCGCAGCAACTTCAAGCTACGGCCGGAGAGCACAGCATCGACGACCACGCCTTTGAGGTTGGTGTTGGCGCTGCCCTGGCTGATCTTGTTGTCGTACACCGTGACTTCAAGCGCCAGGTCTTTGCGAATGGTGCCTGCAAAGATGATCTTGTTGTCCACCAGGCTGTACTGGTTCGCGTGAATGTGCGCACCACTCTGGCTGATTTCGACGTACTCAACCGACTGCGGAGAGATAGGCAACTCCAGGAACAGTGTGTCCTCACGCGTGGTGTACGTGTAGGTGCTGATCTGGGTACTCGACCCCTCGAAGTCTTCGGAGCGGAATGAACGCAGCTCCACGTCCACGCCAGCAGGCACAGGACCGATGAACACCACTTCTTGCGTTGCAGCATCGTAGGTGTACGTGGTGATGAACTGGAAAATACCACGCAGATACGGCTTGACGTAGTTGGCGTTCTCAATCGGCTGGCTGATCTTGAACCGCTGCGTCACACCATCGCCGACGAAGAAGTCCGTCTTGATGATCAGGCGCGAACCATTCGACGGGATGCGGTTGTACGTGCGCAGTTCGATAGGCAGACCCATCGGGATCTTTTCCACGAACTCGATTTCGTTGGCCGCCATGTCGAACGAGCTACGGTGCTGACTCACACCGCCGAGCACTGGATGGACGTAGTTGACGTTCTCCAGCTCAAGAGCACCCAGCGGGTAGCGTGCGGTGGTGCCGTCGCCAGTATAGCTCACCGTGTTCATCGTCAGACGACTTGGCGGCGAGTACAACGTGGCTGTGTTACCAGCACCAGAGCGAGGCGGAGCCCACTGCGGGCAAGCACCATGACCGCGAACGAGAACCCAGTCAGCAGGCACGCCATTCATCGAAGGCGGGTAGCTGCAAGCGCCGCCGCCTTGTCCGCCACCAGCGCTACGCTGCCAAACAGCGATAGTCGAGTTGGAATCCAGGCCGTTGATCGGACGATTGTCTGCCTCGACAAGACGACCGTTCTGCACACGCCAGCGACGAGTTTGACCCAGGCCGTTGCCGTTGACGATGTGGCCGATGACCACTTCGTTCTCATCCAGATCGAGACCATCGATGGTCACGCTGGTGCTGGTTGCAGCAGTGGGCTTCCCGAAGAAGATGCGCGTGTGGTTACTGAACGCCCACTGGAAGCTGCCGCCACCATAACGCATGGCGAGCACAGGCGAAGTCGAACCGTCATCGTTGATCTGACCATCGAGGACGGTGACAGCGTTGAAGTTTGACAGGCCGGGCGACTGGAGCTGATACACGAACGGCGTCATCGGGATGGACGAGTAGTCGCCAAAGGTGACGTTGATCGTGGTCAGGTCGCAGCGATTCGTTACCAGCAAGCAGTTGAAGCGCGTAGTCTCTCCAGCCAGCAGGGTGATTGGCGCTTTCAGAACGACACGACCCAAGCAGATGAAGGAGCTCAGGAACACTGCCATCTCTTTGATTTCGGTGTCCTGAGTCACTTGATACCCAGGAACTTCAAACACGAAACGGGCAGTGTTCTTGTTCAACACCTCGACATGGTGAATGTTGCCTTCAAACAGCATGTTCCCGAGGATGTCGGTCGCATCCGTTTTGTTCGGGCTGCCCGCGCTGTCGCCGATACGAAAGGACTCCGCATCCACAAGCTGACCACCTGCGGATGCGTTGTTGATCGCCTGAAGGCCGACGTCGGACAATACCAATACTTCCGCCACCATGGCAATTACTCCTCAGGGATGGGCGTGGTCACGCGGCAAGTGGAGCAGTAGTACACCTGACCCAGCGGGATGAAGGCGGTTGCCATCGTGGCGCGGCACTTGGGGCACACGCCGTCAGTGGAGTTATCGACTGCGGCAATCGCAACTTGCTTGTCGTTGCCAGCAACTGCCTGTTCTGCTGCGGGTTGAGCTAGGGCCAGCGGGTTCAACACGCTACGGCCGGTGCTCATTTTGATTTCGTTCATACAGGATTCCTTAATTGCCGAAAGTCACTTCATAGGTGAACGTGCCGATACCTTCAAAGTCGGTACGATACAGATACCAGGTAGAAGTAACGCCTAACTCATTGACACGCTGGACGACGATCGGTCCGTACTGATCACCTACTGTCCCATCATCAGGCCAGCTTGCTCCGTCCCAACCGCCCTCGAAACTTGAAGCGATGTCTCGGAAAGTAGCCAAGCCAAGCGATTGCGGATAGCAGAAGTACATGTACTGTCCAGCAGGTGCAGTCAGCGTGAAGCGCTGTCCGCTGGACAACCCAGGAAGCTCTGTGGTCAGATACTGCGCGATTTCAGGATCGTTCCGAACACCGATTGGACCAATGCCGAGAATCGGGCGAGCATCTTTGATGACGTTGATTTCTTTGACCGCTTCAACGGACTCGAAACCTTCCTGATACTTCGCCTTGATGATGAAGCTGAACGGCTGCGAGGAGTCCACGATGTACACCTGACCGCTGCCGTTGATCGTTGCACGCCCGTCTGGGGAAACAATCTCCCAGAATTGCGGCTGTACGATTTCACCCTCGACTTCTCCAGTACGGAACAACCTAGCCGTATACAAGGTGAGCTGTCCACCGATCACGGTGTCTGGGCCTTCGATCACAAGCTCGCGCAGTGCGTCGCTCTGGCCGATGATGTTCACCAGGATACTATCCACGACGGTGTACGTGCCGCACGTGTATGTAGAAGTGATCGTCGCAGTAACGCTCTTGCCGTTGACTGACCAGACGTAACCAGCCGAATCAATCGTTGCAACACTCGGGTCCACGTCGATTGTCCAGTCGCTACTGACAAGCAGCTCGGCGGCACATTCCTCGAAAACAATGGCATGCGCGAAACTGCCTCGCTGATCTGCGTAGAACGCCGCAGGACCAATGATGCGACTCGACACAGGTTTGTCCGGCGAGTTGCGAATCATCGGAGTCACGGTGATTTCAAACTCAGCAATCTCCTTGAAGTAGCGAGCAATAGCAACCACGCGGGTGTCTTTCTCCACGGTGCGGCCCTGCAAGACACCGGGCGACACGATGTCGGCCATCGCCTCAGGATCGTTCAACGGGTCAGCAGACTGCACAGTCCACAGAGGAGATACCGTTTCGACCGAGCCGTCGTTGTACACGGCAGTGGCCGTGAGCACGATGCGCTTGCCTTCTTCCACGGTGTTCGGACCAGACACCATGAGGCCTTGAATCAACCGCGACTTCGGAATGAGCACGATGGGCTTGCTCTGTTCGTATGTACGGCCCGCGAGACGGTACGTGGCAACAAGCTCCACGATACCTTCTTGGGGCGAAGCGAAGGACAACAGACCGTTGGCATCGACTTGCGCCCAGGTCGGAGCACCACGAATCGACCACGTAGGTTGGATTTCCACGTCGCGCCCGTTGCTGTAACGAGCGTAGGCAGTGTATTTCCCGATGTCGCCCTCGCGCAAGTTATCCGGGCCGAGTACCAGAATGTTCTCCAGCACGATGGGCGTGTCAATTGCAACAACCTGCTTGATAGCTGTGCGCCCATCGACGTTCGCGGTCAGTTGCAGGTTCACAGGCGTACTGCCTACAGAACCCACTTCCAGAATACCACGATCATCGACGTAGTAGCGATTGGAGCTCCAGTCGGCATCGACATAGCCGCTGCTGCCATCACTGAATCGAGCAGCCACGACGTACTTGTTTCGGGTCAACTCGATCACGGTGTTCGGACCGAGGATTTCCGTGTGTACAATCGACACAGTGCGGCGTCGGAAGGTGACAGGAAACTCAGCCGTCATCGCCGTCTTTTTGTGCTGGTGCGTGGCCCGCAGAACGAGCTTGATGTCGCGCTCGGTAGTCGTTGCGTGAAGCTCACCATCGGGCGCGATGTACACACCACCACAGCCGGAGTTCCAAACTGCGAGAACGCCTTTCTGCGTGCCGTCCGAGTAATGGGCGACGCAGGCATACTGCTTCACCTCATTCTCGAAGAACTCTGCTGGGCCGTCGATGACAAGCGAGGTCATGTATACGTCAGGATCGACGTACTTGGCAGCAACCTTCTTCACGGCTTTCAGCTTCTGCCCATCAGGCAGTTCGCAGAGAGCGCTCAGGAAGATCGAGCCATCGGCATCGATTTGGTACACCGTCAGCTCATTGCCTTGCATGTAGCCGAGCAAAGAGTTGGTGGTGATCGGAATGTCTATGGTCTCTTCGCCGCCAGTGGTCGTGGCTTTGATCACGTAGATGGCGGATTCCTGCGCACGTACTTCGTCCGGACCTTCAATGCGAATTGCGCGAATGTTGCTTGCGTTGTTCTTCACTCGCACGGCTTTCGACACTGCGCGACCTTGATATTCAGCGGAAATGACCACATCCGTGTTCAACCCAACAGCACCAAACGAAGCCAAACCGCCGTCCCAATTCACCAAGCCAGTCTTGTTGCTCAACCACTCGGCTGGGACTGTGACGATCTGTGTAACGAACGTGTCAGACTGGGCTGTGGTTTGCTCATCGGATTCATCGACCAATGGGTTTTCAAAGTCAACCTGATAGCTGACATCGCCGAGACTATCGAAGTCTGTCCGATACAGGTACCAAGTGCTGACAGTATCACCAACCTGACGCTGAATTTCGATGGGGCCGAATGTACTGCCAACGTCACCCTCTGGCCAGCTTGCACCATCCCAGCCGCCGGGAATGCCGAGGTTCGTATCCGTGAAAGTGGCGAGACCCATGGCTTTCGGGTAGCACAGATAACCGAAGTGACCGTCTGGAATATTAAACTCCATGATCTGGTTGCCCAGCGACTTCACCTCGAATGCTGCGATGTCCGAGAGCGATGCGTTCCACGGTGCAGTACCCAGCAGCGGACGACGCGGGATGTAATCAACACCGCCGTCGGTACCGTTCTGCAAGGTGACCTGTAGTTCAAAGCGCTGCTGGCTGGATTCCCAAACTTCGTCTGGGCCGACGATCTTCATGTCGGCGACGTGCAAGTCACCCACGCCAACATCGATGTAGCGCTTGGGCTGCTTGACGATGCGACCACTGATGAACAGAGGAATCTCGATGTCCACCATGAAGTAGAAGCGTTCTACCACGACGTTCCAAGGTGCAAACTCGTGGAAGGCGTCAAGGAAACGATCCTTGATCGTCTTGCCTCTTGGGAGCAACAGGGTGTAGTCGCTCGCCAGATACTGCATACCAAGTTCGATGTGAGTGGTCTTGTACCACTCGCCGCCATCGACAAGCAACGGCCCGTAGGGTTGCGTGTAGAAGTTGATGTAGTCTTCGGTGAACAGTTGCGTGGCGTCGATGCTGCGCCCGAAGATGAACGACATGGAGCGGGCATAGTCGTTGGCGCCGGAGCGCTCAGCGTACAACGCCAGCTGCGGGATCGACTGCGACAACACGCTCAGGTTATGGCGGATGAAGTCGCTAGGCAAGTCGAAACCAAGCTGCTTGATCGTCTGGAGGACCACGTAAGGATCATCCAGTTGCAGTACGTTGCGGATGTTCTCCAGCTGGTAGATCGGATAGCGAATCCGATCATTCAGCACGTCCGCATAAACTTCCGTGAAGTCGGTGAACCACGGCTGCGAGAAAAAGATTTCAGGCTGTAGTCCATCGAATGTGAGCTTTTCCATCAGAAGGCTCCAACAGTGCCAGCCTTGCGCTCTGAGTAAACGATGTTGACTATTGGGGAGCCGTCAAGCACCGCGTACTGCGTTGGGTCTGGCGGGATGATTTCTTCGGTCGGGGACTTGATTTCGATGTAGTCCACACCAGCTACGCGGCACGCCCCTTCGATGTCTGACAAGCTCAGGCGACGGCCCAGGATTCCGGGCTTGCGCTGGAAGAGCTTGAGGATACGCTCCGTAACGACGATGCGCATTTCCTCGATGTCCACATCAGGATTAACCGCGAGCAGCACCTGCACGTTGACGAACAGCTTCGACGGGTTCCATTTCTGAATCTCCGCCAGTGCTTGGCAACGTGCGAGCAACCACTGTTCAAACTGTTCCCAGGCTGCACTCACCGGATTAGGGTTTGCACCACCCCAGTCATCAGTCGTCTCAGGCAGAATACACACACGCATGACGTTCTGCCAGCGTGGGTCATTCGGTGCAATGTCGCGCTGCGGGAACACCCGACAATCGGCGACGCCTGGATACTTCATGATGTGGGCGCGTACTTCCGTAGCGCTGATCGCCTTGCGATTGGAACGGAACATCGTAGGTGCGAACAGCTTGTAGTACAGGGCGCTCTTTTCGTCACTGCCGCCTGCTACGTTCGATGTGGAGAAGCCACTTACTTCTGGCTGACTCACCATACGAACGCGCTCACCGCTGATACCGATTGCGTTGGTGCCAGTGGTGATAATGGCGCGAATCTTCAACAGGTGGTTCGACGGGATACGTGCACCGTACTCACCAGTGCCGAACATGAATGCAACGTCGCCATCGCCCGCTGTAAACTCGTAATACTTCTGGTCGGTTGGACCAAGTTCAAACAGCGCTTGATCCGTTTGTTCCCAGACAGTTGTGTTGCCGCTCACCTTGTCTTCTGTCCAGACGACCAGATCGTACTCCGAGACAATGAAGCCTGGAGTATTGAGCTTGAACGTCTGCAGGTCTTGCGCGGAAAGAGCGTCGATGTCGAACTCATATTCCCGCACTTCGCCTTGATACAGGTTGATCCCATCGATGCTCACGCCAGGCGGAATCATCAACTGTTCGCGGTTGTAGAAGTAGGTGCTGCCCACGAGGAACGCACTGTACGCTGGGATGAACTTGGTTGTCGCCAAGTTGTTTTGCAACTGCACGGTAACGCCCGCCGAAGTCTTTCGGCTGATCTTGATACCCAAGCTGCGCGTATTGTGGAAGATGGACGAATCACGAACCGCCGTCGAGAGGAACGCTTCGCGCAGGCTGACGTTGATATAGTGCTGGTTGACAGTCGCAGCACCGGACGCCAGGCTCATCAAGGTCGAACCTACGTTTGTCGGCAGTAGGTCTTTCCATGTGCCTTTTTCCGCGAGACGCCGCGCCAGCTCGTTATAGATGTCCTGTTCGTCAACGACGACTTTGCTGATGGTAAGTTGCGTCATGGTTGATCCTACGCGGCTTGCTTGTTCAAACCGAACTGGAAGGTGAAGGGTCGGTCACTGATGTCTGGTGCGGTGTACACGATTTCCACAGCATACACCTGGTTGACGTAATCAGGAACAACCCGCGTGCTGACGATGGTAACGCGCAGTTCCTCGTTCCGAGTCAGCAGCGTTTGAATCTCACCGCGAATCCGCATCGCGGTCATATCGTCCATGGGTTCAAACAGGTACGCCGGGATGTTCGACCCGTAGCGAATCCGGAACCACTTTGTACGAATGGGTGTCGTGATGATCAGGAAGATGTTTTGGTTGATCGCTTCGTTGTCGTAGACCAGCTCTTTGTTTGAGAAGCGTCCGACGTAAAGGTTGATGTCGGAGTAGAGCGGGCTGTTGCGCATGTCCGCCATATCAGTTACCCGAATACGTCGTAATGGACCCATTGGAAGCACGATCACCGCAAGATAGCACGTCGCTACTGCGGTGTGTGGCCAGCTGGTCGGTGAAAGTGATGCGTGCGCCCCTGACTACAGCTGGAGCGTGGCAGCCCTGATTCGGGCAGCAGTGCGGAACGTACTTGTCAGAGACACGCACTTCGGCGATCTGGTCGGTGAAGACCGTGATGGATGCGGATGCCGGTATGGTCGATGGGAAGCACCCGTGTCCGGTAGAAGCATCCACACCCAGTCTGATATTGCACTGTCCCTTCAGGTTCAGCACAAGTTCAAGGCTGTTACGCATGGGTTTGTCCTCGATTCCTAATGGGTATAAATTATTGACCGGTGGGTCCGAAGTGTAAACTACACCTGAGGGACAATGAATAAGGAACCACTAACATGGCTGCAAAGAAAGGCGAAACTCGACCGTGGGCAAGCGTTGAGGACAGGCTTCCTCGAAAGCACGGTTGGTACGCCGTACAAGACGCTACCGTACATGGCGATTGGTACATGGACGCATACTGGGACGGCAGTGGATGGTGGACGTTTGGCAAGCACGTCTCGTTGCATGTGAAGAAAGAGGTGTTGGGTGTTCTCCGCTGGCGCTACATGAATGACCGAGAACGGGAAACCATTCTGGCAGAAGCTCCGAATGCTGACGTTCCGAAAGGACCGCAAGCGAGCACGCCATTCCTGCGGCGCATGTATCTGCTGCATGTGGTAGACACCAACAAGCTGGACAAGTTGCAGCTCGTAAGCAAACTGGGCTGGCCGAGGAAGTCGGTAGAAATGATGCTGATGACCTTATCCAAGTCTGTGGGCGCTTCGGTTGATCGCAGGGCCGACCGCACGCTTTACGTCAAAGACTGGGGACCAATCAACAACGATTGGATCAAGAAGAATCTGAAAGGTATCGAGGAGGCATTGCATGATTCAAAAGCAGAATGAGGAGCAGTACCTGCGGGCGCTGCTGTATATCCTGAAGAACGGTCAGGAGCGTAAAGATCGTACTGGGGTCGGCACCATTTCTGTGTTCGGTGCAATCAACATGGAGTTTGAGCTTACGGACGAACAAGGTCGTCTGCTGGTTCCTATTCCGAGCACCAAGAAGGTACTGTACGACAAGTACATCAAGGAACTGGTGTGGATGCTGAGCGGGCAGAGCAACGTCAAGTTCTTGCTCGACAACGGCGTCAACATCTGGAACGAGTGGGTCATTCCGGGCACCGAAATCTTTGGCCGACTGCTGGAGTGGAGCGAGCGTATCCGAGAGTGCGAACGCATGGGCTTTCTGGATGAGTTCAGCGCGTTCCGTGAGTCGCTGGAGAACCCAGATGATCTGGACGCGCAAGATGCTTGGCTGACAAGCAAGGGCGTACATGCTCACCAGTTGCTCGACGGCGAGCTGGGTCCGGTGTACGGGGCACAATGGCGGGCTCAAGAAGACACGCGCATCATCACCGCAGATCAGTGGTCGGCTGATCCAGACGGCTGGATAAAGCGCGGCTTCAATGTCGCCGTCGTTGGTCGCAAGGACGAAATCGTCATTCAGCGCCGTATCGACCAGCTGGCGCAAATCGAACACGCACTGGCGAAGAACCGCGACAGTCGCCGCATTATTCTGAGTGCGTGGAACGTGAGCCGTCTGGATGAGATGGCGCTGCCGCCGTGCCATACGCTTTCGCAATGGTGCGTGCGCGAAGGTGCTCACGGGCAACCGACGCTGGACTGCAAGCTCTATCAGCGTAGCGGGGATTTCTTCCTCGGCGTGCCTTTTAACTTCGGCTTCTACTCTATCATGACGCACATGCTGGCACAGGCATTCGGCCTGGCATCAGGCAAGCTGTTCCACACGTTCGGCGACGCGCATATCTACTCCAACCACGTCAACCAAGTGCGTCAGCAACTACAGCGGCCGATCATGGAAGACAACTATCCTGTGTTGAGTCTGGATCGCGCAGAGCTGTACTCGTCCATTACCGAGTTCAAGCTAGAAGACATCCACATCGACGGGTACAAATCCCATCCGTTCATCAAAGCCAAGGTGGCCAAATGAAACACGTCAATATCGAAAATCTGCTGGCGTTCGGCGTCAACGGCTACAACGTCATTCGCTGGGGTTTCCGTGACTTCAATCTGGAAACCATGCAGGCGGTGAGTGTGCCGAGCGAACAGGTGCGCGAAGACTATCCGAATCGTAAGTTCGTGTATCTGGCAGGCCCATCTGTGGCAGAAGAACTGATGTCCGTGATGTCTGGCCATCCGATGTTCCCTTTGTTCGAGTACGAGCATCGGCAGTCGGCACTGGAGAACAACATCATCGGTGAGCTGAATGGGCACCCTGTGATCGAATGTCGCAATCTCCCGTGGCGCATTCTCATCGGCGCGTGGATACACGACAACAAGATCGTCAGCCACGTAGGCACCTAGATCAAACCGCCACACGAACGGCTGAATCTGCCGGCGTACCAATGCCACAAGATCGTCAACGCTGCGAAGATCGAGCAGATGTCCGCGTATGTCGGTGACTACGATCCGGTGACGTTGCATCTGGACGGCGGCAAGGAACACACCGTGTCCCGCAACTGGTACAACACCCACGCACCGACAACCGGCGGATACTTTGTCGTGTACGACAGCGGCCACACTTCGTTCTCTCCGGAAGAACCATTCGAGAAAGGGTACACGCGCATATGAGCGAACAAGGACACCGCATCTTCGCCGTGAACCATGACCGCAAGGAGGTCATGAAGATCGGCCACAGCACTTGGGATAAGGACCCAAGTGCCTCCATCGAGGAGCGTATCAAGCTGTTCGCTCCTTTCAACGAACGTGGACGCGAGCAGTTCTTCACGCGCGCCGAAGAGTTTCAAATCCAAGAACTCGTGGATGAGACTGCTGCTATGGCGCTCGGATATACGCGGACAAGGAGCTACTGGAACACTGTAGGGGTGTGACATGGTTGAGGAAGATTTGGTTGCGTCGTATACAGTAGGGCCGACCCAACCGCCGAGCTTTCAGAATGTCGATTACTGGGAACGCAGCGGCGATCCATTCCATGCGGATGCGTTCAAAGGAACGGAGCTTGCCGGATTCGGCTCTAAGGGCGCGCGTCGTATGGGCTGGATGGCTATCGATTGGTGTGAGAACCCTGTGGGCTTCGTACCGGACGGGTCATTGTTCCAAGGTGAAGCTCCGAAGTTCACGCTGATCGAAGCGCCGAATCCTGCGCTGCCCAGTGGACACACCATTGCAGTGCGCAAGTACGACGACTGGCTGTCGGCTGCGATATTCGTCAAGCATGATGGTGTGTACACGGAAATCAAGCCAACCTTTGAAGCCCTGTGGGAAGAGAGTCAGCGCGATGACGTGCTGTTCTTGTTGGTGTCCCGCGAGCGCTGGGAAGAGCTGATCGGCTGCATAGAACCGATGCTGAGAACGGATGGTGCAGTTCGTATGGATGATGGTGTAGCCGGCGTGCTGAACGGCAAGGTCGTGTTCACTGATGCCTTCGATATGGCAAGTAACAGGAAAATCCTGGAAGGCAGGCAGTTCAGCGTGCGCAAACGTACGGAGAGATTGGTGCCGGATACGTCCGTCTATCCATTGTTGCACGGAGTTGCGGTATACAAGCGGTAAAAGAAAAAGGGTCCCCAGTGAAAACTAGGGACCCTTTTTTAGGCGTGCGGATGAGCTTTTTCGAGCTTCCGCATTTGAGCAAGCCAGTCAGCATCGAGCAGCACATACGCCAAACCCTTGGCATCGACGTATACGCGACCCTCGACTTGTGCCTGTGTCAACTCGTAGGCGGAACAGCTTGTGGCGTTCACGATGGCGCCGCCTTCTGTGGTCAGCCGACAAACGAGTTCATCGAAAGACAGCAGCCGTTTCGCACCCAGAATGGGCTGCGTCGGAGACTTGACGGCGAGATTGGTGCATGGTGGTGATTGGTAGCACGGCTCTGGCTTACCGCACGCACATGGTAGTGGCATCTTTTGGTCCCTTGTTCAGTACGTGATACCCAATCCAAATCGGTAGAATCACAGCAGGTGCGACTGCTACCAACCAGAGTCCGATGAGCTTACTCATGGCTGCTCCTAGTACGGGTCAATACCGCGTTCGCGCCTACCCAACCAATTGACTTTGGAGACGAACGTGTTCTCCTGGGACGGAGACTGGGTGGCAGTAGGAATCTGATCGCGCTCGCGCTTCTTGCGCTTGTCTCTCAGGCGACTCTTTTTCTTGGCAGGAGTGTCCGTATACACAGGCTCCTCATGCTTAGGGGCGCGCACACCGTCGTACGGTCGATGTGGGTCCCAGAGCTGCACCTTGATCTTAGCCATTGGCGAAGGTCACGGTGTACGTACCGCCCTGGCCGCCGCCGAAGTCGGTGCGATAGAGCAGATACTGATTGCCGCGATACGTGATTTCGACAGGACCGTACTCCTCGCCTACGTCATCGAGCGGCCAGCTTGCCCCGTCCCAGCCACCTGCGAATCCGCTCGGTCCGTAGAACGTGGCGTTACCGTAGGCAAGCGGGACTATGTAGTAGTAATAGAGGGTTTCGTCTATCGCAGGCAAGACGAAAGTTGGGTTGTTGAGCGGGTCCTCGTGCTCCGTCGCCAAGGCGATGTCCATCATCGCTTGGTTGTCGTAGGTTTCGAGGCGGCCCAGTCCGTAGCGCGGCCACAAGTCAGTTTCAATCGGAGGTCTGACTTTCGGCGCGCGATACGGAGACGCACAGAGCATACTCATAAGCGATTCTCTGGTGGGAGTTGAACGACATCCGTCTCGGCAGGGGTGCCTTGATTAGGGAACAAAGGCACCTTGATGCGCACGGACTTCTTACCTTTGCGCTTCTTGGGCTTCTTCAATCCAAGTCACCGACGATCTGGTTGATGAGCTTGACCTCGATCGGGTCGAAAGCCAGGCGCTTGTTCACGAAATCGATGCGGGCTTGCATGGCTTCGTCTACAGGAACGTCGTCACTCAAGGTGATGTGCGGAGAGAACGGGACGAACGTGTGCTCGGCGCCCATGCGCTGCAAGCTGGCGTTGGCGAGAACGATGCCAGCACTCACCAGCTTGAGCACTATATAGGTCTTGCCGTTGTGGCCGACCCAGTGCTCTACCGCGTTGATGACGCCGTGGTAGGCGTAATCGGAATCTGCGATTCGCTTCACGGCCTCGACGTTATCCCCAGGCGCCTTCTTACTGTAGATCACTGTAGCGTGCAGCGCATCCTCTTCCGGGGACAGCTCCAGCTCGTCCGCGAGCTTGATGATGGCTTCGATGGACCCTGGAGTCGGGACCACTGCGGAGTACAGGCCGTTGGTTCCTGTGTAGGGGATATGGCTGAGCTTGTTCGCTGCTTCTGCGCTATACATAGCTACCTTGATCTGCATGGCAGTTACTCTCGTTTGAAGTTTGCTGGGTCCAGTGGAATGAGCAGCCACGTCTGGGTCACTTTCTGGACACCCTTCCTGGACGGGTGCGGATCGTGCAGCAACTCGCCGTTCTGGTAGATTACCATGTGAAGGCAGCCACGTGCTGACGGACCGCTGACCATATACGTGCCCTCGAAAACGTACTCACAGTCCTCGCGCTGTAGCCAGTAGCCACGGGAGAACATGAAGTTTTCCAGATTGCGCCAGTAGCGATACGCAGGATCAGGATCGGTTTTGTCGAAAAACGTGGGTACGTCTTCCAGCGGGATGTTGAACAGAGACGCCACGCACGCCTCTGCACAGTTGCCGCCGCCCTTTGCTTCCGGATCATAAAACGTGGTTTGATCCACCCAGCGATTTCGCATATCAGAGCCTCGAAATGTCCCAGACGATGTCCGACTGCGCAACGACATACGCAGGGTCCATCACAACCGAAGTCTCGAAGCCGATCAAGCCTTCACACTGGCGATAGGCCAGGCGACCATCCGGCAGTTGGTAGGTTGGACGACGCGGGCGAGTATGCGCACACGGCTGGCCAATGCCCTTGCCTACACGTTGAGCGCAGATCGGGCAGGTGTAGGACGAATACCACATACCCATGGAGTAGGTGCTGACTTCATTGCGCAGGATTTTGTTCACGAGGAACGAGTCCTTGGTGCGGTCGAAAGCCATCAGCTTCACCAGCTTGGCAAACTTCGGATGACGTGGAAGCGGCCGCAGGTAGGTGTCAAGAATGACGCCTTTCGCTTTGGTGATGTCCTTGTTGTCGTGCTCGACGTGCGTGGGCTTGCCCACCCAGGTACGATACGCCATCATGCCATACTCAGGATTGAACTCCGTGAGCTGTGCGAAGCTGGCGCTGTCCCCGTTGGTATTGGGGATCGACGTGATGATGCTTGGCACCGGAACGACGATGTAGTCGCGCAGGTCTTCACTCAGGCGATAGTGCTTGGCGGCTTTCGGCAGCCAGATGTGCGCGTCGAGGATGCGAGCGTCACCGCCTGCTTGCTGACCAGTGAGGGTCAGACCTTGTTTCGTGTTTTCGACGTTGGACAGCTCGGTAGGCGGTGCGCCGATGGCGAAGCTGCGCGACATCATCAGGTCGCTTTTTCCTTTCAGAACCAATTGCATTCGAGTTAGCCCCTCTGCACTACATGACGAACCCACGACCGAGCTTCACGCATAGTCATGGGCTGAGGATTGATGAGCACTGGCTTGCCGTCAGCTAAGGCCACGTGCGGCTTGGTCTTCTCTTCCTCATCCCCTTCACTGTGGTGGGGGAAGTCGAACGGATCGAAGCCGGTGTGATACATCTTAGCTTTCCAGATGCGCAGCGAATGGCTACGGTCACTGGAGACATCATCAGTCGCGGCGATGGTTGCAATCAACTTCTCACCGAGATAGACGTGCCAGTTCTTGCGCTGAGCCAGAGGCAGTTTGTGCTCGGCCTTGTCGCATTTGTAGGTGATACGCTCCATACGAACCTACCAATTCAGTAAGGCAACGTGATAGATGCCGATGGTTTCGTTCATGCCAAGGGCGACCAACGTGCGTTTCGCATCTGTGCAGTAGAACAGATGGCACTCGTCTATGTCGCTCTTGTGGTACTCATGCTCTTTGAGCACACCCTTCTGGTCGAGGGCCTTGCCGATGGCGTCGGCGAGTGTCTGCATGTTGGCGTAGGTACCCCCGAAGAAGTTTTTGCCTACGCGGCCACGCGGACGTTCATGCACAAGTGGTAGAATGGCATCGAACGCCACCTGATAAACATCGACGTCCTGGGCAGCCAAGGCGGCAAACATTTCTTTGGACTGATCATGCAGATCGTCCATGTCCATGTTGCGCAGGTAGCTAACCGTCTGTGTGATGAGTTCGTCGATGGTATCGTAGTTGCGCTCGTCCTTGGACTTGGCAAGCTCATCGGCAGCGGAAGACGATAGGCTACGGATGTCGCCGTACAGGTCAAGCATGCCGCGAGCAATCACCATAGACAATGGACCGGCAGCAACGGCGATCAACCCTACGGCACCTACGACAAGAGCGCCTTTGACGATCATGCCGAGAACGGCTTTACCGTCGCGGAACTTCTTGCTGTCTCGATGCGATCGGTCGTTCTTTTTCTTTTTCTTCGGTTTGGGTTCTTCCTCTTCCTCGTCAGACTCGGCATCTTGTGCCTTCTTGTCCTTCTCAGTGAGGGCCTTGTTGTCTTCGCCGAAGAGTGGATTACCTTCGTCGTCTACGGCTTGGCGCTCATCGTCATCTTCGGCGTCATGCTTGCCCTCAAGCAGCCCATCACCTTCCATCATTTCACGCAGCGCTTCTAGGCCACGATCTTTCAGGTTGGGTTTGTCCTTGAGCTGCATGTCGATAACGTCGTGCGCTTCGTCGCGGTTGTTATCGATATTGGCAGCAGCCTGATGCAGGTGGGTGGACTTGATTTGACCAAGAGCTTTAACGCTCTCTCGGTTGATCACGCCTGCACCGTCATCCACAATGACGTTGCGTTGCTTATCGACTTCCACCTGATTGGCTTTGCGGCGCGCGCCTGCCTGACGCTTGGTCTCCCGCGCGTCGTGCTTGTAGTCGCCTTTCGCACGCTTCGAGGCCTTATGCTTTGTACGATGGCGGCTCTTGGGGAACTGCTCATCGTACTTGGCCTTGTGCTTCTTGGTCAGCCCTTCGTACTCATTCCGAGACAGGCGACGACGCGGCTGCACTTCCGGTTTCGGAGCTTTGGCTTTCTTGGCGAGAAGAAAGCGATGGCTGCTCCGAGGGTAGTGGGTCAGATACTGCTTCTGTTTGCTCGGGCCCATCTTCAGGAACGTGTCCTTCGACACCCGAGCTGGCTTCGACGCCAAGGAGAGACTGAGTAGCATTTTCGAGCCCCAGAATTTTCACGATGTCGTTTGCGAGGTGACCGCTGAGAGTGCCAGCAGACTTCATCGCTTCTTGGATGTGGTATTTTGCTGCCGTGCGATTGCCGATGTTGAAGTAGCAGGCAGCGAGCATGTGATGCGGCCAGTGCGAGTAGAACTCGTCTCGGCTGATCATGGCGACATTCGGCTTCGCTGGAATACGCATGGCCGACTTCAACATGCCGATGGCACTCTCGAACTCATGGCACTTGAAGTAAAGGTCCGCCAGTTCACAGAACGGTTCACGGGCACTATTGAACTCGGCGATGGCTCGGAAGTACCAAGCCTCAGCTTCGTCGATAGCCTCTTCGACTTGCCCTTCGAGCATCAGGAAACACTGGGCAATGTACGACGCAGACTCTGAACGGAACGGACCGTGTGGTTCCATTTGAATGTGGCGCTTGAGCCACATCTGAGCATCGAACGGGCGGCCTTGGTACATGTACTCACGGCCCAGATACTGCGCCTGACGCGGATCGTTCGGGTTTTCTTCGACGGCTGTTTCCAGCAGGCTCAGATACGAGGAGCGCTCTTTCGTTTCATCCGGCTCGTGGAACACCTGGACGTTGAGCTCCTCATACGAGTATTCGCCCTGATGGCAGGCGAGCAGTTCGTGTACAGGGTACTTCCAGTAGAAAGCGTTGCGGCGGTGTACGGCTTCGCGCGGGTACGACACGATCGGCTGGCGTTTGTGGTCAAACTTGAAGACCAGGCGCAGGGCGTACATGTCCTTCTGAGTCTTGTTGATGGCCTTGCGAATGGCAGCGATGCTACCCTTGGGCATGGTCTCATCCAAGTCGATGAACATGCAGTAGTCGGCGTCGAGGCTCACCAGATTCAGTGCCGCGTTTCGGGCGGTGTCGAATCGGAAAGGTTCAAAAGCCATCGAGGCAACACGCACGCCCAGATCGCTCAGTAGCTTCTGGGTTCCATCGGTGGAGCCGGTGTCCAGCACGATGATTTCGTCGGCGTCTTTTACCGACTCGTACCAGCGCTCGACGTGTTTGGCTTCGTTCTTCGCAATGGCGTAGACTGCAAGTTTCATATCCGCTTCCTGTTTAGATTCCATTTGAGTTAGGAGGGCATCCTGCCACTCACTTCTTGATTTGTACCTTGGCATGACCAATCGATGGGATGTCGTCACCCTTGAATGGTGCGACGCGCAGATGCTCAAGCGCTTCCTCGAAGTTGTCTGCCTTGGCTAGGGTGACAAGGTCGGCGGCGTAGTACGCAGCGTAGATCAGGTAGTGCTTCTTGTGACCCTGCAAGTCGGTGATGTACTGCCCTTCGAGGAAGTGCCCAGTGTAGGCATCCACAATGATGGCAGATTCATCTGCACTCACCACGAGCGAGTGCGCAACGGCGTAGTAACTACCTGGAGTACCCAGGATAACGACCATTGCTTTTGGTTGTTCGGATGCGTGCGTCTGCAGGAACTTGGCGACGCGCGTGTGACAGTGTGCGGATTCCACGCCTTTGGCAGTGCCGATAAAGCCCTCGGGCTTACCGTTAATCGACGCACACAGCACTCTTAGGAAATCGATGAACTTGGCGATGTCCCGTGGATTCTTGGGGAATTTCAAGACGTTTCCCTAGGCCGCAGTGCGCAGCTCCCGTAGCTTGGTGTTCAGGTCATTGAGCCGTTCCGATTGGCGCTTCAACTGCTCCTTCAATTGAGCCTCTGACGACTTGGATGTCAGGCTCTTCTCCAGAACTGCAATGCGCGCCGCAGCGTTACGCCGCTCTACCTTAAGGCGTTTCAAGGTGTTGTCGTCTTTGGTGTTCTTCGCAGTCGTCAGGTTGCGTTTGATGGACGCACGCAACGGTCGAATACGATTGAACAGTTGGAGCTGGCGACGTATGTCCTGCAGCTTCTTCCGCTGCGCTCGGATACGTTCGTTCAGCGTGTCCTCCGCAGAGGCCATGGCAATGAGTAGCTGCATTGACGTGCTCCGTAGATGCGGACAAACCGCGACTCGGATGGTTAGTCCGAGCCACGGTACTGGTGTTGCTTATCAGCGGTTGCCACCGACGGGAGAACGGCCTTGCAGCGTCTTGATCTTGGTCATGATCTGACGATACTCGGGCGAGCCTGGTTTCAGCGGCTTGAGCTTGGCACGCAGCGACTCGATGCGCTTCTCGTTCGAGGAGGGCTTCTTGTCGGCGCTGCCCATACCAGCTTTGGAAGCCTTGGCACGCGGAGCTACGGCAGCAGCGTTCTTGGCAGACTCGCCTTTACGCAGTTCCCGCAGAGCAGCGCGCTGCTTCTTGAGTTCAGCCTGTGCACGGGCCAGCTTCGGACCCGTCAGGCCCTTGGCGATGTCAGCTTTGATCTGCTTGATCGTAGCCAACACAGTTGCTTTGGCGCCAGTGCTTACGCTGCCTGGATGCTTGACTGTTGCCTTGGCGGGCTTCTTCTTGGTCGGCTCTTTGGACTTGGCGTCCAGTTCACGCAACTTGCCCTTGATGCCCATGGTGGTCTCACGGGCGGCGCGACGAGCTTCCGTGTCGAAGCTGACTTTGCGGGTCACTGCTTTCTTGGCGGTAGGCTGGCTTGCCTTCTTGGCAGGCGTCTTTGGTTGAAGACGGTTGGAGTTCTTCTCGCGCAGTTTTTCAATACGCGCTTCGACCTTGGCCAGTTGCGTCTCCATCTTGTCAACAGCGCGTTGAGTACCGCCGATGGTCGCTTTTGGACTGAGGTTGAATTTGGTGCGCAGGCCGTTGATCATTTCTTTGATCTTGGCTGCGCGTTTGGGCTGGGCGTGCTGCAATTGCAGTTTCAGGCCGGCGATGCGCTTGAGCGGGTTCACCGTTTTTCGAGCCGCGGCGATGTCGGCCTTCAACGCAGTGACTTTCGCCTTGAGTTCCTTGTAGGCAGTATCGAACGAACTGCCAGCAGCAACAGCCTCGAAAGAACCGTCAGCATTGATATGAATGAGTGCCATGAGAACTCCTAGTTCTTTTGTTTGCGATGGCGGTCGTACAAGCGAGTGATCGCCTTACGCAAACCTGCCACACGATGCAGTTGGTGTTGGACATCCTGAAGTGCGGCTTCGAGCTCCTCGGGTTCAACATCTTCATCCTGCATGGACTTGACGATGCCTTGAAGTTCGCGCAGCTTTTCCAGTTCACGCGGAAGATCACGTCGCAGGTTGGCAAGCGCCAGCGGCTCGCTCTCACGTTTAACGTCGACCGTTCCATCATCGAATTGCTTGAGAATGTCGAGCAGTGCTGGGTAGCCGCGAACGCCCTGCGGACGCAAACCACGCGCCTGCAGTATTTTCACGGCATCACCGTAACGCGGATGCTGACGCAATGCGGCAAAATCAGGATCATCCCGATTAGCCGCTTCCGCGAGGTTGATTTTGATTGCCGCCATCACGTCACCTTGTATTTGGCCCTGAACTTATCCAGGGACATAACCGGGATGCCATTTGCATTGGCATACTCGGTCTTGTTGTTGGTAGAGAACTCGTCCTTCACGATGAGTAAATTAGCTGACTTGACGCTGGATGCCAGCTTACCACCGTTCGTCACGATCCACTCAGCCAGCTCTTTATCGCGTACCGAGGTGAACAGGATGGACATACCGGCCAGCTTAGCACTCTTGGATTTCAGCACTTTGGGCTGCACAACTTTGACGCCTAGGCGCTTCAGGAACAGGCGGAATTTCGGCATGGCCTCGGCCGCCTTGATCGCCAGCTCCTTGAAGCCGCGAATCTCTTGGATGGCTGCAACCATCTGGCGCTGGGACATATCCGAGTAGACGATGTTCGGCAATGCCTTAAACAGCTCATTCAGGCGGGACTCCCCGAACTTGTCACCGAACAAGGCACTACCCGCACCGAGCTTGGCTAGAGTTGCGTTCTTGGCTAGGCTGTTGCGAATGTTGCGTTCCAGAGTCACTGCCTTAGTATGGCCGAAACGAGGAATCTCCTCGAAGTCAGCAGCCTCAGCCGTGATGATCTTCTTGATGGTGTCGAAGCCGTTCTCGATCAGAATGTCGATAGTGCCGCGCTTGATCCCATCCACTTCCAACGCCGTGAAGAAGTTGAGCAGCAACTTGGCCTTACGGTCATCGCCACCGCCGTGCTTGGCGTAGTAATGCACACCATCAGACTCGAACGGGACATCAGGCTGTGCAGGTTTCTTGGCAGCCTTGACGACTTCCACGATGTACGGAATCACGTCACCAGACCGTACTGCACGAATCGTGGCGCCCTTGTTGATCGGGCGTGGCTCGTACGGAATCTGAGAGCCCTTGAGCTTCGACGTGTAGCCGTGCTCGATGTAGAACCCATTGTGGCCAGTGAAGTGTTCGACCATGACGCCGCCGATCTTCGTCGGTTCGATCAGGATGCGTGGAGCCAATCGACCGTAGCGAGACTCGTTGAACTCAACGTCCTTGACCTTGACGAGGACGCTCGACTCCAGATCGTTGATCTTGAAGGCGAACGCGTGGCTTGGGTACTTACCCACAACGGTGTACGGACGATCTTGGGCAACAACGATGCCATCGATTTCGCGCTTGGAGCGAGCCTTGCGCAGAGCCAGCAGATTGGACAGCACCTTCTCGCTTAGCGTCGGGTATACCTTATGCGGTACCACGTCGAAACCCAGCGATTTCAAGTAGGCGAACTGCTTGCTCGGAGCCTTGCGGGCAAACGGGCCACGCATGATTTCGTGTGCGATACACTTGATCTTGCTGATGGCTTGCGTCGGCTCGTTACGATTGAGCAGGCCGCCGGCACCGTTACGCGCGGTGTCGTATTGTCCGCCCTTGGCGCTGTTGAAGTGACGGTCAAATGTCTGCTTGGTCATGGTGAACTCAACGCGAACGATGAGTTCAGGTACCTTGACGCGCTGCGGAACCTTGAGAGCAGGGATCACGCCCGAGGAATCCGTGCCGATCTTGCCGTCACCACGCTGCAACGCACGCGAGAGCACGTGGTTCTCGTAGATCAGCTCCAGGCTAATGCCGTCTTCCTTATCGGAAACAACGAACGGGCCTTTGTCCAGGAACGCCAAAAGCCCGGACGAGCCGGGCTTGAGCTTGGAAAGACTACCCATTGGTTCAGGTAGTTTGACGCGACGAGCCGCGTGCGAGCTTTTGGCACCCACGCGGGAATACGGTTTCTTGGAGCGCTCATCGTGAACATCGCGGAGAACGTCATACACCTGGTCAGGGACCGAGCTTTGGTTCTTGTCGTGATATTCGTAGTCGAAGTGTTGCAGTGTTTTGCGGAGCTCACCGAGGGTCAAGCCCTCGGCAAACCCTCTGGGATTCCGTTTGATTTTAGAAAGAGTAGTCTTGTCCATGATGCTCACTGGTCATGAATGGTGCCGACGGTAAACTTCTTATCTTTTACAGCCTTGTTGAAAGCCCGTTTACCTGCGGCGAGTTCCGACTTGGACACATCACCGAGCACCAGAACGGACTTGGTGTTGGACATGTCGGTATCGTTGGACATCCTCAGCTTACGCACATCCTTGGTACGCAGACTGTAGAGGGAGAACTCGGTGTACGTTTCGTGTACTTCGGCGTCCACGACAGCAAACTTGTTGTCAGGGCGCTTGGCGCTCTGGAGCAACGAGCCGACTCTGATCACCTTCGCAGGCTGGTGCGCTTCTGGCACCTGCGATGGAGCTTCGTCTTCCAGTTCGTCGTCTTCAATGTCCACGTCTGGGATGTCGTGGTCATGCGTGAAGCCTTTGATGTCACGTTGCATCCGTCGGCCAGCCGTTTTCTCGGGCTCACCGCGCTGGATGCGAACGTCCGGTTCTGGTTCCTTCTTCTTGCGATTGCGCGTCTCTTTCGGCAGGGTTGCCTTAACGTCGGCGAGAATCACGATGCCTTTTTGTTGCTTCGAGGACGGTTGGATGCGCGTGGACTCGATGAGCTTCATGTAGGTGTCGTGATCAATGTTGACGCGCTGCATGTTTGGCAGGATGATGAAGCCACCACGCGCCTTGGTCATGTAACGCATACCGACGACATCGCCTTCTTGGGTACTGTACTTGGAACGACCCTGCTTCAAGGATTTCACCGCGACGCCAGCGTGAACAACACGGCGCCATTGGTAGTTCTCCCTGTTGTAGGTAGCGTTCTCTCGCACAGGCCCTTCGGGTTTGAACAGATCAGCAACCAGCTTGTCGGAGGTTTCCTTTTCTCGGATACGCACCTTCGTGGTGCGCTTCTTACCTTCCTGAAGTTGACCATGCTCCGGTGGCTTACCCTTGTACGGCTTGAGCTTGCCCTCGATCTTATCGATCATCTTCTGCGTGACGTTGCGGAAGAGGACATGCACCGCGTGGCCCAGCACAACTTGGTAGTTGCCAGCACCTGGACCACGGGCAGCTTTTTTCAGACCGACCAGTTCACCTGGGCGCACCACGAGTGGATGCTTCTGGTTGAACTGTTTGTCCGTACCGAGCTTGATCGCCTTCTCGCCGGTGTAGGTAAACCAGGACATTGTCGCCAAGTCCTTCACTTTAGCTTCGGCGATCATCAGCATGACTTACTCCATAGGCAGGAACGTCAGGTAGAGAGTAGGCTCGACCGAGTCCTGTCCTTCGTTGGTGATCTTGACGTACATCTTGGGCTCGACGGCCGTGGCAGCCTCGAAGAACCCATAGCGACGGGATTTCTGGATTTCGCCGCCTTCGAGGACGGTGATGCCATCGTCTTCGAGCTTGGCAACAGACGAAATGAACGTGTACGGGTTGGTGTCGTCGAAGGTTTCTGCGCGATGCAGTTCGACAACCAGATCAGGATGCGACACAGCCAGACGAAGCACGGCACCGAACTGGGAGTTCAGCGTGAGTTCAAACTGTGCAGTGCCAGCCGCAATGATCGGACCCGGGGAATGCTCAGGTGTAATGCGCGCCTTCTTGGCAGCTTCGCCCCAAACAGCACCGCCTTCGGAATCGACGACAAGGGCGGAACCCTGCGCAACACCTTCGGTAGATGGGAGCGAGGACACGGCACCCCAGATCGGATTCTTCTGGGCATCCAAGATCAGCGCATGGCCAGCAGCGGCAGCATCACGATTAGGCAAGGCATCCAGCTTAGCCCACACAGGGTTGCCGCCCTCGCCAACGATCAGCACGAAGCCTGCGTGTTCTTCCAAGATCACTGGGACAATGCGCTTCCCGTCGATCTTCACATGGAACTTACCCGGCTCCGTCTCGGTATCGAGAGACAGCGGTGCATCCCAGACGAAGTTGACGTAACGGGTCACGTCAAATGGCTTCCAAGCATCGGACCCAGCGACGGCCGTATCGGGCAGCCAGTAGAGAGTTGTGTCTTCACGGACGTAGACAATCGCACCTTGCTTACGCGCAGCAGATTTGATTGCATCACGATCCGCGATTGTTGCCACGGAGCGGTAGCCGCCACGGAGATAAATATCCTCCAGAATGTACGGCACACCAGCACTCGTAGGCACGAAAAAAGCAGATGCGTAGAGTGGCATAGCAGAACTCCAAAAACGGACGGGCCCGAAGACCCGTCCTTAGTGGTTGACCTATCAGGTGTAACGAACCCTGAAGGTAATCGAGCCGAGGGTATCCCAGTCGGTACGATACACCAGCCACTGTTGCGGGCCGTTGCCATCGTGACAGTCGTAGGTAACTTCGATCGGATCGAAGGTGCTGCCGATTTCACCTTCCGGAGTCCACGTGATACCGCCCATACCGCCAGGCACGTTGATCGCAAGATCGGTGAACTCGCAGTAGTTGGACAGCGACTTCAAGTGCATGAAGTAGCCGTACTGGGCTTCGCCGATGTTGAGCGTGAACTGCTCGCTGCTGTTGGCGCTCGGCATCAGGTTGGTCAACACCGAATCGGCGAAGTCCTGGATACCGGACCAACGGGTGTACGGATTACCGTAGTTCACGTCAGTGCCAGTCTTACCGCCGGTGAAGTCCGTGTCGGAGAACATTGCTACGCCGTAGCGCGGCAAGTTGCTACCAGTTGGCAACGGAGCAGCCACCTGCAGGTTGACAGTGGCGGATCGGCTGATGCCGTTCGCAGTGAAGCCGAACGTCAGCACGGTGTCGGTGTCGCTCTGCACGTTTGCAGCCTGGAACAGACCGCGAGTCACGCCACTGAACGTACCGGCAGCAGGAACACTGCTGGAGAACGTAGCCGAGGCCGTAACATCAGCCGTGGTTCCGTTGTCGTAGTGAGCAGTGACTGTGTACTGCGCGCTGTTACCGCTGGCAAGGTTGGTCGGACCCGATACAGTGATGCTATCGAGTTCCACCGCCTTCTTACCAGTGATGGTGCGGTCGGCGGTGACAGTGATGCCATTGCCAGTGTACGTCGCGTGCAGTTCGATCGGAGTATCTGCGGCCAGATGTTGCACAGCCAGAGTACCATCCGCCGACATGGACGCGATGTTGGATGCTGCGGTAGTGCTGAACGTAGCGAGTACGTCCATGGTGCCACCGTTGTTCAGCGTCAGGCGTGCAGTGTACGGCTGCGAAACATCCGAAGCCACTTCGCTCGGACCATTGATGGCCAGCGACTGCGGAATCGGCACAACAACGAACGCCACAGACTTGGAGCCGTTGACGGTACGACCAAATTCGGTGTAGCTGAACTTGATCGAAATGTTGCGGTTGCCGCCACCCGGAGTTTGGTTGGCAGTGAACAGGCCGGCCGCATCGATGGTGCCCACAGGATCGGACTGTGAAGCGCCTTCGACAGACCACGTACCGGAGGGTAGCGTGTTCTTGGTACCGTCCAGATACGTCACTTCCGCGGTGTACTGCGCAGTGCCAGGACCATCACTCACGGACGAGTTCACCGAGTTCGGGCCGCTGATAGCGACGCTTGCCGGATAGTTCGTCACGTCATGCACGGCGATAACGCGAGTCGCGGTGACTTCACGACCATCCAGGCTGTAGGTCGCGGTCAGAGTCGTGTTGATGTTGGAACCAGACACGTTCTCGACAGCAGTGAACAGGCCGTTCTCGTCGATGGTGCCGCCGGTGGTGGTGTTGCTCGACGACCAGCTATCAGCCTGCATTACCAGGGTCGAGTTGTCATCGAAGGTCACGCGCAGCTCATACTGCGAGGTTTGCAGCGAGTCCACGACGGCTGCACCGGTGATCACAGCGCTAACCGGATAGACGGTTTCGTCTTCCACGGTAACGGTGAGCTGGGCATCGACGCGGATACCTTCGGACGTGTACGACGCGCTGATCGTGGTAGTGCCATCGGCCAGCAGGTTTGCAGCAGCGACAAACGCACCAGTGGTCGGGTTGATGACGCCAACGCCCTCGTTGCTCGATGCCCAGTCAGTGACTGGCACCAAAGACGACGTGGTATCGGTGAACGTCACCCGCAGGTTGTACTGCGCAGTGCCATCCTCAGCCACGACAGCCGGACCTTCAATCGCGGCCGAGACCGGATAGTTGGTGGCGTCAACCACAGTGATGTTCAGCTCGCTGCCGACAGTGCGGCCTTGTGCAGTGTACGACGCGGTGATTTTGGTGACCTTGTTGCCGGTGGTTTCCAGAGCACTGAACAGGCCGGTGTTCGCGTCAATGGTACCTGTAGTAGGCACACTGGACGCCCAGTTGGTAACCGGCACGATAGCCTTGGTGGCATCGCTGAAGGTAACTTCCAGCTGGTACGTCTGCGACGTGTTTTCCGGGACCGAGTTCGGGCCGATGATGCGCGCCGTGCTCGGATACACAGTCGTATCGATGATCTGGATTGCACGTGCAGGTGCGTTGACCGTACGACCGTCCAGAGTGAACGAGGCGTTGATCGTAGCGCCGGTGTTGGCGTCCACGTTTGCAGGTGCAGTTACGCGACCCGACGTATTGATCGTAGCGCCGTTGCCACCAGTGATGCTCCAGTTGGCTGCACGGTTTGCCGTAGTGCCATCGGTGAAGGTAACAGCCAGCGTATAGTCTGCCTGCCCGCCTTCGTTGATGGTTGCAGGACCGTTGATGACAGCACTCACAGGATAGTTCGTGGTGTCACGCACAGTCAACGCCAGTTCGGCCGTCACGGTACGACCATCGCGGGTGAAGCTGCCGCTGATCGTAGTGGTGCCGTTCGCCGTGAGGTTCACAGCAGCGGTTACCAGGCCACTTGCGGCACCGATGGTTGCAGCGCTGGTGTTGGACGAAGCCCAGTTGGTGATCGACTCGATTACCTTGCTACCGTCGGTGTAGGTCACCTCGAACGTCACGGTCTGGGTCGAGTTCTCATCCATCTGAGCGTTGCCCACGATGCGAGCGGACGCCGGATAGTTGGTCTCGTCGGTGACAGTCACGTTGAACGTGGCGCTCACAGTCTGGCCGTTGGCGGAGTACGAGGCGCTGATGACGCCCAGAGTGTCCACACTGACATCGGCAGCCGCAACGAGTTGACCGGTGGTCGGGTTGATGGTGCCGACGGCCGGGTTGTCGAGTGCCCAGTTGGACACGGAAACAACAGCCGAGGTGTCGTCGCTGAACGTCACGCGGAACTGGTACTGCGCGATGGTACCTTCGTTGACCGAAGCCATGCCCAAGATCGTGGCACTGCGCGGGTACACAGTGACGTCCTTGACCAGCACTTGCTTGGACGCATTGACGGTACGACCTTCCAGAGTGTAGCTGGCCGTGAGTACGGTCTGCTTGTCCTCGAACAGGTTGGTCGCAGCCACGAACTCGCCTGTGGTCGCGTTGATAGTACCTGCTTCTTCGTCGCTGGAAGCCCAGTCGGAAGCAGCGACGTCCACCTGAGTGCCGTTGGTGTAGGTCACACGCAGCACGAAGTTCACGGTGGTGTTTTCGTCAACGGTGTTCGGACCTACGATCACGGCATTGGCCGGATAGACAGTGGTGTCCAGGCAGCTAACCTGCAAGGTAGCATCCCGAGTAACGCCATTGAAGTTGTAGGTCGCGCTGATCGTAGTGGTCTGGTCGGTGGTGAGTTCACCAACTTCCAATACGCCGGTCTCAGCGTTGAACTCACCGGCACCCGGGTTGGACGAAGTGAACGTCGTCGGGGTTACGCCAGTGCTGGTGCCGTTGTCGAAGTGCGCCGTCACGGTGTACGTGGCGATGCTGTTTTCTTCGATTTCGTCCGGACCGTTCAGTTCGATGCTGACGAGGTTGACCTGGATGGTACGGTCGACCACGAGGATGTCCACGAACTTGCTGCGCTGTACGCCCGATTCCGGGTGAGTCCAGCGAGCTTCGACGCGCACGGTCTGGTCCTGATCAACGTCCAGCGACTGGAAGATACCAGTCAGGGTACCGATCGAGGCGTACTGGCCGTTACCGATCACAGACCACGAAGCAGCAACGCCAACGATGGTCTGACCATCGCTGAATGCCGCGTCAGCGGAGAACGTGAACGGCATGGTTTCGTCGATGGTGTTGCCAACTGGGCCGTTGATGATCAGGTCATCGAACGTAGGACCGTCGTATACCAGATCGGCCGCAGTCGGACGACGCCATTCGCCCAGCCACTCATTGGGCTGAGCACCCGGGCCAGTGATGGTCAGAATCTCGCCTGCTTTCGGCGAATTGGCGGTGCCGATCTTGGCCGTGTACGCATTGATCCCAGTAGCGCCGCGCATCATGGTGATGGGGAGCTTCGGGTGCGTATGCGGCAGCGGAGTACGGGCGTTGGACATACGAGCGTCGTTGCTGCCGACAACCAGCGGGTTATCGCGGTCAGGAGCGTACTCGCGGTTCAGTTGCACAAGGCCGCGCACGTCAATCGTAGCGGCACCGAGCTGGGGAGCTTCGACTTCACCGAGGTTGAACCCGCTGCTGAGGTCCCAGAACTGAGGCTCTGCGATGAGGTCTTCCATGGTGGTGATTTCCACCCAGGTGTTGCGATAGCCCGGCATCGGAAGAGCAGAGGTACGGCGCAGCACTTTCAGGTAGTCGTTGGAATCAGGATCGACGACGATCCAGCTGACGTTGAACGGCAGAGTGACGTTGTTGGGCTCCATGAAGGATACCACAACAGTCATGTTCTCGCCGTTGCCCAGCGGAAGCTGCACAGGGATCGGGTTCTCCACTGCGAGGTTCCGGTAGTCAGCCAGTGCCACCGCCTGACGAATGAATTCGGCCAGGGTTGCCATATTCGATCTTCTCCGATCAGTTCTGGATGTCCGAGGTGGTCAGCTTACGCCATACGGCGGTAGTCGGACCGGTTGCTACGAGAGCAGCGCCGGCGACGGGAGCTTCGCTGCCGCCGATGGTGACAACACCCGTGGACGTTTTGATCTGGGTTGCAGGCACTTCTTCGTGCGTGTGGCCAGTCGGCGGACGAGCGTCGGACAGACGCGGGTCGCCTTCGGCTACCACGACGGGGTTGCTCGACACTTGGGCCGGAACCGAGATACGGGCCACACCCATGATGGTCGGCGAGGCGGCCGGCACCGGGTTCTGTGTGGTCAGTTGAGCGGTGTCTTCGGCGTCGTAATACTGGGTGACGAAGACATCGTTGTAGTTCTCGATGATTTCCCAGGTGTGGTCACGACCGTGCACGGTATCCACGTCCTTGGAGACGCGGCGCAGTGCTTTGCGATAGTTGGCCGACAGCGGATCGAAGTCGATCCAGGTGACGTTCAGCGGCAGGATGAGCAGCGAGGGCTCTTTCTGCGCGCACACCACTACGGTGACGGTACGGTTGGTCGGGTGGGACAGGCGAACCACGATCGGGTTCAGCGGGTCCATGTTTTGAAGATTGGAGATGGACTCCAGATCGTCAATCAGTTGGTCCAGACGAAGTTCAGACATTTTCCGCCTCTCAGTTGTTTTCGTCGAAGTACGTGCCGGTCGGCATGATGTGCGATGTCACATGGACACGCTTGGCCGGGATGACCGGGTCGAGGTAGACATCCAGCACCAGGTCGCCATTGGCGATGTCTGCCGGGTCGTTGTTGCGCATATCGCACACAATCTCGAACGCATACAGGCCGCGGCCCTGTCGGATCGGACGCAGGAAGTCGTCGCAGATACCTTTCAGGCTGAGGCGTGTGATCGAATCGTTCGGATCGAAGTTGGAGACTGCACACGCAGACGCCAGCGACTTCTTGACGAAGTTGACCAGACGGCGGACGTTGATGTTGCTGAATGCGGACGCGAACGCTTGCAGGGTTTCTTGGCCCATGATGACGTAACCACGACCCGGGATGTTGCGAATCGGGTTGATGTGGGCACGGTCGAGCGCATCGCGTGCACCTTGGTTGTACTTGGTGCGAATGCCCAGGACCTTGACGGTACCACGAGACAGACCAGCAGGTGCGAACCAGACGGCACGGTTGTAGTCGGTGTACGCCATAGCAGCACACACATGACCAGACGGCGGAATGAACAGGGTCTTGTCGTTGTGCGTATCGCGGATTTGCACGAACGGCGTGTACAAACCGGCGTAGCTGGAGTTCACGTTGAGCGTGTTCGTGGCGTAGTTCACGGCACGGGCAGCTTCGTGTTCCGCATCCGGTACGTCCAGCACTGCGAGCGCGTCGCCGCGATTCTCACAGATGCTCACCATCTTGCGCTGAACCAGCGGCGTGGTGTAACCGGAGTTCATGAGGATGTTCACGTCAACCGTTTCGGTATCGGCAAATTCCTCGTAAGCTGCGGCGATCTGCGCCTCGGTCGGGCGAGTACCATCGCTGCCGCCTTTCAGGAACTCGAAGGCTTCCTTCTTGATCTTGACCGGACCGCAGAACGGGTTGTTCTTGACGCGGATATAGCGCGAACGCAGGTTGATCGCGTCTTCCCAGTACATCTGATCGCCGTCACCGTTCAGCTCGTAAACGCGGCTAACCAGGTAGGATTCCACCGGACGGCTGTTGGCGTTCTTGAAGTCCAGGTAAACATCTACCCAGAACTGGTACGGGTTGTAGTGGCGTTCGTCGCTCACGTCAACACCGCTCGGATTCGACGGACGTACCTTGATGCTCAGGCGGTCGTTCCACGCACCCGGGTTGGCTGCGGCGAAGTAACCGAGCACGCGATCCACGGCATCTTGATCTGCCGTGAAGCCCAGGTTGTTTTCCGGGTCCCAGACACCGCGAGGGTTGTTGCTGCCGTCATCGAAGACGTTCAGACGGACGTTCGGAATGGTTTGAGCCGGGTCGTCAATGGTTAGGTAGGCACCAGCAGTCAGCGCATCGGTGTTTACCACACGGATGAACTTGAGGGCCTTGGTTTGGGAAAGCGCCTGTTCGGCACAGTACAGAGCGAATCCGTACTTCTGCGCGTTGGGCGTGCCGAATTTGGAGCGCAGGTCTTCGTTGTCGAAGATGTCCACGATCACATTGACCGCGCCCATGGAGGCTTCACCTACGGTACCGACAATGGAAGTCGAGGCCGCGGCGGCGCGCACGGACATATCCTTTTCATTCGGATATACACCGGCACTGGGATGAACTTTACTGACCATGTTAGGTCTCCGTCAACAGTTTCTCGTATAGTTGGTATGGAAACACTGGACAACCGTCTATGGTACAACGAAACCATGACTGACATTGTACGGAGTAAATTAGCACACCAACGAACTGGTTGACGGAAACGAAAAACGGAGCCGCAATGGGCTCCGTTTGGGTTAATCGGCAGAGGATTCGACCATGTCCACGGTATCTTTGAATTTCTTCTCCTCGTGGGCGGCATGTAGTTCATCAAACATGGCCTTGGTCGCGGCGTTGAGTTTACGGACACGCTCCAGCTCATCGTTCAACCGCTGGATGTGCGTAACCAGAAACTCACCGAACTTGATCTTGGCCGTGTAGTGCTGTCCTTGCATGTGGGCAAACAGCACCTGATACAACGGGTGCATGGCGAGAGCCTGGAAGTCCAGCACCAGATCGGTGTGGCGCTTCTGGATGTCCTGCACCACTTCACGAGGCAGGCGATCCAGTTCTCCGCGGATGTAGCAGGCACGGATGAACAGCAGATTCAGCGTATATCGATCACGGTCGGCGTAGGCGCGATGAGCGTCGTCAAACACCTCGCGGAGTTTCTTCACCTCAATGTGACTGAACCGTTTGCACTTGTCAGGATGGCAGAGCTGGTTGATCTTTCGGAACAGGGTGCGCAACGCCATGCTGCCCCACTCTTCCTTCATTTCCTCCTGCGTCTTTTCCTTCGGCTGTTCAGCCTCTACCGTCTGCTGCTGTTCGCGGATACGCTGGACATCTTGTGCGATGTTCAGGCCACTGTCCACTTTGACCAGGGCGCCTGACTTATCGTGACGCGCAACTGGCGTGGAATCAGGACTGTCGGCGGCGTTGATCAACTGGTTCAGATCATCGATGACCTTGGACTGCTCCGGGAAGTGCGGAAGGTAGACGGCATACACGCGCTCCATGTTGGAGTGCGTTTGCTTGATGGCATCGATCATTTCGTCGATTTCATCCAGGAGCGTGGCTTGTGGTCCCATGTTTAGATGTCCATGATAGAGGCTTTTTGTTCCGCCGACAGGTAGAACGCATAGTTGAGGGGTAGGCGCACCTTCTCAGCGAAGAAGGTCACGGGATCGCAGCCGTTGACGACGACGATCTTTGGCACGTTACCGTACTTCACCAGCAAGTCGCGCAGCTTCTCCAGCTTGGTTGTGCTGCTGTCCATGCCGACGTTGGTGATGATGAGCATACTGAAATGCTCTTCCTCGCGGGCGTCGCGCAGGCTGTCCCACTGGTTACCGTAGAGAGTGTGCCAGAGTGGGTACGCACGTCCACGATGCTGGCCGGCTTGCTGTGCCGTAATCGCACGATCCATGAAGTTTAGCGCCAGCAGCTTGGCTCTAGTGTCGCTCGGATAACTGCCAATCGCCATCGTGTAACTACCACGAAGCGGGTTCTCCATCACCTTGTGGATGTTGGCGAGCTGCTTCTTGATCGACACGCTGCGCATCACAAACTCTTCCGGCAACCACGTGATGGCGTGCTTGGACTGGAGCAGGGCAACGGCGTCGCGCTGTTCGTTCTGGGTCTTCTTTGCGAGGGCCTGAACGTCGAGGACGATCGGCTTGATCCGCACCAGGGCATCCTCCAACACAAACGGGGAACGCGCCAGACTGAACGGGTAGCCGTCAACACCACGCGACTTGAGCAGCTTCTGGCGGACGTTATCGAAGCGGAAATTCAGGGCAACCTCATCTTCCTTCGCGATAGATGAGCGTAGAGACTTGGGATCGACGCTTTGCAGCTCGTTGTCTAAGTCTTGTAAGAAATCTTTCCTGCGCTTGGTCATAGGAGAGTATCGTATGCAATTCGTTAGCGTCCAGCAACACGTTGATCAGGTCTGGATATGCCTTGATCATACTGGGTGCGACTGGACAGAAGACTATCTTTGCTCTGTTTACAGATTGCAGGTACTCAGCAGGTGACATCACGTCCACATCACCTTTGACGTACTTGCACACCTTGTCGGCCTCGAATCTGGCCTCAGGCCCTTCGAGCAGCAACACGGAGTTTTCCGTCTCGACGGCGTTGGCGACTACGCGGCGCCAGACCTTATGCCGACATGCGGACTTGTGCAGTATGCCGGCAAGCACGGCCGTCTCTTGACGACCGTGGTACTCTTTGAGTCCTGAGGGCCCAAGATGAATCTTGGCCTCATGAACTACCAGCTTAATCTCCGAATGGACGGCCGAGTGCTCTCGGGGTTGATCGCACTGCTTTGGTGTCCTCCATGAAGTCACCGCCTCGTCCACCGCGGCGGCTTTGGTGCTTCTCCAAGAGTTTGATTGCTCGTTCACTTGCCACCTCAGTTGGCTTGTGCTTGAACTTGAGGCATTGCTTGTACGTGCCAGCAAAGCAACCCAAGGTCAACCCAATGTGCTCGTCCACAAAGAGCCGGATGCCGGGCTTGCGCTTACCTTCGAACGGGGTGAGCACACGCGACGACTCTTGCTTCCAGTTTGGTTCGTTGTTGATAGGCATGACGCCGTAGATCATGCTCCAGCGAGGGACGTTCAGGCCGCGTTGCATCAGCGAGCGAATGCCGATGACCACGCGAATCTTGCCGGACTTGGCCTTCTCCAGTACCTCACGTCTGCGCTCGATGTCCTTCTTGTTCTTGGCACCACCAACGAAGCCATCAGCAATCTTCTTGCCAGCCTCGTCGTTGATCATCTTGACCAGTTCCCAGACGTGCTCTTTACGGAACACAGGGATCAACAGGTTGTGCCCTTTCTCCAAGTCTTTCATCACCCAGTCAACGATGAACTGGTTGCGCTTCTTGTGTTTACTCAGGAAGTTCACACAATAGGTGAAGCCAGCGCGGCCTTTGTACTGGCTCTTGGACTTCACGAAGTCCAACGGATGCACGAAGACTTGCGCCTGCAACTGGTCACGTTCGATCAGCGCAGTGACGGGCCCCATGATCTGTTCGACGATCTTGTACTTGCCGTCCTTGCGGTCGTCGGTACCGGTCGCACCGATACGCACACGCATTGCCAGCTCATTCAGGAACTCGGAGTATTTCAATGCACCTGAGGAATGCACCTCGTCCACGAACACAGTGCCGTAGTTCTTGTTCAGGAGCTTGAGCAGCTTCTTGCCTTTCTCGCTCAGGAACGTCTGGTAGGTGCAGACGATAATCTCGAAGTTCTTGAAGTCCTCGGGCTTCTTGCCGTAACCATAGAGTTTCTTCTTGTACTTCTTCTCCAGCTGCGGCAGGTTGGTAAATTCCTCGACGTGTGCCAGAAACTGATCGAGGAACTCCTTCTGGTCAGCGATGATGCAGATGCGGTACGGGAACTTCTTGATGCCCGTGTAGAGCATGGTCGGAGTCTTACCGGAACGTGGCGGCGCTTTGAGAATGCCAAAACCTGCATCGCCGAGCTTTTCGACAGCAGGTTCTTGGTAATCGAACGGCTTGAAGTTCACCATGCGGACATCGTAGCGGCGCTTTGCTTTTGTGCGCAGGTCGATGAAGGTATGGCGCTTGGGTTTGATACCAAGATGAGCTTTCAGGTTCTTGCGTTCACCCAATGGGATGCCGTAGTAGTGAACGCCATCGACGATCTTCTCATTGACGGTGACGTTCTTGCCAGTGTACGCCGGGCACTTCTGGCAGACGTAGTTGTGCCGCTCGGAACGGTTATCACATTTTCGACAGGCCGACTCCTCGTAAAACCGATGGACGTACCTTTTCTTCACGTCGCGCTCATCCACCAGATAGCTGGGGATGTACATGCGCTCACGGACAATAATGTCAGCCATGTTCGAGTTACTCGCCTTTCCCCAACAGCTTGATGGCAGCTACCAGGTTGGTGTAGGTATAGCTGGTCTTGTCGATGTCAGCGACGATCAACTCAGCGTGGGCTTTCAGTTGCTCCACCTTGTGGATGTAACGGAAGAACGGACGGAGGACGTTCTCCATGAAATTGCGCCGCTCGTCTTTCGTTGTGCGATGCTTGCCAAGGCGGCCGCTGTACTCAAGCAGCAGGTAATCACGCAGGTTAAGCAACGTCTCCTGAAAACCTCCTGTGATAGCCAGACAAGATGCAAGAATCTCAGCAAGGCGACCCCGGTAGCGAACGTCCATGAGCATCGCATCGATCACGGAGTTGGTGAAGTCCTTGTCCTTGCGATTCAGAGAGCGGACGGAGCGCGTGCGCTGCATCCGATCAATCTCATCGTGCAGGTCCTCGAACGCCAATTGCAGGTTCGGGTTCTTATCGACAGCGGCCTTGAAGCGCTTGTACTTCTCATCGCGCTTGACGATTCGACGCAGATGATCCAAATCCTCTTTGTCCATTTACGCCTCCTTGATAAGGTATTCGGACTGTTCGTTGCCAGCGCTGAGCACCAGCAGGCAGCCTGAGCTGCTTTTGAAGAACAGCAGTTTGGTCTTCTCGTTGCTCAAGGTCAGCGCCTCGAAGTCGTACTTTTCGCGCTGGTTGCAACGGATAATCATGCGGTTGTCGATGATCTCCAGCTTGGTCTCGTTCACTACGAACAGGTGCCCGTACACGGTACCACGATTGTTCACGAAGTTGTACATCGTGCAGAATCGGTTCAGGATGATCGGGTTCTTGTGGTCGATGCGGAGTGACGCCTGCACGACTGGGCGAAAGAAGACGGCTATGTGATAACCGTCATGCGCAGCACCCAGCCGCTCAAAGGTATTTACACCCTTGCTGGTGATTTCAATGTCATCCGCGATACTAAAGATCGGGCTGACATCATTCGTCATAGAAGGTACCAATCTGAGTAAGGCGCGCAGTGTCACTCTGCTTGGAAATGATCTTGAAGCACGACGAGGTGCCTTTCTTGCCGACGTAAAACTCCATCGGAATCTCATCACCCTTGGCTTTCTTGAGCAGGTCATTCAGGATGCGCGGATCGATATGCGCAGTGCGCTTCTCGCCATCAACGGCCGCCTTGAACTCATCGCTGACTTCGCCGCTACGTGTGGTCATGCGAATCTCGACACCCTTCTTGCCGACGGAGAACGCCATCTTGGTATCTTCGGTAATGATGGCGAACATGTTGTCGACCGTCTTCAACGCCTCGGTCTTGAACTTGATCTTGGTCTTCGGCTCGGTGAGGGCTTTCAGATACTGCGGAACCAAATCGAAGTAGCTTTCGTCGGCTTGAGTTTCCGGCAGACTCACAGTGAAGCCTTTGCCGTGGACACGCAATTGGCTACCGTCGAGACTGAACTGCGCGTCTTCGTCGCCGATGAACTTGTCGATCAGGCCGAAAGTCTTGGCAGGAATGGCAAAGCGAAACTTGGCGTCGCTCGGTGTCTTGTCCTGGTAGCAGGAAATGTGGAAGTTGTCCGCGCACTCGATGGTGACGCCTTTCTCACCAACCTTGACGAAAGCGAGGATCACTTCGTCCGAGTAGAAGTTGGTGAGTTCGGCCGCTTTGATGCCTGCGCGAATTGCGTTGATGACGGCATTCTTGAGCTTCTTCGCCTTGGGAGCCTCGAACACGGACTTGACGCGCACCATGTCGGCGTCATCGAACAAGGCGAGTTCGGTCTTGGCGGTGTACTTACCTTTCACGGCACTGAACGTGACTTGCGCTTTGCTGCCTTCGACGCTCAGAACATCACGACCTTTGATAAGGCCGTTGACCGTCTGCGGATCGAACACCAGGCTACCCTCAGCGTCAGCCATACTGTCGGCAATCTGGAGGCACGCAAACGCATCAGGTGTGATACCTGCAACGTAGGCTTTGCCATCAGCGACGATCAGGGCATGCTTGCGCTCGGTGTCAAGGCAATCGACGAACTGGGTGATGCTCTGCACCTTGCTGATTGCCGATTGCAGTTCTTTGGCATGTGCAGTGAAAGAGAGGTTTGGCTTCTGGGAAATCTTCATCTTTCGTTCCTTAGTGCAGAGTCCAATTAACAGGAGCGTCTGTCACGATCACGCCCTTGGGCGCAACGTCTAAATAGAGACGGCAGGTTCTACCGCGAGGTGACACTGCCATGTACATGTTGTATCCAGAACGGTGAAGTCCTGGGAATCGCACTTGCATTTCCAGAAACACGGCGCGGGCAGCGCGCATCAGAATCTCTGCCGACGTAGTGTCTTCACACATTGCGATTGCAACCTGCGTGAAGTTGGCGTAGGTTGCATTCCACGACTCAACGAACCATTGCTGCAATTCGCCCTTGGACAGGCTTATGGTCTGGCTGGCAAGAATGCGCTTATACAGACCCTTCGACATCCTGGTGCTGAGCATCGCCCACGGCGGAATGTTCAAGCCCGGTGACGCAAAATTTGCGTTGGGTGTGTCCATTTTTGTTTTCCACGATAATGCTGATACGCTCGTTTGCACTGGGTGCAAGAAGTCCGTTCAGGACTCCGAGCACGTTCGCCATGGCGAGTCGATCATTGACCTGCATCAACTCGATAGGCGTTGATAGCCCTACGACGGTAGCCGTAGGGACCATCACGTCAAACAGCGACCAGAGTTTCGGATCAAGCGCCACTGCCTCGTTCAAAAGATCGACGGCGTGTTGCAGGTCACCACTCATGCGGCCTCCTTCATGACTTTGCCTTTCACAGGTTTCTTAGGCTTGGCGTTGAATTTCTCGATGGCGGCTTTCGCAGTCTTCGCTGTGAAGACTTCGTCGGCGGCACGCGGGTCTTTCTTCATACCCTTCATCTTGAGTTTCAGGTTCCAGGCTTGCTTCTTGGCCCAGTCAGGCATGTGCTCGTACTGACCACGGGTGATCTGCTTGAGTGTCTTCTCAACGTCCACTTCGTAGCCGAATTCATCGCGCTGCTGTACCAGAGCTTTTTCGATCAACTCATCCAGATTGGCAAGGCTGTAATCCCAGCCTTTGCAGTCACGGATGTTGGCGCCGATTTCAAAGTCGATTTCCAGCGGCACTGGGAAGCGCAGACCATGACGTTTCTCCATGACACTCATGACGCCGTAAGTCAGGCCGTGTTCGATCATCCGAATCGCAAGCCAAACGTCCTCATACGCAACGCTAAACTCCAAGGAGTCGTGTACAGAGTTGCACATGTAGAAGTCCGGGTAGTGGCCAGTCTCGCGGTAGTGGGCATACTTCATGTTCTCGATTTCCCGAGCGCCAGACACCAGGAAGTCAGAACCCATGCCCTGAATTGGCGAGTTCACAGCACGACGGCCAGTGGCAGCGTAGACACCCTCGAACGACTTGGCATCTTTCGGGATCAGGAATGCCCACAGGTTACGGCGACGGCCCAGGGGCGATTCGACATACAACTGCTTGGCAGCTTTCTCCTTGATCTTGTCGAACCAGCCAGCACCGATCGGGAAGCGCTTGAAGAACGCCTTGACCAGAGACTTGATCGCCTCAAGGGTTTGCCCTGTGGACTTGGCAACACCCTCCATGCCCTGCTGGTAAATCAGACCGAAGATTACCTGCTTAACGCTGTTACGCTTCGGCTTATCTACGTCCTCGATCTTCATACCGAAGAAGTACGCGGCGTTGATCTTATGGACGTCACCTTCCATGTCAATCTTTTTCGCCAGCTCTTCCGTTGGGTAGAGCTTGTACTGGTTACGCATACGCAAGCCGTGCCAGAACAGGTCTGCCACTTCTTGGTCACCAGTGATGATCGACCAACCACGAACTTCGTGTGCCGCATAGTCGATCTTCAAGATCAGGCGACCCTTGTCCGCAATGAACAGGCGCTTGATGATCTTACCCAAGTCGGCACGGCCGGGGAACATCTTCTTGATGAACTCCGTGATTTCGTTTCTGCTTGGGATTTGGTGCAGCGATGGTTTCTTCGCCGAGGTACGGCCTGTTACCACGTCTCGGAACTGGAAGAACGGACGAATGCAGGAGTCGGAGCGCATGTCGGAGTCGGAACCCCATTGCTTGACAAACGCCTTGACATAGCTGTTGTAGATTTTCTTGACCTTCTGTAGCTCGTTGTACAGAGCCACTTCCGGTATGTCCGCATACTTCTTCTGGAAGTCCTTGTCGATGTTGCCCTGACCGCCCTTACCCGTAGACAGCGGCTTGAGCTTGAGCACGTCGAACATGAGCATGTTCAAGTGTGCCTTCTTGCCGATGTCGAAGATGTTGAGCTTGGTCTTTCCAAACAGGCCGAGTTGCGGCGCGCCAGACTGCTTCGACATCTTGGCGTTGGCGCGCTGTACGCCCTTGGTCTCGTTGAGTGCCTTGATGACGTCGGCACGGTGCTTCAAGATCGGGCTGTCTTTGGACTTCAGGTAGAACAGCCAGTTGATGTCCGTCTTGCACCCGTTGACCTCAAGGCACGAGAACACGTGGAGCATATCACTGATCTGCTCTTTCACGATGCTCTGGTACTTCTTGTAGCCGTAGTCCTTACCGCGCTGAATCTGCAGGCGCTTGATGTGGATGAGCGTAACGACGTCCAGTGCGCAGTAATTGAGCAGGGACTTATCCAAGTCGGCCTGTTCGATGGTTGCCCGCTTGTCCTTACCGAAGTCGGACTCGTAGTACGCGGTACAACCGTACTGCATACAAATGTTGAGCAGGGTGTAGTAGGTACCGCCAGTGATACCCTCCAACACCTTCATGTTTTCGTCGTGCCCGAACTCACCAGCGAACACGTCCCAGACAGCATTCTTGAAATGGCGAACTCCAAGGTCCACGCGAATCCTGTTCAGGTCGAACACGGCGTTGGCGTAGATGTGCTGCTTGTTCTTGTTCTTGCGCTCGAAGTACAGGCGCAACTTCTTCTTGATGTACTTCAACTCGTCGGGCAACCAAGGACTGTCCTTGTGTCCGATGGGCAGAATGTACGCAGCCTTTTCATCCACGGCAAACTGAATCGTCAACATGCGGTTTGTGATCCGCATGAGGTTCTTGGTCTCCGTGTCGATTGCCACTTCCTTGGCTTCGGTGATCGTGTCGAGCATTTCGTCAAACTTGTCGATAGTGTCGACCAGCCTGACCTTGTACTTCAACTCAGGAATCTTGTACCGCAACTCGCCGCCATACAGCGCAGTCATCAGGTTACGCGCAACATACCCAGCGAGGTACATTGGCTCGCCTTTGCCGCTGGCGTTTACCAGGGTGTTCAGGCTGAGCGTCGGAACGTGCTTGAACGTGTGCGACTTCTCACCCTTGCTTACGGTCGTCTCGATTGGTACGCCGTAGAAGTGCTCGTAGTGGATACCCTTTCGGTCGCGGTACTTCGAGGCAATCAACTCGCCGTTCAGTGCCTTGTACGGGTCTTGTCCGAAGGTCACTACGACATCTGGCTTGTATTCGGTGATGATGAAATTCAGGCGCTCCGCAAACTCCAGCTTGGCGTCAGAGCGAAACTGCTCGGGTTGGCCTGCCGTCTTGAACGCGTGGAACGATATTGCCAGCCACGAATAATCGGCGAGTTCGTGGTCGCTGTTGTAATACTGCTCGGCTACTTTGATGACGTTATCGAACAGTTGGCCAGTGGCACCGCTGAGCATACGGCCACTGCGCAGGTCTTCGGTCGGAACGTAGTCCAACACAAACAGAATCTTGCCCTTGGGCTTCTTGACTACCGATTTGGCCAAGCGGACATACCCGAAGTTGTTCTCGACTCTGCGAAACTTCTTGGAGTATTTGTAGTCCAACTCGACATGATCGCACTTAGGCATACCAAACACCTCTAATCCATGTCTGGATAGCATTTACAGTTTGCGGAAAAAGAAAAGGCGACCCGAAGGCCGCCTATAGTCAGATCACACGGGCGAGTTCGCTGTAGCCGAGCAGCAAGCGACTTTGCTCCGCGTAGGTCTCGAACAGCACATGCTTGCGGTTCATCGCTTTGATGTGCGAGAACGCAGTATGCTGGTCGCCGCCGATTGCGGTGTAGTAATGCCAGTTGAACGCCGAAAGATGAGTCAGGGACACACCATCGGGATCGGGCATGAGCATGTGAAACGTAGTGCCGTCTTCCGTGTAGAAGCCACGAAACTCGTCTGTCGGCTGGCTCATCGTTTTGGCGATGAAGGCCAGGTTGTACTCGACATCAGACGACGGCAGTTGAACAACGCGAACGCGCAGCTTGTCGTACTCGGGCGGGTGCATGCCCTCAAACTCACCACTACCAAACCCGAAGTACGCCAAGAAGTCGAAAGACTCGTCACCGAAGTGTGGCTTCTCTTGGGTTGTGCAGAACAGGTAGCGGCGGGTGGCACCATTGAGTCGCAGCGCGGCGTAAGTGAGCTTAGCCGGATGCTTCATAGGTCACCGCCGTTGATCTTTGGGCCGATGGCCGTGATGATGTGGCTTGCCCTGTTGCTGGTGTGCAGGCTTCTGTTCCTGCCCTGCAGCACCAGCCAACGCGTTGGGCTGTCCGTCTGCTGGATAGTCTGGGCCGGGTTGACCAGCTTCACCGGCAGGACCCACGAGACCTGCCCCGTCGATCTCAGTAATACCGACTTCGACCTTCGGCTCTTCCCGCGTGGCAGCACCCATGCGCGCCTTCATGGCGTCCATGATTTCCTTCTCGCGTTCAGGCGTCAGCTCACGGTGCTTGATGAGACCGTTGGCGTAGTACATGTTCTTGGGCAACTTGTCGCGCTCACCGAAGGGCAGTCCTTGATTCGGATAGGCAGGCAAGAAGCTCATGTCGGCCTCGAATTTCTTCTTGGCTGTGATGGTGGCGGTCGACCAAATGCCATCGATCAGGCCTTTGTAGAAGCCCAGATGGAACAGCACCAATTGCTGCGCCATCAGTTTCTCTTTACTGGTTTGCATTCAGATTCCCTCGTTGAGGAAGTGGGGAGTTTCCTCCCCACCTGTGGATCACTTCTTCTTCGATGCCTTGAAGTTGATTGCAGCAATCTCCTTCTTGAGCACGTCAGGCGATGCGATGGTGAAGCCAGCGTCTTTCAGCTCCTTGACCTTGCTGTTCATGGCAGCCTTGTTCTGCAGGAAGCACACCAGAGCACCAGGTGACAGTTGCCACTTGGTATTTGCACCCGGAATCTCCTTGCCGATATGGCGCTTGATGATCGGCGACGTAGCAACGTCCACAGCAATCATCAGCTTGTCATCCATGAAGAACGGGAAGAAACGAGCCTCTTTCCGATCGGTTACCATGCGCTTGCTGACTTGGAAGAAGTGCGGCAGCGTGTTCTGAGGCAGGAGCTCCAGATTGTACAAACCACGCTTGCCCTTCTCAAAGGCAGCGAACACTTCACCGAGGCGGTTGGCCGTTTGATCGGACAGGTGGAACTTCTCCTCGATGTAGTCCATCACAGCGTTCGCCTGATTACGGCGCGACACTACGATGAAAGCGTACTCCCCGATCTGCTTGAACCCGTGCTTCTTCAACGCCTTGGCGTAGTCGATGTTGTCGGATTCGAGCGTCAGATACCCGTGGTAGTAAGCAGGCGACAGCACCAGTGGAGTTGCCTCAACTTCTGCTGCGTCCGGCTTCACCGAAGTCGGAATCTTCAAGTTCGGAGTGTAGGTCACACCCTGGTTAACAGGCTTACCTTCCTTGATGTTGCGTTTACGCTTTTCACCGGCATCGATGGAAGTTGTACGCACGCGAGCCTGGCGAGTGCTGCGACGTTCCCGACGCACACGTTCCTTCTCTTCCTGCTCTTCCAGAAGCTCCTGATCGCGCTGCAAGCGTTCCTGCTTCTTGATGTCCGCCTTGCGGTAGGCCAGATCGACAGCAAACTCTTTCTGGATCACCTTCGAGCTGGCAGCAGTAGGCATGAACAGCAGGCCCATGTCACCAATGCTGATGATTTCGTTGCTGCCTTTCAGCTTGACCAACACGGAGCTGATCGGACGGTCTTTGTTGACCACACCGTCTTTCGCCAGACCAACGTAGCGGGTCTTGACACTGACGATCATGCCGTTGCCGCGGTCGGTAATAACCGGCTGCCCAACGAGACGATCCGGGTCTTCGACATACTGCTTGCCGTCTTCCGCACGCAGCACCTTCTTCAACACAACAGGCTTCCAGCCGTTCGGGTCAGGAATGTCCTGAGACGAAACGAACGGAGTGTTGATCGACCGCGCCCCATCAACAACAGGGGTCTGCGGAACCTCAAGCATCGAGGTAGGCATGGTCGCCCGCATGTGCGTGAACTCGGCACGCTGGATGCCGTTGAGCTGGCTGTACGCCGAGATATACTCGTCGTAGTCATACAGGCTCGGACGCTCCTGCAGAGTCGCCAAGGACATGCTGACTTCTTCCAGCATGTTGTGTGCCAACACGTCGGCGTAGCGCGGGTTCTCGGCCTCGTCAAAGCGGGTCTTGTTGAAGATTTTGGCGATCAAGCGACCTTGCTTAGCCACCTCCATCGAGTTGTCCGCGAGCACCCAGTCCAGGAACACGACTTCACGGTAGATTTCACCAGCAGCCGCACCCTTCGGATCAGGACGGAAGATACGCGAAGCCGACTGGTCGAGTTCACCCGGACCCCACGGAGACTCCACGCGAATCATGCGCGAGGCCATCTGCAGGTTGTGACCTTCCGACAGACCCATTTCGTTGGCAACGATGATCTTGACGTTCGGGTCACTGATGAACGCATCCAGGTTCGACCACTTGTCCACTTCTTCGCCGGTGAACTTGACCGCCATCTTCTGGTACTTCGGCGCGAGCGCGTTGTACACCGCGTTCACCGAGTTGGTGTAGCGGCAGAAGATGATGACCTTGCCCTCAGGCTCTTTCTTCCAGATCGACGGGTTGGACTTCGGGTCCTTGCCGATGGTATCGCGCGGCAGTTGGTCGCGAGTGGTCGATTCCTTGTTGTACTTACGAGCCAGATACAGGTCACCTTCGAAGGTTACCAGATCGTACTCGGTGTACACTTCGCCCTTACTCCACTCCTTGGGATTGAAATGGCGATCAACCAGATTGGCGATGAACTTCGCTTTCCGCGACGTGTAGCTCTTGATGCCGTACGCACCGAAGACCTGCTCGAACAGAGGGTCGTACTCGGGTGCGATGATCAGGCGCTCGATCCGCTGCAGGTAGGCGTCGAGGTCTGCTTGGCTGAGAGCAGCCAGTTCATCCCCTTCGTCCATCTCGAAGTCGATTTCGTTGCCTTCGGCGTCTTCGTCACCGTCACCATCGTCATCGTCGTCATCATCTTCACCAGCAGCACGGCCCTTGGCCTTCGACAGCAACTGCTGCAGGGCCTGTACGGACTCGTCCACTACCAGATCATAGAGCTGGCGGTGCAGTTCGCCTTCACGAATCTCCTGCTCGGTACCTTCCTCGTTGACGAACTTGATACCATAGAAGTTTTCGATCGGGGAGGGCAGCATGAAGGCCCACTCTTTCTTCTTCTTGGTGATGACTGCGGCGTAGCGCGACAGACGTTGCCGTGCGCGTTGCGGCGTGTTCACCTTCCACAACTGGACGGTTTCGTCACCGAGTTTCAGCTCGTCGTTCAGCGACTGCGTGACCGTGCTGCTGGACAGTTCGCCCTGACGGAAGATGTGCGGCGAGTACAGAGCCGTTTGACCTTCGATGTCACGCACACGGTCGGCGATCAGGGTACCAGTTGCGATGCGCAGGTACTCCACGAACGACGCAGTGGTGAGCTGCTTCGTGACCTTGTGCTTGGCGGTGTTGATGCCCTTGAGCTTGTGGCTTTCGTCGATGATGATGTAGTTGAACTTGAATGCCTTGATGAACTCCAGGTTGGTGCCCACGTTCATTACGGCGTTGCCGATAACGATGGACATGCGGTTGTTCCGCAGGAAGTTCAGACCAGCAACCACGATCGTGTTCGGCGGAGCCTGTTCGATCACCTGCTGGAGACGCTCGGCGCCCCAACGATTGAACACGTTCTTGTCAATCGGGATCATGTTCCAGGTGTCACCGGCGAACGACTTCATATCATTACACCAGTTACGGATCAGACCATCAGGGCAGAGAACCAGCGGGCGAATCTTCTTGCCCAAGCCCTGCATATCCTTGACGATGGCAGCCATGTCGCCGAGGCCGATCGAGGTCTTACCGCCACCGGGGCTGATGTCGAGCACTGCGAACTTCGGCGGCTGCGGCTTGCGCAGATACCGATGGGTGTCCAGCTGGTGCGGGAACACAGAGAACGACTCTTTGCTACCCGCGAAGTGGATGTCTTCCACATCGACGCCCGGATCGTACTCGATAGACTTGATGGCTTCTTCGGCCTCGGCTTCCAACGCCTCATAGTTCTGCGCGTACTTGCCGAACATGATGGCGATAGGCTTGACCGTGTTCAGCAGCTCATTGGAGTTCGGACGCACGATGGTGCGCTTCACGTCCATGGGCTGACCGCCATCGGCAGATGGCAGACGCTCGACCACTTCATGGCTGCGAGAGCCATCGGTGAGTTGCTCGACGCTCAGGCTGTTGATGCCGTCGAGAATCTGCTTGAACACGTTACCGCCGATGAAGTTGAACAGGCGGGCAAAGTGGTGGGCAGGCGACTTGTCGGCAACGAAGAAGTCTTCGTGCTCGGCAATGGCATCTTGCATTTCCTGGTACGAGGCGTCGCGCATATCCTCGCCCAGTTCGCGGGCGATGAAAGTGCCGTTCTTACCGCTGGTGGCGTTCGCAGTGGCTGCCAGAAGACGCTCAGCCAGCTCGATGTCAGTTTCCTGATTACGGCCAGCATCGCGCATGGTACCGTCACTGGTGATCAGACCAGTGTACAGCGGACCCTGATCGCGCGGAGTTTCCTTGTCGAGCTTCTCGATGGAGAGTTCCGACATGGCACGCTTCACCAGCTCCTGCAGACCAGGAAGCTCACCCTTGTAGACGTGGAAGAAATACGTCTCGAAGATCGAACGGAACTGGGCGGTCTTGACGAACTTGTCCGGCTCCATGGTGGAACCGTAGATGTCGCGCGGATGCGTGTCGGACGCAATCGGGTTGTCATGCGTCATCAACATCAGACTGTCGGCGAACGTCTTCTGCAACGGCGCCTCACCTTCCTTGGCCATGTTATAGCCTAGGTAATCAGCGATGGTAAGCGTATCAGGCTTCACCGCGCCGATTTGCACCTCACAGCGAACCAGACCAGGGCGCTCGGAGCCGTAGACACGCAGACCGTAGTCCCAGTCGTAGCTCAGCACGGAGTCGTGGAACTCAGTCAGGCGTTTCAGGTTGGCGTTTGCCTCAGCGTAGACGCTGTGCGGAATGCCGTACTGGGCAACCTTCTCGTAGCTCTCGGCGAGGATGCTGTTGTTGATGCCGTAGTCGGAGCAGACCTTGGCCACAGCAGCACCCAGACGCTCGAACTCGTTGATGGCCGTCAGCTTGTCACGGTCTTCGCCAGTCGGCAGATAGGCGAGCGTGCCCTGGGGCGTGATGTACAGACCGTCTTCGTTCGCGCGGGTAGCCTCGACAGACATACCGAGACGTTGACGCGCCTTGGTGATCTGGGCCAGCTTGGACACAGGCAGCACGTAGCGCGGGATGTTGGCGAGCTTGACACGACCTTTGACGAGGTCATTGGAGACAGTGCTGCCCTTCTTGCGCAGGAACTGCGTGCTCCACAGACTGAACCAGGAGTCGAAGTTGGCGAAGTTGAGGTCTTCGGTTTCTTCTGCCTGTGCGATGAATCGCGCCGTGGGCTTGTCGAAGGTGAACGCGATTGTGGAGCCAACAACACGGTTGAGCAGGGCGGCTTCCGTGGTGATGTCCTGCTGTACGCGCTGCTTAACGAGGGCTTCGACAGACAGCAAACCCTCCGGGCCGATGTCGGAGCGAGCGATTTCGCGGCTGTACTGCTTGGAGAGTTCAGCTTCGGCCGACTTCTCTGCGTGCAGCACCAACACGGCGCGGCAGAACTGCTCAGCCTTGGACTTGCTGTCGGTGCCGAAGGTGATGTTGTGGAAGAAGTTGACGCCCAGCTTGACGCCCACAACCTTCTCGAAGATGCGCTGGATTTCGGTGAAGTCCGTGGTCAGCGGGAGCGACTTCATGTACGGCTCGTAGCTGCTGCCTTCGTGGCCGGCGCCGAACAGGTACTCCAGGATTTCACGAGCGGCTTCTTTGACCTTGAGCGAAGTCTCTGTCATGAACGCCTGCATGCGGTCATTCTCATAACCGAACTGCGACGTATTGGACGCCAGGAAATAGCCGTACTGGATGTTGGAGCACATCAGTGCCTTGTCACGCGCGGAGCGTGCCAGCATCACATCGACACCGCCAGAGTAGACCTCTGAGGCTCGGATGGAGTGCTTGTCGCCGTGCATCATCGCACCCAGCAGGCGATACATCGATTCGTTGACCGACGACTTGTCGCCTTGACGCAGCATATCGCGCTGCTTGACAGCACGTTCAGCCAGCTCCTGAATGCGACGATCCCATTCGGTACGATTGGATTCGGCTGCGAACAGGCTGCGGCCTTGTTGCAGCATTTCCCGCATGAACAGGAAGAAGCAGTTCACGGAGTTGGCAACGTCAGCGACTTGATCGAACAGTTCGACCAGGAAGGCGCGGCGCTTGTTGTAGAAGAAGGAGTTGTAAGCCTTATACAGCTCAGGGTCCAGAGAGACCGGCTGCAAAGACTTCACCAGGTCGGGTGCGCCGGCAGCCAGCGAAACGTACTCTGGAGCATCACCGGAAAGGGACGCACCAAGCGCGTCGTACATGGCATCGATTTCGCGCTTGAAGGGAGTCTTCGATGCTTCCTCAACCGCCGCGTCGATTGCGGCAGAGAGGCTGTTCAGCGTAAACAGAGAGCCCATGATATGTCCTCAAATGTGACCACGAGATTCCAGAAGGTCTTGCCAAAGTTTTGGCGTCTTGGCCTTCTGCTCGTTTGCGATGGTAACGAGGGCCTGCGCTACTGCCAGACACACGGCAGGAGTATGCGCCTCGAAGAACTTGCGACCGTAAAGCATTGCAAGGTCGGCGGCCCGCTCCGTCTTGAGCGAGGCGTAGACTTTGCGCTTGAACTCGGTCACCTCCTTGTCGGTCACGTCCTGAGCATCGCTCATGCGCTCGTACAGCAGTTCAGATCGCGCACTGTCCAACTCTCGGCTGAGACTGTCGATGATCTGTAGGGTGCCTGGGCTGGACTGCCCATCGGCAAGTTCTTGCAGCTTCTGTTGGACATTGTCCATATCGCCGCTCATACAAAGACTCCTGTGATTGCGTTACGCCATGTACTCTTTAGAGCAACGTCTACCCGCTGGTAAAGGGGCACTATGGCTGCCAACTTGACTTCGTACTTCAAGACAAGTTCGTTCTCGGTTCGCGCCATGTAGACGACGAGGTCCGTGGTACTAAGCACGGTCGCATAATCAGCGTCGCGCAGTGCACCGAATTTCTTCTGCTTCTTCGGGTTGCCGTTCGGCATCTTGTCGCTGATCTGGTACGGCACGTGCTTGAACAACAAGCCCTGCATGCGGTTGACCATGTAGTTCAGGTCGAATCGCATCGGCCGTAAAACGACAATACCCTGGAAGACAGGGTTATAGAGGGCGCAAACAGAGCCAGCTTCTTGGTACCGCATAGACTGCGAATGCCGCACGATTCGCATGTGACCCAACACGTCGCCTTTGCGAAGAAAATCCTTCAGGCGTTTGATGGGCTTGGCGAGCGGCATACACTCTTTTACAGTATGGAGCAGCTTGACTTTGGCGCCAGTCTGGTTGATTAACAAACGAAAGCATTCCGGTACGGCCGTCTCCGCATTCTCAAACATCCGAAGCTGAGTAACGGCACGCATCTTAAGGAACGCATCCCATACAGGACGGTAGTCTTCACTTACGTCCCTTGGAAACTCGACGTTGGTCACGATTCTTAGCTTCATGTAGGATGAGATTCTTGGCGGATTTGTGGCTGGGTCGGTTCGCGTGACAGATGGGACATAGGGCCCTCAGGTTGTAGAAGGCCGTCTGCCCACCGCGCGAAACTTCGACAATGTGATCAACCTGCAGTCCGTATTCGGATTCGGGTCGACCGCACTTCTGGCACTTATGTCCGGCACGACGTTTTACTTCGGCGCACATCGCAGCCCAGGTCCACCGATCACCGTACGCTTGCGTTTTGGTGCGGCGTATCTTGGCAACGGTCCCTACTTTCTTGGGGCCGGTTACGAGGCGCGCTTTCGACTTGTGGACCTTGGGTCGTTTCATCACATCAGTACCGTACGGACACGGTCTAGCATTGCGCCGTAACCGATCTGGATTTTGTCTGCCTGGTCTTTGCAAACGCCCTGCAACGAGGCGATGAGCTGCGACTGGGCATCAGTGTCCTTGACGTACATGCGGATGTCCTTCTGCATCTTGAAGAAGGTGTCGATATACGTCTGGCCAACCATGGTCAGGAACGAAGAATAGGCCTTGGACTCCAGCTCATGAATTTGAGAGGTTACGTCCTTCGCGGAACGGATGTCCGCAATCACCTCTCGCATCTGCGAGTAAAGCGTGGAGAGGGCGTACACGTCACGACCCGTTGGATTCGACAGCATCTTCTCCTCGAAGAGTGCCGTGATGGTCCGCAGGTTATCGAACATGCCGCGATACTGGTGATCGAACTCGTCTCCGTGATCGGATGGTACCGGCAGAGTTTCGAGGTCGTCCAGCAGCTTAGCTTTGCGTCGCTCCATCTTGGCAAGCTGCTTCGATGTTGCGGGCTCTCGCTCCAGCTTGTCCTTCTTCTTGGCTCGCTTCTCCTCAGTGGATAGCGTAGCCTGTTTCAGCTTTTTCTTCTTCGGAAGTTCATCCTCATCCAGAGCGCGTTTCTTCTTGCGCTTCTTGGGTTCTTCCTCAGACAGAGTTGCGAGTTTTGCCTTCCTGTCATCCGTGCGTTTCTTTTTCTTCACGCCAGAACTACGGCGTGCGTCATCTGGCACATCCTTGTTTCTGAGGCGACCGCGCTCATCAACGTCAACGCCGCTAACGTCTATGCGTCGATCACCTTTGGTTTTCGTCTTGAGTTTTGGCATATCGCGGACCTAAAAAAGGGGCACCCTAAGGCACCCCTCCTTCACTACTGGATGGCGCCACAGATTACATGAAAGCGTGGCTCTTGAAGCGAGCCCAGAACTTGTCGAAGTATTCCGGACTGCGGATGAACATCTTGCGGTAGTAGTCAGCGATGAACTCCAGCGAGAAGTTCCCAGCAGCGACGGCTTCCATCTCGGTAGTGTCGTCGAACTCGATGTCGTTGCTGGCCACCGAGGCGATAACCAGATCACGGTGCACCTGCTCGACGTTACCATCGCGGTCGATCACAGCCAGCAGGCCGGTGTCGTTGCCGTGAGCGTCATCCACGCTGGCGACAGCGAAGCCCATGACGGTACGACCGAGCGACGGGCTGACATACGCCATCAGGTCACCACCTTGCAGACCGATACGCTGTTGAGCGACGCGATCACTGGCAGGGATGGATTCCTGAATGCCGACGCTGTTGGAAGCGACACAGGCCATGAGGCTGTTCATGATCTCCAGATCGTCGCCCGCGTGGGACTTGATCAGGATGTCGCCGGCGTCGGTCTTGTTCAGGCTCCACAGGCGCTCTTCGGAGTCCATGTACATGTTGGTGTTGGCAATGGCAGTGAAGCCGCTGGCGTTGCTCTCGTCGAGAACTACACGCTGCTCCAGCACACCGACGATACCTTCGACGGTCTGGGTGATGCCGTTGGAGGCGATGGCTGCGAAGCTGCCCTCAACAGGCACGACCTTGTTGCTGAGCTTGGAGACGGCGTTACGCACGGCTTCCGGGCTGGCGCTGGCGGTGATGGTGCCGAGGATGCGGGCGAACTTGTCGCCGATGGGAGTGACGCGCTGGACTTGGAAGGACGGGCCTTCGGCTTGCAGGTTGCGCAGCGCCTGAGTCACGTTCTGGCGAGTATGCTCGAAACTGGACATGAGTGTCTCCGTTTAGACTTGAGTGTAGACCGTTTTCTTGGCCGAGTTTTTCGTTGCGCGAAGACGCTGCTTGCGCGGTTTGCCGACGCTCAGGCCGACGTGGACCCATTTGTCGAACTCCTGGATCACTTGGTCATAACCGAGGTCCAGTTTGATGATCGCCTGGAACAGCTCCTCAGGGCTCATGCCCGGAACGCTGATGTCGGCAGCCAGACCCTGCGTGTGCGCAGAGGACGTGACACCACCAACCATGCGATTCAGCGCGTCACCACGATAGCCGGAGCTGATGATGATACGCTTGCCCAGAGCATCACGCAGTTCCTGCAGGAACTCGGCGAGGCGCTGAACATTGGGAAGCAACGCCTTGGGGACGGAGTTGTCGATCCCTTGTGCGCGTGCAGTGTCGGAGCGCTCGAACTCGGCGAGCGTGAAGTTTTGCGTGAGTTGCGTCATGTTGCTCTCCACATGAAATTACAAGAAGCCGCGGCTCCACGTAGCGCCACGACCAGTCCATGGAAGACGTGTAGTCGGAGCGTTGATAAGTCCGACAGCGCCGATCTGCGAACTGCCATCGATGAACTTGCCACCTTGCGAACCATCACCAGAGTTGACACCTGCACGAGCCAGCAGCTTCTTGGCGGGTTTGACATACTGCTCGATGCCTTGTTCCACGCGACCCAGGGCCGACTCAATGGCGGGAGTGCGATCCACGTTCAGCGACACGCTCTGACCGGAGAAGTCGAACGCAAGGGCACCTTCAGCTTGGAGCTGCGCAGCCAGAGCGTAGTACGAACTGCACTGCAACCAGCAGTCGTAGATCAGGCCCTGCATGTTGGTACCGTTGAACGCAGTGAGCTGCGGTGGGAACATGTTGAACAGGTTCAAGCCGCGGGCCAGATACTCCAACAGGTCGCTCTGCGTGTACTCCAGCTCTGGGATCACGTTCTGCACCCGCGCCTTGTTGATGAACTGCTCAAGGCTGTTGGCGGCCACTAGGACTTGCGGCGTGATGATCCACACCTTGAACGTGTACATCGTCGGAGTGAACGCATCTTTCCGGGTGTGCTGGACGTACAACAGCAGCGGCTCCAGCTTTGCCAACCCAGCCACGTTCGGCACCCGAACAACGGTCTTGTCCGCATATTGCTCATACGCAACGGCAGGATCGCTGAACGGAAGATCGACCATGAGAGGTTCGTTGTTCCGATACAGGCTGAAGGTCAGCATATCGCCGGGACGTCCTGGAACAGCAGGCAGCCCTTTCTGAGGATTTGCAGGCTGCTTTGGTTTGCCGGGATCGAACGAGAACGGCAGAGCCACAGTCAGGTGCATATCGCGGGAGTACATGGCGATAACGTCGCCAGTGCGCTCATCCGTCTGTGGACTTACCTGCAGGACGTGCGTGGACTTGTACGACTCACCGTCGTTGCCTCGCAGGTGCCACACGCAGCGCAGATCAACACGATCCTTGAGCCCCATCTTGGGGATGGCGAGGTCGGCACGCCAAGCACCGGGCTCGCTCGGATCGACAGTTGCGATGACTTCGCAGATGACTGATTTGTCCGTATCGTAAACACGGACGCGAGGGCCTGCGACGTTATCTGCAGGATGGACTGGCTGATCGAACTCATCCAAGATGACATCGATCACGGCCAGGTTGGTACCCTCGACACACTTATGGACGGAACTCATTTGGTGTCCCCATTGCAAATGGCACGAACAAGCGATTCGACATCGGTCGCTTCGCCTTGTACCATCTGTGTCTTGATGTCGATTGGGATGTACGGTTCAACCAGACGTGACAGGTCACTCGAAGTGCGCTGTACGCAATCCAGAATACCGGAACGTACGGTCTGCTCGATGAACTCAAAGGCAGGCTTCACGTTCGGGTCGTCGACCTTGTTGAAGTACCGTGTCAGGTACGACAAGAAGTAATCCACGAACTGCACGTCCAGGTTGTCCAGATTCAGCACATCGGCGCCGCGATCCCAGAACTCTCGAACGTACTTCCAGTCCTGCCACGGGAACATCCACATGGTCTTCGGAATGGTTCGGAAGTACAACTGGTCATGCGTGAGCTTGTTGCTGTCGCTGCGCAGCGTGAATGAATCACGGCTCATCGCATACGACTTGCTCCAGCCTCCAACGATTTTGTACAGCCACTCCATCTGCGTGCGCAGCGTGTTGTTCAACCGACACTGCATGGCAATGTTGATCGGCACGCTGATCGACAGGTAGTCGTGTCCGCGTTGCAGGTTCGGACCCCAGAGCGCGGTGTGTCCTGTGTTCCAAATAACGTGGCGAGGGAATTGGAAGCCTCCCTCGCGACGTGTCATGGCGAACGTGAAAACGATTGGACCGCGTCGAATGGAACGATACGGCGCAGGCCCTGAGCCGTAGCTCATATCCGTGAACCCGCTGTAGACGTTGACCAGAGTGAACGTGGTCTTGCGTACTTTCAGTGTCGGGCTCTTGTCCAGCTCAGCGGCGAGATAGTCCAGCAGCGGTTTGAACAGGATGTTGTGGACGCGGTAGTTGAACGTCTTGATGTAAGACGCACCACCCCACGGCCACGTTGACAGCCGAAACGACAACGGGTCATGGAAGTATTGGTACATGGTCAGCCCCGGGCGGTGACGGTGAACTGCCAGTGCTTGTCTTCGGTGAAGTTGCTCACCAGGCGGCGACTGCGGCCCAACTGAGTGCGGACGTCGGAATCGGAGGAGATAATCGCAAAGATTTCCTTCTCCTGATCGTGCGTGCGCTTGTTGCCCTTCACCCAGACGTTGATGGCTTTCGGTGCTACCTTAACGTCGGTAACGAATGGGAGGCGCTTGAGCGCATTGGTGACGCGCTTCTCGTCCACCTTGAGCTTGATGGCGCCGGTCGTGACGATCACACCTTGAACAGCCAGCTCTTGGCGCATGGCCTTGCCGACGTCTTGTGTCGCCTCGCCGATGTCGTAGCTCATAGGGCCTTGGAAGCGATCCTGCGAGGTAACGTGCGTGGACATGACGTACTCATTACCCACGGCGGTCAGCGAACAGGTGACCATCAGGTAGATGCGCTGCTCGACGAACTCGGTGAGTTCAAAGTATTGCACGAAGTCGATGTGGTCGTCTTCGGCACCAACCAACACGTTCGCCGGGACTTCGACTTTGGCGTCACCGGTATATTCACGCATGAACTCGGTGACATGCTTGTCGGCCGCTTGGAATACATTGCCTACTTCGGCAGGCAAGTGCTTGTCCGCAATGGACTCCAGCGCTTCATGCGCATCATTGAAGGCCTCTTGCATCGCTACCAGCATGGGCAACATGCGCTTGGCCTCGGCCTTCATCTTGGTATTTTCGCTCTTGGCCAGACGGCTGACGATATAGTCCAGCTCGTCGATGGCGTCGCTTTCCTGTAGCGCAGTGACGTGCGACTTGAGCTTGTTGAAGCTGGGTGCCTTGAAGTTGCTCAGGGTGAGCTTACCGACTTGGCGACCGCCCATGCCGTCAACGCTGATCTGAACGTCTGCGGCAGTAGCCACTTGGCGGCCCTTGCCGAACAACCCACCGAGGAAGGAAGTGGCGCGAGCCAGAAGGCGGCGATACAGAGGCATCTGCTTCTTGGCGTGCTCCAGCAGTTGTTCCTCGGTCAATTTTTCGAGATGTTTCATGGGGTCTCCGGTTCGGTCATTTGAGTGATCTGCGATTTGGTCATACCCAGCAGGCGGGTCAAACGACTCAATGCTCTCGGGTCTACAACTGCGCGCTTGCATACACAGAACTGCAGGCACTTCTTATCGCTTTGGTTGTTGAAGCGATGCAAGACCTCGAACTGGTCTGGAGAGAAGGCTTTGCGGATCATCGGAATGACCAATCGCAGAATGCCGTTGATGTCAGCAGGACGAACGGCAGCATCCAGATTCAGGTTCAAGGTATCGGTAACATCGACTCCGGTAACACCTTCGATGCGTAGCAGCTTTTCTTCTTTCGGCTTCGGAGCAGCCGTCTTGCGAACGCTCAACGTACCTTGAAGGAAGTAGGTCAGGTCGCGCAACGAGGTCAGCGGGACTTGTTCAGTATCCACGAACGGGCTGTACGGGATGGAGACCTTGAGTACACCATCACGCTCGGACAGCTTCAAGCACACTTCCGGCGAGGTAAAACCTTCCGTCTGTACGTTCCGAGCGATGAATGCCACGTAGGTCGTGGAATCGTCGTACATGCTGATGGAGTACAACTTCTCACACAGCGGACGCAGAAAGTCGTGAACGGCATCGGCATACTGGCCAAGCTTCTCGCTGACCATAGGCTTCGATGCGGCGTTGATGCGGGAAATCAGGGATCGCTTCAATGCGAGCACGTCGGCGTTCAGGTGATCCAACGCAGTAACACAGCGCTCGCGCTTAGCATCGTTCAGGCTCTGAGCTACGGTAGACGCAGCCAGCAGTTCGCCTTGTGTTTGCAGCACCCAACGAAGGCCGTCATACAGCTTCGACATAGGACCAAATTTCACTTTGGTGCGCTCTGTCTTGTGTTGGGATTGCTGTTGCCGTAATGCTGTGTTGATACGGCCAATGACCGTTATAAGCTCATTGGCGTTGCGTGCCTTGCGAATGTCGATGACATTCTGGCTACTGTCGATAGATTTTGGTTGTAGTTGCATCGTAATGCTCAGCCAAGAGGTGTCGTGCTCATAAATTAGCGATCAGGTGGCTGGAGAAACAAAAAGGCCCAAGCCACAGTGAAGTGACTCGGGCCTTTTTGAGGTCAGACTACCGTGCGGGGATTAGCCGCGTTTGATAGCCTTTTTGCCGGTGGCGCGAGCGCGAGTAGTCGGCTTGGCAGCTTCTTTCTTCGCGGTCGCCTTAGCGGCGGGCTTGGCGGCCTTGGTGGCTGCTTTCTTGGCTACCGGCTTGGCAGCTTTGGTCGCGGCTTTCTTGGCCTCGGTCTTAGCGACCTTGGTTGCCACTTTCTTGGCTTCGGCCTTGGCTGCCGGCTTGGCGGCCTTGACTGCTGCTTTCTTGGCTACCGGCTTGGCAGCTTTGGTTGCAGCTTTCTTGGCCGGAGCCTTAGCGCCGCTGGCCGGGGTCTTGGATTGGGCTTTCGCTTTTTCCGGTGTGGTCTTCATCTTACGCGGCTTCTTGGCCGGAGCAGCGGTAACGCCAGGAGCGGAAGCAGCCTTCACCTTGCGGTTCGGGTTGGCGCCGGGCTTCTTGGCAGCCAGCTTGGACTTGATGCCGTCCAGCTTCTTCTTCTTGGCGGCGGTCAGCTTGGTGCGAGCTTGCGACAGCTTGGCCAGGCTGGCCTTGTACTTGTCACGCAGCTTGGCACCTTGAGCCTTGCGCTTCTCGATCGGCAGGCCTTTCAGCTTGGCGCGGGCAGCCTTGTAGCTGTCGGCCATGGCCTTGCGCTTGGCAGTCAGGGCTTCGCGCTGCTTCTTGTGAGCTTCGCGCACCTTGGCAGCGGCTTCCTTGGACTTGGACTTGGCAGCGCCGTGGGACTGCTGCTTCTTGTGCCAGGCGATGTAGTCTTTCTTCGCCTTCTTCGGATCGCGGCCTTCGCGAGCGGCGCGGAGCATGGCACGCTTGATGCCGGCTTCCAGCTTCTCTTGCGGGGTGCGCGACTTGCGCTCGGTGCGAGCCTTGGCGTTGTCCTTGGAAGCAGTCTTCTTGCGAGTCTGCGCCGCCTTCTTACGCTTGGCTTTGGCCTCGGGGGAGTTGTCCACCGTTACCTTTTGCTTGACGACTTTGCCGCCAACCACTTTGTTACGAGTACGGGTCGCCATGACCTTGTCTCCTTAGGAATGAGCTTGGTTGTGAACATCGAGGACGACGTACAACCTTAGCGCCAAGGTGCTTTGTCACTCGATGCAGAAAAATTAGCATTCTCTAGCTATGTATTTCTCTGACATCAGAATGACATTGGCAAACTTAGGAGGAATGCCTAGGATTTCCTAGGACTCTCCAACGGAAATGCCGAGTTCGTTCATGGCCTCCTTGACCATACCTTTGGCCATGGAGATTTCTTTCTTGGAGAAACCCTCACCAGCCAACCAATTGTTCAATCCGGTGGTAGGCTTCACGCGGCTAATCTGAGCCACCTGGCCGAGTTGCTCGACCATTGGCGAATCATCGTTCGCGGCGGCCTTCTTGGTTTCCGAGTTGAAGATACCACCTGTGATGTTCGGGTAGGTGAGCCGCAGATCAGCGGGCACCAGGACATCAGGGGCCACCAGCAGCTTGTAGCGGATGTTGTTGTCATCCTTCAGGCGTGCGAAGTCCTTCGGGGATTCCACAACGACCGTCTCCAGGCGAAAGTTCGGCATGTTGTCGATGAAGCGGTGCTTCACGTCAACCGTATTCTTACTGGTTCTGGCCTTGAAGTGAACGAAACCCTTAGGCAACGCCTCGCCGAAGTTCTTCTGGTACGGGTTACCATTGAAGATGGCACGCTTGTTCTTCAAATACTGGTACTGGTGGATGTGACCGCTGATGGTGAAGTCGCGCTCATGGCTGCGGAACTCATGCTTGGTCTTCAACGGTCGGCCGTTATCACCGATTGCGCCGTTGTATTCAACGTGGGCAAAGTTCAGGCAACCTTCCTTCTCGGTCATGGTCTCGTAGCACGGCCATGCGCAGAAGTTTACGAGCGTACCATCGATGCGGTCTTGTTCAGGTTGCAGGAAGATGCGGAACGACTTGAAGAAGCCGTGATCCGCGATCATCTTGAGGAAGTCACACGACGTGGACTCGACATCGGAACGGTCATGGTTACCTCCGATGTAGTAGCTGTTGATGATGCCGTCGTACTTCTTGAAGAACATCACCAACTGCATGTACGTGGCGAACTTCATGTGAGGCGTATCGGAAATGTCGCCCGGAATGAAGACATGGCGAATGCCTTTGCTCATTCCGTACTGGTAAATCTTGTCGATTTCACGCAACTGGCGCGCGGTTGCATCGGCGAAATGCTTGAACATTCCCTCGAGGTGGAAATCTGACGTACTGATTGCTTCTAACATGGTAAACACCAAAGTCTGTTCCGTATGCGACTAATTTACACTTGTCCAGACGGGAAAAGACCGGCCAGTCCTTCCGTACTCTGAATACGGATACCGTCTGGGCACCTTCACCTTACTTTCAGAGAGTATCACATGCCTAAGCGCATCACCCATCAGGAGTACTTGGCCTTAGTTAGGCAAAAGTACGGGCCTGACCTCATCGTACTGGAACAGTACGTCAATATCAAGACTTCAATCAAACACCAATGCACCAAATGTGGCGATATCCGCGACCGCCATCCTGGGGTCGTTATGAGTTCCAAAACGTCTCGTGGCAAGTTGTTGTGTTGTTATCAGTTGCCAACTACGGATGCCTATATCGCCGAACTTAAAGAGCGCGACTCCACACTCAGGCCTTTGGAAGACTACAGGGGCCGCCTGAAGAAAATCATGCACGTCTGCCTTGAATGTAAGAGCGAACGAAAGATGCTCCCAAATCACATCATCAAGGGGCATGGCTGTTTCGTCTGTGCGAAAGATAAACAGCGTTACGGTTACTTCGAGAGGAAAGAGGTAGTCATAGCGGGCGTGACGCGCAAGCTCCAAGGCTTTGAACCTGCGGCACTGCAATACATGATCGCCCGTGGTGCCAAGCCAGAGAACATCGTCTCCGAAGTGCGTGACGGGAAGCCTACGATCAAGTATCGTTTCGAGGGCAAGGTCCGGACGTTCATTCCTGACTTCTACCACGTTACCAAGAACAACGTGATCGAGGTCAAGAGCGTCTGGACTCTAGGATTGAGCGGGAAGCAAGACGGCGGTCCGTTCAAGAAGAACGCGGCGAAGGCAAAGGCTGCAATCGCCGCTGGGTATAACTTCACCCTTCTTCTCATGGACAAAGGCGGGAACAGGCGAAGCCTGCCAAGTGGTTGGTACAACATGACGAAAGCACAGGTTCGGCGAGCGGTAATCGGCTAATGCCAGTCACTGGTCGAAAGGGCTTCCAACATGCTTAGGTATCCAAGATCGGGAACATGAACGTGTCATCGGTAACGAAACCGGCAGCGTTCTGATGGCCGCCTCCGTTAAAGGAGTTGGCAATGCGTTTGGCGGCACCATTGCAGAAAGTGCTGGACCGTACGCTCCATTTACGCTTTCCGCCGCCGATGTCTTCATACGCGAAAGCCACAGAGTCAATCTCGATCAGGCGATCAAGGATCAGCGGCTGGATGATACGGTTGCAGTTCACGATCGGAATGATGTAACCTGCATGGCTGGTGTAGCGCACCTTGGTCCGCATCTGCGGAAGCACGGAGTTCATCACGAAGTTGTAGATGTGACGACCAGCCGCAACAAGGTTGGTGACCTCAGCGTCGTTATCGATCAACGACGCCCAGTAGGAAATGGTTTGCGGATTCGTCATCACACCGTAGAAGAAGTAATCGTCATCGATCACCTTGTTCTTGTACAGGTCATGACCGCGAACGCGCTGCACAACGAGGGGTGCCTGTTTCTCAGTGTAGTGCCGCCAGGTGCAACCAGCGCCCGAGTTCTCAGAGTCGAAGACGACCTGGAGCTTCGGAGAATCGACTTTCAGCAACTCATCCAGCACTGGGATTGCATCAGCATGATGATCAATTACCAGCAGAGACTTGGAGTTCTCCAACAGGGCAAACATTGCCCCGACATCACCGTGGCAGAAATCCGCAACGATGACATCGGAGTCCTTTGGAATATCCGGCAAAGGTCGGTTGTAGTGTACAGGGTGGTAAATGATGGTCGGGTCTTTCTCGAAGTACGAGACGATGGCTGCTGCCATGATCCCGTCATTGCACTCTGCGTGGTACAGCACTACCTTTGCCATGGGTCTAGCTCCTTGCGGCAATCGCGCGCATATAGTTGATTTCATACGCGCTGATGCCATAGCGGCGAGCCAAGACTTCGGAATCCCCACCTTCACGCATCGCCTCTCGATAGAGGACTGCGGTCTCGGATGAAAGGATGTCGTTCAGTCTGGCGAGCTGCTTGGCGGTCAGCGGACTATCCCGCATCTTGGCCAAGTCGTTGTTGAGCTTCACGAGCGTGGTCTTGCTACCCATCCAGGAACACACCGCCGAGTTGATTGGTCGTTGGTGTGTCGCCCTTGGCAGGGAGTAGATGAAGGTCATCAACTGGTTGAGCAGTGTCCGCTGGGCCTTAACCTCTTCGATGGACAGTTGCACGATGTCGAGACCGCTGCGCTCAAACGGCTTGGAGTCAATGCTTAAATTGAGATTCAGTGGAATGCACTCGAACCCGTCGATATGCACGTCGCTTCCGATCTTGAAGTCCATGTGTTGGATCGTGTAACCACTGAGGGCGATTGGCGTATCGAACACTAGGAACACCACGGGTTCAAAGCTCTGGTGCGCATCCAGATTACGCCGCATGTCCTTGACACTGAACATGATGACGTAATCGATTCCCTTAGGCCGCCGCTTTGGCAGCTTTTCGTCTGGCGCTACCATGAGCACCTGACTTCTTCTTACTCCGTTTTCTCGGTTCAGCCGCACCAGAACTTCGTCCGGCGCGTGGCATCCGAAGCCCGCTACTCTCATCGAAATTCTCCACCAGTTGGGAAACGCCTTTGTGTTTAACGACAGTCAGGTACGCACACTCGCTGTACATGTGCTTGCTCAACGGAGTGATCAAGAACACATGCGGAACGAGCGAACGCAGCGCCGGCAGGAAGCGCTCGATGAACAAGGAACGAGTGGTCTCGTCCATGTGCGAATCAGGCTCATCCAGAACGGCGAAGTTGGTACGACGGTCGTCTTCAACCATGATCAGCATTACCCACATCCAGAGAAGGCGGAACGCATCCGATTCAGCTCCGGAGAGCATACGGACATCCGACTTCTTCCCATTACCGCGGTCGACGATACAATGCACACCGTCTTCCTTGGCGAACAGGTTGAACTTGAAGGGTTCTGCGAAGATCAGATTGGCGTAGCGATTCATGTTCTGTTCGATCTGACCCAGAATCTGATTCGCCGCAAACACTTTGAGGCCTTTGGCGGAGTATGCCTTCTCCAGGGACTTGTACAGGTCGCGCTGGTCGATGATAGGCTTGATCGCTTCGAGCTGTGCGAGTACATCCTTACGCTCGCGGCGCAGGACCTTGAACTCACTTGCCTTGGAACCTAGATTGCTGCACACATCCTGAGCGCTGGTGTACTTACACTCAATCTTGGCGTAGCGCTTTTCTGCATCGGCCAGTTTATTAGACAGCGCCTTTGCATCGATAGTTCCGTGCTGCTCTTCCAGTGATGCCAGAACGCTATCAATGCGTTTCAGCTCGGAGTGCTGTTCAAGGATTTCCTTGAGCTGCTTGGTCGAGTAGCTTGGCTCTTTCTTCGGAGCTTTGGGCTTTTCCAGATCGTTCAGCTTAGCCTGAATACGGTCAGCCTGCTTGGCGGCCCGTACACGCTCTTGGAGTTGCTCCAGCTTTTCTTCGGTTTCCCGATACTTCAAGCGGCGATCCAGAAACTCCTGCTCGCTGGCTTCGTTGAACTCATGCTTCTTTGCTTTCTTCTGCAAGTCAAACACTGCCTTGCTTGCAGCGTACTTGGCGAGCCCCTTCTTGTGTTTCTTCACCGCTTCTTTTGCCGCAGCGATCTGCTTCTTGAACGCCTTGACATTTACGGATTGTTGGCACGTTGGGCATTCGCCATCAGCACAGTCAGACACAATCGACTCAAGCTGCAACACGGCGCTGTGCTTGGCGATTTCGTCTTCCATCCCCTTAGGGCCGATGGCGACGATGATGTCGATGTCCTTACGCTTGATGCCTAGGGATTTCGCCTCGCTAATGGCTTCGTCGAGTTCGGCAGTGATCTGCTTGTAGGCCTGGCGAGCCTCGTGCAGCATGGTCAAGCTAGCCTCTTCACCTGCCTGATGGTCGATGAGTTTCTTGAGGCGCTTCTCCAGCTTCTGGAGAGACTCGATGTCGCCGAGTTCATCCAGTTGTTGCTTGAGCTGCTTGCGCTGCGCTTGGTACGACTTAAGGTCAGATTGGTAGTCTGCCTGAGCTTCGTGGAGCTCCTGCTGTTCGAGGGCTTCTTTCCTGCTGATCGGAGGATTGAGCTTCTTGCGTTGCTTCTTGAGCTTCGCATACTGCTCGCTGGCCGCGATGGCCGCCTTGTACCGCTCGATGGACGACTGGAGTTTCTTGGAGTCGTCGCCAAGAGTACGGATGATGGCTTGTGCCTTCTCCAGTTCCTTGGCTTTCTCCTTGCTCCAGTCAAGGCGCGACAGGAGACCATCGACTTTCACCAGCTGGGTGTTGAGCACGTCAAATTCGACCTGCTTGTTTTTGATTTCACCAAGCTTCTTGGTGAAGTATTTCTTGAGCTGGTCGTACACGTCCAAACGGAACACGGACGTGATGTACTGCAGGCGCTCGGTAGGCTTGGCTATCTGGAACAGCAGCGGCCGTTGCGATTGCAGGTACACATACGAGTAGAACTCATCTTCGGTGATCGGGAAGATTTCCTCGATCTTCTTTTTCTGTAGAGGTACGGTTCGACATTCGATGTCTTTGCCGTCTCTTTCAATAACGAACTTGGAGGGCGTCTGGGTGATACGGTAGACTTTACCGTCGTTGCCTTTGAACCGAAACGCGATTGACGAGTCGGAGGCGCCCAAGATGTCCTTGCGCTTTTTCTGAGTTGCAAGCGGCGTTGCTTCATAACGAAGGTTTGGCACAGCAGACCAGAGCAGCGACTTACCTGCACCGTTACTGGTCTCTGTGGAAATGCGGCTGTCCTTGTTGTGCCCACTGATGACAGTGAACGGATGCCGGGTAATGTCCAGTTTCGCGTTCTTGAAATAGACGACGTTGTTTAGCTCAACGTCAAGTCCTTCAAGCATGTTCGATTACTCGCTCTTGTTCTCGATGATAAAATTGCCGATGGCGGTTTGGAGCAGCACGGCTTCGGCGATGCTGCAACTGTTCATTTGCAACTCCACGTTCGTGATGGTCGTCTGGAGAAGCAGCAGGGCACGCAGACTGTACTTAATGCCCATCTTCTCGGCAACCTGCTTGAACACGCGACCAGTGTACGGTTGGAACTTGGCAGTCTTCGTCTTTTCGCCGATCAGGAAATCGACCAGCATACGCGACTTGTACACGATACCGCGCGGGTTCTCAGCACGACGAATCATACTGACAGCGCCCGGCAGGTCGAGATTGAGCGACGCAGCCACCATGGAGGCTGCTGCCTTGTCTAGGTCGGCAGCACCGGACTCGACATAGGACTTGAGGGCACCCTCGGCCGAGAAATCCAAGCCACCAGCAACGGCGAACATGAGGTTTTCGAGAATGGAGATGGCGTTGCGCATACTGCCGTCGGAAAGTTGCGCGATGGCATTCAGCGCCTTCTTCGCTTCCTTCTCTTTGCCCATCTTGACGCCTTCTGCGGCAGCAACTTCTGCCAGACGATCAACGATGTGGTTGGGCTCCACAGGACTCAGGTGCAACTTGACACAGCGGTTCTGCATCGTGTCGAGCAGCTTCTCCGGGTCGGTCGTGCAGAGAATCCAGATGGTACGACTCGGCGGCTCTTCCATTGGAACAAGCAGAGCTTCGGCAGAGGCGCCGGTGAGCTTGTGTGCTTCGTCGATGATGATGACGCGGTAGTTGGACATCGGAGCAGAGCGCGAGCCCTTGACCAGCGTACGGATGTCTTCGACTTTGCCGTTGGTGCCAGCGTTCAGCGTCAGGATGTCTGGGTGCTTTTCGCCCAGACGATACGCCATCGACTCCTTCACTTTCTTCGGGTCGTCGGCATTCATGTACGTGGCAAGGATGCGGGCAAGCGTGGTCTTGCCGGTGCCGCTCGGCCCGGTGATCAGGATGGCACCCGGGTACTTGCGCTGCTTGATCATACCTTTGACAGCGGCGACAGCATTGTCTTGGCCTTTCACGTCCTTCAACGTGCGTGGGCGATACTTGACCGCCAGGGATTCGGTTGCAGAAGGTTGCGGGAGCGGTGCCTTCTCTTTTTTCTTTGCCATGATGGGCTCCTGTTAAACCACTTGCCAGTCTTTCGCCAGAACGTCGGTCTGCGACGGAGCCCAGGGTACGCGCGCACCGGGCGTGTTCTTGGCATCTGCAGGATACGACAGGAAGATGTACGGTAGCGTCATCTTGCTGTGTTCGTCAGGCACTTGGAGTTCGAGCCACATGCCGTTGCCATTCCAGCCGGTGCGCTGGACTTTGCCGCCTTGTTCCAGTACGTGTAGCGCTTCACCAAAGTTCATGTTAGAGCTCCGTATCTTCTCGAAAAAAGTAGTACGCCATTGGGTAGAGGACAGATTCAATCTGCGCTCTGGTCGTATATCGGTGGTTTACACTACCGAGCTGAATCGGCACGTCGATGATGCCAGCCTCGTCACTCAGGTGATAAGCGCGACGCAGGGTTTCAAAGTACCGATTCAATTCCTCGATCGGATACTCAACGCCTTGCCAACGCGCAGTCTCAAACCGAAAGATCACGGCATCGTCAGATAACAGGCGAGCAAAATTGCGCACGCCTGCATGACGAAGATGGGCCATACCCGGCAAACTCAGACTCTGCAGGTCATCTTCGGTAACAGCACGGCGAACCGTCACGTTACCCATCGGGGTCTGGATGAACTCACCCCAGTCTTCTACATCTTCAAAGGCTTCGTCGTTAATCGTCAGGACGATGCCATTTTTCACAGAGCCGAATGCGCTCAGTCGCTCAAAGAAGAAACGATTGAACATGGTGGTGCCTGGTGTGTTGCCCAATGTAGCAATGGGCTTGATCGAGGTTAGGGACTTTAACGTCGCAAGGTCGTTCATGTGGGAGTCTCTACACGCTCTGCAAAGCAGTCAGCGTTTTCTCCATGGCTTTGGTAATGTCCTTGGGCATTTTGCGCCCAGTCATGTGGAACGCAAACGCTTCTGCCCAGAACTCCTCAGGCTTGACCATCGCATATTCGCTCAGGTCAGGGCGCGATTCAACGAGAGTTGCACGCTTCGGCCACATCGAAGCAAACTTCTCAGTGTCTTCCATGTGCAGGATGTCCATCGAGTAGCCATCCATCTTGTGGTAGCGCTTGTAGTGCGACAGCACCTCACGGAACACGAGGCGGTCTTCCTCTTCGAGTTCCTTGTAGAAGTCCTTGAGACTGCCGGCGAACTTGAGCAGTTCGTCCAGCATCGGCTCAAGACGATCTTTCAGGATGTTCATCAGCTCCAGGCGCTTGTGGTAGAGCTTGATCCACTTGGCCTTGTAGCTGGCAGTGATCATCTTGTACCAGACAGCGTGACCGTATTCGTGGTACAGCAGGTACTCGTTGAACTTGGTGTCCTCGAACGTCTCCGGGTGCAGTACAACGGCATCCCAGACCTCGCCAGACTTGCGACGGAACAGATACATACCCGCGTACTTGCCGCGCTTCGGCGTAATCTTCATCTGGGTGAACGGGAAGACGTTCAGGTTCTGTTCCAGCATGCCGTCGTAGGTGCGACGCAGTGCGCGCTTGAGTGCTTTCTTCTCCAGGTCACCCAGCTCGCGGAAGAAGTGCATCTGGCCGTACTTGGATTCGACGCTGGAGACGTAGGGTTCGATACGCACGCCGAAGGCAGCGCCACCCTTGGGCTTGGTGCCCAGGTTGCACACCAGGTTGTTCTCGTCGAACTCGATGTGCTGTGGCTCGTCGTCCGCCAGAGTTTCGTCGATGACAGCGCGACCGCGTTCCGGGTTGATGGCGAGTGCCAGCTTGTGCTTGCTACCGACACGAACGATGATGTAGCTGTCCTTCGCGATCGGCATTACCTCGGCTTTCGCCTTCTTTTTCTTTTTCTTCTCGACGGTGACATCGATCTTGACATCACCTTTTTTCTTCTTGAGTTTGTCTTTCTTGGCCACGGTTAATCCCTCGCTGCACCTTTGCCGACGATGGTATAGTAGCCAGCGACGGATGGAATGTATTTGACGTTATCGAACACCGGGTTGGCGATCGGCTCAAGGCTGAACACGATGTCGGTACCGTCACCGGTTGGCATGCGGTGATTACGCAGGCCGTACTTGTGGCACAGTTGCTCGGCGCGAATTACCGCGAGCATCGGGTCACCAGTTACTTCTTGTGCAAGGTTGTAGCGCATGAAATCCATTGCACCTTGACCTTGCATCACCAGACGACTGAACATCGCTTCGCAGTTGCCGGCAAACAGGAATGCACCGCGATACGAATGGCCGAGAACTTGCTGCTCACCGTAGAGCGCGGTCATTGCCATCATGATTGCGACGGAGTTCAGGTACGGCTTGTTCTGCGCGTAGTAGTCACTGGCGTGCTTGTGTACCAGCTTGAACAGTCGATCTTGCTCAGCATTCAGGACGCGAGTCATCGGAGGTTCGTCTGGAGCTCCAGCATCGAGCCAAGCTTGCTGGTCGCCGTACTCTTCCGCAGTCAGCGGGAACAGCGTGTTCAGCACCCACGAGGCGGGATCGGTCTTGTAGTGGATATAGTTTTGGATGAACATGGTCACTTCTTCCCGTAGTTGCGCACCAGCTCATTATAAATGCCGACAACGCTTTTGTAGGACTTGGTGTTGAGTTCGCTGTCCAGCAGATGCTGCTCGAAGCCGATCTTGATGCCGGTGTCACCCAACTGGAAAGGTTGGTGAACGTAGACGCGCACATGCTCGAAGTATTCCTCGAACGCCATGCGGCTCACGGCTTTCTGGATCGGCTTGTTCAGATCAGCAGGCTTGGCGCCTTGGAAGATTGCAAGCGTCTGCTGGTTGAAGAAGATCGGGCAGTAGATTTTGCCTTTGCCCTTAGTCTCACACCACTTCTCGATCAAGCCCTTCTGGAAGGCTTTGTTGGACGAGAAAGCCAGCCTACGAAATTCATCTTCGCGGCCGGCGTAGTGTTGAACAGCTTTGCGGCTAAGGCAGTACAGGCTGTCGGCACCATGGCCGGTGAAGAAAGCCTTCTGCTTGATCTTCGGCAGCAAGTGCCACATTGGCCAGAAGCACTCGAAGTCCGTCTTGCTACGGCAGCCGAAACGGGCAAGCTCGATGACGTCCTTGATGAGTTGCTTCTTGCCATTGGGTAGCGTCACTTTGGTGAACGGCAGATCGAAGGCTTCCGCTGTCTTCTCGGCGACACGCACGTCACGGCTTTCAACGCCGTCCAGATGGAACGAGTAGACGTGCGGGCTCAACCCAGCTTCGAGGCAGGCGAACAGCGCACAGTGACTGTCCACACCGCTGCTCATGGGAACGGCTACATTCTTGACGCCCACCGACTTCGCCTGCGCAACGAGCGCTCGGCGCAATTTCTTGGAACGAGTCTTCTGGTCCATTGTCTTTCCTTACCGTTTCTTCGGCTTGAAGGGCACCCATTGGTTTTTGCGGAGTCCGCTTTTCAATACATGCAGGCGAACTACACGCTGGTCGGGTGTGATACCGACAATGAAATAACCGACGTACTTGTCCTTCGTCTTTTGCAGCAGGACGTTGATGTCCGTGGAGCACGGGGCGTCTTTGATGTCGCGCGTCTTGGTGATGGCGAACAAAGCAAAGCTAGAGTTGACCCACTTGTCCATGATGGCAAACATTTCGTCTGGCATCACGTAGGTCATTTCACCAGTAGTACCGACACGATAGAAGAACGTGTTGGCGGCACCCTTACCGACGACATAGGGCACGTTGCTCTGCATCGACAGGAACTGCCACTGGTGCAGTTCTCGCTCATTCGGACTCAGGTCAGCTTCTGCCGCCCAAGCCTGCTTTACGCGCTTGCGGAGTAGCTTGAGTTCACGCATCGTTAATCCTTGATAGCCAGATAGGCCACGAAATTCATGTTGCGCCAGAACGATTCGACGTTGCGGAAGCCAGCGGCACGCAACATATCGATGTTGGTCTCATGGCTCACAGGTACTTGCACGCCTTCGAGGGCGGCGCGTTTGCGCTCGATGGCTTCCCAGCTGTAGCCGTTGTCGTGCTTGTACTCGTGGTACACGTCAACCAGCAGCTCTTGCATGGCGGCGGAGTTGCCAAGCACCTTCTCGACAACGATGAACGCGCCGCCGCGGGCCAGTCCGTCGTACACGCCCTTGTAGATGCTCGGGCGGAAGTTGATGGGCACGAAGATCATGGTGAGAATAGACAGCACCAGCGTAGTGTGCGACGCAACAGGGTTCAGCCCAGCGTGGGCCATGCCGAACTTCGGATTACGAATCGCTGTGGCAATCTGCTCGGACGTCTTGCGCAGATCGTAGCTCACAGGAAACACGTTCGGCAGATCAGCAAAGCGCTCGTGCATTTCAGCCAGCATTGGCTCGGAAACTTCCGAGAGGAAGAAGTCAGAGTGCGGGAACTCAGCGATAAAGCGCGCCACGGCTTCACCACGGCTAGCACCCAGATCGATGACGTTCGACGGCGACTGAACGAAACGCTTGCCGATGCGATACACCAGATCACGCATCTGTCCGTAGCCGGGGATCGACTTCTCCAGCATCAGGTCGAACTGCTTGGCTACGTCCTCGTTGAACTCCCAGCGTTCGCCTGGGACGTGGTTGTCTACTACAGGTTCTTGGCTCATGTTTAGGCTCCAACCAATGGATTATACTGTGGATTTACAGTTTCGGAGGCCATAAAAAGGGAGTCCGAAGACTCCCTTGGGTTACAGCTTCTCCAGAATCTGGCGGCGAAGCTCCGCGACTACGCGATACATCATGAGTGGCGGAACTGAGCGGCCGAGACGCTCGAACTGCTGCTTGTAGGTACCAGTGAAGATGAAGTCATCCGGGAAGGTGAAAATCTTCTTCAACTCGTCGATGGTGTACTTGCGGCGCTCGCCATCGACAGTCTCAATGAAGCCGCCAGACGAGAAGCCGGCAGTCTCACTGTTGGTACCATCGCTCGCCACGATCGTAGGACTCGGGATCGAAGCTGGGACGTACTTGATGTCGCCTCGGTACTTCGACTTGAGGTACGCAATGTGAGGTAGGACGTCGTTGACGTTCACCTCGTACGGCTTCGCTTTGGGGAACACAGGCTCAAAGCCTTTCTTCACCAAGTCGTTACGCACACCAACGAAGATCACGCGCTCGCGGGCTTGGGGTACGTCGAGACGGGCAGCGTTCAACACCTGCGCCTTCACGCTATACCCGATTGCTTTAAGGTCACGCAGGATTTCGATGAAGTAACCCTTGGCGTCACCCTCAACCATGCCCTTGACGTTCTCGCAGACGAAGACCTTGGGCATGAACGCTTCCAGCTTGCGCATTTCCTCGTAGAAGAGGTCATCGGTGCGCTGGTAGACGTTCTCAGAGTAGAGTTTCTCCTTGCCCCAGTCGTCACTGCCAGTGCCAGAGGTCGAGAAGGACTTGCACGGCGGACTGCCTTCGGAGAAGTCCAGCTGGCCGCGCTTGAGCTTGAGCTCCTTGCGCCACGACTCCCAGTCGACCTTGCGAATGTCTTCACCGATGACGATGGTGCCTTTGTGGTTCTTCTCGTAGGTTTCGATGGCTGGCTTGATGAACTCGGTTGCGAGCAGCACTTGGACGCCAGCCATCTTCACACCAGTGGAGCTCCCGCCACAACCGGAGAACGAACTGATGCCTTTGAATGCCTTCGGAAGAGCGTTGATCTTCTTCATCGAAGGTATCTTGACGATTTTCTTTTCCATGGCTGACCTACTTACTTGGCCTTCTTGATCTTGGCCTTGAGCTTACTGGACTTCGCTTTTTTCAGCGATTCTTTTGCGGCGCTGGACTTGGCCTTGCTGTCGGTCTTCTTCTCAGCCTTGATCTTCTTGGCTTTGACTTCGGCTTTGGCCTTCTTCACGTCGAGCTTCGGCGCCTTGGGTTGCGGCTTGTCCTTCTTGGGCTTGCTTGCAGAGCTGGAGTTGAACTGGAACTTGCACTTCGGGCACTGATGATCGAACTCGAAGCTGTCCTCGCCGTACTCTTGGAACGATTCACCGTCATCGTCACCGCTACCTTCGACGTTCGGCATCTTCGGCATCAGGCTGCGCACGCTCAACGGATCGAGACCCAGAACGTCGATGTCGAACGACTTGCCCTTCTCCAGAGCAGCCAGCAGGGTACCGAGCTTGGTGCGGTCGAAGTCACCGCCGTGAGCGTTTGCAGCGATGTTGGCAGCGTACTCGGCTTTCTTGTCGCTCCAGGATACTTCGCGGTACGGGATGCGCAGCTCGCCGGCGCTGGTCTTGGCGACGACGTAGCCTTCGGCTACAGTGCCGAACTTGTCGGTGATGGGCTTGGTCTTGATTTCGACTTTGATGCCAGCATCACGCAGCGGCTTGAGGCGCTGGTGGCCGGAAATCAGGGTCTTGGTCTTGACGTTGAACACGACGCCGCTCAGGTCGCCGTAGGTCGTCATGGACTTGTGCAGGTTGCTGAGGCGCTTGCTGCTGATGACGCGCGGGTTGTAGCCAGCTTCTTTCAGGTCGGATAGTTTACGTACGGCTGCCATGATGGGTCCTATTTGCTTACGCCTGTTCGGCGAACTCCAAAACATTCTCGCCAATGCGAGAAACGAATGCGGCGCGCTTCGTGCCATCATGCGGCAGGAAGTTCACGCGAAGGTCTTTGTTGCTCAGCCACGCACACAGCGCAGAGTAGGCTGCTTCTGGCGTATGCTGTTGGTAGAACGTCTTGACGTCCATGCCGGGTGCGAATCGGTTGAGCCCGATGCACCGAAGAATGGAATGCGCGATGACGCTGGGCTCACTACGCAGATGCACGTCAATCTGCTTGCGCTTCATGAACGGTGTTGCCAGCTGGTGCGTGATGGTGCTCGCCAACTCAGCGGCAAGGGTCGCCGTGCTGTGTGTCGAAACGTGCAGGAAGCCTTCAACGTCGAGAGCAAGGTGGAGCGAGCGCGCCAACTCGTTACTCTGGAAAATCAGCGTGGTGCAGTTCCACAGCTCGGGAACTACGCGGTAGTCGTTCCGTTTCAGCGCGATCGTTTGCTCACCGTACTGAGTTTTGATTTCGAGAATCAAACCCTTGTCGATGAACCGATCGAACGAGTCTCCGCCGTCTGGATGAAACTTGAACGACAGGCCACCATGAAACTTGTCTACGGAACGGTAGCCGATCAACTTGCCGTTTCCGTACTTGTAGGTAATGCTCATGTCCGTGTGCTCTGTGTTGGTATAGCTGGAGTTTACAGTTTAGATGCGAACTCCAAGCTCCTCACGCATGATGCGCAGGCACTCCGCCTTCTTCATCAGCGGCCAGTTCTTCGGCAGCGGAATGCGCTTGCCTGAGTCGGTCATCAGAAGCACGCAGAACTTGAAACCGCGGGCATGGCACGCCTTCGCCTTGGCTTGGTTCATCGACCAACCACGCTTCTTGTTGTTCAACAAGCCCATCGTGGATTTCGACTTCACTTCGACGATGATGTTGTGGTTGCGGATGAAAATGTCAGGCATGTAGGAACGCCATTTGCCCGAATACTTGTAACGGATGTTCAGGGCGTCGCCGAACTCGCACTCGGTCTTGATGTCCGCAGGATCGAACCCGCCGACTTCGACAAGGTACTCAAGCGCTTGTGCTTCGTAGCCTTGCAGCACCAGCTTGCGCCCGTAGAAATCGTATTCGTACTGGCGGTACTTCTTGAATTTGCGTTTCCGCTTGCCTTTCTTCACAGTCACGTTGCCGAATAATCCAAGCATGGCAAATCTCCTCATGTTCGATTCGGAGAAATTACCACGGCCAAAGGAAAAGGGAGCCATTGGCTCCCTAGAGTGCGATGCGCTTGATCAGGCGCTTGAGTCCGGGTTGATCGTCCATGTAGGTCCATCCCCAGAAAGTCTCGATGCCTGTGGGTGTTGGCGTGTGGACACTTGCGCGTATGGTCCCGCGGGCAGTAATCGTCAGCGTTGCGCCTTTACCTTGATAATCAGCACACGGCCGATGGAAGACGTTGCCGCTGTTGACGAACTCACCAATGTTCTTCCCCATTGTCGCGGCCAGTTGCCGAAGCGTCTGGAAGTGCTCTTTCTGGGATTCGTGTGACACCATCGTTCATGTCCTGAATGAGTTGATCGAAGTAAGGCCCGCCGACTGACGGGTCGAAGACGTATATCGGATCGGGCAGTCGCGCCTGCAGTTTCTCCAGCCAGGCGTGGTACACGTCTTGGTTGACGTGTCGAGTGTCGAGCGCCACGTAACGCACGTTGCGAGTTCGGTAGAGTTCGACAATGCGGTCGGCCACGGCATCGTTGTCTCGGCCCAAAGAGGCTGCGTACACGTTCACGCTGATCCGCTCTTGCACCGCATCGGCACCAAGCCAGTAAACTCCATCATCCACTTCCGTGGAGACGCTGAATTTCTTCGTATGCGGCGTCAGCGCCTCAAACAAAGTATCGCGGGCGAAGATGTCCTGCCACATAATCTTGATGTTGCACTTCATTGCGAAGCCTCCATGTTGTTGCGCTTCATTTACAGAAATGAAAAAGGCGACCCGGAGGCCGCCTAGATTCATGCGTCGATATAGTCAGCAGCGCGCACTTCGATCATGGCGCGATCTGCGAATTGCGTGTAGTGGCTATTGCCGCCAATACGGACACCTGCGTAGAACATCCACGCTCGCCATCGGGCGACACCCTCAGCACGAAGTAGCCGATACATGATCTGGTCGCATTCCTTGCGCGTCGGGTAGTAGATGCTACCGTCAGCCTGCGTGATGCCATATCCGGAGTACAGCCAGTCGTGGATCGTGGCGGACTTGTCACCGTAGTCGGCGAGCAGCGCGTAGAACACGAACAGCCAGATGTTGTGGAAGATGTCGATGGAGGCGTAGTTGGTCAGGAAGTGTTTCGCCGCGGTGATCTTGCCGAACACAGGATCGACTGCGGAGAACTCATCCAGCAGCATGTACAGACGACGCTCCAGCTGGCGCGTGTCGAAGTTGGAAAAGACGTTAGACGCCATTGGGTATCTCCTTGGGTTGAACCAAACAAAAACGGCGACCCGAAGGCCGCCGCTGAGGTAGATGTCTTTCCGTAGACTTGGGCTATGCAACAAAGCAGGCATCAACTGGCAGGTTGATTCTGTTCAAGGTGCCTCTCACCAACGTGAGAGAACTCCTTGCTGTAGATCATGCGCTGCAACCAATTTCGACTGACGTACACACGAACACCAGGGCTGTCTTGGTGCCAAACGCGAACGATCTGGTAATCCCAGAAGTCGTACCACTTTCTACGTGCCGTCTTCAACAATTGGGCAAGCATCACAATCTCCAAAAAGGCTAAGGGAGTTTTTCCTTCCACTCCCTGAAGATATACCGGCCACTGGCGATCCTCTCGACACCGGTCAGTCTAATCACAGTCACAGCGCACTTGTCGAGGAGTGCACCGTCGAGCCCGAGTGTTCCGGACTACAGGCCAGGATAGGTGAGCGCTCTTCCCGCTCTTGGCTGCAAGGTAGTTCAGAAGCCGTGACGAAACTGAACAAGCTGCTGCGTTGCCTCCGCCTAATCAGGCGACCAAGCTAGAATGTGGGCGGCGGCATTTATATGGTAGGACGTCTGGGACTCGAACCCAGGACCCTCTGATTAAAAGTCAGATGCTCTAACCAACTGAGCTAACGTCCTATGGCGACCCCAGCGGGAATCGAACCCGCGATTTCTTGCGTGACAGGCAAGCGTCTTAACCGCTCGACTATGGGGCCTATGAAACTGGTGGGTCGTGTTGGACTCGAACCAACGACCACGGCGTTAAAAGCGCCATGCTCTACCAACTGAGCTAACGACCCGAACGAACTCGGAAACTAGAACGACAGACCATCACCGGAATCTCAATGCCTTTCTCACGGCAAACTCGCTCCAGTTCAGCTTGGGCTTCGCGGCATTTGCGAATAGCCTCAAGGGTTCTGGCACGCGACGCACTGGCTTCTTCTGGAGTAAGCACAGGACGCTTTAGTGGAAAGTGCATTGACGGCAACATCGTGTACATCCTTTACAGAAATAGGCAGACCCAGGAGAGATTTGAACTCTCGACCTCTATGACGTTACTCCCGCTATCGGCGCAGGCGTTCACGCGCTCTACCAACTGAGCTACTGGGTCACAGACTCACATGTGAAGCAAACGTCCTACTGACTTGCACCACAGCGGAACAGAGAGAACGGCAACGTATACCAGCTGTGCCGGGTTGACGTAAACATTCAGACAACCCATGGACCATGCGACAACGCAACCCAACAGGTACAATGCGCTGACGACAATCAGGAACCATGCACGGCGGCAAATACACATACGTGTTACCTCTGTTCAATAGGGTGCCATCACGCTCGACGACTCAAGAAGCGTTTGTGTCCAAGTGCTTGGTCGCAACGGCAATCGGCACTATGCGGCTGCCACAATGGGCTGCTATGCGGCCGATCGGCGTATGTAGACTCGCCTTATCGTTTCTTTCTTCTCAGCACGTTGCCGAGCGTGATGGCATAAATAGGCTGCACCTGTGGCTTTCACCGCAGGCATGGTGGAACTCGCGGGCGGGAACGAGTGCAGCGTGCATGTGCTTGTGTTTCACATGACCACCATAACCCTGTACGATAGCGCCGATGAAAAAGCGCTATCGGCATGAGCCGACCAGGTATCCGAAGGCTCCTATGGCTTCTCACTACGCACAGAAATCTCAGCAGAAGCAGCTCCGAGAAACGACCCGATTAGTGGGTCGGTGTACTTGAACCCACCGCTCATCCAGGAGCGGCGTTCATGCGGATACTCGTTTGAGTTTCGTGGGCCTTTCACCCGAGGCTTTCGCCATGTGGACTTGAACCACTCATCAGTCCGCTTTAGGTTGGCAGGCGGCAGAGGTTTGTTTCCCGGCGCATCTGGTCGCTAAATCCAGCGAGTCAGCCTCTTGCCTTGTTCTCTAACGTGCCGCCTTGCCCTTTCTTAGTGCCTACGATTTCTCGCGCACTTCATTCGCTCTCAGCGATTTTGTTGGCCGTTAAGCCTAGCGATGTGGTGTTTCGGTTTGGGGCGGGATCGCGGAAGCTCCGGACAGCTAGGCAACCCCGATGGTACATCGGTGGCCTTCACGACCGCGGTCGTTAGGCGCTGATCGTGGATAGGGCGCACCGCCACTCTGTTCCGGAAGTGCGGCGACTTCTTTTGGTTCGGTGTATTCCCGAACAGCAACCATGCGGGTCTCTGTCTGGTAGTACACGACATCTGGTCGTGTAGGCGGAGCAGTCGGCTCAACGCACACCAGAGCAAGCCCAAGGCAAAGCGAAAGGAACATGCCTGTTCTCCTTCAAGTAATCGAGCCGGTTACTACTCCACCGGAAAGTCGAGCAGGGCTTTGCGTCTTTTGGCCAGCCAATCCTGGGACGAGCAGGCATTCGGCAGGCGCTTGGTAAACGCTAACGGCGGTACAGCGCTGAGGACTGCGTAGGACGAGTACGCTGAGGACGCGCTGCACTGGCCAATCGACGGCGAAGTTGCTACCTCCGCCGAACCCTTCCGCACACCCATCTGGTCGGCAGCTTAGCGGAGTCGCTGCCAAAACCGTCGATCACGTGGGACGAGCACGCAATCGGCGGTCGGATGTTCTTTACTGCTCTTTCACAGTTTCCTTGACGTCGGCAAACAGCCAGACGTACTGCAGGACCTGCACTGTCGGATCGCTGTGCGAGAACTCGCGGGTGAACTCCGGCTCGGTCAAGCCAGAGAAGCGGAGTTCGCTGTACAGCTCGCCGTTGGCATGGTACACGTGGAATACAACGGCATCGAGTTCGGCGATGAGCGCGTCGCAACCGTCGATCCACTGCTGACCACCGACGTTGTTGAAGAACTCCAGCGTCAGCGCACCGCGATGTCCAGTTTCTTCCTTGTACTGCGCACCGTTGTCCGTGTAACTCATATCGGACAGCGCCAGTTGCAGGGACTTGAAGATCGGCGCGACCGCACGACATACGCCGTCATTCGCCTCGATCAGGTGAAGATCGAACGCATCGTCGATGGCAGGATCAGGCATGTTGGCGAGGTCGAGTAGCGCATCGCCTTCTGGCGCAGAAACTTGCGGCATGTTCGTGTATCTCCAGAGAATATGGTGCCGGCATCAGGGATCGAACCCGAGACCTACTGATTACAAGTCAGTTGCTCTACCAGCTGAGCTATACCGGCAAAAAGGATCACTGCGAGGAGTGTGGGCATCGGTTGAATGTCGGGGGACTTCCGACGCACTCGCAGTGACCAGTGAACTTTGTTTACACTTTTCAGTGCTTAGTCAATTAGCATTTTCGACTTCGGCTGTCACACTTCGTGAGCCAGGATGATCCAGTCGGTGGCCAGGATGTCGGCAACACTCGGCGACCAGACGCGAACACTGCCGTCGTCTTGGTACTGATCGATGTGCGCCTCGAACTTGATGTTGGTGCCCTCGGGGAAAATACCGAGCAGAGGTGCGCGATTGACCTTGAACTCGCTCGCGTTCTGCAGGTAGATGAACGCATCGTTCTCCCACGTAGGTCGGGCGCAGCGATAGCCGAGGATCAGAGCGTGAGCCACATCGCCGACGTTGCAGCACTCGCCGCGCTCAACCAAACGACGAACGCGCTCAGTGCGCGGATCGACTTCGACGAAGGCCTTGACGAAGGCGCAGTGTGCGAACAAGGACACGCCTGTGGGTGCCGAGGTGGCGACCATGGAACGAACCAGTACGGTGTTGGCGTCGCCACGAGCTTCGCGCAGTTTGCGCTTGAGCGCTGCGGCCGCTTCGCGCAGATCACCGTCAGTGTTCGGGAAAGGAATGTGACCGCTGAACTCTGCGAACGCAGCGACAGCCTGCTGGCCGTTGATGTCGGTGTACTGCGAACCCTGGTGTTGCTGCAGGATTTGCACGCTGACATCCATGTCCGAGAAGAAGGTTACGATGTCGTCGTGCGTGAGGAAGTTTTCCATCATGGGAGTCTCCGTTCAATGGTAAGGGCAGGTCCGTCAACTACCAGACCGGTGTCGCTGATTATCAGACGATCGGAATTACGATCCAACCCAAGGCAGTCTCGGATGCAGCGGGCAACATAAGCAACGACGCCAGTTACGCGGCCGTCTACCAAGTCGCGGCGCATCACCAGTTGCGGAATCAGTTCAGCCCAGAGGGTTTGACGCGGGAACGTCTTCTGCGAGCAGACCTTGCGCATGACTTGCAAGTACGAACTCCACTGGCACAGATCGTCATGCAACGAACCTAAACCAACCGCAGCCAGCATTGCTCTCCACGTCGCCCAATGGGCGTAGATTGCGCGACTCTGCGGCGACGGGTTCGCTAGCAGAAAGAGCACGGCACCAGATGCGTGCTCACGGTCGATCGTGGCGAAGTAGTTGTACGGCAGCGACGGAAGCAGCGGCGTCGGGTACTGCGTAACACCAAACGTCTTCCAGTCAGCCACGAAATCAGAGAAGCGTTGGGTGAAATTGCCAACGAGAGCACGTTGGGCTTCCGATCCTGCTGGAAGCTCTCGGCACGCAGAGCGCATGGCAAAATACTCACGCAGTTCTTCGGACGTCAGCGAAATGTGGATGCGCAGCAGCCGTTGGTTATTGGCGATTTCCTCAGGCAATACCTGATGCTCAGTCATACCGAGAACTCCACGCCAGCCCAATCGAGCTCCATGTTGCTGGCGCTGTGCTCCATGACGATCTGCCGTCCGATGAAATCCCACACCCAGACAGCAGGCCACCAAGAGATAGGCTGCGAGGCAAAGTCAACGAATGGAAGGTCAAACTCGCAGGAGTTGCAGACCGTAGAGAAATCCCAATCGCCGGCAGTGATCTGGTCGAACAACATGCAGCACCGAGAGGCATCGATTGCCGCTTGCGCCACATTCAGATACACGTCAGTGACGAAGCGGCTCCAGATGACGGTCAGCCAGAAGAACAGGAAAACTGCCAAGCCCAGAAGCAGTACGGTGTTCATCACTCCACCCCGTAGAAGGCATGCAGTATCGCAACGAGCGAGGCGTAGACATACATCAGCTCGCGCTCCAGCAACACATGCGGAATGTAATGGGCGATGTCCTTTGGTTTGACGATCACCCGTTGATAGATGTCGGTCAGCAGCGAACTAACCACAGCCAAATCAAGCGGCAGGAATGGGTCGAGCGCGGCTTTCGCACGGTGCACCAGACTGTCGTTCTCGTTGAACAGATGGTTGTGTGCGGATACCTGATGTTGCTTCACTGCGGCGCGATACTCGGCACGTTCGATCAACTCCACACCATGCCCAACGTCATACACATGCTTAACGATGCTGACACCCGCCATGCCGATGTACAGGTTGCCGGCGATGAAGTGAACGCGGGCCTGGGCGCGGTAGTCGAACTGGAAGTCATCGATGGCGATTTTGGATTTGATCCTGGGCGCAACCAAGTCAACAGCGTAGCGCGCAACGCGAGACGACTGGGAGATTGCATCCATGATAGACGCAATCTCTTTTCCGATGATCGTCCTGCGATTCGGAACGTACAGCGAGCACAAACGGCCGAAACACGGAACGTCGTCACGTCGCAACACAAGCCCTTCCAGGCTGTGCGCAGTCAGCTCCGATTTTCGCATGGTGTGATCGACCAGCAAACCCACTGGCTCGCCATTCTCGTAATGCACATGGCTGGCAGCCTTGCACAGCTCCAGCAGAGTCTTGTCCTGAACGAGGGTGGTGTTCCCTCTCATGTTTGAAACAGCGTCGATCAGCGCCTGATCGGTGACGCGAAGGTAGATTCCCATGTTCGATGTCCTTATTGCGAGGCTTTCGCCCGGCGTTTATTGTGGCGTGCAAACTATTTTCACAGTTTCCGGCGGGAATCCGGCGGCGGGCGGGGCGGAATATGCTCTTGGCGTTTGAGCGCCAGCTCGCTTCGCCGTTTGAACGTCCGGTAGTCTATGAGCGTCACCCGTGAGCGCCAGCGAACCAGAGGAGCGCAGCGACTCCTGCCGTAGGCTAAAGAAATTCCGTGAGCGAAGCTCACAAGGAGTGAGCGCCAGCGAACTCCTAAGTGTCTATGTGCGACGACCCAGACTCCCAAGGCTCCCATCCAGTGTGTCCTGTTCATCCAGAAAATTTCGGAAAACGTCGTTTCGCAGGCGACCTGCTCACTCCGTGAGGTAAGGAAGCAGACTTGTACCCAGATACTTGAGCGAAGACGCTTACGTTGCATCACTGCTAAATGAGGCAAAGTAAGCATCCGCGCTCTTTAATCGTCGCCATTGCGCACAGGGAATTGCAGAGGCGTAAGGCGCATCGCTGGCGCTCTGCGCGTTTCGCCTGCGGCGAAAGCCTTCTTCAATTCTCTCCTGCGCTACGCTAACGCTCCGCTTGGAGTAATCCTGTGATGCGAGTTAACCACACTGGTGAGCGACGAAGTTGTACGAGAGGGAGGCGAGGGACGAGACGAGCTTGTCAGCTTGACTGGAAGAGACTGGAAGGAGAAGATGCGAAGTAACTTCGTGGTACTTGACACTATCCATTTTTTCGATTTCCCTGCTTTTTGGTTATTTTTTGGACAGGTTGGACATTTTTTCACCAACCGCTCTGGAAGCTAGATTCTACGCGCTCTCCAGCGAGGTCGATGGTCACGGGAAATGCCATGCCGTAGGACCGCCCCGTGGTAATCCTATGTGCAAAAGGTCTCGACTTTAGGTGGGTCCTTTTTCGGTCACATGCTACCCACACGAATCTGTTACTGCAATCAGTAGTCAAAACGAGTGCTCCGATTTTTGCGTTTCCGCAGAACGGCAGGTCCTTCGCAAGTTTCACTAGGTCCTTCGCATAGAATGCGTGTTTTGCGGAATCGTCCGCTACTGCAATCAGTAGTCAAACCTTGCACCTTTGCGAAAAACGTACGGAAGGTTGTAACCTGATGGCGCCCCGCTGCGTAGGACCTGCCATTTTACCAAATCCGTGGTCACAAAAATGCTGTACAAAAAGTGATCAATCGACGAAAAATATTTTCAAACGGGCGTTTGAACGAGTGTGACTGACACAGGAAAAGCAGGGCACTTTGCGAAGAAACGAACCTACGTTATGCCTTGTCAGGCGTACGGGGTCATCGCGGCGCGTTTCCTTGAATCGCATCCTCTAGGACGTTTCCGCAGATCACTGGGTCTGCGCTATCTTAATGGCGTCTTGTACCAGAAATCGCCAATGACGCCCAAAATGAAAAACCCGAGCAGGCACAGAGCACTACTCGGGTTTTCGCAGGAATTACGGCAGGTGAGCGATCGGGTCATCCTCTGCTCGATAGAGCGGGCTGCCCTTCGGATGAATACGGCCCTGTGCGATTTCCTCGTTACGCTTGGCGTTGATTTCGTCCATCATGCGACCGAACTCTTCGCCGAAGACTTTGAAGAAGCCAGACTCGCCCGCCAAAGCGATACCCAGGCCTTCGTACTCCTCGTTGCCTGCGTGCGCAGCGTGACGGTGAGCAATCTTCGTGGAGATTTCGTCGCGTACCTTGTTCCAGATGTTGTTGAACTTGGCTGTGTTGCCCTGCTGAATCGCGTTCGCCAACAGGTCGCCAGTTTCTTTCGACAGGTGCGGCAGAATGGTGCGCAGCATCAGGCTACGCTTCGACCCGGCACCTTTGCCTTTGCCTCGACGGGCGAGAGCAACCATGTTGCCCATGATTTTGATGTCACGTTGGTCCATTGTCAAACCTCCAGGTACGGGACAGGAGCCCCAGTTTCGAGTTCGTGTGTTTTGGTGCCGGCCTGAATCGTATCTGCCAGTTCGCCATTCAGCTCGCTGCGTTTCAGGTCTACCAGTATGACCTTGGAGACGCTACGTCCTCGAACAACGTGGCGCAGGCCTCCAAGATTTTCAACAACCACCGTGTTGTTGGTCGCAAGAGACGATGCGACGCTACGTCCGTCTTGCCGCACTACAATCACTGTGATTCCCATACATCACCTCAGTAGAGCTTGAAGCCTGCGGCAATGTTGCGCAGTGCCTCTGTTGGTTGCAGCACGCGAGTAGAAACGCTCCACTCCAGCCGACGTTTGTCTGCCGTGATCTTGCGGTCCTTATCGCGCACCTTCAATGCCAGGTTGCGTTTCTTGATTATGAGAATGTCCCCGTTCTCGACTTCGGCGAGTGACGGCGGTAGGATGACGTTGATGTCTCCGATGGTCACCAGCCGCTCGTAGTCAAGGGCCGCAACTTCCCCGCTGATATTCGCCAGCAGCTTTGGTACGTCGAGTTCAAACTCAAGGACAATGTGCGTGAAGCACTCAGCCTTGACCAAGAACTCCATTTCACGTCCGGCAAACGACCGCACGTCTTCTGCACGCAACGGCTCGCCGTCGGTACGGAACAGTTTGTCGCTGACCAGATACACGAGGTTATCTCGGATGCTGTAGGTCAACGACACGAAATACTTCGGCACCAGCGTCTTGAACATGACGTAGCCTGGCGTGCTCGGCGAATGCCGCTCGATTGTGTGAGGTTGCTTTGTGGTGTTTACTCGGTACCCACTAGCACCTTCGATCTGATAATTGGTGAAGATGAAACGCTGCTTGCCGTATGCTTTGTACGGCGGTTGGAAGCCTGTACGGTAACACACGCCACAATCGACACTTCCTCCGCCGAGTAGCCCATCGGCGAAGTTGTCCTCACCCATGGCCTTGAGTTCTTGGAACGTCGAACGGCCGCTGTCTCCTGTGACATCGATAATGGTATCAGGCCCGTCGTTGAAGATTTTCTCGGCGATGCTGTCACCGAAGATTTCGTCGTCCTGAAACTTGACCTTGATGCCTGTGTTGTCATCGTCTGCCGTTGGGATGATCGGCGGGATGTTGGTTTCTTCCAGGTCGTCGATCAGCGGCTCAAGTGCCACCTTCTCGCAGGTGCACGGGATGCCTGTCTTCTGTTGAATGTGGTAGTAGTCGATTTCTACTGCATCCACAGCCAGCGAGTTTTCGACCTGCCGATTGAACGGAGCCACTGCCTCATCCAGCCTCTTTTGCGCCTGAACGTGCGTGTAGTTCCGAGCGTGTTCGCGGCGGATCGTGTTCGTGCCTCGTTTGATTGCCATTGGTTGTTCCTCCGAATCTGTGAGTAAATTACACGACCGAGCTGCGAACCATGAGATAGTTATTTGCCCTCATATTCGAAGGAGTGATGCAATGACTGATCTGCGCATTCTCGCAATGGACCCAGGAACATCCAATTTCGCAGTGTCGATCATGCGCTTGCGATGGGCAAACAACCGATTCCAGTTCAAGTGCGAAGGCACGACGATGCTTGATCCGCAGCGTCTGCTGAAAGATATGAAGACCATGCGGAGTTCGTTGAATACGTTCCGCGATTACGTCCAACCGTTGTTCGAGGTTGAGAATCTGGATGCGTTTGTAGCAGAGCGCTTCCAAGCTCGTGGCGGTAAAGGTCCAACGATTGAGTCCGTGAACTGCATGTTGGGCTGCATGGCTCAGCAGTCTAACCACATCAAGAACGCCGACTTCATCACGGCAGGTGTGTGGAAGAACGAGTTCAATCGATACGCCGACCTGAAGGAAATGTACCTTGACCTTGCTGACCTGCGTAAAGAGAAGCTGACCAAGATCGCCATCCACCAACTGGATTCGATGTTGCTCGGCATCTACGTCGGCTGCAAGCTGCTGGGTGTGCGTCCTTTCTCCTTCATCGATACACGCGAGAAAGAGGCGAAACTACTCAAGGCATTGTCCTCTGCACCTCCGATCAACTTTCTGCCTGCGCATTTACCCAAGCAGAAAAAGACCAAGAAGCGCCGGCGGAAGTCCTAAGGAGTTTGTAGGCAAACTGTAAAGGCATCCCAGGGACACCAAGGTGTCTATGGAGATTTGCCATGAAACAATGCCCACTTCACGACGCATACCGCTTCAAGACCCAGTGTCGAATCGCCACGTGCAAGATGTACAACGAGAAGACACCGAGTCGTTGCCTGAGTATGGACACCAGCTTTGCCGCAAATGACAAGAGCATGAGCGACGCCGAGCTGGTGATCTTTAAGTTCCCGAACCACAGCCAACGGGAAGTCGCTTCCATACGGAAGCGAGCAGTAAGTCGAGTGCAGGCAGTGCTTGCGCTCAACCAAGTTGTTCGGCACGTTCAGAATAACGAGCGGCCTGAGCATGGACTAAACTCTCACATGATGCGGCAGCTTCCGAGCGAAGCCAAGCAGTTGTTGAAGAAGTCCTTCCGCAGTAAGCTGTTCCGTATAAAGCATTTGGACATTCAAGTCTGGATGCTCCCATTTGTGCTCAACCCTGAGTACGCAAACCGAATCGTCCCAGACTTCAATCGCTTCGCCATTCATCTGCTGTTCAGGTGGACGCCAAAGGAGTTGGAGACAGTGGTCGATGCTTTCACCAAAACGAGGACCTCTCATCGTGGCCAAGGTTAAGTTCACTCTCATTTCCATCCGTGACGCCGAAGTATCCGAAGACAGCCGACTGTTCGTGCTGAATCGCAGCAATCCGAGCGCCAACGTCAACTTCAACATCACCGACAGCGCCGGTCAGCGCCAGGTCATCACTGTGCCCGTCACCAGCGCACCGGTCGACCTCGCCAACTTCGCCGAGAAGACCTCCGTCCTGCGCGACCCGACCTTCCGCCGCCTGGTGGCCAAGGGTCTGTTCAAGCTGGTCGATCCGGATCAAGCCCAGAAGTTCATCGAGACCGATCCGCGCGGTATCTCCGAGACCAAGCGTATCTACGAGGTCATCGAAGAAGGCAACGATCCGATCCTGGGCGCCGAAGCCAACATCGACGACTCGCACGCTCGCAGCCTGAGCGAGAAGCTGGGCGCCGGCAGCGAGAACCCGTTCGTCGAGAACATCGTCGGCCGTTCGAAAGGCGATGAAGATGCCGCTGACCTGATCAGCGAAATCGACGGCAAGCTGCACACGCTGACTCTGGCTGATCTGGAGTACATCAGCAAGCACGCCGGCAATGCCGAAATCAAGACCTACGCTGCCGAGCAGCTGGAAGAAATGAAGCTGGAAGAAGAAACTCGCCCCGAAGGCCAGTAATCCCATCCAGCGCCAAACAAAAAGGGAGAGCATGTGCTCTCCCTTTTTTAGGTCTCCACCGAATAGTTTGTGGACTTTCCGCAGGCCATAAAAAGGGAGTCCGAAGACTCCCCAGTATTACAGTGGGTACAGCAACATATCCAAGTATCCGTCATGCGTGTTGAACATGATTCCGAATGTCCTGCCGTTGATGCTGTGGTACGCTTCCTCAAGAAACTCCACTCGTCGTCTAATCTCTTGCACTTCGTCGCGTGCGACTTGGCGATTGCGGTATTCGTAGAACAGCGACGACACGTCCTCGATCAGGTAACGGTGGTAGTCACGCTTAATCTCCGCAGGTGTCAACTTTCCAATGTGCAACTGCTCTACGCCTACTAGCTCAATCACTTTCGTCACCGTACCGCGTACACCAGCTCTTTCACCTTGTCGATGATCTTCTGGTCGCAGTTGTCTGGGTCGAGTTTTACCACTTCGCCTTTCTCGTTGATCGGACGAGGCAGTTTCAGATACTCGCAGTCTATGCCAAATTCCTTGGCGAACCCTTTCACCAGATTCGCCATCTTTTTGCCTGCTCTGTCGTTATCCGGCATGACGAAGATTTTCTTGATTCCCAACGCCACGAGGAGTTGCAACTTCTTCGCGTCAAACATGTTGGAACCGAGAATACCGCAAGACGGAATCTTGTTCTTCACAAGGCGCAACCAGTCACGCGGACCTTCAACAAGGACGATGCTCTTGCAACCCCACAGGTCCTTCTTCATCATGTAGTCGTACCCAAGCAGCCCGTACGACTTTACCCAGTCGCCTTTGGTCGTCAGGTACGACAAGCCATTGTCTTGCTTCTCAAAGAAGGCCCGAACACCGCCACGGTACCTGCCGTTAGTGTAAACAGGAAACACCAACATCAGCTCATCGCGATGGTCGTCGTTGTAGCAATACCCACCGATGCGGCTGATCAACTTCCCTGAGTACGAACGCCATTTACGCTCAGGCGGCCACGGGATTACAGCGTTACCGACCTCATCGAACAACCGTTGGATGGACATGTTGTTCGCGCCCATCAACTCGATCTGCCGCTTCGAGAATCGCAGCTTTCCGCCGTCGGTGTTTGATTCAAACTGCTGCCACTTCTTGAGCTTCTTCAACCCAGTCTGGTTGGCAAACTTGTTCCAGGCGCCTTTCTCACCGCAACCGAAGCAGAAGAACGCACCGATCGGAACGTCAGCCTCGCGACTCAGGTTGATTGAACATGACGGCGTCTTCTCGCCGTGGAATGGACAGAGCACATGGACGTTAGAGCCCATCTGCTTCGTGCGGCCTCCGTACTCCTGCAACTCTTCAAGGACGTGAGTCAGGTCATCGACAATGATGCCCGGGTCTTTTTCCACGACCTTGTTCTTGTCACCTTTGGTAGCAAGCGGGCTGCGCGCTTTCGTGATTGATTTGTTTGCCATGTGAATCGCCAGCAATTCGTCTAATTTCTCTCTGTTTACAGATAAGGCAGAGGCAAATGTTCGCAAACCTAAAACCTAAAAAGGCATTCGACCTCCAGCCAAAGGGTACGATTGCCTCGATGTTCGGCCGTCTGTACCAGAAGACAATGGATGAGTCGGTCACTGTTAGCTATGGGCGCGGTCCGGAATATCGACCCAGTTCGTTCCCGACCTGCTCGATTCTCACGATGCTCCGTCTTGCGAAGGGTGCTCACCTGGGTTACTTCGAGGGGCGTATGTCCACTAGTGGCGGCTACTTCACCTCAGTCGGGACGGCCGCGCATGAGAACATCCAGTATTACATCGGCCAAAGCGGCAAGGTGTGGGGTGACTGGAAGTGCAAGAACCCGACCTGCCAGAAGCGGCACGACGCGCAGGACCTGTTCGACGAAAACGGCGTGTGCTGGCGCAAAGGTAAGTTGACCCGTAAGAACACGGTGAACAACAAATGCCCGAAGTGCTCTCACCCGATGGAATACGTCGAGAAGTGCATCAAGTACAAAGGCCTTAAGGGCCACATCGATGCCATCGTCAAACTCGATGGCGGCGGCTGGTGGGTGGCTGACTACAAGACCACAACCAAGTTCCAGATAAACAAGAAAGGGCATCTGCCGCACAAGGCTCACCTTAAGCAGATTCCGACGTACTGCTATGTCCTCAAGAAGAAGTACAAGATGGACGTCAAAGGGTTCAGCCTGTTGTACCTGAGCCGCGACAACCCATTCGAGTTCTTCGAGTACGCCGAGCACTGGTCGCCAACTTGGGATCGCCGCATCGCCCAGGTCATCAAGGACGAGAAGAAGAAATTCCGCGCTGGCGTGCAGTCGTTCTTCTCCCGTGATCCAAAAGCCGCGATCAAAGCCAAGCCGTGCAGTTGCTTGGCTCAGTACGAGGACGAAATCAACTTCTACGACGAATGCCCGCTGCTCGGCATCTGCTTCAAGCCTGGCCTGGACATCGAACTCAAGAAGCTGCTCAAGGAAATCAAATACACCGACGAGGCCCGCGACAAGTTGATAGCGCGGATGCCTGATGAGGTCAAACCCGAAATCATCGCACGCGCGTAGGAGTTCCAATGAAGATCAACGTACCGCTCAGTTCCGCCGAGGCCAATTCCAACATGTACGGCACTGTCGATCAAACTGCTGGTCGTGGCGCCCAACAACTGCTACCCAGTGACGAAGAACTGGAGCAGATCGAAAAGAACCGCAAGGCTGAGGAACTCGAACTGGCCAAGAAAAAGGTCAAGGAAAAAGAGAAGCCCAAAGCCGACGGTGATGCCGAAGAGGAAGATGAAGACCTCGGCGGCGGCGATGACAGCGAGGAAGAGGAAGAAGAGGATGACTCTGACGAAGACGCCGATTCCGGAGACGAATCCGATGAAGGCGAAGAAGAGGACGAAGACTCCGAAGACTCCGAAGAGGCTGCTGCAAGTGCTGGCGGCCGCAGCAATCAGCTCACTTCTGGCAAGCGTCGCATCCGCCGGCTGGCTGCTACTGCTGCTGGAAAAGGCCCGGTGATCATCAGCGGCTTTCCTGGCATTGGCAAGTCTGCACTGTGTCACCTGAAGGGCCTGGTCTGTTCCGACAGTGATTCGTCGCAGTTCCCGAAGGATGACTTCCCGAACAACTACATTGCCCACATTCGGGAGATTGCACCCAAGAACGATGTGACTCTGGTGTCCAGCCATTTCGAGGTGCGCGACGAGCTGGAAGAACAAGGCTTCGACTTCATCCTGGTCTACCCGACCGCAGATCAGAAGGATGACTACATGCTGCGCTATCTGAACCGCGGTAGCCCGAAAGCCTTCCTCGATTTGATGTACACCAACTGGGACAAGTTCCTGGAGTCGTGTGCCAAGCAACAGGGCTGCGTGCATGTGGTACTGCAACCTGGCCAGTACCTCAGCGACGTGATCGACGACATCGTTTACGGTGTGGCCCAGCAGTCCTGATACGTCAACTATGGGCGTAACCATTAAGGCGCTTGTCTGCGTGTGTCTGGTGTGATATACTGGATGCGTGACACCTAGATTGTGTCAACTATATTGGTTACGCTCATAGGTTACGTTTAAGGAGTTTGCACATGTCCAACTACGAACACGTCAAAGCGGCACTGGAGTCTGGTGATGTCGATGGCCTGTTGCCGTCCAGCTTGATTCTGCACCTGACGGCTGAACTGGCTGACGGCAATGCCGAAGTCATGAATGGCAAGCATGTAACTGAGGCGTTGTCTGCGGCTGTGTTGCCTGACCTGCTGCGTGAAACGGGCGCATCTGAGCCTGGCATCCTGACCGAGGAAGAAGTTCTCGACTGGATGGCTAGCATGGGCTGCCACGAAGACGACGAACTCCAAATGCCGATTGTCGGCGCCATCATAGACCTGTGACGGCGAAGACTCTCATGGACCATATCCCAGACGTGCTTGTTCACGTTACGCATCGTGACAACGTGAGCGCAATTCTGCGTGACGGCTTACTGCCGAACATGCCGCGCGCCACAGACGGCGGCGAAGTTGCAGGGCGCGTGTTTCTCGCGCTCGATGCGGACGTGTTGACCGACGATACGTTGAACGCCGCCTTCTTCAAAGGCCCTGATGCTGTCGTTCTTGAAGTGGACGTTTCGCTGTTCAAGTCAACCTTACGGCCGGACCCAGAGTGGCGAAGTTACGACAACGACGATCCCGCACACCGACCAGATGACGTGTGCTGGTACATCGAAGGCCACATCGATCCAATATTCATACGCCAACAGACCGACCCAGCCTAGTGCTGGGTTTGTCGTTTTTCTCTCACCTCAAAGGACTACTCGCTATGTCTCGCACTGCACCTGCATCCGTTCGACGTGCTGCCGCTCTTGGCTTGACTTTGCACAAAGAGTTTAAGAGGGGAGGTACGAAGGTTGGCTGGGCACGCGCCCGCCAGTTGTCGCAGGGTCGCACCGTCAGCGATGCTGTGATACGTCGCATGGTCTCCTTCTTCGCCCGCCATGAAGTGGACAAACGTGCGGCAAATTTTGGCAATCGAGCCAACCCCAGCAACGGCTATATCGCATGGCTGCTTTGGGGCGGCGACTCTGGTTACACCTGGGCGAAGAAGGAAAAAGCAAAACTCGACAAGGCCAAACAAACCACAACTCGAAAATGACGTAAGTGTAAACAGCTTACGTACGGCCTGCAATCAGGTCCAACACTTTCGCTCTAGTCCTCATACCGAACCAACGGAGTTCAATCGAACATGGCTAAGGAAAAGATCAAGAAGGGGAAGAAGTCTGCCTCTCAGGAGGGCTTCGTCATCGCGGAGGGCCTCCAAGGCATCCGTATAAACCCCACGATGTACTTGGGTAACCTCGGTCATGACATGGCGTACCGTGTCATCAAGGAAGAGGTAGACAACGCATACGACGAGGCCATCGCCGGTCGTAACAAGTTGATCGAGGTCATCCTCGACTACGACGCCGACTTCCACATCGTCGCCGACGCTGCTGGCGGTATCCCGACCGACTACAAGAAGTTGAAAGACGGGACGAAAGAGACCATCATGACGGCCGCGTTCTCTCGCGCCCACGCAGGTGGCAAGTTCAACTCCGATTCGTACAAGACTTCGGCCGGTACTCACGGCGTTGGTGTTGCGGCGGTGAACGCCGTGTGCGAGGAGTTGCGTGTCTGGAGTATGTACAACGGCAAGTGCGCCTTCCAGTCGTTCTCGAAAGGCGAAATCACAACCAAGGGTAAAGACCCGATCAAGGTCAAGAGCATCGACAAGGACGTGGCCTCGCGCCTGTCGATGAAGCAGAGCAAGTACGGCACCATCATCGCGGGCAAGCTCGACCAGACCGTCGTGTCTGAGTCTGCCCGTCGTGGTAAGGCCCTGCCGAAAGATTATGTGCATGCCTCGCCCCAGGCCAAGCCGATTGCCATGTGGTTGAAGAACATGGCGAACCTGAACCCAGGTCTGGAGATTCGCTTCAAGGTCATCAAGGGCGGCAAGACCAAAGCGTTTACCTTCCTGAACAAGAAGGACTTGGCTTGGGTACCCAAGGCAATGTGTGAGGAACGCGAACTGGGCATGATCGGCAAGCCCATGACGTTCAAGACCGACAACATCAGTTGCTCTGTCGTGTGGGCTGACCATCCGGATGCCGACCACTTCCTGACGTTCGTGAACACGTCGCCGACTGTCGATGGTGGCTGGCACGTCACCGGATTTACCAGCGCCCTGATGGCTGCGATCAAGCCGTACATGACTCAGCCCAAGGGCAAGAAGAAAGGCGGCAATGGATTCTCTGGTTCTGACCTGCTGATCGGTCTGGTTGGTATGTTTGACTGGCGTATGCACGGCGCCCAGTACACCTCGCAGGTGAAAGACAAGCTGGCTTCGAAGGTCGACCGCGAAGTTCACGAGGCAATGCTGCCAGTGTTCGAGGAGTACTTCAAAGCCAACCAGCGCGTTGCGAAGACCATCATCAAGCGCGCACTGGTGATGAACAAGGGCCGTGAAGAACTCGCTGCTGTCGTCAAGTCCATGGCTGACGCGAAGAAGTCGATCAAGGGCTCCAGTCTGCCGAGCGCACTTGCTGTCGCCGACAAGGCCAAGCCACATGAGCGCGAGCTGTTCATCGTTGAGGGTGACTCGGCCGCAGGTACTGCAATCGACGCCCGAGACGCGAACTATCAGGAAGTGCTGGGTGCTGGCGGTAAGCCACTGAACGCACTGAAAGCGACCCTGGCGAAGATTCTGGGTCACGAAGAAATCCAGAACATGCTCATCAGCCTGGGCGCCGACATCAAGACGCTCGATCCGAAAGCTGAGAACCCGCGTCTGTCGACCGACAATCTGCGTACTGGCAACATCATCTTCCTGGTCGATCCGGACCCGGATGGTGGGCACATTGCCGTACTGTTCCTAGCGGCGATCTACCGACTGCTGCCAGACCTGTTCAAAGAAGGCCGCGTCTGGTGCGTCAAGGCTCCGCTGTATGCTGTGCTCCATGACGGCAAACTCTACGGTGGCATGACCTTCGATGAGTGCCGTAAAGCCGCACCCAAGGCAGTCAAGGACAAGGACATCGTTCGCATCAAGGGCTGGGGTGAGGTCGATGAGACTTTCCTAGAACCGATCGCGTTCTCGCCTGAACACCGCAATCTCATTCGCATCAATCCGTTCGCCAACCACGAGCAAGAACTCTGGTTCCGTGGCGTCGTTGCAGAAGATGCTGTATACCGTCGCCGTCTGCTGGGTCTGGAGGACTAAATGGCCAAGGTCAAGAAAACCAAGAAAGAAAAAACCCGCGGCGCTGCTGCTGCTGACGTGCAGATTGAAGTCAGCAACAAGAAGGTGAAGAAAGGCAAAGGCAAGGTACTGCATGCCGAAGACCGCTTTCCGTTGAAAGCAAACACCGTGCAGACCACCACCATCGATCAGTACACTGCCGAAGCCATGTTCACCTACGGCAGCTACGTGGTTGAAGACCGTGCTGTGCCTGACATCCGTGACGGGTTGAAGCCAGTTCACCGTTCGCTGCTCTGGTCGCTCGCTGGTCTGTCGTTGCGTCCGTCGAGCGGCTACAAGAAGTCGGCACGTACTGTCGGTGACACCATCGGTAAGTACCACCCGCACGGCGACGCCGCAGCATACGGTGCGATGGTGACGATTGCGAACACCATGCCGCCTGCTGTCGATGGTCAGGGTAACTGGGGTACTCCGATCAACCCGGCAGCCGCACAGCGTTACACCGAAGCGCGGATGTCGAAGTTCTCGCACATGTTCCTGCTGGACACCAAGTACCTGGAAGTCGTGCCGAAAGTCCCCAACTTCTCCGGCGACGACGTGATCCCGCTGTTCCTGCCTGCGCTGCTCCCGTACGTGCTGTTTAACGGCAACGTGCCTGCACCTGCGTACGGCGTGCGCGCTGGCAACCCGAGCTTCTCGTTCAAGTCTGTGGCGCGCGTCGTCATCGATATGCTGAACGGCAAGGAGTTCAACGCCAAGCAACTCGCCAAGGTGTTGAAGATTCAGCACCCGTTCGGTTGCGAGGACATCACTGCCGGCAGCCAGTTCGCCGAAATGCTCAAGACCGGCCGCGGCAACATCGTGTACGCACCGCTGATGAATGCGGACTTCAAAACCCGCACGATCCAGATTCGCTCGTTCGTACCCGCAGGCCTGTCGTCGACCAAGACCATCGACAAGACCCTGGAGAAGTTGAGCGCCATCAACGGCGTGAAGAAGACCTTTTCCAAGCAGGGCAAGAAGTCGAAGGGCTCTGGTCCGTACGGCGCCCTGTTCATCGTCGAGTGCGGTCGCAACGTCGGCGAGGATCGCTTCGCTGACATCGTGGAAGCCGTTGAGAAGGCAACCACCAGCTCCGTGAACTACCGCCTGGGTGTCACGATCCGTAAGGCGGAAGAGGCGAACGAGTTCAAGTACCTGAACTACGTGGACTTCTTCACCAAGTGGATCAACTATCGCACCAAGCTGGAAGTGCGGCTGATCAAGTATCTGACCAAGCGCGCTGAGCGTGACCTGCACATCAACGAGGTCTACCTGTTCGCCGTCGAGAACATGGAGCAACTGCTCAAGGCATTGCCGAAAGTTTTGGTGAGCAACGACCCGAACGCAGCACTCGCCAAGGCGTTGAAGATTCCGGTCGAAGACGCGATCATCATCCTCGACCGAAAAGTTCGCCAGCTTGCCAAGTTGGAAGCGGCCGCGCTCAAGGAGAAGATCAAGGAGCTCAAGGACGAATTGAAGCAGCTCGCCAAAGACCTCAAGGCCCCGGGTGCCCGAGCAGCGCGTGACACCGAAGCTCGCGTCAAGTCGTACCTCAAGAACCCTGACAAGAACAAGTCTGGCCTGGAGTTTGCCTGACATCATGCCGCTCACCAATGGCTTCAACAAAGGCGTAAACCTGCAATCGCTGCGCCCGATGCCTCTGAGTCAGAACACCATTTGCGGCGGATGCTTCGTGCTCCGCCCGAATGGCACACCGATTCGTGTCAGCGAACTCGCTATGTCGAAACCCAACAACCACGTCCATCGCGTGCTTGGGCCAGACGGCGAGATTGCTGTGCGTATCCAGATAGGCGCGTTCGGCAGTGAAGCCTACGCGCTTCGGATGCGGGAGTCGAATGGGCAGATCGTGTCGTTCATGACCTCGATACGCCACGTCCGCCTGAACTCTCACCATCTGATCGAAGTGCAGCCGTGCCAGGTGTACAACGGCCTGCGTTTCAACAACGGCGTCAAAGAGTACGACCACTTGGAAGTGCTTGAAGTTAGACGCATCACGAACTACGCGCACTACTCCTATTCAATGGACCCGTGCGCGCTCTTTATCGGAGCTGGCCGTCGGCCTGTCTTCCTCCCATTTGAGGTAACGTGATGATCTATGTACACGACAATCCGCAGGGCTTGGAGTTCAACTCCGTCCTGTATGTGTTCATGCGTAACTGGTACTGCCCGGAAATTCCTGAGCACCAATTCACCGGCGACACCTGGTTCAAGGTTCCTGCAATCCGCAAGGAGTCGAGAGACAGCGTTTCGTACACCATCATCAATAGCAAGATCGAAATGTCTGCAATGATGATGGTCTCCGACAACGGCCGCTTGCTGAAAGCCAACCGTGCCAAGGTCGACCAGAAGGTTGCACCCAGCCAACTGAGCGCAATCGAGCGGGAAGCCTTCGACATCCCGATGTGGGAAAAGGCGAATCAGCAATCGTGGCCGTACGGCGCGATGTTCAACAGCGCGGATGTGAACCGCCGCTACCGCGAGAAGAACGGCGTGAATACCGATGCGTATTTCTCCGTGTCTTCCACCAACAAGCTGTTCACCGAAGTCAAGAAGGCCGTGTCGCCAAAGCCGTGCAACTGCGGCAAAGCGCATTACCTGGGGTGATCAGAATGTTGCAAAAATTCAAAGCACTGATTGGTCTGCACCGCAACCGTAACATCGGTCGCTACATGGACCGCTGGTACATCGTACCGCCTGAGTGGAATCTGCCGTTTTGCGTGCGGCTGCACCACATCAAGATGGTCGACACTCGCATCCATCACAACCACCCGTACGGGTTCAAGTCGATGGTTGTCAAAGGCTGGTATGTCGAGGAGCAGGTCGTCACTGTGCCCGACTGCGATTGTCAAAAGCCTGTGACTCGCGAGGTGCTGCACACCGCGTTCCGCTGGTGCAACATCGCACGGCTGCGCTATCATCGCATCATCAGTATCCCCAAGGGCGGCGTCTGGACGATCATCGTTCATCCACGCAAGCCCAAAGAGTACGAGTGGGGTTACCTCGACGAAGACGGCCGTCACATTCCGCAGGAACAGTACAAGCGACCTGCTGACTTCGCGTCGCAGAAGAACATCGATGTCGGCAACGTGATATAACACCAAGGAGGTCCGCTATGACCAACCGTACTATCCGAATATGACATTCCCGTCATATTCGGAGAACCACCATGAGCAGAACCAAACACGGCAGCAAACAACCCGGCGAGTTCTGGAGTCGTCGCCCGTTCAGTAGCATCGGCTACGGGCGCGAACTCAAGACCCTCTGCCATAGAGCGGAGCGCCGCATTGCTGATCGTGAAATCCAGCGCGAACTGCGCGAACTGTGATCAAACAAACCCCGGCCTAGTGTCGGGGTTTGTCGTTACCTGCGCTATAAACATAACCGCTATCTCCATCGACACTCATCCGCCGGTGTGTTATACTGAGCACGGGCAAGCATCATGCTTGTATTGTATATTGGTTATGGACTTAGATGAGGTTAGATATGACTGAACGTGCGACTGTAGACACTAGCGGTTACGAAACTCCGGAAAGCCTGTGCGAGCTGATGGGAGTGTTCGCACTGCCTGACGGCAATCTGGTTCGTGCAGGCTACCACGGTACGAAAGCACCAGAGCAGGCGGCTTTCGACCTGCGTACCCCAATCGGCTTCCCAACGCGGGACCGCTGGTACAACATCGACGGCGACATTGTCCACGCCTTCTGGCGTTCGCTCTGGTCGCACACTCGCTACCTGATGCCGAGCAACTGCGAACTTCGTGGTGCCGCTTCCGTGTTTCCGTGGAGTGACTCACTTCACCAGCGCGCTGCATTGGCGCCCACCATGTGTGTCAATCCCAACAGTACCAACATGAATGAGTACGGCTGGGTTGTGGTTGACGTAAGCAACAACAACGAACAAGCCCACGTTTTCATGGGCGACTGGGACCATTGCCTGTACGAGTTCATCAACGCCTCGCACGCTGACCTGATAAAGCTGGTGCGCAAACAAATGGCCGAAGAGACTTCGGGCTTGCTACCAAAGATGAACAAGTCGGTGACCGTGCATCGTGACCACAAACTCCAGAAGCTGGATGAGGAGTGGCGCACCCAGCGGAAAAAGCTGATCGAACAGTGGGCCGCACAACAGGCGCAGTTGATTCATGCGGAAGAGGCGCAGTGGCAGGAAGAGAATGACGCCACGCGCGTGTACGGTCTGGTGCTCGGATCGAACAATGACAAGACGCCTCTGCGCACAACTGCGGTCAAGAGCGTGCGCGGCCTGATGGCTCGCCACGAACGTGAGCACGGCATGATCGACGCCACGATCTTGTGGACTGTAAAAGAGACAGACGTAGACGGCGCTGGCGTTTGGCACAAGTACGCCACGTATGACGCCGAGCGCTGCGTCTGGACACTCCTCTTCTAACATACGCTTGGGCGGCCTTCGGGTCGCCTTTTGAGGGTTACGAATGAAACTCAAGTCTCTCTCGGTTGCGCAAACGCACTCCGCCCTGTTGAACAGGCTCGGCCAGAGTGCTCTCCTCAAGGCGCGAACTCCGCTTGACTGGCCAAACAACTACTGGGAAGACCTTCGCTTAGACGAGCCGTTTTCCGTGTGCGTAGATGCTGTGTTTGCGCAGCGCGGTAAGCCGAGCCCAGTGTTCAAGCTGCGGCCGTTCGACAGCGACCTGGTGTTCGCCCTGTTCCGCGGTAATGCCCCGCCACAGGGCTTCGACCTGCCGATCAAGAACGCAGCCACCCAGTGGGCAGTCGGGGTCTTCCGAATGTCTGGTGAGTTTGCAGGCGGCTTGTTTGTCGGCTCGTTCTCTGATGCACTGGCTCACTGGTGCAAGCCCAACCAGCGCAAACTTGATCTGGCGTTTGCTGAGTACATTGCAGCGCTCGATCCGAAGACGTTGACCAACCTGAAGGCTGACCTGCACGCGCAGATGATCGAGGAGCTCGATTCGCTGGAGCGGGAATACGAGGCTCGCGTGGCTGCAACTCGTGGTCGCTACCGCAACCGTCTCAACTACTTCACGACGTTGCATGACGACGCACAGGATCGGCTCGACAAGAAGGACAAGGCGACGTACACCATCGAACTCGATGGCTACCCGCCGAGCCGTGAATACAATAGCTACAAAGAGGCGCGACGCGCTCACTCGAAACGCAACGTGCCTCACATCCCAGCAGTGATCAACAGGCACAGAAAGAAAGCCAAACCCGAGGCTTTCGCCCTGTGGTCTATCCACGATCGTATATGGAACATTCTCTAGGCATCACACGAACATGAACCGACCAAGCCTGAAGTTTATCGTACACCGCTACTACGCCATGATGTACCTGATGGCGTTACTGATTATCTTCGGCGTGCTTGAACAGACGCCCGACCCGTCGGTTCCAAGGCTCGCACTGTGCGCAGCTCTGGTCGTTACTCTGGTCATCGCTCATTGGGTGCAGGTGGCCATGATCACGCCACAAACAATTGCAGAACATTCGGACGAGGAATAACATGAAAAAGTTGGCTTTGCTTGCTACCATTGCGCTTGCTGCTTGCGCTACTCAACCCAAAGGCGATTCGTCTTTCACGCCGATACCTGCCTTTGCCGACACGGGTAATCCCGATGCCATCGTGTGTGATGCCTCTGTGGACGCCAAAGCCATCGTTGCTCTCGCCGGCAACAACCAGAGCGCAGAGTTTGTGCAATTCGTGCGTGATGCCCGAAAGGCCAATCGCTGCCGCTTCCTGAACAACACCCACCCGCTCGACGTTCTCGGGTATGCGCCTATTCGCACCCTCAACGGCACGCTGTTCGTGATCGAGTTCGTACAGGACGCCAAGGTCATGTACAGCTCTCCCAACTATTTCGATAAGGCCGGCCCGCAGACGTTGCTCTGGGAGCGTGCCTTGCAGGCTCAGCCGTGAGACTCTTTCTGGTTGCGCTGTTGATGGTTGTCGTAATTCAACCACCGCAGCCAGTGGTGATCACTGTCGAGGGATTCGCGTGCAAAACACCTGAGCATTGGGTGGAGTATGCACGCGCAATCGCTGAGAGCGACAACAACACCATCCGCAACATCCGCCTATCCCAACGGTGCGTTCCAGCTTTTCTCGGTGAGATAGAAGTGCTCTCCGATGACGGAGACTTCTTCCTGATTGAGGCGAACGCACGTCGGCGCATGTACATACCAAAGTGGTACACCATCCAATGAAACAGAAGCTCCTGATCTTCGACGGCTCGAACGTGTTGATGCGTGCCTTCTTTGCCGTACCTCAGCTGGTGACCTCGAAAGGGTTCCACACCAACGCAATCAAAGGCGTCGTCAACATCGTGGTGAGTGTCGTGTTGGCTCGCCAACCAACGCACATTGCGTTCGTCATGGACCGCAAAGCACCGACGCACCGCCACAAGATATTCAAGGCATACAAGGGCAATCGAGAGAAAGACCCTGAGCAGCAAGCTCGCCTGATACCGCAGCGCAAGCCCATGTATGATCTGCTGACCGCAATGGGGATCAAGGTGGTACACAAAGCTGGCGTCGAGGCGGATGACATCATCGGCACGTTGACTCGCCTGGGTGTTGAAGCTGACATGGAGGTCGAGATTGTCAGCAACGACAAGGACATGGCCCAGCTTCTCGACAAGGGCAAGGTGACTCTGCTGAAATACCAGCAGGACACTAAAGACTACCTGGAAATCACGCGCAAGAATTGCGCTGAGCACTATCTGGTTAAGCCAAGCCGCATCCCGTGCATGTTGATGATGCAAGGTGACAAGGTGGACAACATTCCAGGCGTCGAAGCAATCGGCCCTGCGGCTATCGTCAAACTCGTGGCTACGTCGAAGCGTATCGAGGACGCTGACCTCTCAGTGCTCAACAAGACCCAACGCGCAAACTTCGAGGCAGCACGCGAACGGTTCCGCCTCATCCGGCGTCTGGTTACGATTCATCGAGACATCATGCCGATCAAGTTGTCGAAGCTGGTGCCTGGGAAACCAGATACCAAGATGATCCACTTCATCTGTAAAGCATTAGAAGCCAACGCGATTCGCAGCACCGTAAGTCGGTACGTCAAATACCTGAGCTAAAAACATAACCACTAAACGCCTTCACGTGGGTACCGCCGGTATGCTATAATGACATCACGTTAGCAGCATGTGCTGTAGCGATAGTGGTTACGGACTTAGTTGAGGTTAAGATGACGCAGCATGTAACAGTGACGTTCGATAGCACCAACGGAAGTGTGCGATGCCAACTCGGACCTATACAAGCCACGTTTCTTTGGGCACAACTGGTGAAGTTGGAGGAACTCCAGAAGTTGGACACCACCCACGCCAAGAGAAACCTGCTTGAACAACGGGCACGCAAAAAGTTTGTAGACGCGGTTCTCGCCGCAGCGGACACGATTGCCCAGCCTGCATAGATTCAGTGGCATCTTCGGGTGCCACTCGATGTGTGCATGTGGCGCACAGTTTGAATACCAACATAAAGGAACATCGAACATGACTCAGAAAATCGAACAAGCTCTGACCTCCGCGAAAGCTGTCCGCAAAGAACTGGACGCCGCCGGTCGCAACTACACTCGCGCCGTGAAGAACGTGGCGGCACTGGAGAAGAAACTGGTTGCCGCCCAGCACGAACTCGACAAGGCCATCAACGGCGTGCAAGCCGTGCTGACCAAGGCACAAGCTGCCACCAAGGCCGCGAACACCGTGGCTGCCAAGCCGGTGAAGAAGGTTCCGGCAGTCAAGCCGGCTGCCAAGCCCGAAGCCAAGAAAGTAGCCAAGCCGCTGCCGGCTAAAGCCACCAAGCCGGCAGCCAAGCCGAGCGTCGGCAAGAAGACCGTGGCCAAGCCGCTGCCGGCCAAAGCCACCAAGCCAACTGCCAAGCCGGCAGCCAAGGCCGCGTCGAAGCAAGCTGCAAACTAATCCGCCACGAGAGGCGGGTTAAGGCTCGCCTCTCCACAACCGTCATGGGGAGACGATATGAGTGCCGATGAGTTTGTGGCGGACCCAACGCTCGATGAACTTCAACGGGAGATTCTTCTCCTTGAGAGGCACATTCGACAAACTACCGGGCAGGTACCTCAAGGTACTTCGTCCAAGGTAAAGAAGGCACCTCGTAATGCGAACCGCGTCGTCATGAACGACAAACTGACCCAACTGGGCAGTTCCGGACGACGCACCACGTGGGGCTAAGTTAGCGGCCGAAAGGCTCAACCGAGTGGACCGAGAGGTCCACTCATCGTTTCAAGGACTCGAACATGCGCAATCTGATTATTGCACTGGCGATTGTTTCAGCACAGCCTGCTCTCGCCGACCAGTATTACCTGAGCATTCCGACCGACACCATGGCAAAACTGGTGCTGGTCAACGATCTTCCCGCTCCAGCGGAAGCTGTAGTAGAGCACGGGAAGCTCTGGGGCTTCATCGCAGACAACTCGCCAAATGTTGCGACGTACCTGGAGCACGCACACGACATCATCGCTATTAGCCATAAGCAGAAGGAGTCGTTGCGTAAACAATGCGGCGGCTTTGCACCGTCGTGTTTTTCTACCATCATGGCTGAGACAGGGCATGACCAAGAGACTGACCAAAGCACAAGCGAAAGCCAAACGACTCCGTGAGGAGCAGGAACAGGCGAAGCTGGCGAAAGCGCTGCGTAAGCGCGACAAGCCGAGTGACAAGGAAATCTCCGTAAACAAAATACCAACATACGAGTACGACGACCCAGTCAAAGCTCGAACTATTCCGTCGGCGCAAGCTGCCAGGAAAACCAAACCGAGTAAATGCGTCCAGTTGGACGATCCAGAAATGGTGCGCCGCGAAGCCTTGGCGCAGAAGGAAAAGGAACGTAAACGGAAAATGCTAGCGCCCGCTTACAACAAGGGTCCTTACATGCTGATAACTGAGGGGACGGACCCTTCTGAGTTAGGGCGAAAAACCTAACAGGTGAATCTATGAATGCCCAGCGCATAAAGCGTGACCACGAAATAACCCCGGCGATTGTTTACGCCAACAAGCAGATCGATTCGTTCGAGGAACGTCGCCGTTTGACGTTCAGCGAGTTGGCAATCATAGTCGAGGCTCTGTACATCATGGCAGGCATAAGCGGAAGCTTGGTGTTTGCGTATGCCTTGATGTCTCGGGCAAAGAACCTCGTTCTGGACGAGCGCGGTTACTTCACAATCCAAACAATCGGCAACGGAGTGGATCATGTGATCCCGAGCTTCCTGCGTGACCCGCCGTTTTACGCGGACAACAAGGCTGCCTACTCCGATGTCAAACAATTTGCACCGCTGTTCGCTCTGGGCCTCGGTGCAAATACGGTGGTGTTGAAAAATACCATCTGGCTTCACGGCATTGAGCGTCGTGCCTTCCGCCTGCCTCCCATTCTGATAAATGGGAGTGCTGAGGATGCGTTGTCCGTACAGGACAACAAGCACGCTGCCGTAGGTATGCCGATCGTCTACTTGGCAGGGGATCAACCGCGTTGTGCGATTCTTCAACTGCCTGCGCAGACTTTCGACAAGGTGCGTGAGCATGTGTTGCGCGGCGAGACGACCCTCCATATTCGGAAGCCGTTTCGCCATAGCAGCCATCCTGTGGTGGAAGTGCAGAAATCCAATGCCGCGCTTTCCCGAGGAAATGTACAGGCCGTTGTCGGCGAGTTTTGGCAGAAATTCGTCGAGTACGCTAACACCGTCGCTGGCCAGAACGCGAAAATGCCCAAGAACGTGGCTGAGGCAATCACCCACACTCTCATCAACACCCAGAAGACGCTACCGGAGCTTAGCTCGCTGCTGTTTGAGCAAGTGGCCATTGCGTCGAACCCTGATCGTATGCTATGATGGTTGCGTGTTCGACACGCTGCATCCAGCATTACGGTTACAAACTTAGTTTAGGTTAATGAGGACTCAGAACATGGCTATCACTAAAGACGACCTGAAAGGCATGCAAGGCAAGCGCATCACCATCGACGGTGAGCGTCACCGCGTCGAGAAGATCGTGGTGAAGACTGGCGAAGCTATCACCGAGGACGGCACTCGCGTCCACATCGACGGCATCTACAAGCGCGGCCCCGGCTTCTTCTTCGACACTCCGAAGAAAGGCAAGAAAGCCGCCAAGGAAGAGCCGACCAAGCCGGCTCGCGCCCGCAACCGTAAGGTGAAAGACGATGACGATGCACCCGCCGGTGAAACCGCACGCCAGCGTCGCCGTCGCTTGAAGCGCGAAGCAGCCGAGGCAGAAGGTGCACCTGCTGGCAAGCGTGCGCGTACCTCCAAGCAGAAAGACGAGCCCGAAGCGCCGAAGTCCAAGCCGAAGGCTGCCAAGAAGAAACTGGTCGAAGCGTTCGATCAGCGTAACGCCGAAGCGATCAGCAACGATGCGTTTGCACTGCTTGGCAATGCACTGTCGGCCAGCGGCGTGTACGACGTGGTACCGGTCGCTGTAGGTGCGCAGTTCAACGAGAACGCGCTCCGTGTCACCATCACCCTGATGCCGGGCAGCAAGTCCGACAAGGAAATCAAGGCGTACATCCGCGAACACCGCGAAGCCACCGACGTCGCACCTGATGACGACGAGGACGACGACAGCCTGGACGATGAAGGTCTGGACGATGACGACGAGGACGATGAAGGCCTGGAAGACGAACTTCTCGGCGACCTCGACGTGGCCGACCTCAAGAAGATCGCGCGCAAGCTCGGCCTGACCACCAAGAAGTCGATGGACGCCGAGGCGGTTATCGCCCTCATCCGCGAAGACGACGACAACGACGATGACGCCATCCGCGAAGCCGCAGATGAGGCTGGCGTCGAACTGGAGGCTGGCGACGAGGACGAAGATGAAGTCGGCGATGACGATGGTGAGCTGGAAGACGACGAGGACGATGAGTCCGAAGACGAGGACGAGGACGACGAGGAGGAAGAAGATGAGTCCGAAGACGCCGTCAGCGTCGAAGACATGGTCAACGCCATCCGCGAGCGTGCTCCGAACCTGAGCGAAGGCAAAGTTCGCGGTTTTGTCGAGGCGTATCTCGCCAGCGATGAAATCGAGGACAAGTTCGGTGACGACATGGTGCCCGGCCAGACCGTACTCAAGGGCAAGGAAGATAAGCATGAGTTCCTGCTGGTTGGTTACGACGAAGCCGACGAAACTGTCAAGCTGCTCAACCTGGACAGCCTGAAGTTCCGCAGCAAGTCCATCGCCGACGTCGCCCGCATGGAAGAAGTCGAGGCCGAGTAAGCCGCAGCAGGGTGGGCGTAGTTCGCTCACCCTGCTCTCACCCGAGAGGTTGTTATGCACGACAAGATTCTACGTCTGTTTGAACTGAGCGAGCTGCCGTACACCCGCATCAAGGTGCACCGTGAAGCGGAACATCCGACGTGGGATCGTGCGGTTGAGTCGATTGCCGTGACTATCAATGGCGCCAAGATCGAACTGCTCCGCTTTGTTGTCAGCGGTCAGGTGCAAACCATGTTGCTGTTACGCCATTCGCTCGATGCAAACAAAGCGTCCGTGCTGCTGCACAATGGCAACACGGTCGAATGGACTCGGCACGCTACCTTGGTCAAAAGCGACCCTGCCGAGCTTGACCAGCTATACCGAGTGATCGATCAAGAGCTAGGACTCCTGATCAAGCACGAAGAAACCTACCAACGTGACCTGTGGTTTGGGTTCTTGATGGAGAAGAACGCCGTCGTTCCGCTGGTCGGAGGGTTCGACCAGAATGCTGTAAAGGAATTCGTGCTGGCTGTCAGTAATGGCAACCATACCACTTTCGCTGCGATGCGAAACGCATCCGTAGAGGCCTTATCTGATGAATGAAGAAATCCGTATGGTGATGGCAGATAACGAAATGCCGTTTGCCATTCTTCCGCACGAAATGCTTGGCCTCGACCCGTTTCCGCCCGAACATGCTGTTCAGCCGGACGTTGTAGCCAAGATTCACGAACTAAATACCGTACTGGCCAATGACAATCTGGTTGTCGTGCCGTCCGTGCTGAGTGAAGTTTACGGCATGCTCATCCTCAAACTCGATGTCGAGTTGGATGATACCCAGATCGAGCTGGTGCGTATGTTCTGCTCCCCGCTCGCCAGTGTGCTCAACGCCTACGGCGCCGACGCGGTCAGCAAACTTCTGCCAGACCCGGATAAAGTGTGAATTGCGCTCAGGAGGTGGTTATGAATAGTGACGCACTGAACGCAGTTTTGAACAACCTGTACCAGCGCAATCGACTGGTACGCTCCACGAACATCGACACGCTTTACCATTGCAGGTTCGTACTGCACGGTCGCCTGTCGGATGAGGAGATTGACGTAGTGCCTGCCCTTACCGTTAAGGCGCTCGACGAAATCGTACTGGGCGCCATCAATGGCAACTTGCCCGACATGGCGACCGTAAGCCTGATGTACAACTCTGGCTTCTGTCTCCCGCAATGCCAAACCCATGCCGAGGCATGGGCTGCGTTTGCCGGTTTGAATGCTGCCGACAACGTGACCTACGAGGATGCGATCAAGCAACTCAAGGCTGATCGCCGAGAAAGCGCGTTGCGTGCCCGTGACGGCTTGGTGTGGCCGGAATCCATCGAACAGACCATCGACGAAGTTTTGCGCAAGTGCAACCGCCCGAAAGCGTACACCGACCAGAAGCTGGAAAAAGGCGTGTGCATCACACCCAAGCTCTCCGGTGTTCGCATCAACCTCGTGTATCGCGCATACGAGGTCGAAGGCAATACGCACGCTCACCTGTATGCGGCCTTCCTGCATATTGGCGAGAAGATTGTCTACACGCTTGACCAGCTACGGCACCTGGGCATTCCCCTGGAGTTTGGTCAGCACAATGGTTATCGCAAGGTAATTCAGAACTACACGCCATTCGGCCACGGCGCCGAGCTGTTCGTGGTTCAAGGCACCTTGGCGGTGCCGAAGAAAATGCGCTCGGAGTTGCGCAAGCACTTCCCGAATGCGAAAACGGTCAGCGATATGCTGCGCGAGTACATGGCTACTGTCGACCGCAACCGTATCGATGACTTCACCTTTGTTATCGCCGATATGAAGGAGGAGCTGCAATCCACAGTTCGCAAGCTGGAATCTTATGCGTCTCGCAGCGCGAAGCCAAAGTTTGCCGAGAAGATCAGTAAGTTGGAAAAGCGTAAAGCAAAGCTCGAGGCGCGAATCGCCAACGGCAATGCAGAGCGCGAAGCGGCCCGGGCGGAGTATGTAAAGACACTGCCTGAGCACTACCTGCAGTTTGTTGCGACCGGTATGTTTGTGTACCAGCGTGGCAAGCTCATGGGTCCGCAGATGCGGATCAAGCCGGCGGTTCACTTGCAGTCGCTTGGGTTCCGCTCTCTGAGCCATCCGTTGGTTGACATTCTCGGATACGAGGTAGATACGTCTGGTGCGATTACTAAATCTGCACTCGATAATATCATTGCCAAGTTCGAGGCAGCCTACGATGATCAGTACACCGTGACCGGACTCACCATTCGGCCATACGCAGAAAGTGTGAACATCAAGCGTTGCTACTCGTACACGAAGTCTAAAGGAGACAAACCATGAGTAACCAAGAAAACCTGATCGGCGATGCCGAGCGTCAGAGCCAGCAACTCGCCAGCGAAGCCGCACCGTCCGCAGAAGAACGTGGCGCCCCGGCCGGCATCGCGGTCGAGCCGACCCGCAACATCGAAGAAGTCGAAATGGCCGATGTCGATGGTGCCGACGGTGTGGACGTCGAAGACGAATACCAGCCGCGCAGCTTCTCGCAGATTCTGCAGGAAACCGCAGGTGTCGAAGGCATCGTGCGCCTGGTCGTCAACCCCGAGCTGAACTTCGTGGTCAACCTGTTCCACGACGAAGTGCAGGACGCGCTGATCGATACCGCGAACTTCGAGTTCAACGACCAGAAGCTCAACCTGATCCAGTCGCTCTCCAAGCTCAACGAACGCTCCGGCCGTATCGGCGTCCTGCGTGAACCGCTGCGCGAGTTCGTCGGCGTGCTGAGCAAGCTGATGGCCAACGAAGAACGTCTGGTCGTTACTGCTGACACCGGTGCCCTGGTCGTCGAGAACCTGATCGAAGAACACCTGAAGGCTGCGCAGAGCACCCTGTACGCGAACTTCCCGAGCGCCGACGGTCAGCACTACATCGAACTGGCTGGCGAAGACGGTGCCGTGATGCTGCCGGCGGACGAGTACATCCGCGTTCGTCCGCTGCTGTCGGTCAACCAGACCGGCGAGCCGACTGCGCAGACCAAGACCGTTTCGGTTACTGTGAAGTTCATCGTACACCTGCGCATCCCGCTGCTGCTGCGTGAAGCGTCGGACAAGTTCGAGAAGACCTTGAAGACCCACTTCAAGTACCTCGAACAGGCTGGCATCAAGGCGGGCATGCCGTCCGCAGTGTACGTCGGCTTCTACAGCCAGGACCTGATGAAGCAATCGGTGCTGGATGCGTTCAACTGGATTCGTAGCAACGATCCGGAAGCCGAAATCCTCAGCTACCGCAACGCGGTTGAAGGTGGCGAGTTCGTAGGCGCCCCGGGCTTCGAGCGTGAAGACTACGCTGATGCCCTGTTTAACGGCGGCGATTTCCTCGTCGCTTTCTCTCTCGAAAAAGAAGGTGAGTGATACACACCATGGCAAAAGACAAAACGAAAAAGCGCAATACCGCGAATCGCCTGTCCCGTACCGACAAGATCGCCAAGCGCCTGAAGAACATCAGCGCCAAGACCAGCTTCAAGGCCAAGTCCGCGATGTTCACGTTCACCGTGTTCGCTCGCCAAGCTGTCGAAATCGGTGGCTTCCTGGTTCAAGACGGCACCGACGCGGTCATGCTGCGCCACAAGCGTACCAGCGCTTCGCAGAAGACTGTGGTCAGCCGCTTCTCCCGTAGCGATGTCGTCGAAGTGTTCGGCGCCGTCGGCGAAGTCTCCGCTGTGACCGTGTTCCGCGAAGTCGCCATCCGCGAAGTTGTCGGTCGCCTGGTCGAAGACAAGGGTGGCATCATGACCATCCAGACCGCTTCCGGTGAAACTGTGAAGCTGTATCAACGCGACGATGTTCGCATCGAAGTTCGCGCCGAAGACGAAGCCGCTGCCGGCGGTGAAGGCAAGAAGTCCAAGAAGGACAAGAAAGCCAAGGCCGAGAAAGCCGAAGGCAAGAAGTCCAAGAAGGGCAAGAAGAAAAAGGCCGACGAAGACGACGACGATCTGGACGACTAAGCCCTGATCTGCGGTCTTACAAAAGTGTAAACAGCCACTGCAACGAGCGCTGTGGCTGCTCGAACGTGAAACTCGAAACAACTCACTCAATTGGAGCCCATCATGGCCAAGAAGAAATCCACCAAGTCCAAAGCCAAAGAAATCAACTTCGACCTGACCGCCGGCCTGGCCATCGCGCTGCTCTCGCTGCTGCAACAGATGAAGGAAGCCGGTGCCGACACCATCGACGAGGCCATCGCACTCGTCGCCGAGCAGGCTCCCGACGTGACCGAGGAGGACGATGAGTCCGACGAGGAAGAAGAAGACGAGGACGACGAGGAAGAAGACGACGAGGACGAGGACGACGAGGAAGAAGAAGACGAGGACGACGACGAGGACGACGAGGAAGAAGACGACGAGGACGAGGACGACGAGGAAGACGACGAGGAAGAAGAAGACGACGACGAGGAAGATGACGACGACGAGGACGACGACGAGGACGAGGACGAGGACGACGAGGAAGAAGAAGACGACGACGAGGAAGAAGACGAAGAAGACGAAGAAGACTTCGACTGATACCTCGGCCCGGTAGGCGCGCGGCCTAGCAACATGCGAGCGGCCGCACCTTCCTAAGCGTCACCCGAGGCGTAAACAAAGTTTGCGTCTCGGTCGTAAAATCTGAGCACGCTAATTCATAGTTGCTCAACAAGTCGGGTGCTCATAGAAGCAGCTCCCTTTACTCCTCCAAATCTGGAATCGAAGAACATGGCCAAGAACGACGTACTCATCAACAAGAAGCAGGAAGTTTCCCGCCTGCGTAAGGAAGAACGTGCTGCCAAGGGCACCGTTGCTGCCCTGGAGAAAGCGCTCAAGACCGCGCAGGAAAGCCTGAAAGGCACCCAAGCCCAGATCAAGGCCGTCGAGAAGCTGACTGCTGACGGCGCCGCCGCTCCGGCGAAGGCCAAGGCTGACAAGCCGGCCAAGAAGGACAAGAAAGCCAAGGCCGAGAAAGCCGAGGGCAAGAAGTCCAAGAAAGCCGAGAAGGCTGACAAGCCGGCCAAGGGCGAAGGCAAGAAGTCCGACAAGAAGGCCAAGGCCGAGAAGGCCGAAGGCAAGAAAGCCAAGGCTGACAAGGGCGACAGCAAGAAGTCCAAGAAAGCCGAGAAGGCCGACAAGCCGGTGAAGAAGGACAAGAAAGCCAAGGCCGAGAAAGCCGAAGGCAAGAAGTCCGACAAGTCGGCCAAGGCCGAGTCCAAGAAGGACAAGAAAGCCAAGAAGGCCAAGGCTGAAAAAGCCGAAGGCAAGAAGTCCAAGAAGGCGGACAAGAAGTCGAAGTCGGATGACGACTTCGAGGACTTCGACGACCTGGATTGATCGTCGGCGTGCGCCGGTGATTGAAGCATAGAAAAAGCGCGCCCAACACGAAAGTAAGTAGGCGCGCTTTTTCTGTTTATGGTGGGTACCAAAGCATGAACTGGAAACACTCGCTGTACGAAATATACGCCGTGTCTTTCGGCCAAGCCTTCATCATCGATGAAGCATATCGCATTCTCCACGAACTTCGAGAAGACCGACAGTTCGCCATCGCCGCTGCCTTCGCTGAGCAGAAGCGCGCACAGGCCAAGGTGATTAACGCCAAGGCGACCATACGCGACTATCAGAACAACAAAGACACTCAGGCCAACAAGTTGCAGGCCGAGGCTTTTGTTCTCGAAACAGACGCCCGCTTTATCATCGCACAGCCGTGCTTGGACATGGCGCGTGTCGAACTCTCCTTCATCGAATCCCTGATCAACCATATCGACGACCTCGGCCTGCGCATGTTCCCAGATCGTGCTGTAGGTGACCAGCTGGTTCAACCGCTGGAGTACGCCTACGAGTACGCTTGGTCGCTCATCTACGATGGGTCCAACTCTGCAATCATGCGCAACATCTTTGCCCATCCGCAGGGTGAGAAAATTCTGGATGTCGTTGCTGGATTTGCGCCGCAGGACGGAAAGCCACAGCTCGTCACGCGCACTGCCCTTTGCAGTGCTATGGCACAGGCGCTGAACATCGACGCCAAGCATCTGGCAATAACTGTAAACGCATACGATCAAATAGCGGCTGCCGTCACGTCGCAGTATCTGGTGACGTTTGCAGCCTCTTCCGAAAGTTCTACTCGCAGGCTCTACGCCTTGGAGGGAAAACATGATTCCAACCCATCGGGAGATGGTGGCCCAAGCTCTTGAGTTGAAAGCACAAGTCGAGGAGTTTCGCTCGGCCACGTACACAGTGGTCCATTTCCAAGACCCCAGCGGTCCAACGTACTGCTTCGTGGCTGCCTTCGATCTGGACTCTCTCGGCTACGGCTACACACTGGCCGACGCAAACTTCATCGAAATCAAAGCCATCCAGCAAGTAAAGCCTGACGTGATTGCCGCCTTCGGAGATTTTGTCGCCAAGATGCAGGCGTACTCTCGCGGCGAAATACAGCACCCGTTCGCAAAGAACGTGGTTGCAGAAAACCCGGATGTTGTGCCTGCGCACGCGATGACGACTGACGGCGGCATCACGGCAGACCATGACCTCGATGCGCCGGAAGCTGAGTTGAAGTGATGGACGTATGGCCGATGCGCAACTTCTATAGCTGTGGATGCTACACCTGCGATGACGTTCCCGTAATATCTCGTTGCGGTGAGCACAACGGCTGGGTCGTTTCTCGTACCAGCTTCCGAGTTACTAACCCAAGACAGTTGCTCGTCGGCGATCGGCTAAAGGTGATTCACCATAACCTGTACGACGTGCTTGAGCACTTGAAGCGTCCACTGGACCTCGTGTTCGCGTATCCTGAGTACGACCTATTCGCCACGTCTCACCAACTGTCACCTCTTGGTTGGCGAACGCAGCGTATGGAGATTTTCCAGCACTTGCTTCGGCTGTTGAAGCCAGACGGTCAGGCAGTGTTTGTTGTTGACGTGGTCGATCTGGCTACCGTGTTGTATCAGGCTAAGCTGGCCGGGTTTGAAACCCACAACCGATTCACTCCAGTGCAAATAAAGGATGAGCCCCTGCGATTCCGAGAGGAAGTCTATGACGGGGTCGTCTACAAAGCGGTCGTTGGGTTGAATACCGGATCGCTGCCGCGTATGCGAGTAAAGGACCTGCAGCCATTTTTCGATGGGCTCGGCGTTCCAGAAGATGCTCGCATACTCGACACCTCGTGCATATTTCTGGACGCGGTCCAGCGAGCACGCCCAAATTCAAAGATCGTAGGGATAGTAGAAGATGCAAGCCGATACCAACGTTTCCTGTCTGCCGCTTCTGTGGGAACTCGCCCTCCCGCACCACATGTTCGAGGAGGCTCTGAAAAGAAGCCAAAAGCGCGGACTCGAAAGCGTATTCCTGATTGAGGGCACCAACGAGCGTGCGTACCTCAATTCGACCATGGCGTTGACCGCGATCTTCAATCGCTACATAAAGCTGGTGCACTTCGACGGGAAGCTCCTGCACATTTTCATGGACGGCAAGTTCTCGCCGCCTGACCGTGCCTTGGTGCGCCGCATCTTCGAGTCGATGACTTACTTCCCAGATGCCGTATTGCATGACATTCTGCGCGACAAGCAAGCCACGTTCAGTACCCGTGAGCAGGCGACCTGCGCAGAAACAGGCGAACCTGAGGTGATCGAGACCTCTTTCTTCGGCCTTACCTCGTGGGAAGGTCCTGTCGATTACACCGACATTCGTCCGCAGATGTTGAGCGTCGGTATCGTTGACTTGAGCACCTGCTGCTTGGTTTACGAGGTTGAAGAACTTGCCGAGACTCGTTACGCAGGCACGCTCGACGCCGAACTGGAAACGCCGCTCATGGCAGCCAACGGCGAGGTCACCACTATCGACACTCTCAAGCGTGCGCGCCTGTTGACCGGCAACCAGTTGCTGCTGCAAGCCACGGTCAAGAAGGCCGAGTCGTTCTTCAACCAGACGAAGTTCAAGCATAAGAGCCGGAGGTAGCATGGCGAAGAAGCCGTACAAGCCGCTTGCCAAAAGTCGCAAGAACACCTCAGGGCGTAAGTCCGATGCCAAGCGCACCGCGGAGAAGACGCAAGAGCGCATGAAGTCGAAGAAGGCAGTCGTGTTCAAATCGAAGCGGCCCGGGAAAGAACGTCTGGCGTCCGGCATGCCTTACAGGCTCAAGCGCTTGGAGGCAATGCCTGTCCGACAACTGCCTGAGACTGCTGCGTCGAAGAAAGGCATGACGCTGCGTCAACTGATTCGTGCCACTCCGCGTCTGTTCATCAACAATGCGGTTGACGTTGAAGCCAAGAAGATTGAGCGCAAGTTTACCAAGACGCATCGTCCTGTGATCATGGGCCACATGGTCACCTACGATGTCTGGCGGCAGAATCGCGTGCGCCGAGTCCACGAGACGTACATCATCGGCATGGGTGACGACGACAAGCTACCAGTCAATCGACACAACAAGGTGCTGGTACAGTGCACCTGCGAAAACTTCGTCTACGTCTTCGAGTACGCCAACGCATCGGTCGGTGCTAGTCGCTTGATCTACTCCAACGGCGAAGCACCCAACTTCACCAACCCTCGTCTGGCACCAGGCTGCTGCAAGCACATCATCGCGCTTGCCAAGATTGCTCTGGAGCAGAACCTGTAACTACGGATGCACGAACATGAGCGACACACAAGAAAATCCGCACATCAAGATTGCCGCGCTCCAGATTCAACTGCAAATTGCGCAGGAGGGTCAAGCGCGGATTGCTACGTCTCTGGCCGAAGCCAACGAGCAGACGCGAGCGTTGATCGCCGAGAATCAGCGCGTCGCCGCGAACCTCGAACAGGTGAACGCAAACAACATCAAGCTCCTCGGGCAGTACCAGGAGAAGGGCGCACAAGTCGAGGAGTTTCGAGAGAAGCTGGCCGAGAAGATCAAGGAAGAAGTGCAGTTGCGCGAACGCCACGATCGGGTCATGCTCTACTTCGATCACTACGCGAGGATGATTGAAACTAGAAACGGCGGTGGGTTTGTCCTGCCAACCCCAAAGGGCGCACCGAAGCGACGTAACGATCCACGAATCGAACCAACGCTTCCGCTTGACCAGAACATCAAGCTGTACGATACCTTGTACGCCGACCTGTCGTTGAAAGAACTGCGGGAGTTGCTTGGATAATGAGCATGGACAAGAACCTTACTGGGGAACAAATCCAGAAGGTCATGGACATGCTCCTCTACAAGGCGCTTGAGCCTTTGATGCTGTACTCTTCCGTGTTTGACTCACAGGTGTCCCACGTCCTCACAATCGTCGCAACGAACCGCAAGCGCAAGCTGTCGTCGGTCCCGCGCGAAGAACTCGTTGAGAACCTGTGCGCCGTGCTCACCCACACGGACGGTGCGTTCAAGTTTCGGACGTTCCGCGATTGCCGCATCGAACGCTCGTTCATCCATTGTTTCATCAAGCGCTTTCTGGATGACAACCAAGGCTTTCTGCAGGCGTACCAAAGATTCATGGTCGACCCCAGCCATGAAAACAAGCTGGCCGTTGACGACATGGCTTATGTCGGTGCTGGCATTACGCGGCGTGCGGACATGTACCGCATCGTCACTCAAGCATCGGCTTACCTGGAAAAGTTCTATGCGTTCCGTTCAGCGACGCTAGACAACTACTTGCGGCACTCAAGCACGCAAGCGAAGTCCCACATGACCTCTAACCAAGGTCAACAGTTGGACTTCCACGACCTAAAGCAATCGATCCTGAAAGCAATGGTCGTCGCCTTGGATAAGTACGACTCGTCCAAGGGTGCGCTCACCACGTACATCAACTGGTGGGTGCTCAATGCTCAAACTTGCAGCGCAGATCACGAATACGGCGTGGCGTACACCGTGCCGCAATCGCAGAAGCGTAAGCTAGCCGTCGGCGAAAGCTCCGAGGTTAATTTCAGTGTCTCTCTGGACGCTCTGAAAAAGCCCGGCGAGGATGACGAGAGGACGCTGTACTCTACGTTGTCGGACGGTCACGTCATGGATGAGGACTTCGAGCGGCTTGAGTCGCAACAGCTCGTCCAGTTGCTTGCCAAGGAAGTAGATAGGGAAGGCGTCGCTAGGCTCACACTTGACATCGGTGAGTTCTTCACTCCTGACGAGTTGGCACTGATGCGCCAGCACACCCTAGAGGAAAACTGTCAATAACTAACGTGTTCAACCCAGGAGTTATCTAACATGAGTGGATTTGGAACTCTCCAACCACGCACCGGTAACAAGGATTCGGTCAAGCTGGATGAAGTGATCGAACTGCACAAGTTTCCGGCTGACGAGTGGTCGCAGATTCGTTGCCTGCCCGGCAAGATTCTGCCAGTGAAGCGTCACTGGATCAGCATCCTTGCTGGTAAGGAAAAGAAAGAAATCACCATCCCGCGCTACTGCATCGCGTTCGACCCGAACCACGAAGGCGAGCCGCGCAAAGACGCGAAGGGCAAAGAAGTCAAGTGCCCGTACTGCGACCTGACTCACGGCAAGGACGGCAGCGCTCGCTACGAGTTCTTCTACCTGGGCAACGCCATCATCCGCGAGCTGCAGGAAGATGAGCCGCGCAAGAAGGCAGAGCACACCAAGGAAGAGAAGAAGTCCGGCTTCAAGGACATCCGCTCGAAGTCCTGGACTCCGGTGCGCGTCTGCCGCTTCACTTCCACCATGGCGAGCCGTATCCAAGAGATCGGCGAAGGCAACACCGCCAAGGACAAGAAGTCCGGCGCCAAGAAAGCGTTCGACGTGACGCACGAGAAGTACGGCTGCGACATTCGTGTCAAGTTCAAGCCGAAGGCTCCGGGTACCGACAAGTATTCCATCGACAAGGACGAGCGCACTCCGCTCACCGACGACGAGAAGGCATATCTGGTCTGGAAGCTCGACGAAACCCTGCTCGATGTCACCGGCCGCATGGACGCCAAGCAAGCGCTGGAAGACTTCAAGCGCATGGAAATCGTCGGCGGTGATACTCCGGACGATGACGACGACGGTGACGGCTACAGTCTCGGTGACGATGACGAGCCGAAGAAAGGCAAGAAGGGCAAGAAGAAGTCCAAAGCGTTCTCCGATGACGATGACGACGAAGACGACAAGCCCAAGAAGAAGAAAAAGTCCAAGCCGGCGTTCAGCGACGATGATGACGACGAGGACGAGGATGACAAGCCCAAGAAGAAGGGCAAGAAGTCCAAGTCCAAGTCGGACGACGATGATGACGAGGACGACAAGCCCAAGAAGAAGGCCAAGAAGTCCAAGAAATCGTCTGATGACGACGAGGACGAAGCTCCGAAGAAGTCCAAGAAGTCTGACAAGGGCAAGAAGTCCAAGTCCGACAAATCCACCAAGGACAAGAAGTCGAAGAAATCCGGCAAGGGCAAGAAATCTGCCTGGGATGATGACGACGAGTAAGTGACTGCGGGTGGCCGATGTGGCCACCCGTTCCCGTTTCGGAGATTCGTACATGGCAAAGAAGAAAAAGGCCGAAGCCGACGCTCCCGCAAAGAGCAAGCGCGGCAAAGGCAAGGGCGGTGATGTCGAAATCGACGTGAGTACCGCGAAGAAAGGCAAGAAGGGCGACACGGCAGTAGCTGCGTTCGATCCGTATGCTCACCTCGACGCCGAAATCGATTCCATGGAAAAGAAGTTCGGCCTTACCTCCATGGCGGTTAGCGAATCGGAAGATCGCCTATCCACTGGCCTGCTTTCCATCGACGTTGCACTCGCTGGCGGCCTGCTGCCTGGTGGTTGGTACACGTTCTTCGGCGGCGAGCAGTCGTGTAAGTCTACGCTCGCCACGACGTGCATGGGTGCAATCGCAACCGACAGCACGTTCCACGGCAAGGCGTCGCTGCACGACTTCGAAGGTTCGTTCCAGGCCGACTACGCCGAGAACATCTTCCGCTACATGAACCACGGCAAGCGTCTGAGCGTTGACAACGTGTTCGGCGTGAAGGACGACAAAGGCTGGGTCATCCAACCGCGCGTTCGTTACTACGCTCCGTCGGTCGGCGAGGACTTCTACAACTACCTCGCCAAGCTCGAAAAGATTCTCCCGGACAAAATCCAGGAGAACGGGAAGTTCTACTGCGTCTACGAGAACACCAAAGCGAACCAGAAAGCACTCGCCGGTGTGTACGACAAGGAATACTTCCGCAAGACCAACAAGTTCCGAATCGAAATGCCCGACGGTAGTCCCCAAGCCGTCGTGCTGGTCGACTCGTACCCGGCAATGGTGCCGAAGCAGACCGACGATAAGGACGAGGGTGACAAGTCGCTCGGCGCCCAGGCTCGTATGCACGCTGCAAACCTGCCGCGCGTGAAGGGTGCAATGCGTTCCAAGCGGATCATCGTACTGGGCATCAACCAGTTGCGTGACATCCCCATGGCAATGTACGGCCCGACCGAACAAGAGCCTGGCGGTAAGGCGCTGCGTTTCTACTCTGACTGCCGCCTCAAGATGACCTCGGTCAGCGTTCCCCACGCCAAGGGCCAGTTCGAGGAAGAAGACACCATCACCGGTGAAGGCGTTGACAAGTACCGTTACCTGAAATGCAAGGTGCACAAGAACAAGCTCGGCGGTCCGCAAGCCGCAGAGATTTCGCTGCGCATCTGCGTGAGCGATGCCGATGGTAACGCGAAAGGCTTCTGCCGAGTCTGGGACGCCTATCAGTACCTCAAGAACACTGGGCAGCTCGGCGGCAATCGCAAGAAGCTCAAGTTCCTCACCGGTCCGCTCGAAGGCAAGACCGTGTCGTGGATCGAGTTCAAGGCACTGATCGATGGTTCGCCCGATCTGATCAAGAAGGGCTGCACCAAGTTCAAGGTCAAGCCGTTCCGCCTGTACGAATGGTGCCGTAAGCAAGTTCGCTCCGGCGAAGGCTACAAGCTCCTGAAGTTGGCGATCAAGGCCGAGAACACCAAAGGCCGTCAGGCCGATGACATCAGCGAAGAAGCGGACGACGAGTAAGTTGGCTAGCTGGTCAATTTTTGACCAGCTTGACTCTGCTATTGTAGACGTGCTACAATGTCGCATCGTCAGCGATGAGCGTCTGCAATAGTGGTGCCGCTGATAGTTGAGGTTTAGCAAGTGTGTAAACACAGTGACGAAGATCACCAAAAAGTTTGCACACCTAGCCAATACCAGAACGTCGATGCTTTTACAGGTCGGCGTTCTGCATTAACCAGCGTGTCTAGCGAAGTCAGGACACGGATTCTGACAAGCCCGCGCTGCAACCTGATAAGGGCCTAGATAATTTAAGTCCTTATCACATCTGGCAACAGGGGACATGCCATGATCGACTCTTACATTGCAGAGTTGGAGCGCAATGAAAATCCGGAACTACCGCGGTCACTCGTTGATCTGTGGAAATCCACCACACTGCTGAACAACCTGATCGAAGGTACTAAGCAGGGCAACACCATCAAAATGAGCCAGCTACGTTTGGCTCTCACTTCCATCATCACCGACGTACAAGATGCTGAGCAGCAACTCAAGGGCTATCGTGCAAACGAAGAAACCCGTGAGCTGGTGCCGGTTGGCATCAACAAGCTCCTGACTCGCACCTTGCGCGTTACCACGGAGTTGGCCAACAACACCATCTTCGCTGACCGTGATGATCGGCTCTCTACGCGCGAACTTGTCCAGAGCTATATGGACTCTTTCCCGTACGACGACATCAAGTCCGCTTTGGACGCCCACATCGCTCAAGTGCGCTCTCACCGCACCAGCAAGAAGATGGGCACCGACGCAGACGCCGATAAGGCGATTGCGAACCTGGCGGCTTCCTACGGTAAGTTCTACACCAAACTCCCAAATTCGACGAAGGGTCTGCCGTTCTTGGCATTCCAGATGCCGGTCACGCCGCTGTTCAAAGACCTCGGCGCACAGATCGACCCCTCCAAGCTCGAACGGGCAGGCTTCAAGGTGACTCGCGTTGGCGACGGTTACCTGGTGTTGGAACAACAGTACATCTTCGCGTTTGACCACAAGAAGCTGGGCATCGACTCCGGCGTTCGCAAGGTCAAAGGCGGATTCAAGATCGCCAAACGCTCGGGGCCGAAGCGCGAAATCGCGGCTACCGAAGCCAACGACAAGATCATCGAGTTGTTGGAACAGGTGAACAGCCGATCGCACACTCGGTACGCACTGGCGAGCACGAAGTTTGTCCCCAACCCACGCAACCCAAATCTGTGGTTGGCGTGGATCGTGGACGAGCGACAGCGCAAAGCCCTCGACCTGACACTGCGAACGGTCGAGGTTGATTGGGGGCTGCCGTTTAGCCTCAACGAAGATGAGTAACACAGCCAAGTTGGTGAAGTACGACTCGGGCAACTGCTTCATTTGCACGAAGTATTTCACCTTGCTCCATTGGCACCACACGGTTCCGCAGGCTCTGGGAGGAAAAGATAGCCTGCAGATTCCGCTGTGCGCACAGTGCCACAACCAGCTTCATGCTCATGCTGAGGCTATTGTGGCAAGGACGAGAACTGGACGGAGCATCAAACGCCGCTACTGGGCGAACGAAAATGAAGAACTAAACGCAAAACCCTATCTGGAAATCCTCGTGAACTCCATCCTGTCGGCCATCGATAACTCGGTTGCTGGTAAGGAGTGGATGGTAAGTTCGCGCATCCCAGACGCGGTGCATAAAGCATTGCATCTGTACAAGATCGATTCAGGGCTTCGGAATCTGGACCAAGCTCTGCTCCTCTGTCTCGCTGAGACACTAAAGAAAAAGGGTTACTTGAATGATGGACATGACAACACGCACACGCAAGCAGGTAAAGGCAAGTCTAAAAAGCCTCCAACCCCGCTGTGGTGAATGCGTTGGCTTCAAGTGTGAAAAGCTAATCGCAGATAACAAGCAGGTATGCTCGAAGATCGACAAGACTTCAACCTCGGCAGCCTGCCCGCATTTCATCGCAGACACGAAAGCGCTACAACCGCTCATGAAGCGGGATGCTTTCGACGGTCTGGTGTCCCTATTCCAAGCGGTCCCAGAAGAAGGCCTTCGTGCGTTGGCCTCGCTTTTGTATAACGAGAAGAAAACTCGAAAAGCAGGGTTCCACTTCGGCCAGAAGGTTTATGTACGCTACCGTGGTGCTGCTGGTGCCAACTACCTGTCCAACTTCATGATCGCGCGGATCATGTCGGTGAGCAGTGAGTACATCCGCCTCACCTCTCAGGACGGCAAGTGCAACCTCACTTTCGCTCGCTCCACGAACGAAGACCACATTTTCACCGTGGAAGAGTTCAACGAGCTGCGCCAGAAGATGGTTGCGAAGAGCCGCCTCGTCGATCCTGACACGACTCGGTTGCTGACCAAGCGTCTGCGTTGTGAGGAAGAGTACGACCTCAACATGACCAACGAGTCGGCAGGTGGGCAGATCACCACCATCGACACGGTGTTCAAAGAGAACAAACTCCCGCGCCGTAAGCAGAAGAAGACCATTGACCTGGTTGACCTCGTGAACGGCATGATGGAAGGTCGCAACATGGAACGTGAAGCCAAGGGCTACAAGCCCCGTAAGAGCCGCAACGATTCCGGTGGGGACGTAATCATCAGCGTATCGGGAGATTAACCAACATGGAAAGTTTGTGTTCTGCACTTCGCCACGTCCTCAAGTTGGACTTGGATCAGCCGCGTGCGATCCGTGTTGCACAGGAGACGCTCCGTTACCTGTGTGGCGTGTGCGATGCTTATGCGTACCAGCATTTCCTGAAAGACAATGTACGCTTCCGCGATCTGGACATCAGCGCAAAAGATTTTCGCCTGAGCCTGATCGAAAAGTCGTACTTCACCTTGAACGTCAAGTTCATGGCGCTCAACCTCTGCAAGTCGGCAGTGAACGTGGACACCATCCACCACTTCGCCAATGCGTTCGAGATTGTCCGCAATGACGCGGTGTTGTTGCGCCGTGCGTTCGAGGATGCGAAGTTCCGCAGGTCAATGCGGAAATCCGCAAGGGTCAAGTCCTTGAAACCAGAGGACATCGAAGAAGGCAGCGTAGAGCGTGCGCAGCGCGACTTCAACGATATGTACCCTGAGTTGATGAAGCACGTTCGCCAGAAGACCTTCCGCAAGCTCAAGTTCCTGGTCAACGCCGAGAACGCGGAGTTTTCGGACTTCAACGGCGAGTTGCTGTACAAAGCCATCAAGGCGTATTACATGATGGTACCGTCCGATAAGTCGCAGGCGCACATCCTGAACTACCTGCGATCGACCTGCACCAACCACGCGCTCAACATCATCAGCGCTAAGACATCGGACAAACGCCGTCGCATGAACAATGCAGGGAGCGACGGATTCGGCGGGCAGAGTTTCAGCCTGACCTGTGTTTCTGAGAACCAACTCGCCGTGATCGACGGAGAGGAGCTTTTCAGTTACGAGGGTACGCTTAACGCGGCGAACCAAAACGACTCCAGCAAGATGCTGTCTGACCTGAACTTCGAGCGGGTTGTCAGCGCACTTGGAAAGTCCCGAGTACGGCGTCGTGCCATTCTGATCGTTAGCGGCCAAGACGACTCGCGCTTTACTCGCTACCTGCGAGCGCGTGGGTTCATCAAGCTGGATGAAGATTGTGCGGATTTTGTTTCCCGCACCAAACACGAAAATGTGGTCCCTCACCTCGCCGATCACCTCGGAGTGTGTAAAGAGAGACTGACTAAGTTCCTGAGAAAGGTTGGAACTGAATTGATCAAGCACAGGAGCGTTGCATGAGTACCGACGCTTGGATTCTGGAAAAGGCTGCATTCGCCTGTTTCAGCGGTGTAACAGAGGACAGCTTCAAGCGACTGCTGTTCCTTCACATCAGCAAAGTGGTCAAGGAGAATCAAAACATCACCACGAACCGTGCCTTCGGTATTGTTAGCGACCGCATCGTCGTCAACCGTCCCGACTTCGAGGCAGCCGTTCGTGCTCTTGAGACGCCGTTCAAGCGCCTCAAGATCAACAAGTACAAGCGACGCAGCGTCTCGGCCTCGGATATGAATCCGACGTCGAACAACACGCGGCAAGTAGTTCACCTGAATGTTGTCGAGGACTGTGCGCCTTGGAACGTCTGGGTGAAGGCCGTTACCGAGAAGTATCCGGAGCTTTCCATCTGGGTTGATGAGTGACTGACACATGGCGCTGCTATATGATCAGGACTCCGAAGTTCGGTGCATCAAGACACTGACCGACGAGTCCATCCCTGCTGGCGTCCGCAGCACCCTTCTCGGTAAGCTGAGTAAGGAGCATTTCCACAATGCTCCTACGCTCGAAGCATTCAAGCGGATCGACACCCTGGCCAAGAAGCGATTTGAAATCGTTGACTTCAACAGCCTGGCTGCCGATCCTGTAATCGATGAAGACCTGCGGGACGCATTGAAGTCCCAGATTAAAAAGGCCAAGCCGTGCAAGAACAAAAAGCAGATAGGCAACCTGCTGGATGTACTTGAGCGGTACCGCAAGATTCGTGCGATTTACGCGATTGCCCAAGACAGCTTCGCGGCTCTCGACAAGCCAGACATCGACGTTGATTCTCTGCTCTCCGACGTAACGGAAGCTGTGAGCCGCGCCAACGCCAGCCTTGCCGATGACCAGTTCTTCCTCAACTTCGGTACGAATGACTCGTCCGCGCAAATCGTGGACAACATCATCAACCGAACGGTCGAGCCGCGAATCAAGACTGGCTATGCTGAGTACGACAAGCGAAACGGCGGCCTGCCAGAACATGGCGTGTTCATTATCTCGGCAACTACGTCCGGTGGTAAATCGACCGTTGCGATGAACCTGAGTGTTTACCTCTACCGCAAGTCCAACAAGTCCGTGTGTCGGATCAGTTTGGAAATGGACGAGGAACAAGAGACACGAAGGCTTGCGTCGCACCTGACGAAGATTCCGTTCAACAAGTTTAAGGAGAACAAGCTCACCTCCGGCGACAAGCACAAGATCAAGGAAGCCTTCCGTCTGTTCAGTGAGCACGGGCAGAAGCACGGCATCGTCTACACCACGATCAGCCCAACGCGAGCCATGTCGATTGACGACGTGTACCGCATGATCAAGCCGTTCAGCTACCAGATCGTGATGATCGACTACATCGGCCTTCTCGCTGGCATGGACCACGAGTCTCAGTGGTTCAAGCTCTCCGAAGTTGCGGCCGTGTCCAAGCGATTCAGTCGTGAAGGCAGCAAGTGCCTTGTGGTTATCCTTGCTCAGTTGGACGATACCACAGATAAGCTGCGCTACTCGAAGGGTATCAAAGAACACGCCGACACCATGTGGCAGTGGAACTACACCAAGCAAGAGCAACGTGAACTGCGCATCTTGCCGATTCGGGTTGAGAAAGACCGTGACGGTGAGGTGTTTAACTTCGAGCTGGCTGAGCGGTACGACATCATGACCGCTGAGAACATGCCCGATGCGCAGGTTGACTACTCATCAGAGGATGACGAAGAAGATGCGCCTTCCAAGAAACGGAAAGGCGACAAGTCCAAGAAAGGCAAGAAAGGAAAACGAAGCGAGTCTGACGATGAGCCTCGGAAATCCAAGAAAAAGAAACGAAGCGGAGACGAAGAGGAAGAAGTCGCAGGAGACTACGCTCTCGCTTAGTGCGGCTCTCTTCGGAATGCTCGAAAACCACACTGGGGACAATGTCCCCAGTTTGGCTTTCCACGGGGTTCGTTATAACCCTGAGCTTACCATCCCAACAACTGTCTGCCGAGAAAAGGCCAAGAAACTGCCTACTCTCGGCACAGTCGTTTCTAAGCCAAAACCGACTGTCGCTCCAGAGCCAGAATACGTCACAGTGCCTCCGCAAGACGACGATGACGATTTCCCAGAGGTAATGGAAATCGAAGTTGAGTTCCCAGATGATGATGGGCACCAACACAACAAGATGCACGACGGTATCAACTATCGCCCAACCGAGTATCCGGTCAAAGGTGAGAACGAAATCGAAGTTCCAGACCACATATTGGCCGAAGTGCGTGAGGGCACACAGGCCAAAGAGGAAGTGCTGCGCAACACTCTGCTAGAGTCGGCATCCCTTCTGTTCGCACACCACGATGCTTCTAATTTCGTAGAAGCAGCATTGCGTGATGGTCTGGACATGGAAATCGAGTTGGACGAAGCGATCCCTGACGCTTTGGTGCCAATCTCGCGCCTCAACATAGTGACCTCCATAGTCAACCAGATGTCGCTCCCGGAGAAGATGAAGAATACCCTGCTGATGCGCCTGTCAATCAAGACGGCCGACGAGGTGATTCTCGCTCTGAACCGCAAGCGCATCCCAGACGCCATCGCTGCAATGACCAAACACTATGCGGCAACTGTTACCAAGTCAGGAGTTGATCCTGACATGGAGCACATGCCGCAGAACACAGTGGGTGTTCGTGCATCGAGGAAGTGACCATGAAGATCAAAAAGGGCAAGAATCTAAAAGGAGCAAATCCGTACGATGTTGCCCTAGCTGACCCGTTCAAGTTCTTGAGTGGTCTGCGTGGCGGTGAAGTAGCCGCGCAAGACTTCGATCCAGAGAACATGAACAAGGCGGCGCACGCGATCACTGCCGGCAATTTTGACGAGCAGGAAATCGACATTGCCCGCACCATTCGCGAGGTCGTGGATTCCAAAATCCTCGTACCTCGTGATATGAAGATTGACGACTCCGGCATTCCGGTAGCGAAGAACGTGTACGAATGGTGTACCAACGACCGCTTTGCGATGACCAACGGTGAGAAGCCGTACATCGAGCAGTTGACCTGGGGCATCATCACGTTCAACGAGTATTGCCCACGGTGTTCCGACGTAGAGTATCTGTACGTCGATCACAAGGTGGATGATACCTACCGTAAACTGGAGCGCAAGGTAGCCATGCTTGAGCACGGCGTCTGCCCGCATTGCGGATGGGGTCGGTCGAAGCTCATCAAGAAAGGCAAGATGAAGTTTATCCAGGAGTTGGCGGTCTGTGCCGGCCAGCGTTCTGGTAAGTCTCTGTCCATCGCCGGTTACTTTGCACCCTACCATACGCATCGCCTCCTCAAGTTGCAAAACCCGAACGCATTCTACGGGTTGAAGACGGGCACCATGCTTCACTGTACCTTCGTTGCGCTGACCTACGCGCAGGCGAAAGACACCTTGTGGCAGAACTTCTATGCCACGCTCACGGAATCGCAATGGTTCCGCGAGTATCACGGCATGCTGCGTCATTACGAGGAAAAGTACGGCGAGAAGCTCCTGAAGTTCAACGATACCTACGTGGCTTACCCGAGCCGTGGTCTGATGGCCTATCCGGCTGGCCCGGACAAGCGGGTTCTCCGTGGTCGTACTCGTTACTTCACCGCAATCGACGAAATCGGCTACTTCGATGCGAACCGTGACACCAAGAAGGTAAAGGACAACGCCCACGAAGTGGCGGGCGCTCTCGACCGTTCATTGCTGACTGTTCGTGGTGCCGCTGAACGTCTGATCAACCTTGGGTACGATGATGTCTACCCTGGGTACGCCATGAACGTGTCGTCGCCTGCGAGTCGGAACGATATGATCATGACCCTGGTACGTCGTGCAGAGCACTCGGACATCATGTACGGTGTTGTGCGCCCCACTTGGGAAGTGAACCCAACCCTGCCGCGAAACTCCAAGGTCATTTCCGAGGCGTATCGCACAGACCCACTTAACGCGGAACGTGACTACGGTGCCGTGCCTCCACTGGCGGCCAACACGTTCCTGCAGAATCACACCGAGATTGAAGATGCTCAAGGTGACAAGAAAAATACGATCCGTCTCGTTCGCCGTGTTAAGCACTCTAAGAAACGAGGCGAGTCCTTTACATGGGCCGAAATCAAGAAGCTCAAAAAGAGCAAGTACCCATCACTCCTTGCTCTGGACGCCGGACTCACGAACAACTCTTTCGCAGGTGTTTGTGCTCGACTAGACGACTACAACAAGGTCCAGATCGAGTGCGTGTTTGAAATCATCCCAGAGCGCGGCGCACCGCTGAACCACAGTCGCATCTTCACCGAAGTGATCATGCCCATCATGGAAGCGCGCAACGTGCGAATCCTGCTGGCCGACCGCTGGAACTCTGTGAAGTTGTTGCAGGACGCCAAGATTCTTCGGGAAGAACTTGAAATCGCCGAGCAGTATTCCTTGAAGTACAAGGACATGTTCGCAGTCAAGACGCTTCTCCAACAGGGTGAGTTGGTACTACCTGTGGCCGAGCGCCAGACGTTCCGCGAGTGCATTGAGTTTGACGATGAGCACTACCCGCTCTGCTTCGATGGGCAGCCGGTGTCTCACCTGCTGATGCAGATGGCTACAGTCAAAGACACCACACGCATGGTGGACAAAGCTGATGGGTACACTGACGATACCTACCGAGCCATGTCGCTCGCAGTTCGTGGATTGCAGGAAGAGGAATATCAAGCCATTCTAATGGCTGCCCCCGAGGCTGTAGCAAACACACGCCCAGTAGCAATCGCGGCGTCTCGCCTATATTCTGGCGGCGGTGGAGGTATCGGCGGAGGCTCTGGTGGCATCGGAACCCTCGGTATAATGGGCAGCGCACGTAGGTGATAACATGATCGACATTTCACGGTATAAATGGTTCCTGTATCAGGGCCGCGATGTGGTGCTGGTGACTGATCATCCAGAGTTCGACCTCCAGTTGGTTAAAGAAGCCAAGTTCGGCTATCGCAAGATCGGCGCCAACCACTACGTCGTTGCGCGCTCCGACCTCGACGTGCGCTTCAAGATCAAGGAAAAAGATGCCAAGCGCATTATCAACAACTCCAGAGGCTGGAAGGGTAAGATTCGTTCTGTGCCTGTTGAAGCGGGCACGGGTGGCCTTGACGCTCCTGTCAAATCCAGCAAGGGAAAGCGCACGCCCTCCAATGTGCCTGACAAGAACGATCCGAACCTGTACGTCCTACAGATCGACTCGTCCAATCTGGCACGCGCCTGGCTCGACAAGAAGGCAAAGGAACTACACGTCGTCTTCCACAGCGACGTTCACTGGGTTTACGAGGATGTGTCCTTGAAGCTCGCCAAGCAACTCGAAGCCGCCGAGAGCCAAGGTCGTTTCTTCATCTACCGCATCCGCGAAGTGAAGAAGCAATACAAGGTCAGCGATTGAGGTAATCATGCGCATCAAGTCCAAACAGAGTTTCATCCATCAGGGTGCGCCGCAAAGTACAGGCACAACCTCGTCACGCGATATTGGTGTCCATGATACAGGTCGTCGAGGCAAAGGCGGCAAAGGGTTTGAGGCTACCGCAGGTACTCCGCTGAAAAACACCAGCGTGTCCTCGCTCCCCCTGGAAATCGACATTGATCCGCTTCTTAAGGACATCGTCTTCTCCGAAGACCTTGAACAAAAGAAGCTCATCATGCGCCTGTACAAGGACATCTACTACAACGACCCGATCGGTGGATCGTGCGTTGACCTGACGTCCACATTGCCGTTCTCCGACTTCAACATCGGCGGCATTCAGAACCCAAAGGTGAGTGCAGCGTTCGAGGAAGTGATCGAACGTCTGAACATCCGTACGCTGCTGCCCGAGTTGTCCATTGACCACCAGGTGACTGGCGCGTTCGTTGCGAACATGCTGTACAACCCGCAGAAGAACACCTTCGTAGACCTCATCTGTCACCAGTATGAGAACTGCAAGGTTGATCCGCTGCCGTTCTATTCGCAGGACCCGTTGATTACTGTGGCATTCCCTGACAGCCACAAGGCAGTTATGGGCAGCGACAGTCCACGGATCAAGAAGCTGCGCGAGTACCTTGGTGCGGAAGTCGTCAAGCAGATCAGTAACGATGCACTGGAGCTGGACCCGCTGTCGACCATCTACATCCCACGCAAGTCGTTCACCAATTCGACTGGTGTGTCGTACTTCCGTCGCATCCTGCCAATCTGGCTGCTGGAAAAGAACCTGTTCCGCGGGACGCTAGTGGAGTCGGCCCGTCGTCAGCGCGGTATCCTGCACCTCACCTTGGGTGACGGTGACCAGTGGGAACCGACCATGGCCGATATGCAGATGGCTATGGAGCTGTTCCAGAACGCTGACGCTGACCCACTGGGTGCGGTTATCGCAACCCGTATGGGTATTAGCACTGAGGAGATTCGCCAAGGTGGTGACTTCTGGAAGGTAACGGACATCTGGGATCAAACCATGGCGATGAAGCTGCGCGCCCTGGGTATCTCCGAGTCCTTCCTGAGCGGTGAGGCCACGTACTCCAACGCGGACACGTCGCTGACCGTGTTCATCGAAGCTCTGCGTTCGTATCGTGACACGATCACCACGAAGCTGTTCTACAACAAAATCTTCCCGCTGGTGTCGGCGCTGCACGGATTCACCGTGAACCGTAGCGGCAAGCTGTCCATCAAAGGCAACATGCTGGACAAGTTTGATTCGATGTCCAACCATGAGATTCTGCAGGACGGTTCTCGCCTGTTGATTCCGTCGGTGCACTGGGCCAAGCAGCTCAAGCCTGAAGGCGATCAGGCGTATCTCGATATGCTGCAAGCTCTGACCGAGAAAGGCGTTCCTGTGCCTCTTCGCGCTATGGCTGCTGCCGGCGGGTTCAACCTCGACGCCTTGCTCGCTGACCAGGAAGACGACTTCGAGCTGCTCAAGCGTATCGGCAAGTACCAGAAGCGTCTCGCCGACGTTAAGAAGGAGTACATGCCTGAAGGTGACTCTGCCGGCGGGGGTGACGAAGCACTTGCTGCTGCAATGGCACGTACTGACCTGTTCTACGAGAACTACAACCGTGGCGTTCGTGGCTCCGTGCTCAGTGAAGGTACTGGTCGCATGAAAGCACTGGCTCAACGCAATTTCGGCGAGGCAATGGAAGTTGCTGGCGAGACACACGACGGCAAACGTCGCTGGTTGCCAAACCAGAAGCTGGCGAATGAGCGTGTCAACCGCAAGATTGCACGCCAGTTGGCTGACATCACACGCAACCAACGCACTCCGCTTACGCACAGCACCAAGGCTCGTCACATCGAGTTCTGATGCTAATTTCGTGAAGTAAGAGCAGGCACGATCGGTTAATCGCCACTTCCGGTGTTGCTGCGAGCTTCGGAAAGGCGGCGAGCGTTACTCCTTTCGCGTCCGATCGTGCCTGCTCGTCCTGAGAGGGACTTACGACTTGGGTGGCTACCTAACGGTAGTCGCCCTTTTTTTGGCCTCCGAAACTGTAAAACTACACAAAGGAGGATTCCCCATGTCCGAATCAATGGTTGTTTATGTTACTCCTGCCGATCTGGAAGAGATTCGTCGCCTTCGCGTAGATGCGGAAATGAGCGGTGATCAAACCAAGCTGGTGGGTTTTATCCAAGGCTGCTGTACCCGCAACGGAGGCACGTTTAACCGCGAACGCGCACTTCGTGGAGCCAATACGCAACTTCAGGTGTTGAAGCCTGCGGAGCATGTGCAAATCAAACTCACCGTTGCGCACGAGGAGCCGTTCGATGGCCAAGAAGGTTAAAGAGATTCGCTTCAACAGCCGTGTGTACGAATACGCATGGTTGAGCGCGTTCTTCCAAGCACCCTTCATTGCTCCCTTGGGTAAGAAGCTGGTGCTGTTCCGTTCGCGCGAACACTATTACCAAGCACACAAGACCAAGGACAAGGCGTTCCGTAGCCTGATCATCAACGCCAGTGAAGGCAGCCGTGCGAAATACTTTGGCAGCGCCAAATCCGGCTGTCCGATTGTCGAAGGCTTCGATGCTCGGCGCAAGGACATCATGCGCGAAGCGATCCGCTATCAGTTCCATCAGAACCCGCTACTCCAGCGTTGGTTGACTGAAACCGGCAACGCCAAGTTGATCGAAGACGCGCCCTGGGACGATTATTTTGGTACTGGCCGCAACGGTGACGGTAAGAACATCCACGGCAAGCTGCTCATGGAGCACCGTGACGATGAGAAAGGACCGGGCGTTGCGATTACCAAGTATCGCATGGCACATGTGAAACAAGAGGAGTTGTACTTCTATGCCGAAGTCAAACGAGACAGAAACTAACGTGACCACCCTGGGTGCCGCGTTGGACAGCTTCCACATCGAAGACATGGCGAAAATCCCTCTGGATGAACTTCGCCACAAGTGTTCGTTCCTGATCAACACCACGAACGAAACCCTCAAAGTGGGTGTGACGTTTGTGGAAGACGGGCCTGCGTTCACCATGGAAGTTTCTATGGTGCGCTGCGATTCACAAGGCAAACATCGCACGCCCTTGTCGCATGTGTCCAACGAGTTTGACGCCTTGCTGGTGTACGCTACTGTCGGGCAGGTTGCTCGCCGATTCACACAACGTCTCATGGACTGGGGTGCCTTTAAAGAGGCCATCTCCGTACTGGCTGGCGACATCGGGGAGACAGAAGAATGACCTCGACAGTTACACAGTGGCACGAATATTCCACAGAGGAGAAGGTAGCTTGGCTTCTGGCGAACGTCCTGCACGATCTGTCGCCAACCGAATCGCCTACGCCGTATGACCTCAACCTGATCGCGCGGTGTGAAGCGAAGCTCACTGAGGAGCAGCGCCGCCTGTACGTGAAGTACATGAACAGTGACATCGCCATCATCACCTACAAAGGGTTGAGCGATGAGGAGTGCCGATCAGACGAGACGTCCGACCGCTTCTATTGGAACTACGCAACCGCGCCGCTGGACTTACGCGGGCGCATCATCTGGAACGTAATCGCCGACTTTGCACCGTGAATTACTTGACCTGCAAGTAATTTCTCCGCAGTAGGACCGGTGGGAGAAGAACTATGCAGGTCAAGATCATTTACGAGCCGATCAATCCGGCCGACCTCTTCCAGGCGGCCGATGTGTTGGTCGTACCGATATTCGTCACGACCGACGTCTATGCTTCCATCTTTTACGACATGGTGCATCGCCGTAAGGTCATCATGGACTATTTGCAGTCCAGGAACGTGTCCTTCCTGGCGTTGCCTGAGAATCTGGCCGTCATGTTTTTGGCGTGCCGACGAAAGCACAACAAGAAACGAATCCTGAAACATGCCTTGCGCCTGTATATGGGTTCCGTGAGCGAGAACTACGAAGACTTTGACGTGCGCCTTCCGGGCTTGCGCAGCGTGTTTGTTACACCTGCGAACTCCGAGCCAATGAGCGACTACTTGCAACTACCGTCCAGCCGAAACCCGTTGATCATCCATACGGGCGAAGACGTACTGGACCGCGTGTATCGGTCGAAGATTCGTACAGGCGAACTCGCCAAGTTCACTCCAGACAATCTGGCGCATCCAACGATCAGAGCATCGTTCGAGCGCGTGTTGCACACGATCGGCATGGCACACGGCTTCGACGTGTGCATCGTGAACGTCGTCCGGCATCGGCGAAAAGCCTTTGTCACCTGTGACGCTATGGAATTGGAAGCATCATGACTGCTGAATCTGCGAATGCCGTACTAGAACTCACCCGCCAAGTGTCGAACCTGATACAGGAAGGGCAGTTCTCCCTGGCAACTGCCAAACTCGTTGAGACTGCCCGTGCCGACCAAACGCTGTATGAGGCCGTGCTCAACAACCTGAAAGAGTACGTCCTTAAAGGCGACATTGACGACTTGATCGCCACTGTCGAAATGGTGCGATAATGGCTGGTGGCCCACTCAACATTACTCGGTTCATGTCCCAACAGGGGCTTGACCCAAAGATGACCTATGAAGCACATGTGGTTAATAACAACGATCCCCGACAACTCGGTCGCATACAGGCTCGTATTGACGGGGTGTTTGATGGCATCCCTGACGATCATCTGCCTTGGGCTGTTCCTATGTATCATCACGCTGATGGTGCATACAACCCGGGAGGCGATGCAACGGATCGCGCCGGTACGTTCATGGTACCGAAGAACAAGCACAAGGTAGGTCTGCGCTTCCCAACTGCTGACCCGCATCGGTGTGTCTGGGGTCCGTACACCGTCGATGAGCAGGTGGCTCTTCCTGAACGCAAGAAGAACTACCCAGACCGCGCCGTTGTGAAGTTCAGCAACGGCATGTACATCATCATCGATACAAAGACCAACGAAATCTTCTTCAACAACCCAGGCGACGTGGACATCACGATCCTGGGTGACGTTAACCAGTACATCGTCGGCAACCAGCAGCTCGTCGTCTCCGACACCAAGGGTTTGATTTCCGGCTATCTGCTGAACGCACCTGATACGGTGCTCAGCCGCCTGTCGCCGAAGCCTGCCAAGGAAATCGAGTTCACTGGTTTGCTCGGTCCAGCACAAGCTGGTAACCGCCACATCCACGTCACTGGCGACCAGACGATGCTTGTCGAGGGCAACCGCAAGACTGTCATCAACGGCAACGATATGCTGGTCGTTGGCAAGAACCGCTTCGAGAAAATTGCGCAAGTTCATCGGATCGAATGTGCGCGCTCCGAGACCAACGGTTAAGGAGACCAACATGGAAGAACAGTTCACCGAGAACACCATCTACGCCATAGTCTCCGTAGGAGGTAAGCACAAGGAACTCCATTTCTTTGAGCTGCCTCCGTTTGGGCGAGTCAATGGTGTCAACAACACTTATCGCTCGTACAGTGCGTTCCGTCAGCGAATGCGCAGAGCCTTTTCTGCACAGTTGGCGAAGTCGCAGAAGGCAGGCAATGGGTGGCAGTTGCCCGCGACGTTTAAGAGCGTTCGCACGAATTGGGCAGAGGTCGACGCAGTGTTCGCTATGGAGCTGCCGCTCATGTTCGCAGACCTGCCGCGGTTCAAGCACGCGAACCTTGCTGAGTTCTACCACGCCATTCGCTACGACATCAAACGCAAGCGCTTCCTGAAAGACGGTGAGGACTTCAAGCCATGATAGAGCCACGTTGGTACTACGCACTCGTCTGGCTGCATGGTGATGAAGTAGAAGTCCACAAGTTCACCATGGAGCCCACGCCTGAGCAAAGCCATTATCGGGCAATCGGCAGCTACAACGCATTCAGCGAGCGGAATGCCAAGCTGGCATTCCTCGGTAGGATTCAAGGCTATCGTGTGTCTCTTCGTACAGAGAGTGAGTGGGAAATCGATATGCAAGGCGGGGATCGAGTATATGCCCCAGAGGTCAATCCGAGACGCCAGTTGCCAATGTTCGTGCATTCGTCTATCTGGGAATTTTACTCTGCCGTTGGATATGACTATCGGCGGAAGAAGTGGGTACGCCCGATCCCTCCGACGAGCGAGCAACTGCGTAAAGCGACGCGCGCCTTTATCTCACGAACGCCCTGGACATCCAACGATCCCGACATTCGTGATGTTCTGCATTGCCTTGTTACCAAGGGCATGGATCACGTCAAAGACGACGGCTACGTGTTCCTTCGCTACGAGCGCGGTGAATACTGCGTTTACTGGTACGGAGTCAATGGAATCCCGAACGGCGAGTCGTTCACGGACGTGTACGCCGCCATCCACGGATACATAGCTCGGTGTGATGCCCGTGATCCAAAGCAGCGCACAGGCTTGGGCAGACCTGTGTTCACTGGAGACGAGTGCGCCAGAGGCTGCCACAACTAAGAGGTCATCATGGGTGTGCTCTACTACGCGATTAACCACACGAAGAAGACCTACTACGAACTCGGCAAAGGCCTGAGTCTGTGGCAGATTGATAAGTGGCCAGCGACAGACGAACAGATTCGCGCTGCTGTGTTTGACACGATGCAGCCAGAACAGCAGCATATCGGTTTGGCATTGCGCATCGTTAAAGACCTGCAGCAATTCCAGATCGAGGAAATCTGGAACGACTCCTCGCACACGGTGGAAGACGATTACGTGTGCATGGGTTCCGTGTACACACAGAAGGCTGATAAAGTTGGCCTAACCTGGGAGCAAAATCATGGCGAGTGAGTTCAGTTCTCGTAGTTTCCTTTCCGGCGACTTGATTTGGGGTGTCAAGCAATCCGATCCTCTGGGTACGGTACACGCACAACGCCACTCCATGTTCGTCAAGCGCAAGCCGCTCCTCGGTAAGCCGAAGTCGCGGTATCTCTCCGAAAACCCTTCGACTTACCTGAGGTAGCCAATGCGTATCGTCTACAATGACATCAGCCAGGAGTTTCGCCAGTTGCTGCAAAGCTGCATGAACTCCCGCTCCACGGTCAAAGCGATCCACCTGACTCGCCCGGAACTCCAAGCGCTGCTGGCGCATGCCGAAGCAAAGCAGTTCCTGGGTGACTACATCGTGCAGCGCGATGTCAAGCAGCGTGATCTGGAGCAAAAGAACCTTCGGTTGAAGCAGGACCTGGAACGAGCAACGACCCAGATCGAGCGCCAACGACTGTTTGATCAGATGTCCGAAGTCGAAGAAAGCCTGCACAAGCTGCTGACGGATGTTCCGACGGAGCTCACGCAGTCCGGCATCCGCATCGTCGTTACGCTGAAAGGCTAACACCAAAAGACCTGGCTTCGGCTGGGTCTTTTTGTTTTACCTGTCGTAATTTACTGGTGTAGTATTCCACTACGACCTCGACAGGAGAGCTTTTCATGCCTGAAATCCACAATCCCAAGGTCATTGGTGACCTCACTTTGACTAAGGCGCCTAGCGACCCGAGTCACGGTGTGCGTCTTCAAGACCTCGACGCTCGCGCGCCTGTGAAGCCCGCGTTCGTTGCAGACATCGTACCGTCGGGTTCTGGCATTGTTGCCCAGAAAGTCTACGCACCCACGGTTCCCGCCAACAAGCTGCTGGTCAGCGCCGTATCCGACACCGAGAACGTCCGCGTGACTGTACTCGCTCAAGGTGCGTTGTTCCTGGCACCCAACGTGACTGTGAACGGCACGGCCATCGCCAACTTCACTGCCGTAGCTGGCGGTAACGATCTGTTCCAGGGTACGGCAGACATCGTGATGGCTGAGAGCGGTGACATCACCGTAGAGTCCGACACTGGTGCTACCTACACGGTGACCCTGACCGTAGCTACCGAAGGTCCTGTGATCTCCACTGCGACCATCGGCGCCTACCCGGGCAGCCAGACCGAAGCCAAAGCAGGCGACGTTATGCCGATCACCGGCGTCGTGGCCAACGGTGCCGTGTCTATCGCCGTCGCCAACTCGGGTGCTGCTGCCTCCGGCAACATTTCCACCTTCGGTGCGAATGACAGCGCAGGCGCAGGCTTCAAGACCTTCAGCGGCACGTTTGTCGTGGCGAACCGTACTGGCTCGCAAGCGGTATCGCTCACCGCACAGAACGCTCTGGGTACCGACGGTGCCGTCAAAGTCTCCGACAACAGCATCACTCTGAACCAGGCCGTACCGACCATCAGCACCATCTCGGTGAACTACCCGAACGGTCAAGCTGCACTGACCATCGGCGATACCGCGCAAGTCAGCGCTACCGTCACCGGTGCCGACAGCGTGTCGTACTCGTTCTCGGCTGCTGGCCAGGATGCGTCGATCACCGATCCGGAAGTGTACGCCGTCAGCAAGGACGTCACCCTCAACAACGGTACGTACTTCGTCACCAACAACTACACCGTCACGGCCACCAAGGCGTCGAACGGTGCGGTCGCCTCGCGTCAAGGCATCATCAAGATTGCCGAAGCCGCAGCTACTGCAACCATCAGCATCCTCGGCAACCCGTCGCGTCTGCGCTCTTCCGAAGCTGGCAATGCGTACACTCTGCGCGTTCAGCCCAACCAAGAACTGGCGAGCGAACCGGTCGTTGTCCTCGCCGCAGGCGAGTTCTCCGGCAACTGGAGCTTCGCTGGTGGCGTGTACTCGCGTCAGGTGCTCATCCGTGACTCCGACGCTCGCGGCGTGACTGCCGTTGACGCTACGCTGACCAACCTGGCCAATGCTGAAAGCCCAGCCAACGGCAACTTCACCATCGGCGGCTTCGTTGAGCGTGCAATCACCTTCGACGCCTTCGCCCGCTTCATGGCAATTGGTACCAGCGTCGTGGACTTCACCAAAGTGCGTGCTCGCTACAACGGCCAGGGCACCGACCTCACCCGTCGTTCGGACACCACCGACGTGGCCGCTGCGTTCACCATCGTCAACTCCGGCGGTGTGTTTGACGCGAACGGTACGCATCTGTTCCTCAATGATGCTGCGTTCGCTGGCTCCAACACTTCGGGTACCCTGCAAGTTCTTGTTGAGGAGACCCTGTAATGGCCAATCCATTCGAAGACTTCATCCAGCTGGAACTCCCCAAGCGTCCTTGGATGGCAGCAGACGTGCAAGAGGAGTCCGTGATCGTTCGTCGCGGTGCGGGCCCTCGTCAACTGCAAGGTGTGGTGCTCGGTGAAGGGCAAGTCCTGGGTATGAAGGACGGCGTGCTGCAAGGTGTCGCTGCTGGTGCTGGCGGTACTGGTGCAGATGCCGTTTCGTTCGTTCAGGAAACTCCGGCGACCACGTGGACCATCACTCACAACCGCAATAATGTAAACGTCTCCGTGAGCGTATATGATGCGGATGGCAAGGCGTTCACGCCGGACGAAATCGTGGTGGCAGCCAATACGGTTACCATCACGGTGCTCGAAGCGAGTGCAGGTCACGTAGTCCTGTTCTTCATTCCGGTTCCTGAAGAGCCTGCTCCGTAAAACAACGGCATGGAGTAGACCGTGTATTCCCTTAGTTCAATAAACACCGTCGTTCAGGACGTGGTCGTCAAGTCGTCTATTCGAGACTTTGAAAAGATTGCGCTCCGCAACATGGCCCACGCCTTGTTCAAGGATGTCCAGATCGAAGGTTCGCTGATTCAGCAGCCTGCGGTCGTCGTGGACACCCTCGAGGCGAAGAGTCCTGCACTCCTGGTAGTGTTCCGATTCGCAACGCCGCAGAAGGACGAGTGTACCTACACCTTCCAGTTCGAGGTCTGGCCGACGTCCACGGTGATGCGTATTACGCCGCCGCCGTGGATGCCGCGTCCAGTGAGAGCAGTTCCGAAGCCCAAGATGAAGGTCTCCTTCATTGCGGAACGAAACTCCGTAGTGTATTTCAACTACGCCCACGAGGGCGACTTCAAAACCGTCCTCACGAACATGGCAAAGGCACTAGGTAGATGATAGTCTTCCTCGATCAGGATGGAGTGTTCGTCCACCCGCGCTCAGATTTAGCGGGTATGGTCTCGGACCCGGTCGCTGTTGCGGTCTTGAATCAATTGTTCGCATTACCACGCGTGCGAGTGGTGGTGAGTTCGACAGTCCGCAAAGGCAAGTCGCGTGAACGTATGCAGAAGCACCTGCAGGATCGCGGGATACTCTGCACGCTTCATGATGACTGGTCAACTGGCGACCACATTGACGGCAGGCATAACGAGATTGCTGCGTGGTTGGATAGGCACGACAATCCTGAAGACTATCTGGTGCTGGACGACGAGCATTGCGCTCCACCTATCGATTCGTCGAAGTGGGTGAAGTGCGATCCGGCGAATGGCATGGACGTGGTTGCGTTACTCCGAGTTGCTGAAACCATCGGATGGCGCGAACACCGACATTGGGCTTTGGAGTCTAAACACAAGAGCGAAACATGACGCAATGAAAGGCGGCCTCCGGGTCGCCTTTTTTCGTTTCCGCACCATCCAAAGTAATTTAACGGTAAGTTACTGGAGGCCAGTCATGGAACTTGCAATCGCATCCGACAATGGATTCGTGACGTACACCTATAATGGGCGTGCCACGATCGTCCTCGACAAGCACAACGATGAGTACGAAATCGATGTCGGGACGAATGATCAATTCAAGGTGAAGGTCGAAGGCACCAAGGTCACGATCATTCACTTGGATGAGCCGAAGCTGAAATTTCGTGCAACCACCACGGACAAAGCGTATCTGCGCTTGATGAAGTCCAGCACGCCAGACGATTTCCAATTCGTTCCGCATCCGAAATACCCTTCCTACCCGTTTATCCCCAACCTGACCTACGAGTTGATCCCGAAACTCTACGCCTACTTCAACGAGAAATACTTCAACGGCATGTGCCCGAAGTCCCTTCTGTTCAAGAAGTCCCAGGGCGCCAGCTCGCCCTTCGGATTGGCGCAGTTCAACTCTGTGGGTGGCAAGCCGTTGTACCGTATGACCGTGAACATGAAGCGCATCAGTGCGGACATGATCCTGTTTGTGGACACGCTGCTTCACGAAATGATCCACCTGTATCTGTTCCGTAAAGGCATAGACGAGGGCAACAACTCGATCCTGCACGACGGCCACGGGCGATACTTCCAAGCCGAAATGCAGCGGATCAATCGCGCCGGATTCAACATCAGCATTCTCCTCGACTGGGAGAAGCGAGAAGCGGCCTCCGACGTTGAGACTCACGTCCTGCGCGTGTTCTCGCCTGAGTATCCGAACCACGCCAAATACTACTGGAGCGTCCTCGACCTGGAAGACAGGTTCGACGATCTGGTCAGACAGGTACGTGAGAATGATCCTACCAAGTCCTACGTCATCGACCTGGTCACCACATCGCAGACGTCCATGCGCGACTATCCACAGATCAGCAAGAACGGCAAGATTCCGCCGAGCAAGCTCCCGCTCTGGTGGAAAGTGGTCGACCCCAAAGGTCGCCTGATAAAGACGTTCGATGTCAAAGAGCAGGGCGCTTCGCAAGCCATTGGCAAGCTAAAGGTGTCGAAGAAGGAAGAGCCGTACTACGCACAGCCGTTCCCGATGTTTGCATCGTGGATGCGTAAGGAAAAGGCTTCTGGTACCGACGATCAGATTCGTGCCATCTGGGAGCACTTCCCAGCTGTCAAAATCTTCCCGTATGCGGAAGAAGAACTCATCGACATCGAGAAGGCGATTGCTCGCGGGCTTGCCGACCAAGAGGTCAAACGCAAGCTGACAGCCGTGTTCGCACGGTTCGATGGGCGCTGCTCCCAGTACGACTATCGCGCCAAGATGCGCGAAATCATCACACGGCGCAAGCTGGATGCGCTGCTTCGGTACCCGCAGTTGGGGATTTAACCATGGGTCGCAAGGAAGTTACAAAGGTGCTGACCGATGCTGCGTCGCACTACTACATACGAAAGCTGTATGCCGTCTTCTTCGAGTTTGGTGTTGGCCGCAGAGGAGAGCGTAGACTCGACCTGCTGTGCATGAATACCAAGATGAACCTTGTTGGGGTCGAGGTTAAGAGCTGCAAAGCCGACTACACGTCGGACAGCAAGTGGATGGAGTACCTACCGTTCACCAACAAGCTGTATCTATTCCTCCCTCCGAAGTTGATCGAATCGAAGTTCTATCAGCAAATCCTGAACGACATCAAGCCCTACGGCGTTGGTGTCATGACGCTTACTCCAATGGGTAACGTCAAGGTCATCAAGCCTGCCAAACGGCGCGAAGTTGCCGACAAGGTGATGATGAAGCTGCTGATCAAGATGGCATGGCGTGGCGGTGCTTCACGAAGAAATTGCCCAGAAGGCAAACGCCGCAAACGCTTCTACCTCGAGGAGTAAGATATGACTGCCAAGAAACGTGGGGCCTTCCTTGTGCTTGAGGGCCTCGACGGGGCGGGAAAAGATAGCAATGCCCGCAACATTGAAAACTACCTGAGCCACTCAGATGTTCCACACTTCGTCGCCAGTGAGTACAAGGACAGCCAGTTCTGTCGTGAACTTCGCACGGTGTTGAACAATCAAAATCCGCAGCTGGACCCGATCACCGAGACCATGCTGTTCTACGCCAGCCGTATCGAGCACACCAAGCACATCATTCAACCGTATTTGGATCGTGGCTATCTGGTGGTCTCTGATCGCTACTGTGCCACGACTGCGGCGTACCAGGGTGCGCGTACTGAACAGGTTCCGACCGTCCATGCGCTGGCGGAATCTCTGCTGGTCAAGCCAGATTTGACCCTGTTCTATGACATCCCTGTCGAAATCTACGAACAGCGCGTCCTAAATCGTGACGGCAAGTTGGATCAGATCGAAAGCCGAGGCGTTGAATACTTCGCCAAGGTCCGAGCTAATTTTCACGCATGGGCCGCCGACGATCCGAGCTTCATCATTATCGACGCCTCAAAGCCGCTGGACGATGTCTTTGCGGAATCCATCCGCCACGTTGATGACTTCCTAAGGAACTTTGCATGAAGGTCTCATTCAGTCTCAAAGGACGACTGGCCAGCCTGAGCATGTCCACAAACCGACTGCCTCAGAACATCATCGATTCGCTGATCGAGAATCGCAAGTTTTGGCGCGACCTGCCGAAGCGTTTGGCCATTCTCCCAGTCGTACACAAAGGCCGATACATCGGCACCATGCCGGAAAACACGCCGCACGAAAACGCCGTAGAGTTTCAGCGCCGCAATGCTGATGAACTCGACCTGTGCGTTGGGTACATCATCTGGCGAGAAGAGCCGATGATCCCATGGAAGATCGAACCCCATTCGTTCTGTGTTCGGAAAGACGACGACCGCGTCATCGATCCGACAGAAGGTCGCGATTGGAGCAAGATGAAGGTTTACTACCTTGGTTTCCGTGTTCCCAAGAAAGACATCCATCAGATGAAATATCTGAGCCTCTTCGAGCGGATGAGCTACCTCTTGGACAATCTATGAGGTGCACATCATGTCTCAGGCCGACAATTTCACCGTCTCAATCGTCCTTAACAAGGACGTCATTCTGACGCCTGAGACTCAGCAGTTACTGGAAAGTCTGGGCATCAAGCCCAAGGAAACTTCCCAGTATGAGTTGGTTGGAAGCGTTCTCTCCCACAGGCACGTGGTGAAATCCCTCATTGTCTTGCAGATGCGCGTTACTGCCATCATGAAGTCCGGTGTGCCTTTTGCCGGACTCGATGACGTGATTGCCGTAACCCTGAACAACATCATCCCGATCAAGACAGTGCAGCAAAACCGAAGTGAGTGCAGCGAAGAGGTGTATCGGACCAACGCACCTATCCTCACGAACAACATCGGCATTATGCCCAACGAAGAACTGGTTATCCGCAGGTCGGGTGACCTTTTGTCGTTGGCACACCAGCAATTCGAGATACAGCTCAACGAGGCTGATCTAAAGCGTATTCAGGAAAAGAGCATCCGCAAAGAGCAGTATGCCTTCATCGTTCCTGACGACGCCATGTGGCGCGTTATGTCCATGCGCGCCTACAGCATGGACGAGATAGTATCTCAGGTCAACTACCACGATCTGGCTCTGTTCTGCCGAACTTCCGTGGACACCGGATACTACTCGACCACAGCCTTGTTCAAATTCCAACGCCCAATCTACTCTGCTGACGGCAAGAAGACGGACGTACTGTCGTGGCTGGAACATGCCTACGCATACGGCGAACTGCCTGAGGCCTGCGATTTGGAGCACCCGATTCTCGTCAAGTGGCGAGCCATGGTGAAAGCTCCTGAATTTGGCACGCATGAATTTGACCAGTTTATGGCATTCCATGTGTGCCGCTTCCGTTCCATTCAATCGGCAGTTAAGGTCGAGGACGGGTGCGTTGTGACCGACAAAGGTCCAGTGCGCCTGCGCGACTACTTCGCCCAATACGATGAGATAGGCCATGCACACCAGTCTTAGCGCCGTACAGAAGGATTCGGTTGTCTCCTTCCTAAAGCTACTGGCAACCCTCTACGTCACCTACGACATCAAGCTCAATCGAGAGCAACTGCGCCGCATGAACATGTGGGAGCGCGATGCGGGTGAGTTTCTGACCAAATTCAAACTCACCAAACTCACCAGCGCTGCCGTGCGCTCTGTGGTTGGTGGCGCCAATCCAGCAGAAGACGATACCGCAGATGCTGCCATCACCGAGCTGCTGGAAGCACTGAAAGCCAAGACCCAGGCATTCGAGAAGGAAACGGACATCAGCCGCGCCCAACTCGGGCTACTCAAAGACTTCCGTCTGGCGCATTTTGGTAGCGAGTCTGCCGCCAAGCGACTGCTGCGCGGCGTCACGGCCATCGGCGATCCGATGGTTACGCAGTTCTACACGCACGACGTTGATGGCATCGATACCGGCGACGTGTACAAGAAGCTGCAAGCTCTGGTGAAGCGCCATGGTGGCGTATCTGGCTACATCATGCCCACCGAAGTTCTGGAGAAGTGGCAGGCACACAACAAAGCCAAGGGTGAGAAAACCCAGGGCCATACCGAGTACCTGAAGCTCCGCCGGGAAGTCAACGACATCTTCAAGAAGGCTCTGGCGAATCTGGTGCGTGCATCTGGCCAGCCATATCTGCCGTTGCGTGACGTTATCTCCCAGCTCAAGTCGCTGGGTATCGTCCACAACCTACCTACTGGATTCGTTGGCAACATCGATGACCTGGGCCGCTTCTACACCACTGCCGGCAAGCGTTTGCTGCAAAGCCCCAGCGGTGAAGTGAAGATGAATCCGAAGTACAACGCCGACGAGGACAACGCATACGTCTGCGAGTTCACGCCGCCGTTCGCCCAGAACGCGACCCGCGGTTACACCGAGTCGTACCGTACTGGCGCCAAGGCCGAGAAATTCAACGTCGTGGCCGAAGTCATGCCGAAGCTCAGCCAACTGACCAAGAAGTGGCTGCCTGATCTGCGCAAGGTCAACAAGTCGAAAGAAGGTGTGCTGGCGACACTGTGCGAGTTCATCTACGACACCAGCGCTCGCGTCGGCAACAAGAATGCAGCCACAGGTGGCGAGAAGACGTACGGCGCCACGCAGCTTCTGGTCAAGCACTTCAAGTTCAACACCCAAGGCAATGGCGCCACTGTTACCTACATCGGCAAGTCCGGCGGTAAGCAGGCCCACAAGCTCAAGTTCACTTCGGCGCGTGGCAAGCAACTGGGCGATGCTCTGCACAAGCTGATCGAAGGCAAAGGCTCGAACGACCACGTGTTCACCTTCAAGAACGCTCAGGTCACTGGCGCCATGATCAACCGCTACATGCGTACCCTAGGCTTCCCGAAAGCCTTCACGGTGCACAAGCTGCGTACGGCGCGCGGTACTGAGATGGCACTGGCGCTGCTCAAGGACAGCCCGTTCAAGAAAGGCGGCAACTGGAAAGATCGTGATGTCCACAAGTGGTTGGAGACCGAACTGCTCAAGATCGGTGCCGAGCTTGGTCACATGAGTGGCGACAAGATCACCAGCAACACGGCTATTCAAAACTACATCAGCCCGGAGATTCTGGCGGAGTTTTACACCAAGCTGGGCATTCGCCCGAGTGCCAAGGTGCAGAAAGCCATCGACTCCACCAAGAAGGAAGAGTGATCGTGCGCATCAAGATCAACCTGAATGAAGCCCTGGCCGGCGATGAGCCGCGATGGTTCCATCGCGTGTACAAAGGACGCGACACTCAGCTGGACATCGGTACGGTACAAACCGGCCAAGTGTTCAGCTTAGCGATCACTAATAAGGGTCGTCAGATCAAACTGAACGACGAGGTGTTTGCCATCTCACCTGTCGTATACGACAGTCTGATGAAAAATTCCAAAGCGTACAACCAATAAGGACCTACCATGCTCATCAAAATCAATCTTCTGGAAGCGGTGGCTGCGAAAGCGCTCCAGTCAGGTGACATCGTTTACACGGAAAAGAACGGCAAAATCGATTCCATGAATGTCTGGAAACTGGGCGCCCGTCGCACCAGTGCAGCTCGTGGTATCGGTGACCCGAAAGTGGATCGCATCAAGATCGAAGGCTTCGCAGCCTCTCCGTGCTATACGCACTATCTGGCTGATGGCGACCTTCGTAACATGTGGAGCAGCAAGCGGCACATTCTGTCAGATACCCAGCTGAAAAAATTCAAGCGTACCGACTTAAAGGGCCTGATAAAAGCCGCCCTCGACGGAAAGATCACAGGAGTTCGCTTGAAGGTTGAAGATCGTGCCAAGCTGGAGAACAAACTGGCTTTGTTGAAAGCGAAGGCGAAAGCTGCAACACCCGCTGGTGACAAAGCTTGGTTCGTGGTGGATACGTCCACGCGCCCTGCAACGCCGCTCTCTGGTCCATATCCGGACAAAGCCGCCGCAGAATCCCGTATGGGTGTGCGACCGAATCGTGCCGTTAAGCGCCTCTCCGCGGACACGTTCAAGCCGAAAGCGACGATCACACCCAAGGCTTCGGTAGCCAAGCCGGATAAGAAACCGTCTACTTGGGTAACTGCACCCAAGAGCGTGGTCGATCCGATCAAAGCTGAGTTCAAGGAATACGGTTTCCGAATCAAAAACGTGTTCAAGAAGCATCCTGGCGGCCGTACGCCCTATGCCATCGAAGGCGTACTGACTACCGCCTTTGGTTACCTGCCAATCGTTATCCATCCGAACGGGGACCTTCACGTCTTCCGCAACAAGGCAGGTGCTCGCCGGCGCCTCGATGGAAGCATTGCTGTTACTACCATCGGTAAGGCCACCAACAAGGCTGAACGCAAGGCGTTGCTGGAGAAACTCACTCGGATGCGCAACAAGCAGCAGAAGGCCTAATTCTGCTGTTTATACAACTTGCTGACAATCTGCGATTTGGAGCGCATTTTTGCTTTTTGCAATTTATGCGTATCGTGACAGAAGTTGCGATAACAAGTCGCAGGCTGTTGGTCCTGCCAACCCTGCAAACTTCCTTGGAGACAACCACATGTCCAAGCATCAACGTACCCCCATCCGCGGTATCGTGGTTGCCGGCAACTCTCTGGAAGACGTTCAAGAACTCTATCGCGCTGTGGCCACTGGCCAAGACGCACAGGCCCTGCACACCGCAGACGATTCTTTCGTCGTCCTGTCGTCCGCTAGCTCCGACATCAACATGCTCAACCCGCTGACCGGCGTGGATGACCTGAAAGTTGGTGATGGTCTGGTCGAGCAAATGGAGTTCCTGTCGTCCGACAGCGACGCCGTCAACGTCAACTACACCGTGTGCACCGCCGGCTGCAACGCGCACATCCTCGCGGATGACGCCGAGCTGCTCAAGCATTGCCCTGCCTGCGCCTCCGTTCTCGAAGACCTGACCGACGAGCAGATCGCTGCCCTGTCGGCTGGTGAAGAAGACGGCGAATGCGACGGCTGCCAGGTTCAGGAAAGCGCCATCGCCTCCGGTAAGACCCTGGAAGAAGCTGTTGCCGCCTACCGCGCCGCTATCAGCGGTGAAGGTGAAACCCGTACCATCAAGTCTGGCGACGTGCTGATCGCTGTAGCTGGCGACGCCAACTACGACGTGTACACCGGCAATGAAGCCACTGTGGTCGCTGACCAGCAGCCGAGCATTCTGGAGTCCCTCTCCAGTTCCGGCGCCGAGCTGGACGCCCACCACTTCGTCTGCGCCTCCAGCGCCTGCGGTGCCCACGTGGTATCCAGCGACGACATGCCGGTCTTCTGCCCGAGCTGCTCGTCCGGCCTGCTGGACCCGGAAGACGAAGAAGCCACTGCCGGTGTCGAAGACGACTCCGATGTTGGCGAAGTCCGCGACGATCTGAATCCTGCCCTGGCGTCCGATGAGGACGACGAGGATGAGGATGAGGAAGAAGAGGACGACCTCGACGAAGAGGACGATGAGTCCGAAGAAGACGAGGAAGAAGACGACGAGGAAGAGGAAGAAGACGAGTCCGATGAGGACGAGGATGACCTCGACGAAGAAGACGAAGAAGAGGATGATGAGGAAGACGATTCCCTCACCCTGTCCGTCTCCAGCGTCCGCTACGCCGACAACGGCCGCGCTCGCAATCGTAAGCCTCGTGTCGAAGAAGCTACTGCTTCCGTCCAAGAGCCTGAGCGCATGGTCGCCGTTGCCGCCTCCTTCGTTGCCCTGAGCGGCGACATGGACGTGAGCAAGCTGGACGTGGCGTATGCCAACGTTCAAGGCGAAAACGCCTGGGTCGCTTTCTACGACCGCGTTCCGATGGCTATCGCAATGGCTTCCGCCTGCGACAAGCACAAGGAAATCTTCAACAGCGAAGTGTTCGGCCGCGCCTTCAAAGCGCAAGCCAGTCAGCACGGTGTTCCTGCCGCGCTGGAGAACATGGGCTTCCAGGAAATCAAGCCTGAAATCCAGGTCGCGGACTATGTCCAGGCCGAGGTTGCCCAGCAAGTCGCTGCACGTACCCAAGAAGTCACTGCCAGCGCCGAGCGCGACAAAGCAGAACTGCAGGACCGTCTGAACGGCGCCCTCGCTACTGCCGCCCTGGGCTACAGCAAGAACTTCTTCAAAGGCCAGTCGAACCCGATCCAGCAATCGCTGATCGAATCGCTGTCCTCTGTGGGTCTCGACAACGCTTCCGCCCTGGTGGCCAAGGCTTTCGCGCAACACAGCGACGCCTACCACTCGATGCTGCTCGCCAAGGCGAACCAGATCATGGGTTACAGCCTCGAAACCCAGAACGAAATCGCCGAGGCTCTCGCCGGCACCAATGCCAGCGAAGAAGCCAACGCGTCTTCTGCCCCGATGCCACTCGGTCGTCCGGTGCAGGTCGAGAAGAAGGAAACGGTGCGCGAAGAAGCCACTGCGTCCACCCATCAGCCCCAAGACTTCGCCGCGCGTATGACTCTCGCACTGGCTGGTCTCGGTAAGCGCTAATACCTGGAGAACACACCATGCTGGTTCAAAAATACACTCGCCTGTTCCTGACCGAGCACCGCAAAGTCGAAACTGGCAGCATCATCCGTGAAGAAGGCGTTGCCCTGGTCAACGTGGTCGAAGGCAACGAGACCGTCGTCAAGCCGTCCACTGGCGCGAGCGGCGAAGTCTTCGCTGGTATCGCCATGACCCGCAATAGCCCGCCGGAAATCCTGCCCTGGGTTGGCGAAGGCGTCGTCCCGGCTTCGGGCGCCATCGAACTGCCGCGTCTGCCGCTGGCTGGCCAAGTGCTGGTCAAGGTCGAAGGCACCAAGGTTACCGTCGGTGCTGGCGCTCCGGCTGATGCCACTGCCGTTCAACTGGCTGGCCAAGTCGTGACCTTCCACGGCGATCACGTCGGTGCTTCCTACAGCATCCAGATGGCCTACGAGCCGACCCTGAGCGAAGCTCGTCAGATTCTGGGCGACGCACCGATCGGCGGTATCTCCGCTTCCTACCAGGGCGTTACCGGCGTCATCACCCGCGGCGAAGTGGCTACCACCTTCTTCGACGCCAGTGCCGACTTCGCTGGTCAGATCACTCCGCGCCTCGGCCCGGACGGTCGCTTCACCGTCGGCGGTAGCGGCACCCTGCTGACCAACGTCCAGATCATCAGCGCCCCGAGCGCCGAGAACGCCGCGCTGGTCCTGCGCGTCAACGTGTAATCGCGCGCCAGTCCGTCTGCGTCGCATCAATTCCTTTTGGAGAAAACGAACATGACTCAACACGCATTCACCGGCGCCCGCATGGTCCTGAAGGACGGCTCGCCCCTGGAAGACCTGCGTCTCGGCAAAGGCCGCGAGCTGGCCCTGAGCTCCTCGACTGGCGAAATCAACGCCGGTTCCGTCAAGGAGGCCATGCAGGTCATCGGCCAGATGATGTCCGCCTACGCTTCCGGCGAAATCATCGAACAACGTCGCGCTCCGAGCGCCCGCGAAGAAGCTGTGGCTGCTGCCGAAGCTCGCCGCGAAGTGCTGCGCGAAGCCATGGTTGACCCGCAGAAGTGGTCCGCTCTGGGTGCCAGCCTGGCTCAGCAGATCAGCGACCAAGCTGACCGCGAAGGCTTCGTCCGCAAGCTGATGGTGGGTAACACCCTCAAGCAAGGCGAAGTACAGCGCGTTCCGATGCCCGCTCACGACACCATGGCCGTGGTCGCCACCAGCTCCAGCAACACCGGCTACCAGACCATTCGTCAGCGCGTGTTCACCCCGGACGAGTTCGAGATTCAGGCCAACGTTCGCGTTGAAAACCTGGACATCCAACAAGTCAACGGTGACCTGCTGGACCACGCCTACAACGACGGTCTGCAAGCCATCATGGTTGCCGAAGACCGCCTGTGGAAGAAGGCCGCTGACCAGACCGTCGGCGTCGTCAACAACCTGGAGCTGATCGCCGGCGAACTGACCACCAAGAACCTGGGTCGTCTGCGTCAGCAAATCGCCAAGTGGGGCCTGCCGGCTACTCACATCCTGCTGGCCAACGACTACTGGGCCGACGTGATCGGCAGCAACGACTTCGCCACCTTCTTCGACCCGATCACCAAGTATGACCTGGTGCTGAACGGTCAGATCGGTACCCTGGTCGGCATGAACATCATCACCGATGCCTTCCGCCAGCCGAACCAGAAGGTCCTGAACCCGGGCGAAATCTACGTGGTCTCCGATCCGCGTAACCACGGTGCCTACTCCACTCGTGGCGGCATCCAGTCCACCCCGACCAACGGCGCCGATGCCGGTAACAGCACCCGCGGCTGGTTCATGGTCGAGCCGTTCTCGCTCGTCCTGGCCAACGTTCGCTCCGTCGTCAAGGGCAAGCGCGCCTAATCCCACTGGGACAGCGTGCTGCGTGTAGTACATGATGCAGGCGGTTAGGAGAGCGCCCTCCGACCCGCCTGCGTTTCAGTCTACACCCTTTGCAGGAGTACGAACGATGAGCGGCAAACAGTTTCTCGCGCTTGCCGTTATCGCCCTTCAGCAGGGCAACCAGGAAGACTGCCTCAAGTACATGGCCAAAGCTGGTGAGTTCGGTGACGACCTTACCCAGTTCGTGTCTGAGGTGATGAAGCCTGCGCCCACTGCGGTGCGGAATGATGGCTCTACGCCACAAGCGGAAAACACACTTGCGCCGTCTCTGGCAGCAGCCTCCGCAACTGATTTCGTTTCCCTGTCCAATCGTGTATCTCGCCAACTCGCAACTGCGTCGTTCCTCGACGAGGGTGATGAGCTGGACGGTGATGACTTCGCGGATGAAGCGCTCGACGAGGATTTCCTCGAAGACGACGAAGACGTGAACGGGGTCGACGAAGACCTCGAAGAGGATGAGGAAGAAGCGGACGAAGAAGAGGAAGCTGTGGCTTCTACCGCCCAGGCTGTCCTGAGTGGTCCGATTCGGTACAAGAGTTGAACTGTGGCGGCCTTAGGGTCGCCACTTTCATTTCTGGGGTATTTTCCATGTCGTTACAGCTCACCGATAACACGGAACGCATTCTCCAAAAGAACAGTCCTGCATACATCACGCTATACACGTTCCGTGAAGCGGTGAAGCGGTTCTTCGCTCTTGAGGCATTGCCTCTGGTGCAATCGCAGGACGTCAAGCGTCACCTGAAAAAAGGTGTGGACGACGCCAACATCAACGTCGCCGACCTTTACCCGTATTCGTACTACTCGCTGGGTAGCCTTGGATTGGTCAAGGACCAGCAAGCAGTCAAGACAGCAGCTCGCCATAGCATGGGCGCCACATTCGATGAGTTGGCAAACGCTGTACTCAAGAAGGCGTTTCTGTTCCCGTGCTCTATTCAGGCCGAGGTGCACTACGTCACCAAAGACATCATCGATGCCATGAACTTCTGCACTCGTGCCCTCATCGTCGCCCATTCGGGTAAGATGAACGCCCGAGTTGAATACGAAGGCGTGTCGTGGATCGTTGAAGTCAAACTGGACTCGGAGAGCATTCCGATTCCTCGTTCGGACAAGGACCTCGAGGCCGACCCTGAGGGCATGGACCTCGTACTGTCCTTCACAATCAACACCAAGCTTGGTGCGATGCGCGACGTGCCGAAGGTCAACAATCGCGGCGAAGTCACCACCGGCATTGAGGTGAAGAATGGATAAGCTACTCGGAGACACCACAGTCGTCACTGAATCCAGGACGTATCTAGTGGATCGCTTGGGTAAGAAAAGCGCCAAGCGTGCCATGGTGAGCGCCAAGTCCAGCTCGATCAGCCAACTGGACGTCGAAGTCACACGCACCAAGCCGCATATCATCACACGCAACTCCAACAAGTTTTTGCAGATCGCCACTGCCTTCCCGGTGATCGCACACTTGATCCCCGGCCCACCCGACGTGGAGTATCCGGAAGAGCCCGGTACGACCTATACGACTGGTGTGATCTATGCGGAGAGTGAGGTCAATACCAACGCCCACCTGCAGATTGCAGTGTACGATCCTGATGTCGTCAAGGACAAGCTACAGGTCACGGTGTTCAATGCGACAACGGGCGAGACCGAGTACCTGATGCTGGATAAGATTGCGGACAGCATGTACCGCAGCACCATCTACATCGAACTCAAGCCTATCCGAGGCGAAGACTTCGACGGGATCATGCACGCCTCACCTGATGATGTCCTACGGGTCATCTACCAAGACGGCCGCGGCAGCTCCGGTGAACCTGTGAACGTGGTGAAGAACATCACTGTCGTTAGCGCGTTCCAGATGCCTGTACTGGAAGCGCGTCGGGCGTGCCCTCCGAATGGTCGACTCGGCATTGCCTTGTTTGCTGAGAACAACGGCAGTACGCCATTCGTCACTCTGACACTACAGCGCACAGGCGAGCGGTTGGTGTCGTACCTGATGCCTGCCGATGGTGGCCATTGGGCACAGAGCGTTGATCTGTCGCAGCACCTGCTCGACACCCAAGAAGGCGACACCCTGATCACTGAGTACGCTTTCGCCGACATGTACGGTAGTCTCCAGACGATTACCAAGCAAATCCAGATCACACAGCAACCCACTCTGGGTGTGCTCACGGTGCCGGAGAATGTGCAGCCTACTCTGGAAGCCGTGTTCCGTGTGGATGATCCGGACGTCCTCACAGAGTACGTCGATCTGGTTATCGCAGGCAAGCAGACCAACAAGTTTGTCCGCGTGCGTGCCAATCGTGTCGGGTTGAACACAGGCATCTACGAGGCACGCTACACGCTGGGTTCGATCTTCGACCAAGACACCGTGCTGACTGTCACCTACGCCGACTCCAATGTTGGCGGAGCGCCTACGATCATTCGGGAAGAGACGCCCATTCTTCGTAGCGGTCCTGTGCAACCAGAGCAGCCAGAAACACCGGACGAGCCTGAGACGGATGTCGTGCAGCAAATTGCACTGCAACTGGAAATCAACGGCTTGTTCACCCTCAACGGAAAGTTTAGCGGCATCGTCAAGTTGTACGCCAAAGAAGACGAAACTGTACGGTGTTCCATCCTGCAGGCAAGCTAATTTCTATGCAGGTATGAAGAACTATACCTATCCACCCATGGAGACCATTTCATGTTGAACAACGGCAGCAGCTCCAGCGCCGGCGTTTACGGTGCCATCGATGACCAGTCGGTCCGCGGTGTCGCCGTTTCGTCGTCGATTGGTGCCATGGTGGGCCCGTCGAAGCGCGGCCCTGTCGGTGTACCGACACTCACGGTTGACAAGAAAAACTTCCGATCCAAGTTCGGCGCGCCTGACGCTAAGCTGACCTTCGCACACTTCTGTGCGGAGCAGTTCTTGTCGGAAGCCAGCCAACTGTACTACCTGCGCGTGGCCCGCAACGCCAAGTTCGGTTCTGTACGGATCGCCACTGTCAACGAGTTCGCAACCATCCAGAACAGCGTCGAGGGTTTCGATACTCCCGACGACTACTCCTTCAACGAGAACGATGTCCTGTTCCTGTACGCTGCTGACCCTGGCAACTGGAACAACGACCTGCGCATCGTGGCGTACCCGGACACTTCCGATATCGCCAACGAACTGTTCGTCCTCGATGTCTACGAAGGCAGCGCCACTATCGCCGTCGAAAGTTACCGCGCTACCCTGCGCGAGACTGTCGATGGTTACGGCCGCCAACTGAGCATCGAAGATCAACTGGAGCAGAAAAGCTCCCGCCTGCGCGCCCGCGTGAATCGTGACCATCCGAAGTACCGTGACAACGAGCGCGTGCGCTTGGTGAACTCGGTTATCGCTGGTGATCTGACTCACGGCAATGACGGTGACGCCATCACGATGGACGACATCATCGATGGCTGGGACGCCTACGCGGACACCGAGGAAATCACTGTCACCCTGCTGATCAACGGCGGCTATGCCTCTCCGGCAGTGCACCTGAAGATGGCGGAAGTGGCAGAACAGCGTGGCGATGCGTTCGCCATTCTCGATATGCCTTCAGACTTCCAGAGCACCCAGCAAGCTGTGGCTTACCGCCGCAACACGCTGAACCTGAGCAGCTCCTTCGCCGGCATCTACACGCCGGATTTGTCGATCACCAACGAAGACAACGTGACGATCTTCTGCCCGCCCTCGGGCTATGTCGCCGCGTGCTACGCTCGGACCGATCGCGTCGCTGCCGAGTGGTTCGCACCTGCGGGTGTGACCCGCGGTAAGATTCTGGCAAACGGCGTTCGCCAAGTGTACAAGCAAGGCGACCGTGACACGCTGGATCAGAACCAGGTCAACTTCATCCACAAGATGCCGAACTACGGTTTGGTACTGTGGTCGCAAGAGACCCTGCAAGGCTTCGCGTCTGCGCTATCGAACATTCACGTTCGCCGCCTGATGAACAGCCTGATGGCCCAGTTGAAGATCGCTGCCCTCGCGGGTGTGTTCGAGCAAAACGATGCCACGCTGCGCCTGCAGCTCTCTGGTATCGCCGAAGACATTCTGGGTCCAGTCAAGCGTGGCCGTGGTCTGTATGGCTACGAGATCATCTGCGACTCCAGCAACAACCCGCCCGAGCTGGAAGCGTCCGGTGATTGTGTCCTCGACGTTTACGTCGATCCGATGATGATTGCCAAGCGTATCCACCTGAACGCAATCGTGCCGCGCACCGGTCAGATTCAGTACGCCATCAGCGTCAACGACCGTACGCAGTAATCCACACTTCTGAGGTGATCTATGCCCAAGCCGTCTCTTGACGAGGTGTTGAACGTCGGCGACCCGATGCTCAACGACAACTTCGACCTGGTATTCACGCGAGTGCCTGGCGGCGGTGACAACCGTACGCTGCGCGTGCAATGTAAGTCCGGCGTAAAACCCGGTATGTCGGTGCAACAAGCTGAAATGGAGCTGTTCGGTCACAAGACTGTCCACGCTGCCCGCAAGACCTTCAGCAACTCCATGAGCATTTCCTTCCACGAATCCTACGACGGTGTCATCAACACCACGCTGGAAGACTGGAGCGAAATGTGCCGGGAGACCGACACGCAGTCCGGCAACTTCAAGCGCGACTACGCCACGAACGCCGTCATGACCATCTACGACCAGACTGGTGCTGAGGCTCTGAACTACACCATCTACAACATCTGGCCGACAGAAGTTCCTGACGCTCAGTTCGATGGTTCGGGTGGTACCGCGATGACAGTCGATGCGACCTTCGCCTACGACTACTACAAGCGCACCTGATGAAATGGGCCCTAGCTCGGTAACGGGCTCAGGGCCTTTTTCCTTTCTGCGGGGTGCAGCATGCCCATTTACGACATCGAAGAATTTGTACAACGGCGGTCCGGAGACAGACAGCCGATCCACGACTGGAAGTGGCACTGCATCAGCTTGCCCTTTGGCATGGACACTGACTACTGCGAGTCAGTTAGCCTGCCGTTCCCGTCGTTCAACATCAAGCCCTTGTTCGGCGCTGGTACGTTCACCTACTACCCAGGCTTCGAGGAGATTCAGGCATTCGATTGCCAGTTCCACGAAGACGAAGCGCTGCGCACAATGAAGTGGCTGACATCGTGGAAGGAACGCATCCGCGATCCTGAAACTGGTGCCTTCTACCTGCCTACCAACTACAAGCACGACCTCGTGTTTCAGTTGTTGAGCAACAACAACTCGCCCATTCTAACGGCGACGTGCAAGAACTGCTGGCCCAGCACAAAGGGCAACTGGGATTTGAACTACACCTCGACCAATGGACTGATCAAGGTGCACCAAAACTTCTCGTGTGATGGAATCAAGCTCACGGCCTAAAGGAATCCAGAAATGATCTTCGACGAAACGAATCTCCCGTCCGTAACTCGCCCATATCCTGTCAAGCAGATCGACCTGCGCGAGTTTCGCCCCAAGCAATTGGCACTGATGTCCAAGTCAGTCATGCTCGACGACTACCAGCCGGCCATCGATGCGATGGGTCAGTGTATGTCCAACCTGGACGTCAACCAATTGACCACTGGCGACTTCTTCTACCTGCTGGCTTGGCAGCGCATTCACAGCCTCAAGCGCAATCCCGTCTTCACGAATTGGGAGTGCCCTGGGGCGGTGTTCGTTGTGCGAGGTACTGATGAGGTACTGACGCCACGTAGCCTGCAAGTCATGGTCGAAAACTGGGAGAGTGCTGACGAGGAAGCGCGTAAGGAACTGCGCGACCCAGACAAGATCATTCTCGACGGCGATCAGTGCAACCACCAGAACTACACCGAAGTCAAGATGAGCGACTTCTCCTACGTCAAGCTGGATGCTGACGTTGTTCTGGACCCACGCCTCGACTTCCCTCGCTGTGCCACGCTCGCCGAGTTCGTCAAGCTCCAGCGCGACCCAGACGTGGGTATGCTGGCAGAAGCTGCGCAGTGGATCAAGCACCCAGGTACCCTGCAAGAGCGCATTCAAATGCTCCTGGACTCGGAAGATACCGAGCTGCTGGAGCTGGCGTGTGAAGCAAACCGTGACATCAAGCACGGCATCCTGCGCACCTTTAACAAAGAGTGCGCCGCGTGCGGACATAAGCATCCGCTGACCTTCACCATTGACCCGCGAGCGTTCTTCCTATGACGATGCAGCCTCCCGCGTTGGACGTGCGTTTCGTCAACATCGGAGACTTGCCTACAGGATTCACGCCGTACGGATTCAAGGAGCTATACGTCCGCGAGTTCACGCTCGCCGAGTTGAAGCTCCTGTACATTGGTATGCACAGTCGGACCAAGCCAATCGAGCATATAGTCCGTGCCGTGCAGCACTGCTGTACAGTCCCAGTTGGAGAACTGACCGACGGCGACTTCGAGTTTCTGCTGGCATGGTTGCGGATGCACAGCTATCCAAAAGCTCCCCTGCAGGTCAATTGGAAGTGCATGAAGGAGAACCTTGTCTACAAGAAAGGGCGCGACTTCTGGCGTGGACCAAAGCTAAGCCCGAGAGACATGGCTCTCAAAGGCATCGAGCTTGAGGTGTGCCAAACGAACAACGTGGAGACGGTGCAGGCGTATCGCACGAAGATTGTCAGTCTGGATGATGACGACCTGTATCTGCCATACGACGACATCGACTTTCCGCGTGTCGCCACAATGTCTGACTTCCACATGCACGTTGAAGAAAACCCGCACGACCGCCACATGGCTGAGTGCGCGCGTTGGGTAAAGAAAGGTTCGACGTTCCGTGCCAAGATGGTGTATCTGCTGAACATGCGGGATAACGACCTGTATGAGCGCATCCAAGAATGCAGAAAGCGCTACCATCATGGTGTGATCGAGGTTATGAACCTGCGCTGCCGTGTTTGCGACCATCGCTGGGAGCACCAAACAGCACCGCACATCCTTTCGTTCTTCGCCGACAACACGGAAGAGGACATCTTCAAAATCCAATACAACCTGCTGTCAGAGTTCGGTATGCCGTTCGACATGAACATGCCTGCCAAGCTCTTCCTGTTCAACTACAGCAGCCTTGCCAAGGACAGACGTGACGCCGCTGAGCGGAAGAACGGCTTCAAGCCCTTGGCATAAAGGAAGGCATCATGGCGTCCGCACTTGAGAAAATGAAAGGCGTGCAGGAGAAGTTCCAGCAGTCGTCTGACCTGATGCAGGATATGTCCTACGATCAGAAAGACGTTGTTGACGTTCGCAACGCATCCAGCAAAGGTAAGCGTGGCGCCGTCTTTGGTTCGTACTCTAAGCGCCAAGAGCATACGGTCAAAGCATCGAATCAGGCTACACAGGCGCTCAAGACGCAACAGCGTGCAGCGCTCACCGGTGATAAGCAACTGGATGCTGCCAACCAACAGACCAAGCTGATGCACCAACAGGCAGGTCTGGCCAAGCAGCAAGCAATGACGATGCGCCAGGTCCATCAGACCATGGAGCAAATCCTGCAGTTGCTGACCAAGGAGCAGAACAAGCTCAGCCCGAACTACCAGCAGTTTGCCAAAGGTGAAGCCAACGATCCGTACTTCGGCACTCCTGAAGACGGCATGATCGACAAGATGGGCAGCATCCTTGGTGATCTGTTCGGTGGCCTCGGTGGTGGTCTAGGTGACTTGCTCGGCGGTCGTGGAAATCGCCGCGGTGGGCGCGGAGGTCGCAGCGGCCGTGGGGGTCGCAGTGGTAGGACTGGCCGCAGTGGTCGCGCTGGTTCCCCAGGTATGTGGGACAAGATCAAAGCTCGCATCGGAGGCGGTGGTGCTGGTTCGCGCATCAAACTGCCTCGCGGAGGTAAAGCCGCAGCCATCGCAGCGCTGCTCGGCGGTGTAGCGTATGGCGGTAGCGAACTTTGGGACTGGATCACTGGAGACGAGGAAGAAGGCTCCGATATAGACCCGAAGCGCCAAGCCATGAATGGCGGTGCCCACATGTTGGGTGCCATGGGCGGTATGGGTAGCAATGTTCCGTGGCAGCACTACGCGAACCAGATGTACAACCCGTACTCGGGTGGCGCGTACATGCCCACTGGTTGGACCTCTCAGTCCTCTCAGGGCAGTGTGTTCCCGACCCCCGCAGGCAAGCAGAACGACTACGGATACAACCCTGTACTGTCTGGTACGGTCAACTACTCCGGTCTCGGCAGCATCAGTGCTTCCGAAGAGTCAGGTAACAAAGGCGTGTTCACTGTCTCGTCCGGCAAGGGCGATCATGGTGGCGTGTCTTATGGCAAGCACCAGCTGGCTTCGCGTAACGGCAGTATGTCGCGCTTCCTGAACTCCCAAGAAGGGCAGAAGTATGCAGCCGAGTTTGCAGGCATGCAGCCGGGTAGTGCCCAGTTCACGCAGAAGTACCGTGAAATCGCACAGCGCGACGCAGCCGGCTTTGAGAAGGCGCAGGGCGACTACATTGCCCGTACGCACTATCAGCCGCAGCTGGAGAAGGTTAGCCGTTCGACCGGTGTCGATATGTCCACGCGCGGCAAGGCTGTGCAGGAAATGCTGTACTCGACAGGCGTGCAGTATGGCGGTAGCACCTCGATTATCGCCAACGCTTTGAAAGGGAAAAACGTCGCTGGAATGAGCGATGCTGACCTGATCATCGCCGTGCAGGACTACAAGCGCGCAACAGTCGGTCAGTATTTCCGATCCTCGGCACCTAACGTACAGCAGTCGATTGCTAACCGCACAGCTCGGGAGAAGGCGAAGCTGCTGGCGTTGAACACGCAAGAGCTGCAAGCCAAAGCGAATGGTGAGGATGAGAAGAAACAGGAAGCGCTGACTGGCGCTGAGGGTGTGACAGGCACGCAAGCTGCGGCTGCTAGTCATCCTTCTACTACGACACCGCAAGTGCCGGCGATGCTCGCCCCGATGAAGCCTGCAGGTGAAGTAACAAGCACCACACCCACTGTCCCACCGCTACTCGCTCCGATGAAATCGGATGAGACGACTGCCGAAGCAGGCGCCCTTCCGGATGACGGGGTAGGTGGCCCAGGCGACTTCATGACTCGGACGCGGACACCTCCGAAGATTGATCTGGAGGCTCCGCGCGTTACGCCAACGCCTGCTTCGTCCGCGGCTGCTCCTGTTTTAGAAGCTGCTGAGAAGGGCGCAGGCAAGGGCTTGCTTAAAGGCACAGCTAGGACCGTCGGTAAGGCAATCCCATACGTTGGGCCTGCTATCACCGCAGCAGAAGGCGCTTCTATCCTGATGGACGAAGAGGCCACCCGTGCCGAGAAAGAGCGCGCTGGCAGTGAGCTTGCTGGTGGCACAGCCGGTATGATTGTTGGTGCTAAGGCGGGTGCCGCAGGCGGTGCTGCCCTTGGTGCCGGCATTGGCTCCTTCTTCTTCGGAGTGGGTGCTGTCCCGGGTGCGGCTATCGGCGGATTCATCGGAGGTCTTGGTGGTGGCGCCCTCGGGTACTGGGGAGGTTCCGAAGCCGGTGGTGCAATCTATGATGCAGCCGCGGGTACCCCGGAAGAGCAGGCAGCAGCGGAAGCAGCCAAAGCAAACGCTCCAGTGTCCGGTGCATCCGTTGTACCTACAACGCCTCTAGTTTTCCCAATGGCGGCGAACGACTCTGGACAAACAGCCACGCAAGCTGCTGCGTCGATCAAGCCAGTGACGGCTACTGTGCAGTCCGACAAGCCACTTACGCCAGACCAGATCAGCAACACAGTCGCAACTGCGGTGAACCAGGCAACAGGTAAGACGACTCAGGCAACCGACACAGGTGTCAACGTCGCCGATGCAACGACACAAGCTGCTCAGATCGCTGCGGATGCTGCTAAGCCAATCGTGGCGGATGCAAACCAAGCAATGTCTACGACGGCTGCCGCGCTTGCGACTACGGCAGCGGCCACGAGTGCTGTGTCTTCTGCAATGCCTGCTGTACCCAATGTGACGAATCTGGCAGCACAAACGACGCAGACCGGCAGCGGTATGTTGTCCAAGGTTGCTGGTGCAGTTGCAGGCGTTGCGAGCGGTATTGCAGGTATGGGATTGCCTGAAGGCTGGGCGTCCGAGATTGCTTCCGGGTATGCTGGTGCGCAGGCGCAAATCGACTCTGCGATGTCTGGTAACGGTAAGGGTATCAATTCGACGCCTCCAGTGCCGTTTGCCAACTACCAGTCTCCGTTGTCTTCGCAGACTACATCGGACGTGGCTACCGCACCAGTTGCAAACCCTGCGGACAAGCCCCAGCTGCCGTCGTCACAAGCCAACTCTCCAGTTGTTACGGCGCCTGCGTCGTCACAGAATGTCCCATTGAACAGCCCAGCCAACCCTGGGTTCTACACAGGGTCAGATGTTTCGCCGCAGGCGAGTGCGCTTTCCGCACCTGTGCCCGCTGGTGCTGTTTCGACAGCCGCAGCAGCAACGCCTAGTCCTGTGACCTCTGTCGGTGGTAGCGCTGAGCCCGTTGAGCGCACTCCGTACGAGCCGGTGAAGACGGTCATGGCGCTTGAGCCTAAACAACAAAATACCATGATGCCTGATCGCTTTAAGCCTGCAGGTGAGCGTATCTCCGCGCGCGGCGTATCTGAGGGTAACTCGATTCGTCAGACGCTGGACGACGCACCTGCGGTCATTAGCGATTCTGGTCTGGTACTTCTCCAGACGGGGTATATCTGATGGCAGAAATTGGAAGTATGCACTCGCCTACGTTGCTCTTTGCGGAAAACCCCGCAGGTCGCGTAGGTGCAGTCAAACCCAACGTCCCACCGATCTATCGGGCAGAGCTAATCGTGCAACGTGATGGTGCGGAGTTTCTCCGCATCGACACTCCCTTGCCTGAGAACTACATGCTCTCGCTTGCAACGTCGTGGGATAACCCGTTCAACCAACCTCTGTCCAACTTCGCTACAGGTGCAGGTGGTCTTCCGGGTAAAGCTGCTGACATTGCGTCTACGGGCGTAACTGCGGCAACCGGCTTCACCACTCTGAACAAGTGGCTGTCGGGCGGCGTGTGGACTGGCGGCTCGATGATGAAGCTGGACATCCCATTCGTCATTCAGGCGTATGAGAATCCGCGCGAAGAGGTCGTCAAGAAGATGCGTGACCTGATGAAGCTGGTTGCGCCTAGTGAATACGCTGGGCAATTCCTGCGAGCGCCCGGTCCGTACATGCGTGCCCCGAATTCGGGTGGCGTAGCTGGCGATATGATTACGGTAAACATCGGCCAGTTCTTCACGATGTCACCGTGCATTATCGACAACGTGACGGAGACGTTCGATACCCAGTTCGACCGAGAAGGTAATCCGATCGGCGTGACCATCAACGTCTCGGTGATCAGCTTCTTCACCACAACGCAGGAGGACTTGGATCGATTCTTCGCTCCTTCTCTTGGTGGTGGCGCTGGTGCTGGTGGAGGTGCTTAATGGCTGACATCACACGCGCCCGAACCTTTGCTGTCATCGATGAGTTTGGCGTGGACCCGTTGCGCGACAAGTCTTTCGAGGCTATTCGTGGCGTAACTTCGTTCCAGTATTACACGGTCAAGGCTGGTGAGCAGTTCAACTTGCCTTTGATCGCGTACAACGCCTACCTCAACGAGGAATACTGGCGAGTCATCCAGATTTACAACGACATCGCCGACATGTTCGCTGTCAAGGAAGGCATGCGACTAAAGATTCCGAACCTCGCCCTGGTTGTTTCGGCCCTCAACGGAATTCTTTCCGAACAGCCCACAGGCAATCGCATAGTGAGCATCTGACATGGAAGCGACATTGGATGTGCAGAACATCGCGTACTGCACGCTAGATATTGAGGGATCGAGAGTCCCTCCGACGATGAACTTCGTGGACACCATCTTCATCCAAGACGGGTTCGCTATCCCGATTCCGGTGCTGCAAATGATCCTGAACGATCAGCGCGGCACCCTGTCCGAGGATATGAACCTGCAGGATGGTACGCTGGTTACGATCAAGCTCGCCAAGACCCGTGAGAAGACGGTGACCCGCAAGTTCAGGGTGTTCTCCTTCAAGAAAGAGACGACGGCAGCAGGTCCAAAGCTCGTGGTGACGTGCATTCTCGACGCACCCAAGTGGACAGCAGGTGTGTTCACCGAATCGTTCCGCGGCACCAGCAGCTCTGTCATGGGGCAGCTCGCCGCTCGCGCCGGGTTGAAGTACGACGGACCTACGTCCACGGATGACGTGATGACGTGGTTGAACGTCAACAAAACTCGCAGCGCGTTCAGCGAAGACGTGGCGATGCGCGGCTATGGCAGCAACCAGACGTGCATGGCGCGCTTGGTCACCATGGACTACGAGTTGAAGTACAAGGATTTGTTCGACGTGCTCAAGAAAGAGCCGAAGTGGAGCATGTTGCAGAACACGTCCGAAGAGGCAGCGAAAGCTACTCCGGTCGTGATCCGCGAAACTCAGGATGCGTCGTCCGCGGGCTTCGGCACGCACATGATGAACTACGGTCAGAAGCAGTACGAGCACAGCTTGAATAACAGCGGCCAGTTGAACACCCTGACACTGGACGCTCCTCTGCTGGGTTCGGCGCTTCCTGTGAACGAGGACGTGCGCGGCCAAGTCGCAGAACGTGGCGCCAAGGTCAACTACACTGGCTTCGACACAGGCACTGAACCTGCGCCTGCATCCAACTTGCACCAGTATTACGAGAAGGCGTTGTACCAGAACGCTCGGTATCTGGCGCTGTTCAGCGAGCGCATCAACCTGCTGTCCGATGAGTACACGGAAGTCACCACGTTCGACTGCTGCGAGTATCAACACGCTGACCAAGACAACCAAGAGTTCAAGCCTTCCAAGGCGCTCGGTGGCAAATGGTTGATTGGCGGCAAGACCATGTGGATCAAAGCTGGTCACAAGTACAGCGAAATCTACTACCTGTACCGTCCCGCTGTCATGGAGACAGGCGAAAGCAGTGCAGCAGGTGCTGAGAAATCGAGCAGCCAGCAGAACGCTAAGGCAAACAACGGCCCGATCAACCTCGCCGAAGAGCAGGTGGCACAGGCTGAGACAACCGTGGCTACGCCGCCTGCTGTATCGACGGCAACGCCCAAGGCCGTGCCTGCTGCGCAGGGCGCATCGAACACGCTCAACGCTCTCAAGGAATTCGGGAACAAGAACCCGATTGTCCCTGTGAACCCGATCGACCGCTCTGGTGTTCCGAGCAATCTGTTCGCAACACAGGACAAGCTGCGCAACTCGGTTGCCCAGTTCGCACAGTCGCAAGGCCCGTTGCGCAACCAACTGGTAAACAGCAACGGCACTGGCACACTCGACGGGTACATGACGCTCAAGAAGTACGCGGCCGACTTCATCAAGGGTATCGCAGGTAACCAGAACGATCCGGTTGCAATTGCTCGCCAGATTGAGCGTTACCGCAACAACCCAGAGTACCTGAAGAACACCGCGATCAACCGAGTGACGAACATCGGCAGCGACATCACTGGCGTGCGTATGCACAACATTGTGTCAGCCGCATCTGGACGTAGGGTGAATGCAGGTGCCATTGTAGGCGACGTGCTGAATGGTGGTCTTTGGGCCGATGACCTGCGTGCTGCCGGCATCAGTCCGAGCACTGTCACCGTCCCGCTGCCCATACAGCTGGAAGTGATCGAGAACCCGCTGCTTAAAGCTGGCGGCTCGTTCTTGTACAGTGCAACCGGTATGGGTTACGACGGACGCAACATCCTGATCCATCCGTATCAGACCGCACGCAATATCGAACGCTGGTCGCGTGAAACCGATCCAGCCAAACTCTTGGTAGAACAAGGAGCCCGCGCATACATCAACACCTTCGGACATGTATCTCCCACAGAAGCAGCTACACAAGTCTCGGACTTGGGTAAGCTGGCGGCAGAAGTAGGCCTGATGTACGGACGCAACGAACTGCTCGTTGACTCTGGACTGACGGACCGCGCCCAAGCCGACCTCGCTCGGGACATTGCCTTCACGTTTGGCGACCCGACCATCACACCTGTTGTTGATTCGGTCGAACGCATCGTTGACTACGGCGAGTATCACGACGTAACTACCTCTAAGGACTTGGTCACATGGGCCACCTATTATTCAATGGGTGCTAAGCTCGCAACTGCTGTGGATAAGTGGAACTTCCCGTTCCAGTTCCCGGGTGAGCCAATAGCAGCAGGTGACGTGACAAACGGGAACGCCACAGAGTTCAACGAGAGTACACAAAAATGGATGCAAAGCTGATAACAAGGGACTACTTGCTTGGTCTCATCGAGAACACAACCTTCCAGTACCGTGGCACCACCACGGTCTGCACACTGACCGTTGGAGGCTTTCCGGTGGTCGGTGAAAGCCATTGCGTCTTCCGTGAGAAATACACGAAGTCCATCGGCGAGAAGGTTAGCTACGAAAATGCGCTGGAACAACTTCGGAAGTATGAGCTGTACTGTGCCAATAAGAAGGCAGTCAGCGAAACTGTGAAGAACTGACAAATGGGGAAATCGAACATGGCGGTACGTATGGACGTAAGCAGTAATACTGTCCAGGTTGAGCTACGGTTCAACCAGAAGCACCACGAAGATGCGGCAGATATTCTTGTCAGGGCTTTCCGTACTCACGGGCAGCGACAAGCGTTGAAGAACGAGTGTGGACGTGTCAGACTCAGGCACGTGGAAATGTCCAAGGACAAGTTTGACGAACTGGTCTCGCTGCATCATGCGTTTCCAGCCTTTCGTCTCAGTCGTTACCGGGCGCTGCGCTGGCGTGGTATGCTCGGTTCCGTATGTGGTGTCACCGTGTTCGAGAACAACGAACTTGGCAACAATCTGCGCTTCCAGTACATGGACGTACTGGCCTGTGAAGATTCGTCATTGATCGACCCAATGTATATCAGCCACCCAAAGGCGGTGATCGGCCCATTCGTCGACCGCTGACCTAATCATTCGTAAAGGAATAACATGAGCATCAAACCCGACAAGTGGATCGCTCGCAAGAGCATCCACCCGACCCGTCAACTGTTCTTCCAGAACAACCGAAACTTCGGCGAAGGTAATCTGGCAGAGCCAATCGAGTCGATGATTTCCAGCCAGTGGCAGCGTGACTGGCGCCCGATGATCGAACCCTTTCAAGAGTCGCAAGTGCGCAACATCGACGGTCAGCACGTTATCTCGTACGGCAACTCGTCGTATGGTTATGACGTGCGTGCTGCCGATGAGTGGGAAGTCTTCACCAACATCAACAGCGCAGTGGTTGATCCGAAGAACTTCGATCCCAAGTGCCTGCAGCCGGTTAAGGCTGACAGCATCCTGATTCCGCCGAACAGCTTCGCTCTGGCACGCACGGTCGAATACTTCCGCATTCCGCGCAACGTCCTCGTGGTGTGTTTGGGTAAGAGCACCTACGCGCGCTGTGGTATCATCGTCAACGTGACGCCGCTGGAACCTGAGTGGGAAGGTCATGTGACTCTGGAGTTCAGCAACACTACCAACCTGCCGGCGCGTGTGTACGCGAACGAAGGTGTGGCGCAGATGCTGTTTTTCGAGAGTGACGAGGACTGCGAAATCTCGTACAAGGATCGCGGCGGTAAATACCAGGGCCAGACGGGTGTGACCCGTCCGAAAGCGTGACGCCATGAAAGTCATTGACTACTGCGTCGTTCACGGCATAACCATTGCTGACCTGAATCGAGAAATGCGTGAGCACCTAGCTGCTGGTTGGCAACCTATTGGTCACGCCCAGCCAAGAAGCGGCGACGGCTGGCATCAGACCGCGGTGAAATACGCGCCTGCTGAGGAGCAAGATGAGCCGATCGTTCTGGAGCTTGATCATGCCCAGGCGCTTGCTAGCCTGCTTGAGCCGGATGCTTTGGTGATGATGCGCTTGGAAGATGTCGAGGTGAAAAGTGCCCTGCACGCAATTCGCCACATGTTGGTCAAATCCAATCGACTCGTCGGGTGACCTATGGAAATCTCCTACGCTCACAAACTTCTGGATGCAGCGTACACCAAGCTGGATGCGCTGATCGATGAACGGGCGCGTTTGACACATGAAGGCGTGCGTGGTCCGCGTGGTCAGGCTTACTACCAATCGCTTTCCTCCGTACTGCACGAACTGCGCTCTGTTCGCAATCAGATAAACATCGTCACCTTGCAGATCGCAAATCTGCGGGAATGCAAACACCCGGCCCCGTCGGAAGACCCCGGCCGAGAGATTGTTGCGATTGCGAACGAACTCGGCATTCTCGCCCAGATAGACATTGACCAGCAAGACCCGGCTCTTATCGCTATCCTGGGGCGCGTCGAAACGGTCCATCAGCAGTTCGTTGAGTTGCAGTTTGAAGGGCGCCGAGCGTACGGCATTACCGTGTGCGCAAACCCAGCGCCGATTCGGCCAGCAACACTCAACCAAGCAATCGATCTGCTGGAACGGCTCGTCCAGAAGTTGTGCAAGGCACGCCTAGACATCGAACTGATCCGTCGCGGCGAGTTGCCTGAAATGCCGAGTTGGTTGGAAGTCCACATGCACTAGCACCATAGAGTGAAGTGTAAATCGTAAGAAACTCTCATGAGGTAATCGAAATGCGTAACCAAGACAAGAAGCAAGGTAAAGCCGCCAGCAAGTCCGCTACCGTAAAGGCGGGTCCGAAGAAAACCGCTCCTGTGCGTGAGGCGTATGCGCGAGAAGTTCCGAAAGAACACCAGTTCACGGACTCTCCGTTCGCCGAAGAAATCACGATGCACACCGGCATCCGCATGTTCTCCGTGTCCGTCCTGTACACTCTGATCGCGGACAGCGACAACCCGCTTATGGACTGCGTCCGTGAGCAGGTGCAGACCAACGAGCATATGGTCCAGCTCGGCATTGCTGGTCCTGGCGACATCAACGCCCACGCGGCGGACGTGTACCCAACGCTCTCGGCGTACCGTAGCCGCTTTGCTGAAACGGCACGCTCCGGTGACAGTCGCCACGAAGTCAAGACCATCAGCGACCCTATCGCTGACTACTACGGCATCCTGGCGGCCGAGCGCCTGATTCGTGAAACCAATGGCCAGGCCCGCATTCTCGCCGTCGATGTCGAAGAACACATGCTCCCGACGATCTTCCTGAATGCCGTAGCCGGCTGACATTCACTCCAGAGGTAAACCATGGAAATCAACAACCACACTGGCATCGTGCAGCAAGTCATCGATGCCATCAACGCGGCGTACCTCGAAGGCCCACTGTCCACGGTGAGCTCCATCGTTCTGACCCGCGCCGAAATGGACGAGTTCATCGCCAAGCATCCGTTCAAGGGCGGTGTCGGTAAGTTCTACGGCGATGCTGACGTGCCTGCGCTGATGCACATTCAGAACGACGCCAACGAGAAGATCACCTCGTTCTTTCTCCAGGGTGTGCAAGTCCTCTGCGCACCGACGACCACAGCGTAAGAAAATGGGAGCCTTCGGGTTCCCATTTTCGTTTCTGCGGAACTGTAAACGAGTATCGCTGTTCAACCCAACATGGAAGCCAATCGAATGAAGCACCCACAACACATTCTGGCCGTTGAGGCCTTCCCGTTCATCAAGCAGCTCGGTCTGCGTAACGGGTTCAACTCCGTATTCGAGGATGATTTCCTCGCAGCGACTCGTACCCACCTGATCAGCGGCCTGCGCGACGTACTCGACAACCGCAAGACCGGCCGCGAAGAAATCATCGGCCTGATCGACCACATCGCCAACATGCACGGCATCGAGCTTGACTACAAGCGCGTCCCGCCGATCAACTACCTGGGCGACCGTACCAAGCTGCAACTGCTTCCGTATCGCGTTCTTCGCACCATCATCGAAGGCACGTACTACTACTTCATGTACCAGCGCGGCAAGGGTGTCGGTGAATCGCGCCTCGCAGGTAACGACAGTGTCGGCTACGGCGGCCACGTCGATCATGCCGACTTCATGTCCGTGGGTGACCTGCAGTTGGTCGCCAAAGAGAACGGTGCAGATTTCGGCGACATCACCGAAGAAGCGTACAGCACCGTGGATGTCGTCGCAACCCTGAGCATCAGCGCCGGTCGTGAGTTCGATCAGGAAGTTCTGCTGCTGGACAGCAACGGCGTGGAACTCACCGAGCGCCCGAAGCTGGAGCCGAAGTTCAAGGGCCTGATCTGGGACCAGAGCGACGATGTCGGCCATCTGCACCTGGGCATCGTGAGCGTCATCGACATCCCGTCCGGCATCACTGCCGTGCCGCGTGAAGCACAACTGCTCGCACGTCCACTGGCTACCGCACGTCAGATTCTCGACAACCCGAAGATCGAGAACTGGACCCGTATCGTTGCACAGGCAATGATCGACGCCGAGTAATCGGTTGGCAACACCACACGCACTAGGCACAGTCTGGTGCGTGTATCCAAGCATCCGCAATCGCAAAAGCGAAGGAGCTACATATGCAAATCATCACGGCCGCAAAAGAGCGGTATTCGATCACAGTCAACGGCTGGATCATCGGGCACAAGAAGGACAGCGCTAACGAGTACGCTGATCCGAATTACGTGCGCTCTACCTTGTTTGTAATCGGCACGTTGGCATCAACCGCACGTGCGTTCGTGTCTGAGCACTTGCGCTCTCAATGGGAAATCTCGAACATTGTCTGCTTGGGCGTAGATCACGTCCCAGACCAAGACCTCGCCCCTGTTAAGGGCATGGTGATTCTTACGCCGGAACTCGGTTTTGCGAATGACCGTACCCGCCGTAACGTGATTGAGACCCTCAACACACTCGCCAACGCTTCAAAGCATGAGCACGACCTGACGGTACTGCTGCCTGCCACGGTCGGCTACTACGAACTCATGGAGGACATGATCGCCTACATGGGACGCAACAACGGGGAGTTTTTTGTCCAAGTGCCTGGTGCAGAGTCCCACGAAAAGGCCTCGGACGACGACCGCTCCGTATTCACATTCGACGACTACGTTAAGCTCCGCGCCGCAAATGTCGCAGTCGAGCAATTCATCTGCACTGACGGCCCTGTCGGTTCCGGATGCCGTGTTCACATGCACGAAAGCCTGTCAGTGCTCGACGGCAGCCTGCTGTTCAAACTGGCAACTGGTTTGCGTAGCACTGGCTTGAATGTGCTGCTGCACTTCGATGTGTGGCGCAACATCTACAACTACCTGGAAGGGGACGCCCGGCGGATCGCGTACTTCGACAGCAAGCCGTGTGAGCAGAAGGCCGTGGAGATTAGACAATGAAGGCCTTGTATGTGCTCGCCCACTTCCTGGAGTATGCTAAAAAGAAAGACTGGCGCGGTGCTCCTAAGTGGAAGCTCTGGATGGCCGACGCCATAGCCTGGTCATTCTTGCTGTTCCTGCTGATGGTATTCGTCGTGATTCCACTTATTGCGGACCTCAACACGCTCAGCGAGAGTAAGGCATGTGCGGAGAAGTACGGCGTGAAGTGCGAACAACGCTGGGTTCCAGTATCTGACTGACGCAAGAGGCGGCCTTAGGGTCGCCTTTTCGCTTTCTGTAAACTACAGTCAGAGGTGAACTATGAACATCTTTGCGACGCATCATAACCCGATTGTTTGCGCTCGCCAGCATTGCGATGTCCATGTCATCAAGATGATCGTGGAAACGGCACAGTTACTCTCGACCACGCACGTTGTTGTCACCGGCCAACAAGTGGCTTACCGAAAGACACATGAGCATCATCCGTGTGCGGTCTGGTTACGGCAATCTCGATACAACTACGAATGGACCGTCCGACTATTAGACGCGCTGCTGGACGAGTACACCTTCCGCTTCAACAAAATCCACGCAACTACTGTACACGCCGAAGCACTGCGCGCGATCCCTGACCTGCCTAACGTCGGTATGACAGCTTTCGCACAGGCAATGCCGGAAGAGTTCCGCAGCAACAAACCACATCTAGCGTATCGACGATACCTCAGGGCGAAGCTCGCTTCATGGCAGAAGCGCCCTAAGCCTATGCGTACCTGCTTCACCCGCCGCGAAGTGCCTGAGTTCTTGTTCGGCATTTCAACTCGCAACTATCCAGCCATTCACCTTGGAGTTCGATATGAACCTGACGGCAGTACAAACAACCATGGCGCATCCATTGCGCTCCACGCAGGTAGCGAAAAAGGTTCAGTTTACGCGCCTGTTGGAGCAACTGCGCATCACTTGGATTTGGCAATGGGTGCTGGAGAACAATCCAGGTGGGCGTAACCCGTATCACAGCAACACGCACATGCAGTACGTTGCCCTCTCCGCAGCGCAGCTCTACATGATGGAGAACATCCCTCGTGGTGGCTACGAGGAGACCGGATTGGCAGAGATTGTGGTTGCTGCGCTCTTGCATGACTACGGACACACCGCCGGCGAGGCGGACGACGAGAAGAACATCGAAATCGCCATCGAAACCGGCATCGGTGAAATGTACGAATCCCTGGAAAACCAGTTCGGTAAAGGCTTCACGGACCGAGTCATCCAGCACATTCGCTGCACGCAGTATCCCTTCGTGTATACGCCGCAGAACATGGAGCAGGCATGCTTGCGTGATGCGGACGCCATGCAGTCTTTCGAGCCTGACGGCGTGTCGATCATCATGGAAGGTCTGCGTACTGAAATGCAGGTCTCCATGGGTAAGCAGATCAGTCGCCGAGAAATGGCTGAGGGCCAGCTCAAGTTTTTGGACGGCATCGAGTTCTTCACCGACACCGCTAAGCAGCTTCACGAAGCGCTCCTGCCGTCGTTGAAAGAAGCGTTCTTGGCGTATGCCGAAACCGTGGAGCCAAAGCCAGTCGGCGACAACTTCGACGTGGTCTAATCAAGGAAACCCAGATGACTCTTTCTCACTCTACATTGGTTCTACCTTCATCGTTCGTTGGCTACGTTCGCGCTGACGTCCTGCGCCAAATCTCTGGCTTGTACGATGGCAAGGTTGAGCTGCGCGGTAGCGGTCCAGAGAACATGCACCATCTGCCTGTATCCGTCATGGATAATGGCGAAGAGGCACATGACAACAGCCAACGTATCGTCGTGTACAACATTCAGTACGACCGCCTAGCTGTGGACCCGGAAGACAAGTATTCGGCGGCTGGCGTACTCGCCTTCGCGTACCTGGAGAAGAACGGCCAGCGTCAAGCCACTCTGGCGCTGCGCTTCCGCGTGTTCCTCTACCAAGAACACAACCCAAACGCATACATCAAAGCACTGTGAGGTGATTATGGAACAGCTCGAACTTGACGGCATCAAAGACAAATTCCGCACGGGCTTGCTCACTGCGGTCAAGGGCACCAACATCGCCATGACGGTACACTGCGTATCGCGCATGGGCAACGTGTGCTGTATCTGGTTCGACAAGGACAACAAGCTCAACAAACGCGAGTTCCCGGCAGCCACTCTCGTAGGTGCTGGCGACCAGCTCGTTTTCGAGGGTGGTGTGTTCGTCTCGGCGCAACACAAGGTGCGCGGCGATGTCCCACTCTGATCTGCCGCTGCGCGAAGACTTGCGAAAGTTCGGCTACGCGCCCGGCGGCTACATGATCGTATGTCGAGTTGGGGATCATCCTGCCATCGACTGCGACAAGCGCGCATCTTGCTGCCTTGAGTGTGCCGAGAAACTTCTCGCAAAGGAGACCGAACATGATAGCGTCAATACTTCGCTGGAGAATCAAGCGCGGTAAGCGCAAGCTGGCTCACATAACCGCACGTTGCGCCGAACTCTCCGAGAAAGGTGACAACAAGACCATGTGGGAGCGCCTGTCTTACTGCAACCTGATCTGCAAGCAGGTCATGGTCAGAGAGAAGATCAAAGACCTGCAGTGCGAACTCGACTGGGAACTCGGCCGCTACTCCGTTGGTATCGTGGACAATTGGAAGCCTCGCCATGATCGTGGTAGACGATGACCGCTTCTTCACAGGCGTGGGTAGTCGAGATACACCGTATGTGATCCTCAGGCTCATGAGTCGCTTTTCTCGACTACAGCGTCGCAAGTGCAGGACAGGAGGTGCCCGCGGCGCTGACGAAGCCTTTGAGACCAACTGGGACCCTATGATCTACCTGCCGCACATGAAGTGGCGCGGCAAGGAAGGCTTCTGGCGCTGGAGCGATGCTGCCATAGACTTCGCAGATCGGTTGCTGAAAGAGGTGTTCCCGTACGACATCCAGACGCAGCAGACCCGCGAGTTCTTCCGTCGCAACTGCTGGCAAGTCCTTGGTGTGTGCGAGACGGAGTCCGATGTCGTTAAGAGCGACTACGTTGTATGCTGGACACCTGATGGTGCTGTGAGTATAGACGATTATCAGGTGGGTATCACAGGCGGCACTGGCATCGCCATCAACGTCGCAAGCATCTACAAGGTAAACGTACTCAACCTGCAGCGCAAAGACCACAGGGCAAAAGTGGTGCGCTGGTGTCAGAAAAAGGAAAACGAATATGGTCTCCACTACGACCACACCTCAGGCATGCACTTCTCGAAAGAGCACGGAGCACAAGTCCTTGCAGAAGACTTGTTCCAAGCAGCCTGACGAGGATGTCGAATACGGCATCTGGCTGTACAACCTGCGCAACTGTGCCGTCGGTAAGGTACGCAACATCGATGTCGTGCCTGATGCTGCCACGCGCTTTGCGTTCGACCTTGGCTTTGGTGCTCAGGAGTTCTTCGACTCGATGTTCGACACCAGCAGATTTCCCATAACCCTTTCGCACTGCGAGGTTTACTATGGATAGCAGCATCGAAAATCCTATACTGGAGAACTGGATGAAAGAGTGGCTCAAGCTCGGCCGGCCAGCTCCGAATCTGGATGAGTACCGAAGAGACATCGCCGTGTCTGAACCGCTTTTCAAGAAAGGCACGATGTCAGTCCTCGTTGAATCCAACGGACGTCAGCGCTTTGAAGTGCGCATGACCGGCGACCAGTTGCTCCAGCGTCGATTCCGCAAGCGCCGCATCGCCAAGAAGTACATGCGCCAGCAGCTCGACCGTATCAAAGTGACGGTGTTCAAGGGCTGCTTCCCCACTAGCGTCCGCGCTGCCGAAGGAGAACCCAGCGCGCACGATCTTCAATTCGAGTACACAGAATCGGTGGTGCTGGATGTCAAATTCGATTTCGAAGGGGCACTTGCTCTGGGGTGATAAAGTGGCGGTATCGCCAGAGCAGCAAGAAGTGCTGAAACAGATTCAGGTTCGACGCTTGTTGACCCGACTCAAGCGCGACCTTGCGGCTCACTTGAAGCGCAGGCAAGCGTCGAATGATCTGCGAGAACTGCGCAGGGTCACTGCTGCCTTCAAGGAGCACCTGAAAGTCCAAGGATACACCAACATCACCGGCGGCATCGTTGATCGGTTCCGTCTGGTGTTTCAAAAGCGAGGTGTCGTCGCCCACGTGCTGTATGATGATGGCACGCAGCATTCGACACTGCACGCCCGTAGCGCCAGACATGCCGCTCGCTTGGTTCGCAAGTTGACCAACAGCGGAATTGTAAACATCGACTATGACATGCAGCCCAAAGTTGCACTCAAGATCACGGTCGATGCGGAGAACATCAATGGCTGAGTTTATGTCTGTCCCGGGCTTCATCGTGTATAAGAACCGCGTACACGATGGTTCGCAAGGCCGAGAAGGTGATCTGACGCGCGACATCATCCAAGAAGTCGAAGACGAGGAAATTGCCAAGCGCATTGTCGCGGAAGAGTTGGCAAAAGACCCAACTGCCGACCCAAACTGGATTTACTACGAAGAAGGGACGATACTCGTATGAGCTTGCCGATTAGCATACGCGATGACGTTGGCGCCCCAGCGTTTGACTTGCGCACTCGTCTGGAGCAGACCACGGTCGAGAATGTGGTGATCGAGGCGATAGAGAATATCAAGGCTCAGGCAATATTCGAGCCGCATGACCTAGTGACACGTTGCTGCATGGAGGCCGCACTGCGCGATATGTTGTGTCATTTGCTGACCATGCGCGTGGTACACACGGTCACGGCGGCAGTGTTTACTGACTACTCGATTCGCAGTCTGCCCAAGGGTGCTGCGCGGGTTACGTTCACCGGTCGGCGCCTCATCGGCAGCGGCACTCTGACATACCAGAAAGACTTCCAGTTCGAAGGCGGCTTGCTTCCAGTGTGGGCTAAGCAGCAGATACGCGATGGCATTGGCATGGTATCGCTGTCACACTACGCCAAGCTCTACAGCTCCGACATTATCTTCCGCATGTTCTGAGGTGATCTATGGACGGCAATATCATCGAGTTGGACTCGAAGCGCGAGGCACTACTCAAAGCTGCTCGGGAAGCTGCACAGGAAGAGGAGTCTCAGCACGAGGAACCTCCGATGTCGATGTGTTGGCTCAACGGCACCTTCATCAACCACGCTGCGCTGCTGGAGATTATCGCCGAAGCCAAAAACTCCGAAGCACTGCCGGCACGTATTCAGATAGGCTGGCGAGTCGTGGTCATGCTCGATAGCGACCCGGAAGACGAACAGGCCGTTCGAGAAGTGAAGACCGTGGAAGGCATTGCCATAGGTGTACACTCCGGTGTAACACACGATTTCGATGTTGCGATCCCCGTGGCAGACAACGCAATCTACGTTATCGCCCGTGTCCCAGATAACTGCGTGTTTCCAATGATGAGGAACGCTGACAAATGATTGAAATTTTCTTCTACAGCCTGTTGTCTATTATCGTCATGTGCCTCGTCTACCAACGATACAAGGACAAGACGGAGTTTGCTCTGGGCATCGGCGTTGGTATCCTCACCGCATTCGTGGTTTACTTCGGCTCGCTGATGCTACAGGCGTCTTCGTTCGAGGTGTTGTCCGGTAGTGTTACTGGGAAGTCCTGGGCCTATGACCCAGAGGAAGAGTCGTACAGTTGCGGCACTGACGGCAAAGACACTTGCTACCGCGAGATACCACGCTGGCGCTGGGACGTCCACTCTGACACTGGCGCCCCTTACACTGAGTACACCTACGTCAAGACCTCGCCTGACATCTGGGATGCCGCCCAAAAAGGCCAACCGTTCGCTCGTAACAAGCTGTTCTTTAACTTCCAGTATGTCCACGACCAGAGCGTGCTGTTCGACAAGGACGCTCGTTACGCCGGCTGGTTGCCGCAGTACCCGTCGATCTACTACGGCTACCACATCAATCGCTGCATGAGCAACGTCGTAGACTGCGAAGAACTCGGCAGGCAGTTGCGAGTCGCACACCAGAAATGGGGACCTAAGTATCAAGTGAATGCCATGGTCGCCATTGTCCATGAGAAGGCAGCAGGCTTCGCAGATGCTCTGCGCAACGAGTGGACTGGAGGTAAGAAGAACGACACGGTGCTGGTGCTGTATGTGGACAAAGACCTTACGGTTAAGCGCGCCGATGTCTTCGGCAGAAGCACGTCCAACAAGCGCAACGCAGAGTACGCAGACTTCAACCTGATTTTGCGTGAGCAGGCTTCTCGCATCGGTGTGTTCAATGAGGAGCACATAGTCGCTGCGTTGGATTCGGCGCTGCCGTTCTTCGAGCGTGAAGACCTGTCGAAATACAACTTCATGGCAGACGCCTATCGTCCTCCACTGTGGACCGTTGCGTTGCACATACTCATCATCGGACTGGCGATGTTTGTCGCGGTCCGTGAATACCGCCGTCGCAATTACGGCCTTCGCCGTTACCGTTACTGATCAAAGGAATTTCCAGAATGAACAATCAAAAAGGCTCCGGCCTCGTCGTGTCTATGGTCCTCGGTGCGCTGACCGCACTGTTGCTGATCGTCTTCGTCTCCAAGTACAACGGTTACGTGAACATCGAGGAAGGCATCATTGCTTCCGACCGTTCGCGCCAAACCGTGCTGAACAACCTCAGCCAGAAGGTGAAAGAGGTGATCGGCATTCGCCAGCTCAGCGTGGATGACATCAAGCAGACCGTTACCGAGCAGATCAAGGCGCGTTCCGGCGATGGCGGCTACAAGGCTTACGTCCTGATGTTGAAAGAGCACAACGTCGCGCCCGATCCTGCCATCTACCAGAAGATCATCAACATCATCGACGTGGGCCGCAGCGGCTTCGAGAACGCCGAGAAGATGCTGATTGACCGCAAGCAGATCGCCTGCGTGCGCGCTCGCCAAGTACCGGACAAGTGGATTCTCGGCCTCATGGGTATGCCCACGCTGAACATCGGCTGTGCCGGCGGTCCGGACGATTATCCTGTCATCATGTCCGAGAGCGTGAAGACCACGTTCGAGACTGGCGTAGACGGAGGCTTGTACTGATGCTCTCCAAGTACGCAGACTTCACTCCGCGTGCCATCATCGCAGACAAGACTGCGGTCGAAGGCGGCTACGTCAACAACAAGAAGGACAGCGGCGGTGAGACCAACCATGGCATTACTGCTGCTCTCGCCAACGACTACCGTGACCAGCTAGTTGTGCAGTTCGGCTGGGACGGCACGATGCGCAACCTGAGCATCGATATGGCCTACTGGCTGTACGAGACCCACTTCTGGTCGCGCCTGTATGCTGACGATCTGATGAAGCGTCACGCGCTGTTTGCCGACAAGTTGTTCGACATGGCGATCAACATGGGCGTGACCACCGCCGGGTCGTATTTCCAGCAGGTGCTCAACGCCAACAACAATCAGGGTACGCTGTACGCCGACCTGAAAGTCGATGGCTGGATCGGAGACAAGACCCTCAAAGCGCTCGATGCTTACATCGCCAAGCGCGGTGCTGAAGGTGTCAACCGAATGCTCATCGCGCTACTTGCTGAGCAAGGCCATCACTACCTGCAGCTCGTCCAGAAGCGCCAGAAGGACGAGGAATTTTACTACGGCTGGAGCGGCCGTGTAAGCCGCGATGTCGGTATCTACGCCAACATTTTGGGGTTGAAGCCATGATGAACTGCGACGAGAATGGCATTCCACGAATCGGTAGTCCGTGGGTGCACAAAAAGAACAAGATCAGCTACACCGTGTATGACATCACGAACGCGGAAGCTGATCCGGGCCGTAACGAGGAATACCCGATCACGGTGAGCTATATCGGCATGAATGGCAAGAAGTGGAGCAAGTCGCTTGCCAATTTCTTGGACCGCATGGAGCCCAGTCCAGATGCGTGGGGCTTCGTGCCGATATTGCAGGTCCCGAGTGCGCTGTCCGCAGAAGCGTGGAAGCGCGCTTTCGCTCAAGGTGAAGATGCCGGCAACATGCACGAACGGGTAGCTGCACAGATCGTTGAACACGAAGACTTCCGTGCCTTGCTGTTCACGCATACGAACAGTAGTGCCGTTCTTTGCTGCGTTCCAACCGCGCGTGATCTGGAGCTGCTCAACTCCGGCGAGTACACTCCAGAAGAACTCTGGGGCGGTTCTCGTCCGACGTGTCCTGCGTGCATCAATGCCGATAAGCCTGCGAAAACCAAAACGCCTTGGGTGCCGTATCTGGTAGATCGTGCGGATGGTGTGGCTGGACATTACGCGATTGGTCGCTGGAATCCTGCAGGGTACCAAGAGGTGTGGAACCTCTGGAGGCATTGCTGGGGTTCTGCGAGTGAGGACGTGTTGACTTACGACGAGGCTATGGTCCTCATGAAGTCGATCACTGTGCAAGAGCGCACTCTGAAATCCAAAGGACCGTGGGAGACTCGGCGCGACAACTTGCGCGGCTGCACCAAGCACGTGGCGACTCTGGATACGCATCCTATTCAGAAGATCGTTGAAGTCCAAAGCGCATCCAGTTCGCAGATCGAGTTCCCGCCTCTCAAGATCAATGTCACGACCGACGCAACTCTCAAACCCAAGGTCGGTCTGTGGTACTGCATCAACGCGAACGACATATTCATCGATCAGGCGAGTGAGGCCATCCGCTCAATTCTGATGGAGGTCGGCGGTACTCTTGCAGGAGCTAAGACGGACAAAGCCCTGGATCGATTCAAATTCGACTGGAAGCAACCGCGTTCGGCAGCTTGGCGTGACACCGTCGCGCTGAATGGCATGAACTACGTCGGGCAGGTGCCTATGTGCGGCCCTGTTGTCTGGGGCAATCGAACAGTTCGCGGCGGTGTCCTTCCAGACTTGATCGTTGTTGTGTCGGTGCTGCGCGAAGTCAGCAAGTATGTCCGCGACTATAGCGACAAAGGCAGCCCGTTCGACCTCAGCTTCTGGTTCAGCCTGCAGCAGCGTGCGTCGGAAGTAATGCACCACTTCGTGACCCATCGAATGGTCACACCACCCGTCGAGCGGTTCTTCCAGGCGGATGCGCAGAACTGCGTGCTGCACCTGAAGTTCCCGATGTCCGCAATCAACGGAGCTCAGGATCGTTCGTTCGACGTTGGGGTTTTCATGGAGCGCGGCGATCTGCGGATTGACGTGGACGAAGCGATAGCCGAAGCCATCGACGAGGTGGTCTCGCTCGACTGGATTCTCATGGGATGAGGCTCATGATGAAGCTCAGCGCTTTGGCGTTAGCTCAAGCCATTGCCAACCCACAGCACGTCGCCGACGATCCGCACCAGCCCAGGAAAAGAAGTAAGGGCGAGAAGGCTCGTATGCGAAAGGAGCGAAGAACCAAATGAAACAGGAACGCTATCGCACCACTCTGTGCGGTCGTCGGGCTAGTCGCAGAATCACCTGGTACCATCCCAAGGGTTTGCACCAAGCGAATGGCCAGACGCTTGTGGATGTTTTCGTCGTGCTACACATCGATGAAGACGCCCAGCTCAAACTGGTCGCAGTGAGTTCGCAGCTTGGCATCGATAAGCGAGGTCGCCATGTGCTACCCAGCAATATCGTAGCGCCCAAGAATGCCTACCACAGTGATCCGCGAATTGGCATTGCGATCTACGCATGTGCCATGCCTGTGGGTAAACTCGAAGCAACAGGCATGGCTTTCGCAGAGTCCATGAACAAGTCGCTGCAACGTGGCGATATGTGCTTGCCAGGTTCGCCCGATCTGTCGCCCTCATCTGTTTCCGCCCCGTGGCGCGTCAACACCCTTCAGGAGGTATAATGACCCATCTCAATCTGAACGTCTCTGCCGACGTAGCGAAGTTGATTCTGGCTGATCGTCTGGCTGTCTTCCAGGGTCAGCAAATGGACGAAGTGCTGTACCGTGAAATGAGTGCGCACTTGAATGCCAACGTGCATCCGATGATCGGGCAGGGCTTCTCCGTCGCTGGGAATCCTCGATCTGGCGGTGTGAACGTCGAGTTCTTCACTGGCGGTAACCGCATGACAGTCGCCATCGATGGTAACGAAATCCGCGAGCGCGAAGAAGCCGTACGTGCGGAAATCGAGCTGCTGATTGATGCAGCCGCGCAACTGTCGAAAGATGCTGTCGATATGTCGCGCAATTTGGTTCAGGGCGGACACGGCCGCTGGCTGAACATTGCCAACACTCACCTGCAGCAAGGCTTCTCGGCTTTGCGTCGCGCACACAGCGAGGAAGACCCGGATGCCTACTAAGAAGAAACAACCAGTGGAAGCTGAGAAGACTCCGAAGGTTATCCTCATCGCCGCAGTGGCTGCAAACGACTGCATCGGCGACAAGGGCAAACTGCCGTGGCACATCCCAGAAGAACTGGCGCTGTTCAAGAAGATCACTGGCACCAGTCCACTGATCTGTGGTCGCCGCACGTTCGAGTCCATGCCGCGTTCGGTCTGGCAGACGCGAGCCCCGTGCGTGCTCACGCAGGACGTCACCTCTGTCAACTTCGACCACATCAAGCTGTTCACCGTCAGCGACGACCTGAATCGCCTGGTCGAACAAGCCGTGCAGTTGAGCGAAGACGGCCGAGTGTTTATCATCGGCGGTAAGAGCCTGTACGAAGCGGCCTTCGAAGGTAAGGTGCACGTCGATGAGGCGATCATCACGCACCTGACGTACAGCTACGTCGGCGATACCTTCATGCCGCCGCTGCCTCCGAAGTTCCACCAAGTGGAGCAGATAGCAGAGCACAAGCTGTTCACAACGCACCGTTACGAGGCACTCGACTATGAGTGAGTCCCGTTCGATTCTGCTGACCTACGAAACCATCCCCGAGGGCATCCAGATGTTCTTCATCCCAGACCACAAGGAGCTGGATAAGAAGGTGCTCAAAGCGCTGCAAGCTCTGCGCGGTCTGACAGTCAACGGGGATGAGCTGACTGAGAAGCAGTGGAAGCGGTTCGAGGTGTTCAATGCCGCGATCACCAAGCCGGATGCTGTGAAGTATCTGGACAAGAAGTGGCGCAAGTATGCCGGCCTGTTGCTGCCATACGAAATCACTGACCAGAAAAGTTTGCACGTCCAAGGCAAGCTGTATCTGGTTCGCATCGGCATGGTGCTATGACAAGGGAGCCTTCGGGCTCCCTTTTTCGTTTCCTCAGCTATCTCCGTAACCACTGCGTTTGCGAGTCACCGCAGTACGGTCGCTACATACCTTAACTACAAATATTTCCATTAAGTCTGTAGACGACTGATCGCAGTTATGAGATAATGACACTACGAAAGTCTGACCCTGCTCAACCAGTAGTGGTTACGATCTTAGTTAAGGTAAAGCAGACGCCAAAAAGTTTGCACATTACGAACATGTAAGGAGTCTCTCCATGAAAACTACCGAATCCGTTATCGCCTCCATGAAAGCCGCTGCCGACAAGTTTGTACTCGGCAACAAGAAGCACCTCGCTGCGTGCGAACTGCGCATGGAGAAGCAAGCACCGCGTAAGCCTCAAGTACGCAAGCCTGCTGCCTCGACCAAGCCGCTGACCCGCGCACAACAACGGGCTGCCGAGACCAGCGCGCTGCTTTCGCGTCTGAGCATCACCCGCCTGTTCGGTATGTCCGAGCTGCGCCTGTTGGTTCGTGACGATGCAATGTTCCGCCTTGTGCGTAAGGACAACGTCCTGAGCATCGTCTCCAAGAAGTTTGGGCGTGCGGTCGCCACAGTTACACTGGAGCTGCAATCTAACGGCAGTCGTGTTCTGACTGCACAATTGATCAACAACAAGGCGGTGTTGAAGCCGTTCAGCCACACCTACGGTCGCAGCCTTTCGTTCAAGCGCATCCTTGAAAATTCGGATGCTGTTACCGTGGCTGCAAAAGTTCGTGACCTGCGTGCGTATATCCAAGACGACGTTGGCGAACTGGTAGATGACCTGCTCGTTGCACTGCACACTCGCCATCGTCGTGGCGAGTAAGGAGACGACCATGAAAGATATTCGTCCGATCACCGAAATCGCTGCAACCAGTATCAACTTCCGCTGCCCGCACTGCAACACCGTGATGTCTATGGGCAGTGACGGGCACCGCATCGGCGAGCCCTTCCAGTGCTTCTGCGAACGCTGGGTGGTCATCCCGCACGACGTGGAGATTCGCGTCCCGCAGTTGCGCACCACGATCACACCGTCGCGTGTCGTTTCGCTGAACAGTGCGGTGATGTTCAAACTAACGCAAGATGGTCGCCGCCTGTTCAAGACCCTGGCGCGTGCCGAAGTGCAAGGCACCAAACTTCAACCGCGCCAGATCGTTACTGACAACGACGGGCGCATGGAAATGCCGATGTGGGAGTTCATGAACTTCTTCGGCCCCTCGCTGCATCACGGGATGACCGAGATAATCTTCGAGGAACGCAGCATCAACATCGGCAAGTAACCAATCAACTAGATGAGCTAGGAGAATCACATGAAAAACTACCCCAAGTCCGGCCACGTGTATACACTGCGCCAGATTTTCGTAGAGCTGGAACTGCGCGACAGCCCGCACCTGGGCTTCATGGCCAACGATACGCGCCAGGTCATCCAGAACTCGCACTGCACCGAAGCGCAGCTTCTCGAAGTGCCGGGCATGGCTGACAGCCTCTGGAAGTATCGCTACGAGACAGACGAGTGGATTCCGATCTTCACGTTTGCCGATAACAACCCGCTCCCGATCGAGGAGCTGGTTGATACAGAGGCGGAGATTGACCCGTACGCCGAGAAGCCGGGCGTGCTCTGGGTGACACCGAAAGGCTTGCCACGTGCGCAATACTACCGCGTGGTGAATCCGTCGCTGGGTGAGCCTTATATCACCACGCACCACGACGACGGTGACCAGTACCCGCTGCCTGTGTTCGACGAACAAGGTAAGAGTGAGCACTACTACCTGCGGGTGAACAACCCTGGGCACTGCGACAAGTGCAAACTCCGCGTAGACAAGCGCGTGCAGTATCGTGACCCTACCGAGGGGAACTGCCGACTGTACGAGTTGTGTACGACCTGCCGCGACCGCAACCGTGCTGCGGACCGTGAGGAGTTTGCTGACGGATAATTCTTTCTGCCCATTCGAGGAGTGGGCAGCGTGAATGAACCGAACACATAAGGAGGTTATCATGCGCCTTACCCGAGACGAGTACAACTTCGCGCTCACCAAATTCGGCACTCAAGTCGCCGATCGTATCATGCAGCGCCAAGCTGCGGATGAATTGCGCTTCATCGTAGGTCGCCTGCGGATGGCCCGTGAAGCCGACGAACTCCGCAGTCAAGGCTACTCGATCCACACTGTGGTGCCGGCGGACACCAGCCAGACCGTGGTGAAGGTCATCAACGAGAATGCACGCGGTCAGCACGTACTCGCAGGCAGCGACGCCTACAAGATCGTGAACGATGCCTTGCATGGGCGTGACGGGTTTATGAGTGACTACGTGCCGCTAACTCTCGAGGACGTCTTGCTCTCCACCCTGCCGAAGCCGTTTGAATTGAAGTAGGATAAATCAGCCTAGCCATTCCAACGAGTGGCTAGTGGGATTGTACCGAACATGCCATAAGGAATAACACGATGCTCTTTGGAAAAGACCTGAATCGCCGCAGCATTCGCAGTGCCACACCAAAAGCCCGCAGCTTGAGCACTGCCCAGCAAATCCTGTCGCTTTTCAGAATAGAGTTCATCTCCACGATAGACGGCGAGGAGTACTTTTTCGTAGGCCACGTCCGCGCAAACTTTCTGACAGAAGCTCTTTCCATTATGGGCGCGTATGCGAATCGTCGCGGCAGCAGCAACTATCGGGTACACCGCAAGTTCGACTTAGGTAAAGATCGCTCTTGGATGCACGGTGCGAAAGACTACAAGGTCAAGGTACTGGAAGTTAAACGGTACGACCACGAAATTTATGAAACCCGCAGAAACGAGGGCCTGTATAATGAAGCGGTACTGTGTGCTCAAAAGTAGTCGTGTGTTTTCCGAGCAAGGCTATCGCGGACCCTCGCTGAGTCGCGCGGGTTACGATCTGGACGTCGCGGAGTTTGATAGTCTGAGCCTCGCGATAACCTGCGCCCAAAAGTTGCTCGAAGTCAACCCTGTCGGGTGGGATGTATACGACAGCACTACCGGACACAAGGTCTGGACGACCACGGTGCAATCGTGAACCTGCGCAAACTTTTCCAACAGTGGCGTAAACGCAGGTTGATCGAAACTGCATCCTACCACAGTCGCCTGGCTGATTCGTTTGAGGCTGTGGCTAAAGAATTAGGACCGTCCGATGACTTGGCCAAGTGGGCTGCCGAACATCGGGAAATCGCTCAACGTGCCCACATTGAGCTGGACAAACTAGCGAGGAACGATCATGAGCAAGGTTAAAGAGCTGGAACGTATGCTGGTTGCTGCAACGAATCTCCTTTACCGGGTTCGTCGTAACACTGACCTCGACCTGTCGGAGTTTGAAGACGAGGACGTGTCCGCCAAGGAGCTGCTCAAATGGCGCAGCGACCGCCGCAAAGAACTGGCAGGCACCAAGACGGTCGAGGCCAAGGTCGTCACCAAAGTGGTCGAGAAGGAGCGCGAGAAAAAGGATCGCAGCCAAACCGTCAAGCGCGAGTCCAAGACTGATCGCCGTAAGCGCAACGAAGATGTCCACAAGGCTATCGAAACAGTCATCGAAGGCAAGCTGACGAAAAGCACCCTGATGAAATGCAATGTGTACACGTCGCGCTACTCGAAACACACTGTGGTGGGTGTTGTCCGCCGAAGTGGTGAGCGCTCTGTGCGTCTCGACAATGGCCTAGTCGTACCGGTTGCGCGCCTGCGTATGTCTGCACCAAACAAACTCGTGGTTATGCCCGAATAAGGAAACGACATGGAATTTCTGATCGCACTGTTTGAGAACTCTGGCTACTTCCTGATTCCTACGCTCTGCGTTATGGCGGTAGCCCAGCAGTTTGCAATCCACTACCAAGGTAAGCGCATCGAGAACGAGAAAGCTCGGGCTGAGGCATACTACCACGCTTACATCAACGAGCTGCATTCGGTGCGTGCCTACGAAAATGAGTTTGCCACGGACGAAGAAGACAAAGAGGAGGACGGAGACCCAATTGACTACCTCTTCTCGGAAGAGGACGAGGAGAATGGCGACCCGTTCGATGACACGGAAGCCTGGGAGTTCGGAGGTCCTATCTTTGAGTCTCCCGAGGAAGAGGCTGAGTTCAACGCACTCCAAGCCCGCTACCGCGCCTGGCAGATCGCAAACGGTAAAGTCGATACCGAGACCAACCGTGGGTTCCCTCGCCTAGTGGGCAATGTGTTGGAAATCGACGAAAACACCCAACCAATCACCATCAAACTCGTTCGCCCAATCGATGATCGTGATGACATCGAAGACTACGACAACTAATTGGAGTTTCAAACATGCGTACTCGTAAATCTTCCGGCTGTGTGGTTTTCCGTATCACTGACTCCAACAAGATTGAAATTCTGCTGGTCACTTCCAGCAACGGCAAAGAATGGGTGTTCCCCAAGGGCGGTGTCGAAATCAATCTGACTGAGCGCGCCAGCGCGGCGAAAGAAGTCTACGAAGAGGCCGGCGTCCTCGGCGATGTTGGCCAGAAGCTCGGCAGCTACCGTTACGTCAAGAATGGCCAGATGCAAGAAGTCACCATGTACGCCATGCAGTACGTCAAAGACGCTGACGACTGGCCGGAAATGGAAAAGCGTGAGCGCAAGTGGTTCAAGGCCGAGAAAGCCATGGACAAGGTCGACCAGTATCTGGCCCCGTACATCTACGACGTGCTGGACGCCATCGAGGCCAACTTCGAGCACGAGGCTCGCAAAGCACGGGAGTTGATGGACTAATGAGCCTCCTCATTGGCTTCGTGGCTGGTGCCGTTGTTTCTCCCGTTCTTCTGTATCTGGTTGGTGTGCAAGTCATGGCACGCTCCATGAAAAAGCAGATGGGACCCACGGCAGAGTATCAGTTGGTGTTTGTGCGTCGTCCTGTCCGTCTGACCAAGCCCGACACAGACTCTGTGTTCTTCGTGGATGACGGCAAGGCCGCAGGAATCCTGATCCGATCTACGGGCGGTGGCAACACAATGTATCATCGCCCAGAACACTTCTTGCGCTGGAAAGTGGAGAACCCTTGATGGAAGTAAAACACAGAAGGCGCGTAGTCGCCACAATGTATCGCGGCTTGTCCAAGGACCTGATCCTGACGCGACGGTTCGCGTACTTCGATACAGCTCTACCGCGCATGGTGCAGCTCGCAATGAACTACGCAAACGAAGGCGACTTCGTGGAGTTCCATGCTGATGAGCTGGGCTTTCAGTTGGGCATCATGCGCATCAAAAAGGGCGGCAAGTGGGACATCGAAATGAGCACGCTGGCTAAGTCGAGTCCGAGCCTGATGAAACTAATGACCTCACCCGAGGCAGCGCCTTTCTAACGGGCGCGTGGAGAATTTGAATGCACACCGAAAAGACGTACAACGGCAAGCCTGTATATCGCGCCCGCTTCACGGTGCCGGAAGATGACTATCGTCCGGTCACCTGGCCGATCGATCACCCGTACTGGTGCAGTGGTTACAGCGCCGAGGGTTCCATCCTGATCGCTTACGTCGAAAGCAAGGAGCAACTCCTCAAGCTGTGGCCGGATGCTCTCAACATCGACATGGGCGGCGATCCTGAGGACAGCTACTCGTTCTCCGACCGCTTTGCCAAACCAGAATGGTACCAAGAACGCCAAGCGAAGGAGGGGAAATGAAATTCTTCGATCAAGTCTTCAACTGGAAGAAGCACCCGGCCGGTGTGTTCCATCTGGTCTGGCCAATTGCTGGTCTGGCCATTGCGCTGATGTTGGCGCGAGCCATCTTGGAGATTGTCCACAACGGTGATTGGGTCTATCTCGGCATCGTCGTCTTCTTCGCAATTCTCGGCTACTTCGCGTTGAAGCCTGCGTATGAGCTGCACAAGGCGTTGGCAATACGCGAATCGTGGCGTGCCGAAAAGCAGGAGCCGAAAGAATGATCAAGCTCCATCCGCATTTGATGCGACAGGTCGAAGGCGCTGCGGCCAAAGACGAGATAACGCCCGATGTCTTCGTGTCAAACGTCCTCTACGCCCACTTTCAGGCGGAGTACGACAAGTCGCTACCCAGCCATAAGGAAATCATCCTCGGCAACATGAAGGGCATAGCGTCTGGTGCCACGTTCACCGTACTCGATACGATGGACTCTGTACACAAGCGCGACCCGAAGCAGCGTCGCAACTACGGGCAGGTACTGGCACTGCTGATCGCCAGACGAACTGTACTGGCCGAGTACACAGGCGTGTACAAGGACACCTACAAGGTCTATCGCAAACTCTAGGTATACGAACATGGAAACCCTACCCGCACTGATACCTTTCGACAAGCTGGCTGTCTTCGGTTTGGCGTTCGCTGCAATGTTTGCAACCACGTTTCTGCGTGGCTTCCAGAACAAGAACGTGGCGGGCGGGCACAAGAAGCTGGCGTTCTTCTGTGGCGCCATGATGACGGCGTTTGAAGGTCTGGTTATGCTGATGCTGGCGCGTACCGGCGAGCCTGCCGTTATCGCTTTCACTGCCGTAGGTTCCGGTGTGGGTTGGGTCATCGGTATGATGGCGCATGACCGCCTGATGAAGCGCCGCGTGAAGGCGTTGAAGAAGATCAAGAAGACCAAGCGCCGCGAACGTATCGAAGCCATCGCCAGTGAGCTGGTAGAAGAACGCCTCAAAGAATTGGGTGTTGTATAAAACACGCGCAGTATGTAAGGAGTGAACATGGAATACGAACAACCCCACTACAAAACAGAATTTCACGCAGCAGCGTATACCCCAAACATCGAATGGGGTGTTGTCATGGATGGCGGCGTGCCAAAGCTGCTCGGCATCCCGTGTGAAGTAAACGAAGGGTTGGCCGAGGCGTACATGAAGATCAGTCGCCAGATCGATGAGGAGGAGAAGCGTATCGGAGCTCAGCTCGTTCGCTACCATCCAGTAATCGAACTCATGGCAGAAGACCCGACACAACCTGTACCTACGTCGGGCGTGTATTTCCTAGTCACCGTTCATGTGAGCCTGGAGGACTGAATGTCGCACACGGTGAAGTTTTCTGCCAAGTCCAAAAACGGCTTGGTTGACGTAAACACGTTCTACCCTGCCGACCTCGAACTGCTGGCTACAGCGATTAAGCCGTACGTGAAGAAGCTGCCGTACTCCGGCATTCGTCGCAAGCTCGAAGCGGTTTGCCGCATCAACGAGTACACTGGACGCCCGGTCGAGTGCGTCCAGCTGGGTCGCCGCGGTGTGCTCTCCTTGTTCTACGCCGTACAGATGGCGCTGCATGATCTGTGCGATACGCTTGCCTACGATGCAAGCCAACTTCTGAAAACCAAGGCCATCGACAAGAACAGCGTGGTTGATTTTGTCGAAAGTGCCGAGTACGAAGAACTGCTGGTTTTGGGTATGGTGTTGCGTAGCCTACACCACTTCCTTGAAGGCGGCAAGTCGTTGATCATCCGCGAATATCGCACACCCGACCTCAGAATGGTCGTCTAGGAGAGAACATGAGCCAGATCGAATTTTGCTTCAAGGGCCTGCACGACAAGCGCCCGCACTCTGTCGCTGCGATGGAGGCGAGTAACCTGTCCAAGCTCGCACACGCGCTGCGCCCGTACGTGGTGCCGATGTTCAGTTCCAGCCATCTGCGTGATCTGATTCCCGAGCTGCACCAGTTCGCGGATGATACCGCCGGCGGCGAGAACCTGGTTGTCGAGTTCAAACTGCGCGAAGTTCTGGAGCTGTACTCCGTGGTAATCGAGTCGTCCAGTAACGTCAACCGTCGCCTGAGTTTCGAGTTGCGCACCATGCTCGGTGACAAACTCCTGGGCGAGGACATCTGCGCCAGCATCGAGTGCAACGCCGAATTTAGCCTCGGCCGTCTGCACGCCACGATACAACGTGCCTGCTACCGTACGATCCGCGAACGTGGCAGCCTGATCATCCGTAGGGCGAATACCTAAGCTACGGATATAACCACTAACTGGGTATACGTCGAATCGCGGTTGTGTTAAACTGGTAGTGCGAGAGCAACCACTACCAGTTTGCTCAATGGTGACAATCATAGATGAGGTTAACGAACATGGGCGTCAAGACTGCCAAGAAAGTCCAAGAGCCGAAATTCCACATCATCAACATGCCTGCGCTGATGCGTATGCTGCACGGTGCGCTGCGTGGCAAAATCCCGAAACTCCCGAAGGGCTGCACACACGCCGTGTATTCCCCAACTGGAGAAATGGACCCGTTGACGGCGCTGTGGGAAACCGAGGTGAAGGGCAAGACGACACTCTGCGAGTGCGAGGTGTTGGGTGAAGTCAACGACGTGGTCCTCACCGATGCGTGGGGTGTCAAATGTTTGCAGCGCGGCGGCTTGCGCTTGGACGAGTATAAGGTGCTTCAACTGCTGATCAAGCCGCAGCAGGACGTTAAAGCCCTGAACGCCGAAATCAAAGCGCGTCCGTCCAAGGACCCGCGTCCGAAAGAACTCCAGACCAAGGTGAAGCCCGCGTTCTTCTTCAAGAAGGGTAAGGCACCTAAAGGTAAGCAGGCCATGGACGTTATCAACGACAATGGCCGCTTGCTCAACTGGGAAGGCAAGCGCGCTGGCTTCTGGCGCCAGAACGTAAACTTCACTCGGGACGACACGCTGCCGTTCCCTGTAGTCACCACAGCGCGCGGCTACGATAAGGTTGCCAAGGGTAAGTTTCTGCTGCGTCTCGCCGAAGTTGAACATCTGGCGCTGGTGAATCGTTACCGCGGCTGGAGTCAACATCGTTGGACTGGCGAAGCTAACGGCTCAACTGAGTTCTTCTTCCGCGACTGGCGCTGGCCTGCTGGCTATTCCACTTACCTGAAAGCAGGTGTGTTGCCCAGCCGCGAGTTCTACCAATTCATCACCGGCGAAGACCTGGCCAGTCTGCCGAGCTATAACAAGGAGAATGCGCAATGACCACGCAGAAAACCATTTTGATTCTGCGCAGCGAGTTTGCCGATCTGCTGCACCCGTATATGAACAGCGAGGACATGGGCGAAGTGCTGGATGCCATGGAGAAGCTGCTCCAGCCGCACGTTTCGCCTCTGACCGCGGATCAACTGCGCCTTCTGGTCGCTCCGTTCTTGGAGCTGCGCCAACTGCCGAGAAAGCCGCGCAAGGCTCACGCAGACGGACCAAGCACCGATCCGCGAGTCAGCTTCCGCGGCATGCTCAAGAAACTGGGCTACGACTGGCAGCAGCTCGTCCATTATGCTGGTTTGGTTGACGAAGCCGTGGCGGTGACTGAACTGCAAGACATCAACCAGAAGCTGGCTGAGCTTCTGCAGGACCAGAAGGTCAGCGAGAAGTTGGCAGGTCGCTACGGCGATATGAAGGTCAGCAAGCGTCTGAGCCGCGAAATCAAGGAGCTCAACGCGCGCAAGGACGAAATCTTCAAACTCTATCCGGAGCTGGCCGAGAAGATTGCCGACGGCTACCGCGAGGACGACGACTGATGCCTCGCGACTTCCCTGACATGGATAGCCTTGTGGGTGCTGCGCGTCGCCACAAGTTCCGCGAGCCAGTAGAAGGTGAAAGCGAAAGCGTCTACCGAATGCAACTCGCCGATCACGTACAAGCCATAGACCTTGTCGAGTCCATGGAGATTCGCAACAAGGTCGGCTGGGACAAACAGCACCCAATGCAAATGCTGGCACAATTGCTCGGAGGCAAAAGTTGACTGAGTACACCCTGGTGCACTACCGAGGCTTCAACATCAAAGCAGAGGACCAACTGCGCGTCTATTTGGAGAATACTCCTGTGGCGGAAGTACCCTCCGTCGAAGTGGCGAAGCTGTGCATTGACTTCCACCACGAGGCGGCGAGCGCTAACTTTAAACTTCACCGTGAACGTGAGGCTGCTCGTCGTCGGGAAGAGGCCGAGAACGCAGGACCTGAGCCTGCGCTGCGTGCAGCAAACGGTCGACCAAATGTCGATTGGATTAAGTGGTACAGAGCAACAACCGGCTGCGGCCTGAAAGAGGCCTTCGTCGAAGCAACCAACCGCGTAGAGGGACGCACCCATGAGTAAAGAAGCCGCACAACACCTGATCAACCTGAAAACTCGCCTGGGCAAGTCGGTGCCGGCGTATGCCAAAGAAATCGTCGCAGGCGAGCGCGCCTCCGGTGAGCGTGCAGAGAAGGAACTGCTCGACGCACTCAACCAGATGCGTAACACCAAGCGTGCCGAAGTGTTCAAAGCTGATCCGGAGCTAGCTGCCTGGTACGCCAAGAACAACAAAGTAAACGCTGCCGCCGATGAAATCGCGGACAGCTACTGCCGTTCTGCCGCGCGCTAGTCGTTTCGTTTGGGCATTGGCGACAGTGCCCATCGGAAACCACTAACATCGAGGAAGTGATCAATGAGAATGCCGCCGTATAGTGTCGCCGCCCATTTACTCAACGAAGTGCTGACCCGACTGAACCGTCCAGTGCCTGATTGGTTGCTGTCCGTGGTGAATGAAAATCGCCACACTCTGGTAGAGTCCATGCGTCGCTGTGCGCCTGAGTTGAAGCAAACGCTAGACTCCCTGACGGCCCAAGACCGTACAGTGATACTGACCGTACGTCGTTTGTCGCTGTGGTACGAACTCTACTCCGAATACGAGGACGTGGACTGCTTTGAACTCACCGGGCGTGTGGAGCGGCCTGCCGCCAAACTACGCGAGGAGTGTGCAGTCAAGAAAGAACAGCTCAAGGCGCAGATCGAAGCATGGCAGAACGGAGAGCAGAAGCAACCAGCCGAGCCTGTTCGCCGCACTTTTCCGATCCAGTCGGCGCTGACTACCAACCAGGCCGTACCGTTCGAACTCGTTCTCAAGGTTGAAAAGCGCCTTGAGAAGAACCACAACCAGACAGCCGATATGCTGGCGCGCCGTGGTGGCCTCAGTTGGAGCGAACTGGTGTGCGCCCTGCTGGACTTACCGCTATTCAGCCAAGAAGCTGAACGCTTCCATGCCGATGAAAAGCTGGCGTTCGCTGAGTATCGCAACTACCTGGCAAAGCACGCAGTGGCGCGTAAGGTCGCCAATCCGGTCGAAGCTCTGCGCGCCGTGCTGGCTCTGTTCCCTGCCGACGTGAGCAACGACCCGAACGATTCGCGCATCGGCTTCAAGCCCGAGTTCGTCAAGGCCGTCGAGGATGCACGGGAAATGCTGGCAGCTTTCGACGCCCAACCCAGCAAACTTGTCTGGCTGAATCTCGAAGACGGCACTTTCGGTGAAAGTTTCGACCCAGGTCCTTCCGGATACGCCAATCCCGATGAGCTGGTGCAGTCTTCTGCCAGTATTGCCAAGCCGCTGTGGAAACTGATCGAGTTTCGCTGCCTGAACGACAGCGAGTTTACCTTTACCAACGATATGAGGCTGCGCTAATGGGTCCGAACATCTACAAGATCAAGCTGGAGCTATTCGTTACTTCCGTCGATGAGCGAATGGCTCTGGCGCAAGCTGAACTGGCGACGGCTACCTGTACTGCGGCGCTGCGAAAGGTCAACAGCAGCTTCGTCCAGGACACGTTCACCATCATGCGCGTTCCCGAAGATGCCAAGGCCGCCAAGGTTGGCGTTGAAGAGGTCCCCGCAGACTCGTTTGACAAAGAGCGTCTGATCGAAGCGTTTGGCGAGGAGCGCGCCATCCGTTTTGTCAACGACGCGCTGGAGAGGATCGAACAATGAACCTGCTTACCGTTTTGTTCTTTTCGACGTTCGACAACTTCAACTCCACTCGCGGCGCACACGATCTGCGGCGTTATCTGACACAGGTCCGCGTAGGCAAAGATGCGGCAACCGCCGACCACTTCGCGCTTGTCATCGGTAGGCACAACGGCATGAGCATCTGCCACACGCCGAGCAAGGAAGAGCTGCGCAAGTTCATCCCAACCAGCCACACATTTCATGCCACGGCTATCGTGACGCTTGCCGGCCATGCCTTCAATGATGTCGAGTGCTATAAGCCAGCGGCCAAGCATCGAGAACGGGAGCGCATTGCTTATTGCAGTGCCGCCATAGACCTGTTGCGTGATCTGCCGCCGATATACACAGGCGATCTGCTTGGTCTGCTGTATGACCAGATGCTGAAAGCGCCCGACCATATTCGCGGCAACGAACAATTGAAACTGTGAACAGTCGTGCTATCTACTGAAAAAGAGAGAAGAACATGAAATCGAAGACACCGTCGCAACACAGCATCGACACCTTCCGCGAAACGGCGACCAACCTGCACGCGGCCTTCCACGCCAAGATGGCGAAGTACGGCCCTAACCTGTTCCGCGTTGGTCACGTCAAGCACCTGAGCAGCGGCTATCTGGAGACGTTCGATACGCCGGAGCTGCGCAAAGAGCACGACTGCACCGCCTGCCGCGAGTTCATGCGCCAGTGGGGCAATCTGGTGTTCATCACACCCGCCGGTGATCTGGTCCCAGCGTTCTGGGATGCAGACGAGGCGACTGACGACTACCAGGACGCGATCCATCATCTGGAGACGCGACTCAAGGGTGCGCAAGTCACGGGCGTCGCATACAGCGAGTACGCTACTCTGGGTCACATCGAAACGAATGGCTTCCCGCACTTCGGCATCATCCTCGATGGCGGCAACGTGCAGATGCCGAAAGGTAGTCTCACTACGGCCATGGCTATGGAAGCCTCTAAAGGCGAGGACTTCAAGACCCTCAAGCGTGCGCTCAGCGAGTACGACATGGTGTACTTGGAGCAGGTAGAACATCTGCTCAAGACCGAGAAGCTGAATCGCCATCAGGAGTTTCTGCCGACGATCCAGTTCCTGATCGAAGCCAAGAACAAGATCGCCAACGCAAGCAAAGTCAAGTCGCGCCGTACGAACGTGCTGTGGCGCATCGTGGCCTCGGCCAACAGTGCGCTATGTTCGCCGCGGACGACCGTTCTGGGTAAACTGCTGGACGACCTGATCGGCGGTGAAAGCGTTGAAGCTGCGATTGCCGACTTCAACGAGCGTACGGCTCCTGACAAGTACATGCGGCCGACGGCTGCACCCACTGCCGGCAATGTGAGCCGCGCCGAAGTGCTGATTTCCCAGTTGAATCTGGAGCTGGCACTGGAGCGGCGCTGGGCCGGTATGTCCGAGATTCAAACTCTCTGGACGCCGAAGGCAGTTGCACAAAGCAAACCCAAGGACGGTGTGTTCGGTCATCTGGTGACGAAGGATGAGAAGCGCACTCAGGCGAAAGAGCTGCCGACGATCAAAGGTGGTGAAATCACTTGGGCGAAGTTTGCCCGTACCGTTCTGCCTGATGCCCTCAAGATGGAAGTCTACATCGGCTCCTCTCGCCATGCACTGGGTGCCATGGTGACTGCCGTCAACAAGGACGCGCCGCCGCTTGTGCGCTGGGACCGCGAAGATGCTCGCAACCCTGTGAGCTTCTACGTTCACACCAAGGGTCAGTTCGGGCGACACTTCGGTCTGCTCGAAAGCGACTTCAACGAGGTCGTCGGCATTGCCAAGATGCCCTGGGAGTGGAATGATCCGCAGGGCTTCCCGAAGAACGGCGTGCTGTTCGTGCTCGACGGTGCACAAGACACCTCGGATGCGGGCTTGGCCATCTTCGCCGAAGACCTGCGCCACGAACTGCACGAAATCCGCTCCACCATCGAAGCGTACAGCAACGACGGTCAGCTCACGCACGTCGATGAGCAGGAGGCGGCTGGTCTGCACTTCATCGGGCATACCAACCAGCAGGTGCGCGTGCGTGTGACTTCCAAGACGGGTAAGACGGTCTACATTCTGGATCGTATGGAGTGACGCCATTGCTGTAGTGTAAACAAGCGATGGGATCGCCCCATCGCTTTTACCGCATGGAAATAAAATGCAACAGAAACCTGCAACACCGATTCAACCCAAACAGGCTGCGAAGCCTGTTGTACAGCAACCCCAGAAACCGCAGCCGCAAAGCTGCGAACTGGATCGCCTAATGGCACTGTTCCACAAACTCTGAAAAAGGAAAGCATCATGGCATTCATTCTCCTGATCGTCGAAGATCGTGCAATCATCAAAACCGCAGAAGAAGCCGAAGAACTCGGCCGTGACTTCAACCAGCACCTGGCCGAACGCTTCAACGAGTTCCTGCTGACTACTGACCCGACGCTGGCTCCTGTGAAGACCACTGTGGCGGAAGCTCCGAAGTCCGAGCAGCAGCAGACCGTCGAGCAACTGCTGGCGCTGGCTCGCGTGCGCGAAGGCAAGTTCACTTTCAAGGACCTGATCGAAGGCTTCGAGCCGCTCGCGAGTGCCGAGACGAAAGAAGTCACCAAGTACGCCGGCCTGTTCGCCAAGGCAGCGAAAGAGCCGTCGTCCGGCCTGACCAACCTGGGCAAAGACGGCGCCAAGGGTCCGACCCTGTATCGCGCAGCGCTGCCTGCCGGTAGCTAAGGAGAGCGTATGGGTAGAAAAGATCGGAAGGGTGCAAACGCGCCCTTCAAGATCACGCGAGTCCTCGTCATCGAGCAGCACGGTACCGATCTTGTGCGGCTCGAAACGGACCTGCCTCTCGCCGTGTTTCCGTACGACGGAAGTCCGCAGATGCTGAGCATGGAAGTGTCGAAAGGCATGGGTGTTCAGTATGTGCGCGACAACTTCGACATCGAACCTGAGGTCATCCGCATATGATGGAGGCAATTCGCCAATTCATCGAAACTCAAAGGACCGCAAGCCACACGCGGTCCCTTTGGTTTGAAGATCACAACATCCACATTTACCTTCGTGCTGGCGAGTACCATCTGGATGTTGAAACGCGACAGTGGAAGTGGGCTGTCGGCATCAGCCATGTTTACCTGACCCGCGAAGCCGACAAGGGCAAGGGCTATTTCAAAGAACTGGTCATAGCAATCGAGCGCTTGGCTAAAGAACACGGCTACGACGGTGTGCGCATCGAAGAGGTGCGGTACCCTCCGTTGCAGCAGTGGTGCATCAAGCACGGGTACGTGATCGACCCAACACGCGAAGACCCGCAGGCGTACAAGAAACTGTGAACTACTGAAAACAGTACGGTGACTATCTATGAGCTTCTCCTGGGCCAACTTCATCACACTCATCCTGGCTGTTGGCGGTGCGATCTACCTGACCGTGCTGCACAACAAGCTGCGCATTGCCAAGAACGCATTGCGCGCGGCACGCAACGAATCTCTGGCGCTGTTTGATCAAACAAAGAGCATGTGCCACGACACCCTCACCACGGCACAGACCTTCACGTCGGAGCTCTATGCGTACCGACAGGAAGACATCAAGCAGTACACCAAGGCGCTTGCCGCGACCATGCAGCTATTGAACGAAATCGATGCCGCCCGTAGTATGGTTGCGAAGGAGCTGGAGAACCAAGAACTCGGCGGCAGGCACAACGTGGTGCAAAACAAACTGCGGTTCATCGAGACTCACTGCCAAGAGGCGCGTGTCATTCTCGGCAACGTCTCTTTTGCAGACGTGCAGGCTACCATGGAGAGGCTGCACCTGGCTCACGAACGTGAGGCGCAGCTTTTCAATCGGCTGATCAATCGGGTCAGCAACTAAACCAAGGCGGTGCGATCTAGCGGTCCCACCGCCTTTTTCTTATCCACTGTGGACGACTGATTGCAGTTATGGAACAGATGACAGAGAAAGAATGGTTCGATAGGCTGGCTGCTCATCGAGCTAGGAACGCCAAATGCACGTCAACCGTAGACCGTATGCGTGCTGCCATGAACTGGTGGAACAAGCTGCCAACGGTCGACCAGCAAGCGCAACGCGAGGTCGGACGAACTGTTACTTCGATCATGGCGTATTACTGGAGCGACGCAGGAGAAGGCAATGAACCTCAACTTCAAAGTAATTGATCAGGCCGGTCAGGCTGTACAAGAGTGCCTAATACATCGCGCTTGGGCTGTAGACATCTTGCAGCCGCTAATTGGCCAGTATGGTGTACTCGGAAACTGCCCAACCGGACGTGCTGTTCGCCGACTGCACGCCATTGTTGACAACGGTTGGCAAGATCGCTTGCCTATCCAGATCGAGTTCGATGTCAGGCAACAGGCAACACTGTATCAAGCGCTGGCGATGCAGGTCACGATCTTTGCAACGCAGGCGCGCAACTCCATCGGCAAAGTGCTGGCAGAGATTTCCACGACGGAAACCAACATCGTTTCAAACGCATTGAACAACGCCCATCGGCGGCTCGGGTACACTGCCGATTTGATTCGCCTGCTGGTTATGTCGCTGCAAGGCAACCTGCGCTTCACCGTCGAGTCGGTGCGAGAGAAACCTCAGCAATAAACATAACCGCTATCGCCGTAGACTACTGATTGCAGTTATGCTAAACTGGACGTGCGAGAGCGCAAGTTCTCTATGGCATAGTGGTTACACCTATTGGTAAGGATAAGGAGTTTGCAGATGAGTTTGATTATTCCGCACAGCGCCATGAGCGTAGACCAACGCCACAAAGACTACCTGTTGATTGGCGTTAGCTTCGGGTACAACGGCGGTTATACCTGGCCTAAGGAGTATGCCCTAGGTCCGACCATCTTCGAGTTTGAGCGCAACGAAGCATGTCCGCGTCATCTGGCGTCAACTTACGGCGGTTATGCGCGTTACGTTCGCACCGATCGCCGTACGCACACACTGATCACTGCGCCTGCCGTGGTTATGTCCTGCAAGCCTGTGTACGAGGTGCAGCGCCGTATCTCTAGCGCGTTCAAGATCGACGTGCCTGCCACTGTTCAGGTGCCGTACCCGAAAGAATGCGACCCGTGGAAAACGCAGGTCAGCATCCTCAAGAACGTCGATGGCAAGATGATTCCAGGCTGTCCGATCAGCGAACTCAAGCGCGAACGGGAAGACGGCAGCTGGGGTGCGGTCACACACCTGCAGAACGAGACCAACGAACTCGGCCATATCACCGGCCTCGAACTCAGTTACTGGTTGAACGAACCTGGCGAGTACGAGGTGTGGTTTGAGTGGACTTCCATCGAAGACAAGAAGCCTGGGGTGAAGTGATGCACAGTCAATACAAGCGTATGGTGGAACGCGCAGCTAAGGCTGTTGGCTTGCCGATTGTGTGGAAGCCCGACCCGCTGCAACCTGGGATACCCAACTCTGGCCGTTGGATGGCGACGTACATCGACCCGATGAGCGTTGATCGCAGCATCCGATTGACGCTGGAGTTTGATCCTGCGAACAATATCCAGCAGGCGATGATGCTGCTGGCTGCGAAGCGTTACGACCTCAAGGTGAACCCGTGTTCCGTTGAAGTCATCGGCATGCGCTTCGGGCTTGGTGGTGGTGAGTTTACCGTCAAGGTCGATACCAGCGGCTACTACACCGAAATGCACGCCATCTGCATGGCAATCACAGCAGCGGTCGCTGACCAAGAACCCATCCGCAGTGTCGAGCTGCGCCGTGCTCTGGAGAACCCGTATGAGCAACACTGAACAGTTTGACTTCCATGCAGCCGAGCGTAACCGCCAAAGTGTACTGGCTTGGTTGTTGTTGCACAGTGGCGACGAGTTCATCGAGAAAGTTGTCAAGGTGCCCGGGTACGATGTTAAGTCCATGTCGGTGAAGATCGAGGTCAACGGCTACGTGCTGCCGATCAGCTCCTTCGAGGAAGTAGTCTCGCGTCTCGCCAAAGCCTACGCCGATCACCGCTTTCGTGCAGAAGGGCTGGACACCGTGCGTGCTGCAGGCTTGGCTGCCGCCAAAGAGTTGGTGCAAACTGCACACGACGGGCTGTACGACAAGGCGGGCGAGGTGATGTCCGCGCTGGATGTCGTGCGCGACAACATCGACAGCATTACCAAGATGATGTGGGCACACCGAGAGCATTCGCAGATTGGCCACCACGGTCTTCCGCAATTGCTGATGCCTCACGTCATCGAACACTGGTCCGATACCGACCCGATGCGTTTGCGCCGGCAGACCATCGAGTTTATCGCTGACACTGTGGAAGCGATCTACGCGCCGGATCGCTTCGGCAAGATACAGCAGATACCGAAAGTTCTGGTCGAGCAATGGCGCAAGGTACTGGAGAACCTGATGAGCCAGTTGCAGCCAGAGGAACTCGACCTGTTGTACGAGCGACTGGACAAGTACGGCATCCTGGTAGAACGTAAGACCAACCCCTTCGGATAAGGCAAGGCCATGACCAAAATCGTTTCTGGAACACCGGTTCGTATCTACACTGCCGAAGAACTCGGCATCCAGTCCAGCTCTTATCGCTACACCAACCACGGCGGTGTTCGTATGTGGGCTGCGTTCCCGGCACCAAACAATCCGCATGTGTGGTATCTGACAGCGGACAAGGAAGCTGCCGTTCCTGTGTGTCCGTGGGCCGAACTGGAGAAGCTGACACTCAGCAGCGCCTCTGGCGGCTATGCTTCCGGCCTCAACGTCATTCGCAACAATGACCGCATCCGCGAACTCAAGCGCAAGTATCTTGGACCGATTGCGCTCAACTGCCTGCACGTCGTGGGCGAGAGTCCCAAAGTTGAAGTGCCTATTGTGGATGTCACGGCACTGTGTCAGGCAATCGACAGTCAAATCATGGTAGCACGCAGTGGCGTCGAACGGGACGGGATGAACGCTCACGATCTGGCTCGTCATCTGAAATCCGCTCGGCGCGAAGGTATCATCAACTACCTGGAATCGCACAACATCCCATACACTGACTGCGCAGACGACGATAGCTTCGCCTTGGAGGCCTGATGAAATACTCACTTACTGATCGCCTGAAAGGCATCATCGCAATGCTGGAGCGGGATCACGGCCTGGTGACCATGGCAGTGTGGGAAGCTGGCAGTCGCAGTTGGGGTTACAGTACCGACCGCAGTGACTACGACATCCGCTTCGTCTACATCAAGAAGCCTTGGATGGGCACCGTCACCAACACCGACGATACCTTCCGCCAGGACTTGGAGTTCCCGAACGAAGGCGGACTGCGTTTCGAGCTGCAAGGCTTCGACTTCCGCAAGTTCATGGGCATGCTGGTGCGCAGCGATGCGTTCATCCACGAAATCCTCGCAGGCGGTTCGATCCTCGCCCATGGCGATTGCATCGACCACATTTCCGCTACGGCTGCCGCGTACATCGATCTGCGCGCCATGGTCGATGCGTATTTCTCGCAGATGCACCGTAACCTGGAGCCCAAGCGCGAGAACAAGCTGACCGCCAAGGGCATCATCCATGCGCTGCGCTATGGTCTCATGGTCGAGCATATCCTCGAAACGCACGAAATCAAACCGCGTTTGACCGAGCGCAATGACATGGAGAACTACAGCGCCTTCGGTAGCGTGTCCGCAGTCAACGCCACGGTACAGTACCTGCGCGGTAATCACTACCTGCCAGCAGACACTCTGCTCCGCGACGGGCTCGTTCGCAAGGTGTTTGAGTTCTACGGGCACATGCAACGCCGTATGCAGTGCGATCTGAACAGCGTGCCTGGCGGCCGCAACCGTGACTACACACAAGCCGACATCAGCTTCCAGCGCGTGTTGGCTCGCTACTATCACAACAACCTCAACGTACCTCTGCAATGGGTAGAGGGCGTACAATTCCCAAGCATCGTAAGGAGTATCTGATGGTCCGTCTTGTAATCGCAACTGTGGCACCTCGCGCAACAAATCTGGCACTGACCTACACTGACGGAGGCGAGGAGCGCACGCTGTTCGTTTCGCACAGTGACGTAAACGCCGAGGAAGCCGTGAAGCTGGCAGGCGACGCTCCTCTGGCGTTCACTCTGCGTGAAGATGGCACACCCAATCCGCTGCGCGCCATGCAGCGTGAACTCGGCAACGTGTGTGCGTCCGAGCTGATCCCTCAAATCATCGAATTGGTCAATGCTGACCTGAGCTAAATCTGCCGCGCCCGGCAACAACATGGTTCCTGATAACTGGACACAGGAACCATAACCTACTGGAGAACGTAGTATGAACCTGCATCGACAACTGGCAAAGACCCTGCACGTCAAGAGCGGCATCCCGCTGAGCTCCATGCTCGCCGCAGACATCACCGACCCGAACTTCACCCGCGCATACCACAACATGCGCAACGAGGACTACGACGGTGAAGAACACGTAACCCACTGGCTGATCGAGTGTGGCCAAACCTTCGGTGGTCGAGCTGAGCGTATCGTCATCGGTTTGGTCTACTGCCCGTACGCTGATGCTCTGCGCACTGCCCTGTGCATGGAGCCTGCGTATCAGGCCTATCTGCGTTATGTGCGCAGCGCCCATCACGGCGAAGCACGTCCGCGCGACGCCTGGATCACTCTCACTCCGCTGGACGCTGCGATTGCCTCGGAAGACGCCATCCAATTGGCTATCGACTCGCGTGCTCCTGATCGGACGCTGTACTTCGATGAGTGGGTGAAGACCAAGCGTCAACTCACTGGCTCTCGCAAGGAACAGTTCTACGAGGGCAGCCCTGACTACATCGACGTGTATGCGTACGGACCTGATGGCGCAGACCTCGTTGCACTGGCGCACAACGCGCACACCGACGACATCATCTTGCAATACGGCAACTTGGTGTTTGCGGACAACATCGAGGCGGATGTCGAAGCTGTCGCCTACAAGGTGTACCTGACCTTGCGTCAGGAAATCACCGAAGAAGAACTGGCTGAGTATTTCCCGCACCAAGGTAACGTGAGGAAGCGCCCGTGAACGAACTCAAGCTGCTGTATCAGTACCCGCAGTCTCAGATGACAGACCATCAGTTTCAGGCGCTGATCATCTGCCAACAGAACGCCCAGAACCCGGACTTCATCAAGGAC